CCAATCAATAGGCATAGAGATTTCATCATTGCCTATTCTTAAAACCATTGCAGGACTGTTAAAACTTTCTAAAAAAATTAATGGTATAAAATAAAAATCTGGATCTATTGGATTACTATTATCTAATACGCTGAATCTCATATTTTCATCTACATCGTCAGGCAAATTATTTAAGTCAAATGCGGTGTTATCTAAAGTTAAAATTTTCATTTTTGATTCCAATCAATTTTGTCGAGGGTGAACGGGTACTTAGCATCTTTATAATATCTTTTTCGTTCAGTTAAATGTTTTTTAGCGTATTTGCAATTAGAGGTTATATCCCAGATCTGAACGAAGTCTTTGTCTTCAGCTTTTCTAATACCTCGCCCAATGCTCTGTATAACGCGGACAAAGCTTTTTCCGGGTTCCAAAAGAACCAAATTAAAAATCCTAGGAATATTAATACCCACAGCGGCCACACCGTAAGTCGCCACAATAATCTTATTATCGCTTGTTTTAATTTCATCATATTCTTCTTTTCTGTCGGTAGTTTTTACTTTTCCTGAAACAAATACAGATTCGGGAATCAATTCTGTTAATAAATTACCAGTGTCTATTCTGTTTACTAAAACCAAGGTGTTTCCTGAGTCTGCAATAGTGTTAATGTAATTGGAAATATATTTGATTCGATCCTTATTTGTTACCAAATATTTTAATTCATCTGCATAAGACTTAAATTCTAAAAAATCACTTAATTGTAATATGTTAACATGCAGATTGCTGAGTACACCTAGTTCTTGAAGTTCGTAGGCTTTTATACCGCCAATTACTGGGCCTATGCTAGCAAAAATTATTTCAGATTCGTAATCTTGCTTAGGAATAGTTCCTGTGAGTCCCCAACGTATAGCAGAATTACAAAAATTTTGAGTCAATAAATTTTTTAACACATCTGCTTTAGCCATATGCACTTCGTCGACTATCACACATCTTACACCATCTAAAAATTCAGCTAAAGTTATTATCTCGTGTTCTTGATTTTTACTTTTTTTATCTAAAATGTTGAGACTTTGCCATGTGCATATTGTGTGAGTTTTACCTAACTCTTTTCTATCCCCATAATATACTCCAACATCTAATCCGACAAGTCGAAAATCTTCTTCTGTTTGTGTAACTAAATCTTTATTGGGAACAATAACCATTGTTCTTCCGTACGGTTCGCATAACTGAGCCAAAGTTGCTGTCATAATAGTTTTACCGGCACCAGTTGCTACTTCCTGTAGACTTTGCGGATTTTCGATAAATCTATTAACAACATCTACTTGATCGTCACGTAGCATTATAGGGTCGCCTTCGAATCTATGGCCTGATCCCCATACTTTACCTTGATCTGCCCAGTATGCGTTTGTTACTTTAGTAAAATTTAATTTTAATGATTGTCTCTTATCCTGTATGTCTTCAACAGTTACATTATTTTCTTCTAATATTTCTAAAATTCTAGGTAGTTGATTTATATAACCATTACCGCCAAGGCCAAACAACGTAACACTACCATCCCATCGACCTAATTTAAATGAAGGCCGATATCTAGCTGTTGGATCAATATATTTGAATTTTTTAGAAAGCTTTCGTCGAATTTCAACAGGCAATCCTTCTAATTTTATATTAACTTCGTCTTGAATAATTAATTTACAAAATATCATAATGTTTCTCTGAAGCAGGCTTGTGTGAGCTATAATGAGTAATTAAATCTACTCTTTGACAAAATGCAGAAGTTTTAGATCCGTTAAAAGTCGGAGAAAAATTTATCACAGATAATGGGTACCAGTTGGTGTTTAACAAAAATTTAGGCAATAACGCACTAGCTATACCTGCAATTTTTGTTTCTGAAGTCAATTTTTTGTTTAAATTATTATTTTTTATAAATTCATTAAATTCTTTGTTTACTGGTAATGAGTTGTCTACTCTAAAATAAATTCCTATGCTATCATTAAACGTTTTCTCTGAATAATTTTTTAGTAAATTTAGTATTCTTAATGAGGATACTACATCGTGTTTATCGAATACGAACAAGCAAGGAAATCTATTCAAACTGCTAAAAGATTCTAAAATTTCTTCTAATGTATAATTTGTTTCATCAATCCAAATATTTGTTTTTGATCTATTCGCAATTTTAAATTTGAGAGAATTTTCTACCTTTTTTGACGAAAAAGAATATTGATACTTAATTCGCCTATCCAATAAAATTAAATCTTTATCAGACTCATTAATAATTTCATCTGTTACTTGAGATAAAATTTTATTATTATGTGGATTATGTATGTCTAAATAGTTAGAATTATTTTTTACTAATTCAGTAATTTTTTTATATAAATTTTTAACATCATCGCTAACAATAAAATCTTCCTTTGAAAAGAAATCAACAACAGTTATTAGATTAAATTCGTTGCATAAAATTTTATAAAGTGTCGGAGAAATATTGATTGTGTTTCCTGATACAACTTTTTTTAATTTATTAATTTTATCTTTAAACGACTTATCATGAGTCGATTCTACTATTAAATACTTAAAATCCAAGTCTGAAAAATATATTCTTTTAGTAGGAATTATCTCTCTAAAATCTTTACTCCACAAAGGATTTTCAATTAATGATACTTCTTCTGCGTTCATAATCTTTAAGTTTTCTTTGTTTGATGACAATATATTGATTAACAGATTTGCTTGTTTTTTGGTCAAAAATATGTCCCTTTTTAACTGATGTGATAAACTTAATAGAATCTTCTTTTCTTTTTTTGGGAAAGAGTCGTTGTCTTGAAATGACAATGTTTCGGTAAGAGTAATCAGTAAAGCATCAGTAGTTAACATTTTATAAATTATAAACAAATTTTACACGAATGTCAAATATTAGACAAGAAAATTCTCTTTAATGGTATTCCCTGAGCAATTTCATCGAGAGTCCATTCGGTATGACAAAACTTTTCAAACCACAACTCTCTCTTAGGTCTGATTGGACTATCTATTGTTGAAAAATCTGTGTTACCTACAGGTGCTGCTAAACTTTCATTACCTACAAATGCTGGGACACCATTAATTATACTTAAAATTCCGGTATTTGAGCTAGGATTTACTACGGCCCAAGCATTTTTTAAATCTTCATCGAAGTCGAAATCATCATAAGTATTCGATATATGTTTTGGTATTCTAATTTTTACATCTTTGTATTTAAAATTTGCTGCCCAGGACCAATCGCGAGGGTGGGGCCTGAATACGATAGGTTTATCAGAGTAAGATTTTATGGAATCTATAGTTGATTTTAACCAGAGGACAGGGTCGGCTCGATGTACCCATTGTTCGCTTTTAGTATGCTGTCCACATATCAAAATATTATAGCCACTATACTGCCAAGGCTTTAATTCAATACCTAATGCTTTTGATCTTTCTGGTATAAGATTAGTTTCGTTAGCAAAAAAACCTAAATTATTAACATGATTAAGGCCTACTCTCCATGTTTCTCCTCTCTTAATACATCCTATCTCTAACACCAATAGTTTTTTTCTCTGCTGATGAGCATGTTCCCATATGGGTCTATTTTGTAACATTCTTCCATGCCATAAGACTGACCATATTACTAGTATATCGGCTGACATATCGTGTTCTACTAAGTCGAACCCTAAATTTTTTGCACCTTTTTCGAGAGCAGCAAATACAGGTCGAGAGTTTTGAGCACCAAATCGAGGAAAAATTGACAGTTTCATATAGTTGATAAGTAATGTATGTATTTAACGGAGTAACAATGCCAAAGTATGCAGTCGTAACAACTTTTCATGCCAAAGGTTATGAGCAATATGCTCAAAAGTTCATAAAAACTTTCTTAAAAACATGGCCTCAGTCGGTTGTTTTATATGTGTACACCGAAGATTGCGAGATTGCCGAGACCGGTGTTAACTTAATTGTAAGAGATTTACATTCAGCTAGTCAACCTTTAGTGGATTTTAAAAATAAGTGGAAAAATGTCCCTAAAGCCAATGGTGATGTTAGTCAAGACCCAGTTAGAAGCAAAAGAAGAGATGCCGGAAAAGGTTTCAAATGGGATGCGGTAAGATTTAGTCACAAAGTTTACAGTATTTTTCATTGTGCAGCTAATTGCGATGCAGATATTTTAATTTGGATGGATGCAGACATGATTTGTCATAGTCCCGTTGACGAAAATGTGTTAAATTCTCTAATTCCTGAAGAAAACGATCTTTGCTTTTTAGGAAGGGAAGGAAAATTTAGTGAATGTGGTTTGTATTCGTTAAATCTTCATAAGAAACAGACAAAAAGATTTTTAAAAAGGTTTCAAGAGTATTATGATAAAGCCGAAAACGGTATTTTTACCTTAGACGAGTGGCACGACAGTTTTGTGTTCGACGCTGTAAGGAAAGATGTTCCTTTAAACTCGTTAGATTGGTCAAAAAATCTTATTAAAGGAGAAGGTCACCCTTTAATCAATAGTGCTTGGGGTGCATACCTCGATCATCTTAAAGGAGCACGTAAAAAAACCGGTAAAAGTATGCCTACGGACCTTGTAGTTAAAAGAAACGAAAAATATTGGACAAATTAAATGGGATTAAAAGAATATCACGGGTTTTATTTTCCGGCTTACGACGATCATTTTCCAAAGATGCTGGATAAAAGCTTAAAGAAAGATAATGTGTTACGATATCAGTGGCGAGCTAGAGATGCTGCTGTAAAAATTTGTGAAAAAAGAAGATATTGTATAGATATTGGTGCGAACGTAGGATTGTGGGCTTGCGATTTAGTAAAAGAATTTAATCATGTCATTGCGTTTGAACCAGTGCGTGATTTTAGAAAATGTTTTGTGAAAAATGTTAAATTAAAAAATTATACGCTATATGATAACGCATTAGGCAAAGAAGAAACATTAATTAACATGAATATTGTTGCAGGTAATACAGGACACAGTCATGTTGATCTAACTTCTTATGGAAAAGGTGAAATATCTATGAAAACTTTAGACAGTTTTAATTTCAAAGATATAGATATGATTAAGATTGACGTCGAAGGATTTGAAGAACAAATATTACTGGGTGCGCAACAAACAATAGAAAATAATCTTCCAATCCTTGTTATTGAACAACAAAAACACGAGTATCAAGACGACATGAAAGATTTAACTAGTATTAAACTTTTAAATAAATGGGGATATGAGGTTATAGAACAATATAATAAAGATTGGATTCTTAAATCAAAAAAGGCCTAAATTTTTGGTAAATTCTACCAGTTTTTCCATCGTCGTCGTTCCAGTGCGCTGCGGCTAAGTCAAATAACCATTGATCTCTTTCAAACATTTCAGGATTTTCGATATTTTTTATAGACATATTAGCAACTGCTTTTGCTACACAACTTGAATCATCGATAAAAATAGGAATACCTTCGCATATAGCTGCTACTGCACTAGAACTATTAAAAAATACTGCGGCCCATGCCTTATGCATACTATGAGTTAACGGAACTGATTTACTATCCATAACTGTAATATTACTTTGTACAAATTTTGAAAAATCTTGAGGTTTTCCTGGATGAGGTCTAATTATTATAGGTCTGTCTGTATATTGACGTATTTCTTTTATTTTTTGATCTAACCATACCACGGGATCTAGATTTTTCATACTAAATCCTCCGTCTCTTTGCATACAAATTAAAATATGTCTACCTTTTGTCCTCCAAGGTTTGATATCTATTTGCAATGATTTACTAATTTTTTTCCATGGTTTAGAATCGCTGTGTTTATTAGCATATTCCGCTTGATCATAAAATGGTCCGTCTAAACTATATCTTAAAAACCTATTTTCTAGATCTGCATATTTCCAACAACCTGCATCAATACACATAGTTCGACCGCCTATCTTTTTTTGTTCTTCTACAATCTGTTGTCGTAAAAGAACATTAGGAGTAGTTTTGTCTTGTGTGACCCATCCAAGAATAACTGCTAACTTACTAGGAGTATACTTATAAGAATTTTCAACATGAACATTAGCTCCTAATAATTTTGCACCATCTGCAAAACTTTGTAAACAACTTTCTTTTCTTGGGTGCTTGTTTAAATTTAACACACTACTTTTATAAACTATGACATCATGTTTCACTTACAATTCTCCAAGCTAATCCTGATCGCATTTCGTCTACGGTAAATTGTGCGTATGCTAAATGACATGCCCAGTGATGCACTTCATCGAGTGTTGGTATGTAAGGTGTTTCAATTTTTGACAAATCTGACAGGCAAAGGCTTTGTGCAGCATTTGGTCCTAAAGTAAATGCAGGTTTTCCTAACAATAATGCTTCTGTAGCAGCTATACTGTTAAAAGTCACTAAACAATGCACATCACGAGATAACGCCATTTCCATTGTGTCAGTAGTTACTCTTTCTGCACGACCTTTTTTAATTCTTGTTATTATCGGCCTATCAGTATACTGTTTTATAGTGTTAATAGTAGTAGTCAACCATTCGTCTAAATCTAATTCATAAAATGCCATCGCCTTAGCACTAGGCGGACAAAGAAGAATACTAGATCCTCTTCTAAACTTTGTTAAGCTCATTCCGGTGGCTTCGAATCTGTCTGCTGGTCTATCTAACACAGGTCCTATATTTTGCATGGAGTTTTTTGTAACCCTATGATATAATTTTTTACGACCGTTTCCAAAATATCCTGTATCTATATAATAGAAATCTCTTCCAATTTCTTGACAGCTTTTCATTTGTTTACGTTTAGTAATTCCTCTTAAAAGTACAGGTTGAGATTTAGGCTCGGCGATGTCCCAAGTACTAATTTGACCTCCAGCTCCTAATACAAAATTTTGTAAAATAGGGTCGTACATATGTCCTTTCTCCAAATATTTTACTTCGTTACTATCTGAATTAACAGAAATTATAGAATCTACTGTTAAATTTTTAATTTGTTCTACTATGCTTTTTGTAGTAATATTATAATAACTTCCGGATGGGTCCACCCTATATTTCAATATACTGTCAAAAATATTTTTAATTTCATCTGGAACAGATTCGTACGGGCTTAGTAGAGGAGCTGGTGCAGTATGTTTTAAATATTCATATTTTTCTTGAAGCCATGTAGCACCGTATTCGCAATTAAGATAATTAGGAAACCAAGGACCGCCTTCAGTATAATGAATAGCTTTAGGCGAACCGTCTTTAGGTTCGTGGTACCAATTTACTAACCAGTTCCATTCATGGTTGATTGTACCTATCTCTTCATCTTTAAGCCATTGAAATCTATGTAAGAATGCTCCAGTTTGACTGTTAACTAGTTCTGGAGTTAGTAGTTGATTCGAAGGATGTTGACAGTTAAACAAAATCAACGAGCTCCAATTTTTTCTAGGATATAAATGTTGTGTTTGATTATCCATCTTGGTAGAATTTGTTGGATTATATTCGTGATGAACACACATTACAGCATATTGCTGATTTTCCTTTCTCCAAGCAACTTCAAATAATTTAGTTATATCTTCTAAAAACAAAAAATCACAATCACAAAATATGGCCCATCCTTTATATTCGGAAAGATAAGGAACTAAAAATCTTGTAAAAGTAAATTCCGTTGAACTTAATGGATCTACTTCCCTTGTATAGATTTTTTGTTCTCTAAGTTCTTGCTGATCTAAAGGTTCGACTTGTACACCCGAACTTCTTCTATGAATAGAATATTTACAAATTTCATAGGCAATATCTTCTCTAGAATCGTACCCAACATATACTTTCATTTTCTTTCTATGTCCTCTTCTACACAATTAGTTCCATACTGTATTTCTACTATTTTTAAAGGAGTAGACGACGGATTACATAATTGGTGCCATTCTTCTTTTTTAATATGTAATGATTGATGTTTATGAAAGGTTCCTACAAATTCGTGATCGCTTTTGCGATTTATAGTATATACTTCCGCTGTACCTTCGACAATAAACCAATGTTCTGATCTATCTTGATGCTTTTGCATAGACAACGATTGTCCGGGATTTACAGTAAGTTCTTTTACTTTAACTTCTGTATTGTTTTCATGCAATATTCGATAATATCCCCAAGGCCTCTGTGTTGTAGGATATTTCCATTCTTCTAATATCCATGAACTAGAATTTTTCTTATCAGATCCGCCGACACCAAAGGCAAACTCTAGGTGATTGTCTGTGATATCCATTTCTGGAATATTTAATGCTGTGCGATCGCCACCGTTAGCAAAAATAATATGATCTTGAGGATAACTTTGTCTGACCATCCATATAGCATGGTTAGCTGTATTGTCGTTATCATCAAAATCGATGACAAAATCGACCCCTTTAATATTACGCAAAATATTAGCACGTTCCATTAAAGGCATAAAACATTTACCTTTTTTACGAGCTAACCATTGATCGGAATTTACACCAATAACTAGTAAATCTCCTAGTTTACTGGCTTCTTGAATGTAAGATATATGTCCAGAATGGATCGGATCAAATCCACCTGTTATCAACACGATTTTTTTCATGCTGATATTTATATTGGGTCAAAGACTAGCGTCTTCCATTCCGGCTACTCGAAGTTTGATTATGTTAGATAACTGCCATTGTTTAATGTCTAAAGCTTTAGTGATTCCTAACCATTTATTTCTAAGTAAGGCAAACTCATTGATTATCTTTTCAAAATCAACCACATCTGACTCACCTTCGACATATTTTTCGCAATCTCGAGAGCTTAATGCTCGTTGATAGTTTTCTAAATATTTGCGAAAATGTTGACTTTTTAGTCTTCGAAGTTCAATATTAAGATATTCTAATACTGCTTCAATTTCTTGTAGTTGACTATATCTTAATTCCACGATGCCTGGCATATTAGCAGCTGCCTTTTCAATATTACCCGCGATACGGCTATCATTCCTTGCTGCCTCCAATTCGGCTTCATAATACACTACGGCATCTGGAATATAAGATATATCTTTACTTATTTTTGAATACCAGGACATAATTAATTTTCGTAATCGTCCCAGTCGTCTTCTGAATCTTCATCGTCGTGGTCTTCTGAATCTTCATCTAAGTAATACTCAATAGCTTCGTCTAATGCTTCATCGAAACCAATAGCTGAGTGAAGTACTTTATCACTAATACCGTTATCTGCTAACAAATCCACATATCGTTCGGCTGCTAATTCTATTGTTTTTTTATCTAAATATTCTTTAAACAGCATCCAAATATCTGCAATCTGATTTTCATTCATGTTCAACTAACTCCTCTGATATAGTTACTTTTATTTTATCAAAATCTACCATTAATTTATCTAAGCAGTTTTCTTCGTTACGTTCCCATTCTTTTCGATAATATTTAAGTATTTCTCCATCGTTTGTTGTAAATGAAAGTCGGTTACCATCTTTTTTAAGATACCCTTTGGCTTCAGATAGATCTACTAATCCGCTGTAAGGATTCATACCTGTTTCATAAGGAATTTTTACTTGTACACTTTCAAAAGGTTTTGCGTATCGTGTTTTCATTACTTTACAAGCTGCACGAATTCCTCGTACTTCACTGATTTTATTGCCATCTTCGTCCTCTTTTAGTTTCAACTTTTTCATGGCAACCACAATAGAACTTGCGTAAATGAATCCTTGTCCTCCTGAAATCTTGTCGTCAGGATCGAACATATCTTGACTAGCATATGTGTGATTTGTAGCGATAAGACCAACATTAGCACTACCAAACATATTAACACAATTACGAACCAGCGCCGTGAGCGCCTTAGGTTTTCTGCCCATATCACCTTTTAAATCTCCTGCTTCAAATTGATTAACATCTGTAGGTGTTAACAACATTCCAAGACTGTCAATTACAAACAAGACTTTTGGACGATCCTCCATTGTTCTATATTCCTTCATAAACTCATTTATAGTTTTTGCTACATCGTCAATCATAGCCATATTAAGTTTAAGAAGTTTTTCTTCGCTAGTATCTACGCCAAGTGCCTTCAACCAATCTTCATCAAGTGCATTTTCACTATCAATTAAAATTACATATATGCCTTGTTCTTGTGCATGTCTGACTAAATTACCCGAACAAATGTAACTTTTGCCAGCGCCACTTTCTCCTGCAAATACAGTAACTTTGCCCAGCGGAACGCCTTTGTTAAAGTCTCCGCTAATAAGATAGTTCAATGCATAATTTCCTGTTGAAACCCAATCTGTAGGATCGTTGAATCCTACACCCAACCCGTCAATACTTTTAGTTAATGTCTTACGAAATTTTGTTAAATCAAATGCTTTTGCCATATTAGTTCTCCCTATGTAATAATAAAATAATAATTAATGCCTGTCAAAGTTTTTGATTATCTGCCGGCCTTAGTTTCTAATATTGTTTTGTACTGTTTGAACAATCGTTGTTCGTGATCGTACACATCTCCAAAATTGTTATAAACATACGAAATATCTTTATTGATACAATCCGTCATGTTTATTCCGATAGTTTTAAAACTTCCTAAATTCCACATTGAAAATTTAGAATGTGCATCTACTACTCTGTTTAACAGTGCAGCAGTATTATATGCTTTAGTATAATTCCATTCGTTCCACTCCCAATTAAAAGGATTTTTTGGATCTTTCCATGTTATTTCGAATTGTTCTGAATTTTTTTCCCATAATCCTTGTTTTTGATCCTGCATCATGATCAAGGGTATAAACCAGTAAAATCCTAATTTTGTATTCTTTAACCAGTTAGCTGTTTCTAAAAGATGTTCAATATTTTCTCCTGGAAGACCAGCTATAAAATGACAATCTATGTGTGTATTTTTCCACTTATCTTGAATTTCTAATAAAAAGTCTTTACCGCGACGAGCACTCCAAGGTTTAGATATTTTTTTAGCTGCATCTGGGTGAAATGTTTCTATACCGAATAATGCGCCTCTTTGTCCGCAATGATATAAAATATCTTGAGTATGAGAGTGCTTATCTAATAAATCTGCCCTATTATATGCTAAAAATTCTAATTTAAAAGGTAACTTATTATAAACTTTTTCTAAAGATTCTAACCTGTCCAAACTTGCGTTAAATGTATCATCTAAAAAATAATAACTAGTAGTTCCGAATCTTTCATACATTTCCACAAATTCGTCCACCATTAAGTTAATATCTTTTTCATCTGTTCCTGGTCTTTTTCCTAATCCAGGGTCTCTGCAGAATGTACATTGAAAGATACACCCTCGACCCCATTCAATAGGTAAACATTCACCAGGTAAAATACAATCATGATCTTTGTAAACGAATCTGTGATTACTTATATTAAAACTTTTTCGTTTAATCTTAGTTGCAAGACTTTGATTGCTTAATTCATCTAATAATTTTAGTAAGCTATTTTCTGCATAAGGATCAAAATTTCTAAAATCAAAAATTTCAATATTTTGTGTTCGATAGCTTACCGGCCCACCTGCAATAGTTTTAATTTTAGGAAATTCTTTTTTTATTTCTCTAATAGCATATTCTATATTTTCAGGAACTGTAGGAATTCTAGCATTGTTCATTTTTAATTGCGAGTCCCAAGTAGTCCACATTGTAGTACTTGCGCCTATTAATAAAGTACCATCATCTATGAACATTTTAGTATATTCTAATAATTCTTGTGGGCTAAACAGATGTGTAAATTCTATTACCTGACAAGTATAACCGTGTTCTTCTAACCATCTAGCTAAAGTATAACAAGCAATTGGTCTCCAAATAAAAGGTCTATACCCAATCTGACTGTAAAAAATTACATTTGCCATTAAAAAGAATAATTCATTTGAATAATAAGATCCCAGTACTTTTCTCTAGCTTTAATTGCCTGTAATGCTGCTTCGGTAGCTTCAGTTTGACGTTCTGTGTTATTATCACACAATTCTTCTAACAGCTTTCTTGCAGCTGGTCCATGTTCGTTACCATCTATTTCTACATGTCTTTTTAGATACCATTTAAATGTGTGGCTAGGTAAATCTGCATTTTCCAACTGATTTAATACTGATTGGAACTGTTCTGGCAATAAATCCTCACGTCCTAGTGCCAGAGCTGCACATATTATCCACGGTTTATCACTATCGACAAATTGTTTAGTCTGAGTCATGAAGTATTTTGCTGGATTAGGTACACGAGGGTGCTGAATAGCATTACTCCATCCTATATTTTTAACTAAATTAGGCCATTGTTCTATCCATTCAGTATCAATGCCTATTTCCTTCATGGCAACAACATAACTTTCAAAATGACTTAGATGGCCAGTACCGTCTATTGTAATATCGCTCTCTTCTCCTAGAACGATTTCATTGATCCACCGTCTTGCACTAGCAGAATATTTTGGAGTCCAAGGACTTCCGCTAGGGGCTAAGTGTTGTTGTAATTGTTTAGTGAGACACATGAAATCCCAGACTGCATATACATGATTTTCCATAAAGATTTTAAGATCTTCAATACAACCAATGCTTTGTCTTGAGGTCAAGGGATGCTGTCGTAACTTCCACTGAGCAGATTCGATTAATTTCCAGTCCATGATATAAAAAAGGGTGCGGGAAAGCCGCACCCTTCTAGTATTACTTATTACGATTGCGAATCATTGCAAGAATATCTTCTGCCTTGCTAGATCCTCCACTGGTAGGAGGAGTCGCATCTTTTTTAGGTGACGATGTCGTAGTTGGTTCTTCAAAATCGTCTTCTAAGTCTGGACTAGTTTGTGGGTTAGCAGGCGCTGATATTTTAGCAACAGGGTCTCCTGTTGATTGACTCATTCCTGCTGGTTTGAAATATTGACCCCAGCGTTCCATATCAAACGGTTCGCCATCGACACTGGCCTCAAACATTTCTTTGATTACTTTAAGTTCTACTTCTGTAGGCTTCTTTGGCAAGTAATCTTTAAGTGCAAACAAGCCGTGTGTTTCTAAAGCTGAGACTTCTTTGTCATCAAGTGGACGACTACGACGACTCCACTTACTGGTGCTATAATCTGCATAACCTCCTTTACTAGTCTTGATTAATTTAAAATCAACACCATTAATAGGATCAGTTGGTAGATCATCCATTTCTGGATCCAGCAATGCACCGCGAATAAGTTGGAATATCTGAGGTCCAATAATAAATCTACGAATTGGATTCTCTGGATGTTCAGTTTCCTTTAAACCATCTTCAACAACAAAGCCTTGGAAAATATAACTGCGTTTTTTCCAGTATTTACGACCTTGATCTTCGAGACTTGGATCTTTAAACCACCCACGTACTTCATTAAGTATCGGACAAGCTTCACCGTACATTTCCATACATGGAACATTTACTGTGACCTGTTTGCTTTCTGTTTGACCTTTAATTCCTGCGAAAGGAAGTTTGATCATTGCACGTTCTACCCAGAAGAATGTGTTGTCTGAATTGCCATCTGGAAGGAAACGTACTGTGGATTCGGAACCTTCTTTTAAGTTCCAGAACGGATAAATTGAATTATCTCCGCCTTTTGATTCGCCGCTGCTGCGGGTTTCTTGTTCTTTTAATTTCGCTCTGATTTCAGCTAAAGTTGCCATGATTATCTCCTATTGTTAGCCTATATTTGCCTTTAGTTTGCTTTAGTACCCACTAAAACAAAAAACGCATACGGTGTATTGTATGCGTTTTTATTTAGTCTTGCAAGAGATTTAACACTCTTTTTTTGATTTATTTTACCAATTATTTAAGCCCTGCAATTCTAAGCATAGCTGCTAATTCGGAACTCTCTAATGAACGTAGGTTTCTATCTTGTTTTGTAATACCTGGTCCCATTTTAGGCTGAGCCATTTGTCCACTTTGTGGTTTAGGTTGGGGTTGACCACCTTGTCCCATTTTTGGCGGTGGCTGAATTTTTTTAGGAGCCTGGTATCCTTTGCCAAAGGCACCACGATCGATTGGAAATTTTTGACTGGATTCTGGATCAACTTCGTCAGGTGTCTGAAATGACCCTGGTCCAGGTCCAGGATCTCTGAGAGTACCTTGCTGACCTGCTTGCTGACCTGCTTGGAAATTAGTTGCTAAATCTGATACACCTTGACGAATATTGCCAACTGTATCTCTTACACCTTTTTGTACTTTTCCAACTGCACTACCTGCCTTGTAGGCCAGATCGTCACCGAAGCCTTCTTCAAAATCATCTTTGGTGTTTACTGCTTTTGACCCTTTATCTAATGCTTTGGTATCTTTGTCATGTGGATTTACATATGTTGATTTGGGATCAAATTGGGTTGCTATCTCTTTTCTGTTAGCCTTGTCAACATCGTACATACTAGGTGATGTTTTAGTTTGTGTTGTTTTTGACGCAGAAGAATTTCCTACTTCACCTAAACCAGATAATTCTTGAATTCGACGCATTTCTGCTTGTGTCATTAATTCATTCATAATGTGCTTGGCTTTACCTAAAGCTTCTTCACCAAATTTTTTCTCTACTGAAATTAATACGCCAGTTGGTCCTTTTGGTGTGTTGCCGTTTTCGTCAAACATACTTTTAACAAATTCTACTACTTCGTCGCCACTATCTGCATATCCTTGATCGAAAAATTCATTTACATTTAATCCAGCTCGTTGTATAGCATCTGCTAACGATACTTCTTCTCCAAATAATGTAAATGTATCTTCTGCTGTCATACCTGCTCTTTTTGCACGTTCTACTACTCGTTTAATATTTTCAGCCATGGCTACTCCTGGTGTTGTTGGCATACTAGGTGGTACAGCAGGAGCTGCTGCTTCTGGCGGAGGTGCGGCAGGTGCTGGCTCTGCTGTTGGTTCAGGTGCTGGTTCTGCTGAAAAATTAAGTTTACTTAAAACATCCGTTCCGTTTTCTTGATCTTTAATAGTAACATAATCTTTGATAATATTTCTTACATCCGAATCAGGGTTAATATCAGCTAATTCTTTAAACACATCGACAAGCTCTTTATCATCTATAATTTCTGACAAACTTTCAATGGCATTTGTGCCATCTGTTCCTACTGGAAATTCTTGAGCTAGCAAACTGTTTAATTTTTCAATAGCCACCGATTGTTCTTCTTGATTATTACTAAAAATATCGGGACCTTCACCTAAAATTTTGTTAAGATAATTTTCAAATTGTTGTTCTACATCTAAAGAATGTTTTTCAATAGATACTGGTGCGGAAGATAAATTGCCAGTTTCTTCTACTGAAACAAATTCGTCAAAATTCATTTCTTTTATTGGATCAATATCTTGGCCGACTATTTTATAAATGTAAGGAAATACACCTTTTAATTCTTCATTAAATGTCTTAATTGTTAACCTGTCTACCCAATCGTTAATAATGTCTTCTGGAATTTCTTGTACTTCTGATTTAGTAAACGATTCACTAAAACTCTGATAATAAGAGTGTTTTTGTAACTGATTTATTTCTTTTTTAACTTCTTCTATTCTTTCAATTACTCTTACAGTAATGTCACTCATTGCTTCTGACACAACCGGAGTTCTTCCTACATAACCCTTAAATTTTCTAAGATTAGACAATTCTTCGCTGAGACTAACAATATATTGACCGATATCGTCGTAAGGAATGCCGCCGTTTCTAATATGTTCGGCCATAGCCCTTGCACCGTTAATATGGCGCATTGGGTATTTAAATCTTTCCCCTTGAGCATTTTCAATATAAATGCTTTCGATGTGCATGGTTCTACCAGCTGGGATGTTTGGATTAATTGGCTGAGTATGTCTAATAATTAACTTAGTCTCTCCTAAGTCCTGATAACTGGTTTTTAAACTACCCTGCAACTTACTTTCAGTCATTTGTGAATCTCCACGTTTTTGAATATTTGTTAGGTTCAAATCTCTCACTTCAAAATTAAGAATCTTTTGTTTAGCAAATTTTCGTAATTCTTCTATAAAATTAAACCATATAGTTTTTATTCTGCTGGATTGATCTTTAATTACATCATTGCTAAACATTACTGTAAGACCGTCTTCTTCGGTAAGATCAATTCTAATACTGCCCAACGATATATTATTCTTTTTGAATTCAAAATCGAACTGACGAGCTAATTTTTCTTCGTCAGTAGGGTTTCCTTCTGCATCTTTTAAGCTGACCTTAGGAAAGGTGGATCTTAATTTTGCAAACAGTTCTTGAGCAGCTAAATCTAAGTTTTTTTCCATACTGATATTTATCCAAGCATACTTGAAACAAAAATGGGCATAGGAAGCTCGTAATCCTCATCCTCTAAGCCCTCATTAGAACTGAAAGTATCAAAGACTCTGCTATCCCAATCTGCTAAAACTTGGCTCATACGTACAATAAGCAGTAATGCACTTACTAAATCGTCTTGTTCTCCAGCTTTAGCTTTAAATGTAATACCGGCGGCTACAAATGCTTTAAGCTCCGATATAAGAGGTTTAGAGTGAATCTTCATTTTACCTGATTCTACAAGGTATTTTAATCTTGCTGCCGCAGAAATTTTAGTTTTATGTGTAGTATTGAACCCTTTTCTAAATTTTCTCACATGCCCTTTTCTTATAGGTTCGCTGACAAAAAGACCTGGAAAATGTTCTTCTCCTATGTCTCTAATACAGATTAGTCCAGCTTCTCCAATATTGTTATTTTCTAAGCTCCAATATATATTTCGACTATTATCATCGCCTACACAATCTTGTAAGTATTTTAATATTTCTTTTAAAATTTTTATTTGTCCTTGAATAGGAGTCAAATTATGCTGCCATTCGGCAACCTGAATGAAACTAGGTAGTTCGAACACTTGAATGCCTGCACTATTGCCACCAGTGCCTAAACTTGGATCTAACGCAATTGCATAAATGTGATCTTTGCTAGGAGTCTTGTACCAGCGTGTTTGCCCCATGTTCATTATAGGTTGCTTGCCGTCTAATCCGGCAAGACAAATACTGCTAATTAGAGTTTCGTCATAAATTAAGAATTCGCAATTATATTCTCTACGAAATCGTTCTTCACCAATGCGTCCACGTTCTTGTGAAGCCCATGCATCGTCACGATCTGGATGTTCATCCCAAGTACATGTAAAAGGAAAAAAGCCGTTAACTCCTACATCTTGTTCATTGCCAAATTCGTCAAATTTTTTGTTAGCTTCTTTCCAAATTGTAGCAAAGGTATCTTCGTCACTGTTAGGGGTACTAGTGATAATAGCTTTACCACCAGTAGCCAATGTCGGAGAAATTGATGTCCAAAATTCGTCAGCAATATTAGGTGGTACAAAAGCAAACTCATCACAGTATAGTAATGAAATACTCATACCACGACCTGTATTACCTGTAGTAGTAGTTGATATAATACGACTACCATTATCAAACTCAATACTGCCTTTGTTATAGTTAATTACACCGCAGCGTATATGGTCTGGACAAAGCTCGTAGGCATAACGAACACGTTGCATGATTTCCTGCGAACCTGTATATTTGTGTGCAGAGATTAATATAGTCTGGTCCGGGTGAAACATAGCATACCACAATAAGTATCCGGCGGCACAGGTAGTTTTACCCATTTGCCTAGGTAACATATTAATATTAAATCTATGCCCGTGATATGCATCTAATAATCTTGACTGATAGTCATACGGCTCGAACAGCATTTTTCCTTTTACAGGGTGCTGTATGTAAAAAAAGTTGTCGCAAAAATAATGATACCCGTTGTCAGTATCTGCACATTTTAACAGATCCTCTATTTGAAGTTCTGTAAAGGTTTCTTTTGTGTGTGCCTTTTTAGTTAGGACACCATCCAAACTTTTGCTTGCCATAGTTTTATTTACAAAAAAATAGCCCCTTAATGGGGCTATTTGGTTAGTAGCGTATGTTTTTAACTGCGATTTTTTATGTCTTCATACATTGCATGAAGTTTTGTTTTGTAGCTTTCTAAAGCCATAGGATTATCACCTCTATATGGTTTATCGCTGTAGCTGTCTTTTGATTTGTGAAGATCGTCACCGTGATCTATAGGAAAATTATCTTGTCCTAGTTGAACGTCTGGACTATTAGCATATTCATCACCTAGTACCGGTTCTTTCTTCATTACCATCATACCTGGCATGTCAATGCCAGGAGAATCCATGTCATGGTCTCCATGATCGTGATCTATAGAATCGTCGCCCTTTTCTAAGTTTCTAAGAATATTCATTAGGTCCCTAATTCCGCCGCTGCCTGATCCGTTCATACTAACATTCATGCTAACATTATCTTGTTGCTTGTTCATGCTAGGCATACTCATTGGTCCCATGCCACATTCGTCCATATCTTGTTCTAATTGATCTGCTAAAACATCAAGACTCTCGTCTTTTTTACCCATTGCCTGTTTGATAGCTTTGTCTTTAGATCCCATGTACTCGTCTTTGCCTGATTCAATTTCGCCGTCACCGTCGTAATCTTTATCTGCTTTATCTGATTCTTGCACTGGCTGGTCTAATTCAGCCATGCGAGCCATTAATTCTTGAAAATTCATTTTGTTTTTCCTTTTAACACACTTTGCGAAGCAGAAACTTTTTCTGTCGATGATGCTTTTTCTTTTGGTGAAGATTTAGCAAGTATTTTATCATTTACACCCTTGTATTGTGTTGGCTGAGTTTCTTTACTAATCTTAGCTAATTCTTTGAGCAGACTGCTGATCTTTTTCTCTCCTACTAACTCTTGATTATTTTCTTTTTGATAATCTTGACTTAGTAATGCAGATTTTTTACTGTCGTCAGACATATGTTCATTGTTTAATTCAACTTCATCTTCTTCTTTTAAACTACGCACACGTAAGCAGCAGGGATCTATACCTGTTTGTTCTGACATGTAAGCAGTTAGCACTTGACTAGTTGTAGGATAATCTAATTCTACATCAAAAATGGTCATGTGGGTGTTTTCTAGTGTAGGAAAATCTGACAATTTTGCCTGTATTGGTGTAGTTTTTCCTTTGCTAAAACTAGACACTTTATACTTGTCCAAAGCAGCCTTCATAGTATCTTCTATATGCTCGGGTAATTCCCCAGCAATTTTAATTTTAAAAGAGTACTTTTTTTCTTCTACACTTTCAGTAAGATATTCTTTAAACGATTTCATATAGCAGTCCTAATAGTGTATTTATTTCATATTCTTCAGTTTTTCCAACAAGCTATTTCTATCTGAGATAATAACGCTGGAATTTGTAATATCTTGGCTTTCATCGCCTTTATCATTGTCTAGCTTTTGTTTCTTTAATTGTAATTCTACCATTTTGAGCTTTTTGTCTATTTTTGCTGCTTTAGCATCAATGGCATTCTTTAACATAGTGCTTGCAACTTCGAATACTCGCCCACTATATCTAGCTTCTACATTCATGCCTAAATCCATTAAGTCATCAAATGCATCTGTAGCTCGTTGAGCAAGCTCGTCAAATTCTTTATCGCTGATGTCGCCTAATCCTTTAACTTGCGGCAAAGCCGCTGCAATCTTATCAAACTCGCTGATATCTCTTAACAAAGGTTGTGTGGCTTCTACAGCTTTACTCTTTTCTTCTTTTTTAATTAGCTTTTTGCTTTCTGGTAAATTTAAGACTTCTTCTAGCTTTTTCATATAATTACTTATCTTAAACGACCGTTATAAAATAAATCTTGTTCATTTAAAACTCTAAATTTTATGCCTTGCTTTGAGCACCACGATTGAGCTGCTCTCCATTTAACTTGATTCTTAGCCCATTGTAATTGATTATTACGATTTTTGCCGGCTTTTTCGAGCAAGGTTTGACTTTGAGGTTTAATTTCTATTAGCTCGACTTGCATTATACCTTTTTTATCTGCATATTGTATAAAGAAGTCTGGAACATATACAGTTTGGCGACCAGTAAACGGATCTTTGTAAGGAATTTTTACTGCTTCGCTAGCCCATTTTAATATTCTAGGATCTTTATCACAAAAATTCATAAAGTTCCATTCCCAACTACTTCTATATGTAGGAGAACTATTACCTACATACTTTTCTACGTTAGTGACTGTAAACTTTCCTCTTGCAAATTTGGACATTATTGTGCAATATTTCTGCTTTCATATGTAACTTCAGAAGTCAATGTCTTATAACCTAGAAAGCTTGTTTTTTCTCTATATAAATTTATAATCTCAGTGACTACTTGACTAAGCTGAGCACCATTTAATCCTTTCAAGGTATCTATAAGTTGCATAGGATTAACGTTGTCGATTCTAGCTTGATTTAATAAAACTATAGCAGTGCTTTTTGCGGCTTGCTCATCAAACCCATTCTTTAAGAAAAACCCTAACACTGCATCTATTTGATTGCTAGGAAAGCTTACTTGATGAGTAAAATATTTGTTAAAAAATGTTTTTACTTCGTCTGCACTATCTGTAGGAGACTGCGGTGGTAGATTCGTTCTAGTGTTCATATTATGGATTTAAATTTCTAGGCTGAGCAACTGTAGGAACTGATGAATCACTTACTGGAAATGTTGTATTTCTTACAGCGCCGGCACTATTTCCAGTTACTGTGGATAAACTTCGATTGGTCACGTTAGTTAATTCTTCTGTTATACCAGTTCTACTTAATTGTTGTGAATTATTATAAGTGTTTACCGCAGTTATTGCAGTAGCTACAAAATTTGCAGGACTAGAAAATGCCTGACCGGATGCTACAGATCCAAACACAGAACTTGCTCCTGCTAGTACTCCGCCTGCGCCAAATAAAGATCTGGTGCCGCCACCAGCTAACGATATAGGACTCGGCACTGTATCATAATGATCGACTCCGAATCCTAACGGATTTCCTTGAGACACTAAACCATTTTCGTAGTATACTGACTCATAAGCTAATGTCATTGATTGCTCACCTGTGTTATTACTGGTATAATCTAATGAATCGTGATTCCAGGAAGTAATTAATGGATTTACTAAAGTATAACTGTTCCAATACTTTCTGGCCATTTGGTATATAACCACACTGTCAAAAAAAGGTATAGAACTGTTATTATCTAGTCCAAATGGAGATTTAATGTAATTCTTTCCTAGAGTGGCTGTTCTAAAATAATTACCTTGAATTTTTGATGCTATTGGATCGGCATAATAATAACTAAAATAGTTTTCCCATAATTGTCGTGTAACGCCTAGGTTGTCATCGTGAAATTTAATACTAACTGGTTGATAATCAATTTTTGTTTGAACAACTTTTTTTCTATTGTATTGATTAGCAGTTTCGGAACTTATTGTAAATTTTGGTAAGTCAGCTGATTTTACTAGGATACCTATTTCATTTTGATGTTGGAATTTAAAGTTTAAACTTTTAAGAGCGTTAGTGTTTATTTTAAAAAACACATGAAATAAAAATTTAGATTTAGGTGCTAATCTAAAATTATCATCGACAAAGGTTCTAGCAGCGTGTCTAAAATCTCCAAGGTTTCCCTTAGGATTGAAGAATCCACTAACAAACTGACGTAAGGCTTTATTAGACATACAATTATTTATCGAACAATATTAACTACGTAGTTAATACAAAGTCATAAAAAAGCAGCTTTTCAGCTGCTTTTTTATTAACGTCTTCCGCTGCCTGTAGCTAATACACCTAGTGCTCTTGCTACATTAGTGCCTACTCCAGTGCCTTGTGGTGTTTGTACACAGTTGTCTGGTTGAATTGTTAAATCGATCATAGCAGGTCCTTGTTCACCGTAGCCTAAACTTTGATAGTTTACAGTTGTTAGGTAACAACCATAACATTCCCAAGTTTCTAGAACAGTAACGGTGTCGGCGCCGTTACCACCGTCTAACATTTCAAGACGCAGATTAAACTTATAATCAATAGCACTTGCTGCACTACTCTGCTCAAGAAAGTCAAATTGTTTCTGTAATTGTTCACCAACAAGTTTTTGCACATTATTACTAACATCATCACGTAATGTAATTGCAATAGGTTGCCATGTGTGCTTGCCTGCATAATTGATTTTACTGTTGTAAATTTCAATTACTTGGTTTGCAAACTGTACTTGTGGTCGAGCCGCAGTTTGTACTTGTTTAGTTAGTTCAGTAGTAGGAGTAGAAACACCAAAATTTTCAAACATCACTCTAAAGCGATATTTTAGTTTTGGCATCAACATCCCTTGCGATGATGCAGACGCATCGCTTGCTAGAGGAACTGTAAATTTTGATAATGATGAAATTGCCATATTTTAATCCTTTTATTTTAACCTAACGATGCGATTTCGCCAGTATTCTTTAAACGCAATGGAATATAAATGAATTCAATCGCCTTAACCGGTTCAATAGCAATATCGATATACAGCTCGTTACGATCAATTCTGCTTGGAGTATTATTGCTTTCATCGCAAACAACAATGTAATCATAAATTGCTCTTTGTCCTACTAATTCTAACATCAAGCTTTCAACTGCTGCCTTAATTTCATCTCTGGTAATCTTATCATTTGGTTCAAAGATGTAAGGTTTGGCTAACGCATTTAACTGTCTACGTAGATAAACTACTAATCGAGCTACATTAATTCTGTCTAATGCACTAGTGCTTCTTGATCTAGTTTTTTGACCATAGTTAACTAATCCTGTACCTGTTAAGAAAGTTAAAGGATTAATCTTTTGTGAATACAATGTGTCACGTTGTCCGGTGTTAAGCGAAACTGAAGTGAATTCCCCTTCGCTAGTTACATAACCAACTGATGTCGCATTAGTAATGCCACCTCTACGTACACCTGCTGGTGCGAACCAAGGATAAGCCACTTGATCATTTAAAGCAATAGTTCTTAGCATCATGTGACTTGGTGGAACAACAACATTGTTTCCAAAGTTATCGCTGGTAAAGCCCCATGGGTAAAACATAGCCATATATTCGTCAAAGCTAACTGCTCCGACGTCATTATCTTCAGTTGCACCATTTTCATTGCTTGCCCAACTTAGTAGACTCGTAGCATCTGAAGTCAATCTAGGAGGTGTGTCGCCTACTACAAATGCTGTAAGTCCTCTATCATAATTTAGAGTAATTAATTCACCGATTAGTTCAGGATATCCTGGACAAGCGATTAAGTTAAACACCCTGCTTTCTTCGTCTCTAATTTGTTGATTACTGTTTACTAGAGCTTGAAGTGCTCTGACAACCACTGCACGTTGGGATTTACGTCCTAAACTGGCAGTACCGTCCGCTTGATTTGGACTTTCAGTTACCCATCTGTGCGGATAGTAACTAGTCATTGCTTCATCACCGAATCTTCCATTAGTATCGGTAGTGTCAATATAGTTACGTACAAATCTCTTTACATTGAATCCGCTTCTACGTGTATTCCATAGCAGCATACCTCTTGGATACAGTGCAGGATCAGGAGCATCTGGATCTATGTATTCGCTGCCTAATAGATCCGAAATAGTTGATGCAGTGTCACTATCCTCTCCTGTTACACTCCATCGAGCATCTGCAAATAAAATACCATCTTCACTGGTTTGATCGCTAGTATCCACTAGTACCCATTTGTTTCCTGAAGGAATAGAAGCATTGTACTTGTAGATAGTTGGGAAATTTTCTAAATCGCTAGTATCGATCCAAAGATCTCCTGTTACTAAAGCACTGGTCCCATCGCTTTGTGTTTCTGGTTTAGTAGCACTGACAATTGGACCAGCTGCATCTGTGCCTGTATAAGGATTTCCGCCGGATCCAAATTTATATCCAACCCAGCTGGTACCATCATGAATTAAAATATCGACTTCGTCAATTACAGAATTATACCATAGAGTTCCGTCTTCTGTTAAACTTCCTGGTGCATCTACGTTTGCAACATAAACTAGCGGATGCCATAACGTTGCAATAAAACCACCAATGTGAACACTATCGCCTGCTGGTACACTTTGTAGATTAGCAGTACCAGTACCAAAACTAGGACTACTTGGCTCGTAAACATAGGCAACAAATCCAGCTTGTGTTAGTGTACTATCAGTAACATCAACTAATCTAAAATCGCCGCCCTGTGCGTGACTGATTACAACTTTGTTCAACACATCGACTTCTGCTTCGATGTTAGCGAACCCTGCTGCGTTAATTGCTGCTGCAAGTGTTGCAGCATCTGCACTTGTACCGGCAGCAGTCCATGTTACACTAATTGATGATAGTATATCGGATCCTGCATCAGATTCTGAAATTGTAAAAGTTTTAGAACCAGAAGTAAAAGTTCCTGTTTCAACACTTGAAGTTTTAATACTAGTAGAACCTGTAGCTGATCTACGGAATAGTTTAAAGTTTGCTTTAGTTGGAGTAGCATCTGCTCCTAAATCTTCTGTATAGTTAGTTTGTACGTAGCAAGTTCCTGCGGCTAAATTTGCGCCGCCGCCTGCACTATCTAAACCATACAATGCTGAATGTCCGTTGGCATATAACGCTGCTGATACAATTTCCCATAAACTTGTTGCCGAATTATAACGTTTTAATTTTAAATCTGCTCCCAAATTTGGTGTTGTTGTCTTAATCCACACACTTCCGGTTGGGCGTACAGATTGACCAGCTGCTGGAGATAATTTCCAAACAGGAACTTGAGTATGTTTACTGATCTGTAGTTCAGGAGCATAGTAAGTTCCAGCAGTAATACCAATATCTGTTAAAATAGTTCCTGAAATTGATTGAATATTAATTGCATTACTTTGACTGCTGTCTTCGGGATTTAAACCTATCTCAGCATTACTTGTAATTTCTACTTTTCCGTTAGTAATTAGTGCTTTGACACCGTCCACATTAGCAGCATTAATTGCTGTTGCTAGTTGAGATACAGTAGTTCCGCTAAAAACAATATTAACTCCATTAATTCTAATCGTTCCGCTAGATAACGTAGGATTAGATTCTGTTCCTGTTAATACTGGCCAAGAAGCTGCCCAATCACCTGATCCTACTTCTACCCAAGTACCTGCACTAATACCGTATTCTGAATTTCCTCTGCTCTTATACCATACAGTCATCGGATGAGTAGTTGCTAGAGCAGGTGTATCCGCAGTACCGTCTGCTGCTACAATAGCGTAATCGCCAATTGATCCAATACTAGCTACAGGACCACCGGTGCCTAAGTCGACTTGACTAAGTGCATTAATAATTCTTGGAACTTTATTTGTAAATTTTTGTCCACCGGTTACAGAAGCTGCTGCACCATTCCATTCAAAAATACCAAATTTACTTGCGGCTAAATCTAACCAATGTGTTCCATTTGCAGCATCGGCAGTTGGTTCGTCTGCTGATGCAGTTAGTGCGTCTAGATCTACATCAGCACGTACAACATATGCACGATTGCTAACGCCTAATAAGCTATAGGCCGCTTGTAAACCATATTCATTTTGTTCTCCTGCATGTACAGGATTATTATTTGCATCGGTCTTGAATACCGGATCACCAAATGTATCCACTAAGTCTTTTTGACTTGTCATTAGATAGACTGTGCCAGCATTTGCTTTTAAGGTTCCTGGTGCAGTTCCGGTGCCTGCGCCATTTAATTTATTCTGAGCAGAAGCCACAACAATTAAAGGAACGGTTCCTGGTTCTGCTGGTGTGTAAAACGATTCGTCAATAACGCTGACTTCTACGCCTGGTGATGTTAATGCCATCTGAATCTCCTTGGAGTTTTGTTCAGTAGTATTTATTGTCAAAACCAAAAATTAACTGGTTATAAGTAGTAGAAAAGGGATAAAAAAGGTGTGGTATAAATAAAATTATGACCAGACCATTGTGTTTATGTGGATTCCGACCAGCAGCAATTAACTATATTAAGAATAATAAAACTTATTATAGAAAAAAATGTGAGGCATGTTTAAAGGCCGGAGGAATCGCTGCTGGAGTACCAAAATGGTACCTAAGTGGTTATAGAAAAAAACTAGTCTGTGACAAGTGTAATTTCAAAGGTAGACATTTAGAACAATTTAATGTGTTTTATATTGATGGAAATCTAAACAATGTTAAGCACACAAATTTAAAAACAGTATGTGCTAATTGTCAAAGAGTGCTACACAAAGAAGGAATCATTTGGAAACAAGGTGATCTTCGACCTGATTTTTAAGTTGTAAAAACAACTCATCTATAGTCCCGTTATTATCTATATCGCCATCGATGTCTTTATGTCCTACCCAACTATATTCACTAGCATGAATTTGCGCTTGATTAAGATGCATTTTACTTAACGCCCATTTCATATTAGTCGGGCCTTGATTGTGTGAAAGTGCATATTCATACCAATCAGGATCTAATCCTCGTTTTATTCTGAATACTTTGCCTCCTGCATTTTTAATCGCAGAAATTTCGTTGGGGAAACGAACATCAGTAATTACTACATTGTCGTTGGTTTTTCTTATTTTATTTTCTAAACTAGCGATCCAGATGTCGTTATGAAATCCATTGCGGCAAACTTCAGTTCCCCAAAATTGAAGTATATATCGAGGAGTAATTGATTTTCCTAATCGTTCGCTCCACCATATATCGGGTTGTTCTCTCCATTCTCTGCTTTCTTTAGTACGACCTTCTAGTAATGTTCTGTCCCACCCAAATACACAAGCCACAGCATCTTTTAATGTAGAAGCAAATGAGTCTCTTCTAAAACCGTGAAAATTTACAAGATAGTCTGCGGCAGTGTCTTTACCTGAACCAATGAATCCTAAAAACCCAATAATCATAGTGTCTCCTAACACTATAATTTATTATATTTTTGTTACAATGTCAATAGATTAGACGCCGTATTTGTTTCGTTTAGGCTGAGCTACCGGACTTACAGTATTGATAGACTTTAATTCGGAACTAGGACCTTTTGCTACCAGTGTCTTTCCTGTTATTCCTTGATTTTTGGCTGCTCTATTAACAATTTCTTCGTCAGCATCGGTGTACATCCAAACTGCTGGAACGTCTTTTGCTGGTCCTTCCTTGGGTGCAGATTTCTCAGGTTCACCGGCCATGGCAATACCCAGTCTGTACATTTGATAATACTGATCTATGCCTGTAAATTGTTTGGCATGAGGAGCTGCTTCTCTTGAGCTTTTACTTAATTTCTTTTCAGCAGCTTCGTTAATTACTTCTAATATCTTCATGTTAACCTATGACAAATGTATAACCTGTACCACCAGCAACTAATAATTCTAATTCTTTTTCTAATTTTTCTATTTCTTCTTTGCCTGCTGCTTTTAAATCGCCACCGTTTAGTTGTCCTGATCCGCCTGGACCAGCAATAGCGCCAAATTTGCTACGTGCTTCACCTAACATCATTTTACAGTTTGCTAGAGTATAATCTCTAATCCATTGTTTGGCTAGGTAATCCTCCATAATTACGTAGTCAGGTCTATAATTCTGACATCTTAACATAATCACTTCGCCTTCTGTAAAGGGACGTTGTAGAATTCTTAAAGTATGAGTGGTTGGAATCCATTGAAACTCAATATAGCTACCAAAAATTCTTCCTACCATTTCTTGATAGCTGGCAAACATATAATAAGTGGCTATACCTCCTAACATGGTGCTGTTTAAAAGATAAGTGTTAGTATATGCTAAATTAAAAGGCTCAAAATTTGTGCCTGTGCCACCGCCAGTTCTAGACCCTAATGTGCGTCTAAACACACTTTGAACATTTACGATTTCCTCAGGAAGTTTATAATCATTTTTATCTTTTTCTAAGGTCAAGAACATATAGCTTTCTTCAACACTGTTAGGGCTTCTTTGCCTAAATTTGCTCATTGTTCTTTCTAGTGCAGTTTGATAATGTATAGGATCTAATTCTACATCGACCATACCGTCGCCCAGCATGGTACGACAAAAATCATATATATTTTGCTTGATTTCTTCAGGATTATTTGCCATACGAATCTCCAGTAGTATTTATTCGCTAAATATTATACTATGCCGCGTTTATCATTATTTCGTCCTGAAAAGGGCAATGACTACAAATTTATAGATCGTCAGATTTCTGAAATGTTTCAAGTTGGTGGAACTGATGTTTATCTACACAAATATTTAGGTCCGAAGAATACCAGCGAAGCTGAAGCTACAGCAGACCAACCTCATTATGACGTAGTGAAAGAAACAAATATTCAGGATCTGTTGTTTTTAGAAAATCGCGATAGAAAATACAGCGAAGATATCTATAGAATTAGAGGGCACTATCAAGTTCAGGACATTGACTTTAATTTAAGTCAGTTTGGGTTATTCTTAGATAATGATATGGTTTACATGACTGTGCATATTAACAATTTTGTAAGCACTGTCGGACGTAAGCCGTTAGCAGGTGATGTTTTTGAATTTTTACACTTAAAAGATGAATATGCATTAAACGAATTTGATACTGCTATGCCAAGATATTTTGTTATTGAAGATGTTGGTAGGGCAGCAGAAGGATTTAGTGCTACGTGGTGGCCGCACCTATATAGATTAAAATTAAAGAAAATATCCGACAGTCAACAGTATGCAGATATTTTAAACAAACCGGCTAATCAAGATGCTAATTTTGTAGGCGATTATGATAGTTCTACTACCTACCAAGTAGGTCAGATTGTAAGATACGAAGGAACACTGTACACGGTTACAGCAGAAACTACAGGTAACGTTCCTCCTAACGCTAGCTATTTTTCAGTGTACAGTGGAAATACTATCGAAAATATTGTTAGTAATAGAGTAAAAAATTTAGAAATCAATGATGCAATTTTATCACAAGCGGAGGCAAATACTCCAAAAAGTGGTTACGAAACACAACAATTTTATACTCTAGCAATAGACACTAACACTGGACTACCTTTATTACGCACTGCTGACGAAACAGATATCGATGTTAGTCAAGAAACTAGTCATAGTCCAGATGCTAGTGCTATTCATGCTAGACCACAAAGATCTGGTTATACTGGTTATCTATTAGGAGACGGTGTTCCTAGTAACGGCGCAGATTTTGGCCATGGTATAGCTTTTCCTACTACTGCAAGAGATGGGGACTTTTTCTTGAGAACAGATTTTTTTCCTAATAGACTGTTTAGATTCAATGGAAGCAGTTGGGTTAAAAAAGAAGATGCTGTGCGACATACATTAACTAACACTGATACTCGTTCGACACATAGGACCAGTTTTATTAATAATACTAATACTGCTGTAATAAATGACGAAGTTGTCGAAGAGCGTCAAAGTTTAAGTAAAGCATTAAAACCTAAGGCGGATTTTTAAATGCAGTTTTTCTACGATGGTCAGATAAGACGTTACTTATTACAAATAATAAGATTATTCAGTAATTTCACAGTCAAATACAGTGACGGAACTTTAAGAAGAGTTCCAGTTTCTTATGGAGATGCTGATAGACAAGCAGCATCCGTGATTAATCAAAATAGTGAAAACACTCTGGCTAGTGCTCCTAAAATTGCTGTTTATATTACTGACTTAGATTTAGACAGAACACGTTTGGGTGATCATAGTTTTGTTAGCAAAGTACACATTAGAGAACGAGATGTCGAAAACGGAAATTATACTGGAACACAAGGAGCCAATTATACTATAGAAAGATTAATGCCTACTCCGTTCATAATGACTGTAAAAGTAGACATATGGTCTACTAGCACCGAACAAAAACTGCAACTATTAGAACAAATTTTAACTTTTTTTAATCCTAGTCTTGAGATACAAAGCACTGATAATTATTTAGATTGGACTAGTTTAACTGTAGTAGAATTAGAAGATGTGGCATTTACCAGTAGAACTGTTCCTCAAGGTACAAGTATATCTATTGACATTGCTACTATAACTTTAAAAACTCCAATCTACTTAACACCACCAGCTAAAGTTAAAAAGTTAGGAATTGTAACAAATATTATTGCCAACGTTTTTAATTCAGGACAAGATTTAGAACCAGGATACATAGAAGGGTTAGGCATTGATACTAATGTAGGACAACAGAGTTTAACAGGATTTTTAGGATCTGAAAAAGTTAATGCAGGCAATTTATCAGTAGTAGTTTCTGGTAATGATATAAGACTCACTAATCCTACTGCAAGCTCTGGATACATAAGTTGGACTGTTTTGTTAGACATGCATCCTGGAAAATATCAAGCAGGATTAAGTAAAGTATTTTTATATCAAGAAGACGGAACCGAAGTAGTTGGCTATATTACCATAAATCCTATAACAGGAGACGAAACGGTAATGACCGCTAACTGGGATGTAGATACTTATCCAACCAATGATGCTATACCTGGGCCTTCAAGAGCATCGGCTAGTTGGGGAACGTTTGATGCCGTAGTAGATCCGCTAAATGCTGGGCCAAATGGTTCAGGACTTTCGCCTGTCGCAGGTACTAGATATCTAATAATTGACGATATTGGGCACGTTAATAATAGCGATGGAGCAGATGCATGGAAAAATTCTGACAATTCTGATTTCGTTGCCCTGGCTAACGACATAATTGAATGGGACGGCAGCGAGTGGCACATCGTATTTTCTGCTCAAGATAATTCAGATAACTTGATTTATCAAACTAATATCTATACACTAGTACAATATAAGTGGAATGGTATTAGTTGGGTAAAGAGTTTCGAAGGCGAATACCCAAGAGGCGAATGGAGACTAGAACTATAAAAGATTCGATTGAATGCTCGGGTGCATTTATTTTTGCAAGATCGACTCGCAGATTTTTGTTTCTACAAAAGCGTCACGGAAAGCACAGTGATAACTGGGTGCTAGTCGGAGGCACTAACAATCAGGGAGAGACTATTTTTCAAGGTTTACAAAGAGAAATAGAAGAAGAATTAGGACATGTTCCTGATATTTTAAAAACAATACCTTTAGAAAAATTCGTAAGTAATGATAGCCTTTTCAATTTTCATACATTTTTTTGTCTAGTAGAAAATGAATTTATTCCTATTTTAAGTGACGAACATCAAGCATGGGGATGGTTTCAATTAGATTCGCCTCCTAAACCTTTACATAAGGCATTGGATCTTAGTCTTCGCAATAAAATAATTCAGACTAAGATCCAATCAATCATAGATATTTCTGACAGTCTTTAAGCTTGCGCCTCACCCCAACGTAAAATAATATTAGAATTAACAGTTGTACCAGACGCTTTATAAACGTTAATTGCTAACACATCAGGCCCATTTGGATAAGTTCCTCTGCCACCCAATGTAGTATTAGTAAGTTCTTTTAATTCTGCTAGATCCAGTTCGCCGCTTTCTCCAGGTTGTGAAATAAATGAAAATACTGTTTCTCCTGGTAGTGCATATGGTGGTTGACCAAATCTGAAGGTAATTACTTCTGCTGGAGATTGAGCAGAAATACTAGTTTGATTAAATTGAACCCTATAGTAAGTTGTTCCATTAAATGTTTGTTCTGTGCTTACATTACTAATTCTAGTACCTGCTGGAAAATCACTTAATAATGTAGTTGTTCCTAAAGTTGTTGTTAATGTTCCGGCTACAACTGATGTCGAAACAACAAAAGTAAATGTAGTTGCACCCACAGTTGCTACAGTCCAAGTTCCATTAAGTTTAGTCTGTTCTGTTCCTGTAGCACCTGATATAGTAATTCTATTACCTACTCCGATTACGTTAGCAGTAGCGGCTATAGTACCAGTTACAGTTGTTGTTCCGTTGCCAATAAAATTAGTTATTGTTAAACTACTATCTATAGAAACTTCTGTACCTACTCCTGCACCATTAGTATTCACTAAATTAGTCCAGCTTGCACTAGTAAAAAAAACAAAGTTTGTGTTACCTGTACTTTGTCTTACACTTAGCTGCACGTTAGCAGCAGCATTTACTGAGCTAGTACTGTTTAAACTTGTATTGACTTGATAGTAAGGAGTGTGGCTAAAAGTTATTGTTCTACTGCCTGAAATACTAGCCGCTACTCCACTAAAGACAACTCTTGTATAAGTTATTCCTGCAAATGATCTTCCAGTGTTAATTGTATTGATCGTTCTAGGTGTAGGAAAGGTAGTTGCATCATTAGTAGTTGCTCCTACTATACTACAATCTAAAGGCAAATTATTCCAACTTGAAGAAGTAAAATATAAATTGTCTAAATTATTTGAATAAGTTCCGCCTAGACTAAAAGTAGCATTGCTATCTCTACTTGCTCCAAAAGTACTTGCACTCATTGTCAAAGTATAATATGTTCTGCCACTGGCTGAACTTGGTCCTGATACATTGGTCACATATGTTCCGCTTGGGAAGCCACCGCCGTTGATGGTCATTCCAACTGTGGAGACAGGATTTACATTGTTGGACCATTCAAAGGCTCTAGCATAATAAAGATTAGTGCCAAAGGATATATCAAATTCTAACCTCACATTACCAGTAGTAAGTTGGTCAATAGTTGTGGCTGTAGGACTGCTGCTAGCAGAAATAGTAGTAATAGTTGTTCCAGAAGGATACTTACCGTCGTTTATGGTTGATCCGGTGGTAGCACCAATACTAGTCCAACTAGCCTGCGTCGCGTAAAAGAAACTAGACCCTGATGATCTGTTAAATACCGAATTGTTGGGTACAGTTAAATTACCGTTGATATCTGTTTGTAATGTTGCTCCTGCTGTTGTTTGCGATCCACTGTTCCATGTTACTGATCCGCCGGGTGCTATTTGTGCAAAGCTAGGCTGGCCACCAGCTGCTAGACTGCTTAGTCCGCCCCACGAAATTTGGCTAGGATCAGTAGGATAGTTGCTAGGATTTAATACACCCTCAACAACTATACCACCAGACCCTGTATCAGATGTAATCGCTATACCTTTTAACAATAGTTGCGCACGGTTTAATAATTCTCGTTCTCCTAAATCTCCAACAATAGCATTACTAATACTTGGTGCAAGTCTAATCAGAAACGCTGTCTGTTTAGTAGTACTGACTGATACACCAGTACTTGCATAACTGAAAATATATCCTCGATCTTCATCAAATAATCCGTCCATTAGGAATGCACTACCCCAATGACTAATAATTGGGCTAGTTGTACAGCTGACTAAGATTACTCCTGTATTAAATTCGTGTGTGCTTGCTGGTCCCGCAGTAAATGTTCGTAATGACCCTGCTATAAAACTAGTCAGTGATGCAGCTCTTGTACAATTTAGCAAAGTATTTCCAGATTTTCCGTTATATGAAATGAGTTCATTGTCTATATACACAATCGCTGTCTCATTAGGAAAATCCCTAGCATCTACTAACGGTATACTAGTAGCTAGAGCACTTATAGAACTGGCTAATTTATCTCTTGCTGACTCATTATGTACTTCGTAGCGAACAGGTTGGTTACCTGTTCTCATATAGGCTTCTGTGTTAACGTTACTATTTCTCATTCTATGAAAGAAAATAAAATTGCCGTCACTGCCTCGTAACATAAAATCAATAAAACCTACAGCATACCAAGACCATTGCATACCAATCATCTGCATTTTAGTAATATCAATGTTAAATCCGCTAGGGCCTGTTCCATCTAATCTATCAATATTAAAATCCTGTTGTTTAACTACATAATCTGATACTAGACAAATTTTAGAAGCCACAGCATCTACTGCTCCTCTATAATCTGGAGCAACAGTCATTGATGTTTGACTGGTAATACGTGTAACTACATGTGTCATTCCTTTAATAACAATTCTATCTCCTGCCTTAATCTGATCTCTAAATCTAGTATTAACTCCTGTCATTAAATTAGTATCTTTGGTAATATTGACTACACCGGCTAATTGTTGAGTAGAACTACGTCTAACCACAGCAAAATCGTTACCATCATATTGGAAAAACAATCCATTTTGATCGTCATGTGTGCCTGCTCGGACAGTGGCGCCGTGCCATTGATACGTAGACATTAATGCATTTGGACCTAATACAGCAGTTGTATTCGCTAGGACTGTTTGTGCTAAGACCTTGAACTGACGTTCATTAATTATTTCAGTAACTGTATAAGTTCCGTTGTAACCAAAAGTTTCAATTCCTATAATTTTTATTCTACTACCAATTTGTAATCCATGATCAACATCATCCATTACAAAAGTAATATCCGATCCTATAGTTACATCTTCTGCTGTAGCACTTTGAATGTTTACACTAGGTGCAAACAAAGCGCCTGTACAGTAATTTACACCTTTACCTGATTGATAACGAATATATTTTTTACTCATACGAATCGCTTGCGAACCGTGCTGTGGACCGCCTGTGCCTAACTGTACACCACCATCATATGGTCGATGTACAAAGTATGCATCAGATCGTGTATAAATTGTTCCGGTAAGAGCAACTGCTGTATCAACAGTTCCAGCAGTTCTTGCTGTATACCTTAAACTTGTTACAGAAGGAACTTGCTCTACAAAAAATGGCCCTGCTGCTAATGAATGATTAGATCCGGCGCTGGTTATCCGTGTTGTTATACTTGCTCCTGGAAGTAATCCATGAGCTGTAGAAAAACTAACCTCTATTAACGCTATTCCACTATAATTTAAAGTTGTACTTGTTGGAATAGTTGCTGTTGTTACACTGCTTAATAAAAGAACAGAATAAAATGATATGCTACTACCTAATGTAGCTGTTCCAGTTACTACGGCTGCTGAACTCACTCCAGACCCACTTATTCCTGATACCGAGATAATTAAGTCGTTAGTCGGACTGGTGCCTCCTAAACTTGTTCCTAGAATTAGTATTCTATTTCCTACTCTATAATTTGTTCCAGCCGCAGAGACTGCACTAACTGTATAAGATCCCGCAGATTTACTAATAGTAAATTGTGCTCCTGATCCATTATTAGCTACGTTATTTGCGGTTAAAGATGTAAATGTAGCATCAGTGCCTACAGCGTTACCGTCATAGCTAAATGACACAATCGATCCGCTTACACCTAAAGTTATCACAGTAATTTCTAAATCATTAGCAGGACTAGCGCCACCTAAGTTTGTACCTAAAATTGTAATTACATCACCAATATTATAATCAATACCAGAATTATTCAAAGAAACGGCATAAGTACCTGCTGAAGAATCGCCTAAATCACTGCGTAGAATATTCCAAGTAGCACCTGTTCCTGTTGCTGTTGAATCTATAGCTGTAACAAAATCTTGAGATACATTGCTATAAGTAAATGTTTTTACTACTGAAGTTCCAGTAAAAGTTATGGCAGTAATTTCACCTGCTCCTCCTATACTAGAGACTGTAACTGTTATATCATTAGTTGGACTTGTACCTTCTAAGAATGTACCTTCTATCGTAAGTTGGTCACCAATATTATAACCTGTTCCTGCATTGTTTATGACCACTGTATCATAAACGTTGTTAGTTCGTGTAACATTAAAGGTAGCACTAGTTCCTGAAGCTGCTACAGTAGTACCTGATACAGACAAATAGCTAGCAGTGCCTCCGGTAAACCCTGTTGTTGTTGGTCCTGATAACGATACTGTTGATCCTACTATCTGAGTAACAAATATAGAAGTGCCTGAACCATTATCAATAGCAGATCCTTCTACTATTCCAGAAACTGAATCAAATATAATACTAGTAGCACCTGAACTAACAGTTGTATTCACAGTCTGAGTTGCAACTACACCACCAGATCCTATCACTCCTGATACTTGTGTACCAGTATCTATACCTGTTCCGGTTATTGGAGATCCAGTTGAAGGAGCGGTGCCAGTAAAGGCTAATCTATTAGAAGATATTGTTGTAGAAAAAACTGTATTAATTGTGCCAGTAGTACCATTAGAAAACACGCTGAATACTGGATTACCAACAGGTGCTCCTGTATAAAATTCTGCTTTTCTTAACTGTGTATATGTAGTTGCTAGCACTTGACCATTGCTACTTCCTACTTTAGCTGTGGCATAATAAGTAAATGTTGTTGCGCTAGGAACAGAATTCACTAAAAAAGTGCCTTCGGCTCTACTAAATCCTGTAATAGTATTTGCTAATGCTTTAATTGTAAAAGGCATACCTACTGTAAATCCATGTGCTCCAGCAGTAGTCACTGTAATCAGACTAGAACCTACACCAGTAATTGCATTACCAGTACTAGCATCAGTAGTAACATTTAGTACAGAAGTATCTGATCCTGGTACTTCATATGAACTAGGATATCCTCGTAAAAGACCAATGGCTTGCCATTTAGTAGGCTGTAGTCCATATTCAAAGTCAGCATCAAGCATACTCTGAGATGCAGCAACTCGCATACGTTCGATTGCATCTGTTCCGTAATCGTATGGCCGTACTCTAGTTTCCTTTTCTTCTACAAAAATTTGTATGTCATCAAACGCTGTCGCAGTAGACGTATCTGCTTCTAAATAAATTGTAGTTACGTAATCTGCACGATCTCTAAATGCTCCAAAATTATCATCTTTATAGAAAAAATTACTAACATAACCTGTGTCTACTATAACCGATGCCCCTAAACTTGGTGCAGCAAAATTAAAAAGAACTGTATTGCTGGTCGAGTTAGTAATTAAAAGTAAGTCATTTATATCAAATTTGCCTAAAAGTCTAATTGTAGAAACTCCATTAGACAATACAGGTAAACTGCTTAATCCGTTTTGTAAAACTGCTATAAAACTGTTAGATAATGATGTGATTCTTGATGCTGCGCCAGCTTCGCCAGCTGTTCCAGTAGTGACTTGAGCTTCCGTCACAGGACTTTGTTCTGAAGTATAAACTGATTTAGTAATTACGTAGTTATTAATTAAATTACGTACAAATGTTTGTGCAGTAATTTCAGGTAACCGATCTCCGCTTAGTTGTGAAACACTGCCATTCCAGAATCTTGATGAAATGTAGTAAGTCTTAGCATTACCTCCATATCTTAAATCATGCAAGTAAGCATCTATAACTAATCCTATGTCTCGATCACATTTAGAGTCATCATACACATACCCAGCGTAATTGTAAACTGATGAAACAACAGCAGGTAGTGTAGACAAGCCGCCATCTATAACATCTATAATAATAGGTTTTAAATTGTTAGTGATAGAAGTAGCAACACCTGCTTCAGCATTTGCACCTGTTAAATTTTGAGTGCTTGTTACAGGACTTTGATCACTAGAGTAAGCTACACCTGGTAAGATATAATCTGTGATGATTGTAAATATTTGTTCAAATCCTAAAATTTCCTGGGTAGGACTTATGAGTTGTGCTACACCACCTTGCCAAAAATTTCTAGCAATGTCAATAGTTTTTTCGTTACCACCATATCTGACATCATATGTAATTGCATCGAGTAGCAATCCTGTGTCTCTTCTACACGAAGCTTCACTGTAAGTGTATCCGGACCAAATAGGGCCGCCGCCTGCTACTTGTGCTGCTACCCAAGCAATAATTTCATCTATTATGAATTGTTTATTATTAGTTAATCTTAGTACTGCGTTAGGATAAAGATTTTCAGCATTATCTTCTGTTATTCTAGCATTAATGTACGCAACTGCTTCTGCTTTAATAAATTCTTTATTTGATTGAATCAAAGCATATGCATTAGGATAGGCGTTAGAGGAGTATGATACCCCTGGTGAAAATACATAGTCGTCTATCTTTCTTTTTCCCATTTATTTCTCCGTTATCCGCCTAATGCTATTGCTAAGGCGGCAGCTATATTGTCGACGTAATCTTTACGTGTTGCTTTAGATGCATCCGACGGTGCATCGTTGATTGTAACTTCGTCTACTGTTATGTTTGTTGTAGATATGCTAGTTGCCGTTAAAGTTGTTATTGTACTAGTCGAAGCTGTTAGATCTGTGAATATAGCTTCGCCGGCTACTGTTTGACCAATATTAACATTATCAATAGTTCCTACGCTAGATGGATTTATAGTAATCGAGCCTGATACACCTGTAGGTGAAATATTGATAGTTGCATTATTACCAGAAAATGTTACATTATCGGCTACTTGTAAACTATTTAGATTGGCTAATCCGGTGGTAGCTACTGTAGTAAATGAGCCACTACTAGGAACTGTTGTTCCGATGCTCATATTGTTAATTTCGCCTGGACTTCCTGTTTTATTAGTTATTGATATAACACCATCTAGAACAGTTAAATTATTTTGTCCAACTAATAAGTTAGTAGCAGTTAACGTGTCTGATACTTCAAATCCATATTCAGATTTTAGCGGACTTTGTATAATAGTAGTCGGTCCAGAATAAGGAGATAGTTCTCCTATAGTTTCTGTATAATTAGCTCTGAATATTAATTTTGCGCCTTGGAATTCTGTAGCTGCTGTAGCCAGTAAAGTTACATAACTGTTATTGACAGCTACAGAGAATGTAGCAACATTAGTTGCTGTACCTACTCTTCCATAGTTTAAAATATTAACAGTATTAGGACTAGCTGTTAATAATATTTTTAAAGTTTCTTTTACATTGCTGCTATACTCTATAGTAATAGTATAGTCTGCACTAGAAAAATCGCCAACAAACCACCTATCTATTTCTGTATTGTTGAATACCTGAATCCACTTGCCTTTATGAGACCAAGCAGTTCCAGACTTTATTCTTAAAGTTGAATTAGGGCCTTGACTAAAATAGTCCGAAAATGTTAACATTTAAATCTACCAATATAACAGTATTTATCACAAAATATATCGGCAAACCAATGCTTAAACATTAGCTATTTTAATTAATTTTCCGTGTTCAGGCAAATACAAGTATTCTATATCACTACGTACTAGCGTATCAATAGCATCATCCAGTGTTTCGACTAACGGATCTCCACCTAGATTAAAGCTAGTGTTAAACAAAATAGGAATATTTGTTTTTTTGTAGAATGCCGTAATTAGATTGTAAAAGTGATAGTTTTGATCTTCTGTTACTGTTTGAATTCGACAGGTACCGTCTACATGAATAATACTTGGTATTTTTTCATCTTTGCCAGGTTGACAATTTACAGCATACATCATATGAGGACTTTCATCTTTACCTCGTAGATCAAACCACTCGTGTACATGTTCTTTTAAAATAGTTCCTGCAAATGGTCTAAAATATTCTCTACGTTTTACTGCATTAACAAAATCTTTACCATCGGCATAAGTTGGGTCAAATAAAATACTACGATTTCCTAATGCTCTAGGACCGTTTTCACTACGTCCTTGGAATATAGTAACAATATTTTTACTAGTCAATAAATCAACTACATCTTCATAGGTAGCGTCTACTACTTCCCCGTCAAGAGGTTTAATTTTTTCAATTATTTCTTGTTCAGTATATGAATACACAGGTCCTAAGTATAGACTATTATCCTTTTGTTTTGTACTACTTTGCGACAATTGATGATAAAACATTAATGCAGCACCGATAGCAGTTCCTGCATCATTGCTGATTGGCTCTACATATAATTCGATGCCATCTTTACGTAATTGTTCCAAATAATAATAATTTGCCACACAATTAAGACCGTAGCCTCCACTTAATACAACTTGTTTTTTTCCGGTAAGTTCTACAGCTTTATAAATTAATTTTAGTACTTGTTCTTGGCTTTGAGTTTGAACTGCGTATGCTAGATCTCTACGACTTTGTAAATGTGTAACATCTGTCTTCTCATCTAGAACTTGTTCATCTAAAAAATTATATAACTCTGAATTTACCTTAGCGCCATTGGGGTAATTAGGAACAATTAAATTTCTATTACTTAGAGAAAATTTACCTGAATCGTCAAACAATTTTGGAAAACTATTATTTTCTTTTCCGTATGGAAACAACCCCATAGTTTTTCCTGCTTCTATACTAGAGAAACCACAAAACTCTGTTACAGCTTCATATACTTTTACTATGCCTGCTCTATCTGAAAGTAAAGCTTCGTGTACTGAGTCTTTCTCTCCAAAAATTCCTGAATCTAAATTTAGATAATGAGCACCTAGCACAGTTTCGCTTGTACCATAATTTTTATAACGTGTTTTGAATGTAGAAGGATATTCACAATCAATAATACTTTCTACTTCCCAAACTGTCATTGGTTGATCGTTATAAGAAATATTGATAAAAGTGCCTGCACCGTCCACAATAAGACTAACAGCACTATCAAATCCTGATCTATAGAATGCACATGCACTGTGCAGCTTATGATGAATAAAACTTAAATCAATAACCTGAGGGTGTGCATATATGTTTTCTTTTCTACTAATTAATCCTAATTTTCTAGCCAAGCCAGTATAAACATCGTCGCCAGTGTAGTCTACTCTGCCTGCGGTTTCATTTAGTTTTTGAGTATGGGCAATTACAAGATAGTCGATCTTATCTGTGTATTCTAAAATTTTCATCATAGATGCATAAGGACCGCCGTCGTATTTGTGACGACTTAATCTTTCTTCTTCTATGCTAAAAACAATTTCGCCATCTTTTAACAAACAGACTCCTGAATTATGTCCTCTGGCGATAGCTGCTATATATCCGGTTTTCAATTGTGGCGTATTATTCATTATTTTTTCTTTTTATCTAAAATTGTATTAATAACGTAATCTTGAATTTCTGCGGTCATGGTCATAATATTTTCATGCTTTCGATCAATTCTTTCATCTACAGTTATTCTTATAGGACTATATTCTCTAGTGTCCTCACCCATGTCTAATATATTAAAAAACGAGCAATTTGGGTAGCTGACATTAATAGGAAAAGTCGATCCCATTACTACAGTAGATTGCTTTCCTACGGCATACGCTAAATGTTGACCTACACTGTCGCAGCCAAAAAAATGATTTGCATATTTGATTACTGCTGCCCACTGTCTTAAATTTAGATTTTCAGGCGCAGCAACATCATCTTTATATTTTTCTTCTCTTAGATCCAATTTAATTTCGCTCATCATAATCACAGCGTAATTATTTTCTTGTAGTTTTTTAATTAAAGCTTTGACATCTTTATATTCTATACTACGGCTTGTAGTATCAACAAAGCTTTCGTCTATATATTGTATGCCTCTTCCAAAAGGCTGAAACACTATTACTTTTTCTTTTTTTAAAGTTTTTTTGACTTCTGATACTAGTTGTCTGCCTGTAACTAGTTCTTCTTTAGATAATAAAAGAGTAGGTTTTGGTAATTCTCTAATACCTTTTTTATTAATTTCTATATCAAATGCTTGTGCCAAACTGCATTGCTGATTGTAGTATTCCCAAACTCTGTAAGGTTCAAGACTAATGATATCTTTATCTTTGAGCTTTTCTGCGAACAGATTTTTGTGCCATACATCATAAGTTCTTTTATCTAAAGTCGGGTGACCTTTATAAAATTCAGTGCCGCCTTCGCAAACTATAATAAAATCTGTATCCCCGGATTCTTGCTCGTATTTTTCAAAAGCAGGAATTGAACAAATAACACGACCGGCGCCGCCATTAATAAAAAATGCTTTAGATCTACTCATTGAAACTCCAAAAAAAAGTCTAACGTTACTATATATCTGTTGCTAAGTAACGTTAGACTAGTTTAGAATTTATCAGTAGTATTTTGGAGGATTTGCTGGAAATGGAATTTTCCAATGATCTATTCCGTCGTACGTAGTTTCTAGATTTCGTAACCAATCAATATAATCAGTCAACGCTTGACGTTCTTCGTCGGTATAATCATTGTTAGCTAGTGATTGTTCCATAGCTCCAATCAACAATGTTGAACCTTGAATTACACTTTCTCTAGTAAGATTATGTGTTCTAAAACTTGGTCGAGTAAATTGACCGTTGATATATTTTATATCAAATGATTGATAATTTTGATCTATCGCGCCGCCAGAATAAGTATAGGTGTACGTACCTTTGTTGTCAGGTAGTGTCTCTTCATAGTCGGGTACGTCATCATTTTCATATTGATGTGTAATATAAGCAGCTTCAAATGTATGTTCGCTAGCATCAATAACTACAAAATCTGTTTCTGGATCATTGTCCACTAACAGTTCGGTACGTAAGTCAGCTTGTGATTCGGCTGATGCAGCTACATATCTAATTTCTCCAGTGGGTGTATGTACACACAAAGCTAAAAATCTTGGTCCGAAGTATGTGGCTTGCACTGTTTTATTTAAATTTGTTGTTGTCTTATATGGCTCATCTGATAAAGCTATCGTAAAAAACTTACGCATTTTTAAACTCCTATTTTTTTAATTAACTAATAAATCTTATTCTAACTGCGCCCATACCGCCACGATAACCATTGTCTCTAACGCTGTCGCAAACACCAATCCCTGGAGCTCCCCACCCGTAAGGCATAAAAGATACACATCCAGTGGCTTCATAGCAGCCGCATGGTCTGTTACTAACCCAACAATAATTAGCCATACCAGCTGCGCCGGATTGTGAATTAACACCTAATCCCATTTGTGCTCCGGTAAGTCCTTGGCCAGGAATTGGAGCTTCTGGAGCATCATCTCCGAATACATGATTAATCATAGGAGGACTAACACAACTCCATACACCACCAGGTCCTGGAATATGCATAAGGGTACAGCATCTTGATACAGCCATACCTGCACAACAATAAAAAGTAGCACAACTTAATGCACCATTTACATTTACATCTCCACCAACAGCTGATGCCACAAATGTTTGGCTAGATCCTATATTACATATAGTGCCGCAAAAGCCGCTTAATCCATTGTTAGTGCCGCAATAGCCTGCTGCAATGAAACAACAGTATCCTCCATTGCTAGTAGAGCATATACTACAGCCGCCGCGGCCACCTTGGGCACAAATACAACCGTTAGTGCCGTTACCAAACCAGCATATACAAGTAGGTTCAGAACATCCTCTAAAATTTATAGTACTAGCATCACCGCAGGCAAATCCTATTGTTCCAGTAACATAGCAACCCGATGTAACACTGATACATTTCTTAGAATAAGCTGCTGCATTACCTGGTAAACCAAATCCGCAACAACACATACGAGCACTGCTGCCTCCTGCGCCCCATACTTCTATAATAGCAGTACCTGTTCCAGGAGCTCGCCAGCAAAATCCGCCGCAAAAATTAGTTCTTATATTACCAGGCGTAAAGGTATAAATCTCACCTTGATCTAAGTTTTCCTCTGTAAATGTTCCAGTTTGGTATAATCTTTGAGCTAACAGTGTTTTCAATTGTGTTGGCATTCTTAACTCGCAATAAATTTTATTCTAATTGCTCCTGAGCCGCCTCTAGTAGCAAAATCGCATACGCTGGCACAAGGACTCGGAGCCATTCCTGGAAATCCTGGTGGAAAATGAGAGACACAGCCGTGTGCTTGATAGCAACCACACCCATATGCACTTGCATAACAGTTTGATTCGTGCGGTAAACCGTTATGAGGATGTCTGCTAGCAGCATTTAGTGCATTAAGATATTGATGGATGCCTTGACCTGAAGTATTAGCGAATTCATTGGTGTTTTCTGTGGCAAAAACTAACACTCCGCCATTTTTAGAAAAATATCCTGCAGGTGTTCTGACAAAATATGTTGTGCTACAAGTACAGTTTGGTACACAACCAAAAAATCCTGCACAACTGAACCCTCCTCGACAATTTACATCGCCGCCGAATGCTTCTGCACAACAACTAGCTATAGAAGCACCTGCGCCAAAATTACAAATCACTCCGCAATTGGTATTAACTACTGTTCCGCAAAATCCTGCATTTAAAAAACAGCAGAACAAACTAGTTCCTGAAGAACAAAAACTAACGCCGCCGCGGCCTCCTTGGGCACAAATACAAGAATTGCCTGCTGTGCTTTGATAACAAACTCCTGTGGGCTCTGAACATCCTCTAAAACAGGCAGTTGATGGATTTCCGCAAGCAAGTCCAATACAGCCAAGAACTGTACATCCTGTAACTACATTAAAAGTTTTTTTACTATACGCACCTGGATTTCCTGGGATTCCGCCGCCGCAGCAGGCTATCATTCCTCCGCTGCCGCCAGCACCCCATACTTCTAAAACTACTTGTCCTGCTGACGGTGCTGTCCAGCATACACATGCAAATTGCTTAGTTCGAACATTTGGTTCTGCAAACATCCAAATTTGTCCTTTTTCAAGGTTTATCTCAGTGTCTGCAATACTGCTTAATTTATTAGTTACTAAATTTCTAAATGATGTTGGCATTATTAACTCGCAATAAACTTAATTTTCACAGCGGCGTTGCCTCCTTGCATGCCATTATCTCTTACACCGGCTTCAAATACTGCGTTATGTCCACCAAATCCTGGCGGACTCATAGATGTGCATCCCCACTGCTCATAACAGCCGCAGCCTCTGTTACTGTTCCAACAACTAACAAATGGAATGCCTCCGGCTGGTTTTCTGCTCACTGCATTCTGCATGTACATTTGCTGATGACGTCCTGTGCCTGAGTAGTCACTGAATTCATTAGTATATTCGTGAAATACTTCTAATACAACACCCTTTTCTGAAATAATTCCTGACGGTCCTGGAATATAAGCTGTTGTGCAACAAGCAGCATTTGCATTGCATCCAAACCATCTTATACAACTGAAGTGTCCGCAACAATTTACGTCTCCGCCGTAGCCGCAGGCAATTTGTAAAGTTGATGTTATGTTGCAGATTAATCCGCAGTTAGCATTTACTGGTCCTGTGCCACAGTATCCTGCTGCGAGATAACAGCACCAAGCACTGCTACCAGTAGAACAAAAACTTATGCCGCTACGACCGCCTTGAGCACATAAACAACCGTTATTGCCTGTAGTTGATGATCTAAACCAACATCCAAATGCCCTAGGGCCGCAGCCACTATCACACAGGGCTGCAGGATTTCTTGTAGCACTGTGTGCTTCTATACAACCACAAACAAATGCAGAACAAGACTCAGCAGCAGTGATTGTAAAAGATTTTTTAACATATGCGCCTGCATTTCCTGGCATACCAAATCCGCAACAACACATACGAGAACCGCCGCCGCCGCCGCCCCACATTTCAATAACTACTGTACCAGCTTGTCCTCCTGGTGGGCACCATCTAAAAATATTAGGAGTAACTGATGTTGCTGGTGTATACACCCATATTTTTCCCTGTTCTAAATCATTTTCTGACGGCCCGACTATGGTGTCGTTTTTCGTACTAACTAACGTTCTTAATGATGTAGGCATTTCTTTTTCCGATTAAGCAGATGCCACTATCCAACCATATGTTGCACCACTATAGATAAGTGTAACAATAGCGCCATTAGTATCAATAGTTAAGTCATCCGATACGTTTTGAATTTTAGCACCATTTCGCCCTACTGTAATATTGTTTGTGCCTGCTGTTGCGGACACATCTATAATTTGTATAGTGTCGTTGACTAGTACACCACCTACTGCTGGCAATGTTATGGTAATTGCACCAGATGTTGTATTGCATAATACTCTATCATTAACTACTGCACTATAATTCGTAGATGTTTCACGAAAGGTTGCCGATGCTGTTCCAGTAGTTGTAATATATCTTCCCATTTATTTCCCCTGACTGATTATCATGTTGTTAAAGTTTCTATGCCGTATGCCATTGCACTTACGTTTGCAACAGATGATCTGACAACGACTAATTTGTTAGCATCTATAACTATTCCTGAACGTTCTAGAACTCCTTTTGCACCAACTTCTGTATCATATTCGATATATTCTGCATCTGTTGGCGTAGAAGATGATGCTACTGCTAATCTTATTAGCGCAGGAACGTTACCTCTATTACAAACCGATACTGTAACAACCGAAAATGTGCTAGCCGGAACAGTGTATAAAGTTGCATCTGTAGCTGCTGTTAAATTTGCTGTTCCTAATCTTCCTGTAGCCATTTAAATCTCCGTTAATTAAATAAGGTGTGTGCAAGAATATATCCGTCAACGCCGCTTTTAAAATTCATCTTAGTATTTATATTTATTTGGGCACCGGTGGTTGTTGTGATAGTATCACCAGAAATAAACACAATTCCTGCTGTTACACTATTTACGTTCAACGAACTAGCTCCGCTACCAATTTGAGCACTAATATAAGCTTTAATTGCTCTTTGAGTTGGTACAATAGCATCACTATCTGCTGTAAAGAATGGATCTGTGCTAAATTCGCTGATAGCTGCGCCGCCTCCACCTAGAGCTACTGATCCTAACTGTAATTCTTGCAAGCCTGCTATACTAAATGCATCAGCATTTAATGTAGCTATACCTGTGCTTTGTTCTACGCTAAAAATGTCGCCGACTCTAAAATTACCATCTTGATCGGTACTAGTATAAAATACTCTACCGCCACCAAATTCATTAATTTCTTTAGTAGGGTCAGGATCAATTAATGGAGTATCAGGATAATTGGTGTTGGCAAAGTTACCTGTTCCAATATCTAAGAAGTCGTGTCCTGTTAATCGAACCTGACTATAACGAATTCTAATTTCGGTAGTTTCTTCGTGTTCAGGCGATTCTGCTACACCTAATCCTGGGCTTAATTGCAAGACCGCAGAATAATAATCTCCTTGTTGAGTGAGTTGTGATACACTGACTAGCTTGTATACTACGTCATTGATGCCAGTGATTCTAACATTAGATCCTGCTTTTGGAATTCCTGTTAATCGTTTGAAAGCTATGTATGTACCTGTCTGATATAAGTCTGCATATCCGTTACCAGTCACTGTTGCCGAAGCAGTTACATAATTTGTTCCTCTATTAGTAAATGTTGGATTGGCTAACACTCCTTTGCCTTTTCTAACTTGTGTGCTCGCTTCGCTGATATTATTAGGATCAACAATAGTCATAGTAGGGGCACTTGCATATCCTGAGCCTGGTTCAATTATTCTAATAGATGTAATTTTTTCATCATTTACAACTGCTCTAGCCTTAGTAGTAGATCCAGTTAATACACTCGATGCTACTGTACCTGCTGCGCCAGCTTGAACTGCGGCCCAGACGCCAGTTTCATTTGAATTTCCAAAAGTAATTGCACTATATCCGTTAGCACTGGTACTCATTGTGCGTGTAGTCCAGTTAATACCATCTTCTGATGTTGCTGCGGCAGTTGTACTACTCACAGCAAAGAACACACCTTGGCCGTATGCAACATTGGTGTAGCTTGCACTAGGAACTGTCATTGTGCCCCATGTTGTTCCGTTATTGCTATATGCAGCAGATGTTCCGCTAGAAGGAATAGCTACAAATTTATTTTTTCCGTATGTTACAGATACATAATTTCCACTAGCAATAGTTCGTGAAGTCCAAGTTGTTCCGTTACTAGAGCTTGCTGCTACAGTACCAGATGCTGCTACTGCTACAAATAGTCCAGCTCCATATGTAACATCATTCCAGGTTGCACTAGGAAGTCCTGTCATTGGAGTCCAAGTAGCACCGTCGTCAGTGCTGTAAGCTGCCGTGGTAGTTGTGCCGATTGCAACAAATCTTCCATTACCGTAAGTTATGTTGGTCCAAGTTCCTGCAGGTAATGCACCACCCGATGTCCATGACACACCGCCATTTACAGTTTTTGCAGTTTGTGTGCCCGCAGTGTTAATGGCGATCCATGTAGAAGTATTTTTTCCGTAGGCAATTTTCCAAGTACCCGAAACTGGAAGAGCACCACCTGATTGCCATACTGTACCATTTACTGAATATGCTGAAGCTGTACTTGCCGATGTTACTGCTACATATCTTCCTGCTTCAGCAATACCTTCAAATTCAAATACGTTTACACCACCAGTTACAGTTTTAAGTACAGTTATGGTTATGTCATTGGCTGGACTTGATGCATTTAAGCTGGTTCCTGGTATCGTCAAGACATCATCGGTTTGATATCCTGTTCCTGGAGAAGCAAGAGTTACTCCGTAATAGTTACCAGATTTTAAAACTGTGAATTGTGCTCCAACTCCAGATCCATTTATGGCCGCAACGTTTGTGAATGTAGTAGAATAGTTTCCAAACACTACATCATTCCAAGCAGCACTAGGTAGTGTTCTTGCTGTAGAAGCGAATCCTGGTCCGGTAAATGTTAATCTTGGTTCTATCTGATAAGACGTAGTAACATCTAAATTGTTAGTTACAGTAGTGCCTGGAGCTATATGATCCCATCCTGCTGCATATAACGAAACACTTTGACCTGTAGTGGTAGTCAAGACTACTGCACTACCACCTGGGCTTGTGCTTACTGTAAATTGAGTACTTGTGAATCCTGAACGTACATAATATAAGGTGTTAGCAGTCAATCCGCCAACATTTGATCCTACATAGACAGGCATATCGTTATATAAAGTTTCGGTACTAGCTACAGTAATTAAATTTGTAGTTACTGTAGTATCAGTAATTGTTAATGTTGTAAAACTTTCTTTATATATTAATGCTACTTTAGTTCCAGAGTTATAATTTAAAATTACAGCTTCTTGTCCGCATCCTGATCCTGCATTAAGAACTATTTTCATTCCAGTATATGCACTGCTAATAGCAGTGTCTGTGTTTGCGATAGTTATTTGGCCAATACTACCACTTTGAGCGGCATTACTTACATAGACATAACCATCGCCACCAATACCTGAACTATCTCCTGGATCAGTTAATCTTACTTCATAAACTGCATCATCTCTAAATTCGTCAGCTAATGCAGCAGCATTAAGACCTGTACCAGAAATAGTGTAGGTAGCACTATTATACATTACACCGGCATTAGTATATTCAAGTCGTAATACATTATTTGTACCGTCTGTAAATGCTAGTCCAATTTGTGCTTCAACTGATTTGTTATTAACTAATCCTTGTACTGGTGTTTCTGTAACATCAACACCCTCAGCTACAGATCCAAATTTACCATAAGAATTATTACCATTAGTAGCTCGAATCTTGCCGCCTGCTTCTGCGAGATAAGCAATATGTGCATAATAAGAGAATACGCTAACCAGCTCTGCTCGTCCTAGATTAGTAACCCATGCACCAATACCATCGCTTAATACTTGTGTATAATCATTAGCTACTATAGAATCATTGCCTCCGTTATGCAGATCGCCATCAACTTTTAATCCTATACAAGCAGTACCAAAAGTAGTAACGTTTTGCACATAAGGACTTCTTTCTGTGATCCATACACGTTCATCATCAGGACCCCAACCTGGATCTAAGCTAGTGTAGGCACCAGCAGTAGGTCGTTGAGTACCGTAAATATTTGCAGATCCTAGCGTACCAGTAAGTCCTGCTAAGGTGCAGTTTCTCACGCCTGTACCGCTTCTTAGATAAAACATATCTATTAACTGAGATCCATTAACTGCATTAACGTATAAATTAGCGGCAGTTAATGTTCTATAATTGCTGTTGTAAACAATATCCCATTTTATCGCATCTACATATTCTCTAACATCTCGTTTACATGCTGTTTCATCGTATGTGCCAGCATATAAAGGATAAGTTACGTTAATATATGCTACTGCTTCTTCTGCTAAAAACTCTTTATTGATCTCTAAAATGTTTACAGCATTGTATACATTTTCTATAGTTGAATAATAATTAGTGCCGGTTAGCACTGGCGCAGAACCTGCTGCATTTATATAATAATCAATATAGTTTTTTGCTGATGTGAATAAATTTGCGGCCGCTGTACCTTGTGTTGCAGAAGCTGCTGGTCTTGTTGTGTTTTGATTTAACGGATTGCCTGTGCTTTTTACAATAGCTACATTTTGAACAATATTACTGATGATTGACGATAATCGCTGTAATGCAGCCATACTGTAAGTAACATCGCCAGCACTAATAATACTCGATGCTGGTTCTATTCTTGTTGAGCGTAGTTCATCTCCAACAACTGCTGTATCTTTAGGAACTACCATAGGTAATACTTCATTGAACGTTCCTGTTTTAACATTCAATGTATAATTAGTTTTTATTTCTGCAAACACACTAGTACTATCATCAACTGCATTTATTGCACCAGTTAACGCAGTCACTAAATTATTTAAAATTGTTTGAGCACCAGATTCTTCTGTATAGTTTGTATTAATAACTTGTGTAACAGTACCTTGATATACTGTACCTGGTGCAACATTTGACAATACCGCGTCTATAACTGTATTAGCGTAATTTATAGATGCAATCGTTTCTTCTTTCTGTCCAAGGAGATAAAATGCACCTGCCTCCGAACCGTAGCTAATTGCTGCTCTTCTAATTGCAGAGTTTCCTCCATGAGCTAAATCGAAAGCCAATGCATCAATGATCAATCCAATATCTCGTTCGCATTTTGCAGAATTATAAGTAAATCCTCCTGCGAACGGAGCAATAGCTCCTGCAACTTGAGCCGCTATCCATCCTGTTACTTCTTTTTGAATAAATTGTCTATTAATTTCTAATAACCATCTAGCGTTAGGATTTAATGGTCCTCGTTCGATACGTTGTAGTGCATATTGAACAGTCTTCCAAGGCCTATCTATAGTCACACCATTCAGAGGATTTGGATTATCGTCGCCTGAAGGAGCTACATAAAATATCTGATTGATTACTCCAAAGTAATTCCATGATGGCTCATCTATAGCATTAACTTTTAACACCATACCTTGATCGCCAATTGGCAATCTAGCTGGTCCTGCGCCACCGTAGTAGGCAATGTCTCCTTGAGTTGTAAGTACTGCTAATTCGCTGCCTGCTGTAAAAATATTCCAGTAGTCACCTGCTATGTCATTGTCAGGTCTATTTGGATTAGATGCAGTATGAGCTAGTACACAAATATAGGAGCTAGGTCCAAATTTTACAATATCTCCTAATATATAAAACGTGTTTAATGCCCATGGTCCAGTCCATCGTTGTCCTGCATTAAGTAATGCCCAGTATGTTGTATTAGGTGGATTATTAGAAAAACTTGCTTCATGGTCTGCTATGGCAAGGTACACATAAGCACCGTATCTAACTACACTGCCTACTTCATAAAAATTAGGTGCGCCCCAAGCGCCTTGAAATTTAAATCCTGTTACATATAAATCCCAATCATCGCTGTTTGTTGTAGGAGTTTGATTAGTATTATTTGTTTTACTAATATAAACATAACCGCCATATGCTACTGTATCGCCTGGTTGATAAACTGCGGAACTGTTCCAGCTATCGTCAAATTCTAAGCCTTCTACGAACTGACTCCAATTTCCTTCTGCAAAGGTAGCACTACTGGTATGATAAGTTGTACAGATCCATAGGCCAGCGCCGTATTTGACTACGTCATTAATTTTATATCTTACACTAGATCCACTCCATGCGCCTAAGTATTCGATGCCTTTATGTAAAAAATCCCACTTAGCCTGATCTGCTTCTAAACCTAATGTAGCTGTAGCTGCTGATGTATGATACTCATTACAAATATAAGTAATGCCGCCATACTTTACAATATCATTTACTTTATATCTAGTACTAGTGGACCAATTTGTTTTCCAATCAAATGTTTCTGCAAACAAATCCCAATTGCTTTGATCATCTTCTAAACCTAAACTAGCGGTAGCAGCACTGGTATGGCCAGTATTACAGATATAGATATATCCGCCATACTTTACTATGTCATTTATCTTATAAAATGTAGAAGTAGTCCAAGAGCCTTTCCAATCTTGTCCATCCGACATTTGATTCCATCTAGTAGGAACATTATTTAAATCTGTGTAAAAATTAGAGTCAGAGGCATGCCCTACGACACAAAGATATGTTTTTCCGCCGTATCTGACGATATCATCTTTGACGTATGTGGTACTAGCAGCCCAAGTACTTTTCCATACAAATCTAATTCTACCTAGGTTAAATTCAGCCATTTACTGCTCCGTTATTAATTGATGTTGTATTTATTAGTTTATTTTTATTATCAAGATGGCAGGTCATTTACTACATCTTGGAAGTCGAGACCAGAATCAAAAGAATGTGAATAAAATGCAAGGGCTAGTGCAGTGCCGTCAATTCCGCCGTTAAATGTTGCTTTAGTATCAAAATTAACCGTGCCGCCTGACACTGTAGAATTAATTAAATTTGGTCCAATTATAACTTGTCCGGAGGTTAAAATAGTAGTAAACACATCTGAGCCACCACCAGATATTCTTGCTGTAATATATGCTTTTATGGCTTTTTGTGTAGGAACAATATTGTTAGAGTCTGCTAAGAAAGTCGAATCAGTGCTAAATTCTCTAATAACTGTACCTGTACCTCCTACACTTACACCGCCAAGACTTAATTCTTCTAACCCTCCTAGATTGAATAAACTGGCGCTTATAGTTACCGTACCTGTTGCCTGCTCGACTCTGAATAATTCACCAACTCTGAAGTTACCGTCTTGATCAGTACTAGTATAAAATACTCTACCGCCACCTGATTCTACAACTTCGTTTTCTGGGGAAACAGTAAAATCAAAATTTTGATATAATTCTGGGTACTGTGTTTGTTGCAGATTGCCTGTGCCGATATCTAAAAAATCATGACCAGTTATTCTGACTTGACTGTATTTTTGTCTTATAATGATTGGAGTTTCGTGTTGCGGACTTTCTTCTGTTTCTAGAATAGGAAATATATCCAAGTTAATATTAAAGTTTCCTGTTGATCCTGCTACTGAATTTATTTTAACTACTTTATACACTACATCGTTAATACCGTTAATAGATAAATTATCGCCAGGTCCTGGAACTACACTAACTTCCTTAAAATTAACGCTAGCACCTAATTGAAATTTATCGGCAAATCCGTCGCCCGTTATAGTGACTCTAGTGCTTACGGTTTGATAACTTGTTCCTCTGTTATCCCATGTCACCGGTCCTAATACTCCATCGCCAGTTCTTGCTTCTAACACTACATCAACAGTATTATTTGGATCTACAATAGTTACAGTAGGAGCAGAGATATACCCGCTACCACAATCCCATATTTTGACCATAGCAATTCTACTAGATACAACTTTTACTCTGCCTTTTGCTCTTGTTCCCGAGGGTGGCGCACTAAAAATCACACGTGGTTCTACAATGTATGTAGTACTAGAATCTAATACTGCTTCAATTGAAAATCCGGCAACATGATCCCATCCTGGCGAGTCGTCTGATTCTTTATAAACTGTAACTTCCTTAGTAACATCATTGTAAGCTTGAATATATCCGTATTGGCCTGTGCCTGTTCCGCTGGTAATAAAAATTCTCATACCAATAAATTGAGCAGTGGTATTAGTGTCATTAGATGCAAGGGTAATAGTTAAATTGTCCCCAGACTGCGCATTATTACTAGCTAATTTATAATTAGCTCCGCCTATTGTACTGCTATCGCCTGCACCTTTGATTCTTACTTCATAGACTGCACCATTTCTGTATACTGGAGTAACTGCTGCTCCTACACCGGCACCAGTAAAATTAAATGTTGCATTAGTATAATTTTGTCCACAATGACTATATTCTAAAATTAAAATCTGATCACCTACATTGCCACTTACAGCAGCGTCTACCGTTGCTTCACCTGTCTGATTATCAAATTTTCCTGTAATCGGAACTTCGGCTAGTAGAACTCCTTCTGCTACGCAGCCGTATGTACCATACGAGCTATTACCGTTAGTTGCACGAATTTTTCCTCCGTTCTCTGCTAGGTATCCTATATGACCGTAATATGAAAATACGCTAACTAATTCTGATAAGCCACCGTTGGTTACCCATGCACCAATACCATCGCTAAGAACTTGTGTAAAATCATTAGCTACAATAGATCTGTTACCGCCATCGTGAAGGTTACCGTCTACCTTTAGACCAACACATCCTGTACCGAATGTAGTAACATTTTGTACGTAAGGGCTTCTTGAAGAAATCCAAACAGAGGAATCGATTGTTCCTGTACCAGGATCTAGGCTAACATATGCTCCAGCAGAAGGTCTAGCTGTAAGATATTGATTCAGTCCTCCTAAAGATCCGGTCAATCCGCTTAGAGTCATGTTTCTTATACCTGATCCGTTTCTTACATAAAACATATTGTCTTGTTCGTAGCCAGCTGCTGGCGAAATTGTAGTGCCTCTTAATTCGTCACCTACTAATGCAACGTCTGCAGGGATACTGATTGGCAATATTTCTTCGTAGTATCCTGTTTTGATAAAAATTGTAGCAGGTCCTGTAATATTTTCACAGGCATATTTTACAGTTCTCCACGGCGTGTCAATAGTGGTGCCTCTACTTGCACTATCGACTCCTTCTATTGCAACATAATATACATCTACAATATCAGAAAATAACTCCCAAGTAGCAAGATTATCAACATTTTGTAAAACAGCTCCTTCAGCTCCAATAGGAAGTCGTGTACTTTCTATAACTAAAGTTTCTGGATTTTCGCCATATGTATTAATATCACCTAATTCTCTTAGCCTATTAGATTGATTAGCTTCACTTAACAAGGTCCAAAAGCCAGCAGCAGTAACTTTATCTGGCCTAGTTAAGGTCGCTGAAGTATGTCTTTGTAAACAAATATAAGCAGAGGCTGTAAATGTGGCGATATCATCTACTTCATATTGAGTGGAATCAGTCCACCCTGCTCTCCATCTTGTACCTTTATTGACTATTTCCCAATAAGAAGTATTTGTAGGATCGTTAGCTAAAGATGGCTGAATACAAGCGAAAACAAAGCCGGCGCGGCGTACTACATCACCTATCTGATAACTTACAGCAGCACTGTACTCACCTAACCAATTATATCCTATACTTAATAATTCCCAGTCAATAGGATTAGTTGACGGAGCAGAGTTTAGGTTAAAAGTCAAAGCAAAGTAACTATATCCTCCGTATTTTACTACGTCTCCGATTTGATAACTTGTGCCGGCATCCCAAGTTTGTTCATATTCTAATCCCGGAGCATAAACTGCCCAATTCGCACTGTTAAAAGTTCCGACTGATATGTGTGCAGTTGTACAAATATATGATGCTGATCCATATTTTACTACATCGTTTAATTTATATCTTGCACTAGGATTAAAATTACCAAGATATTCTATGCCTATATGCACAATTTCCCAGTTAGCTATATTATTTTCTAAACCTTGATTAACAGATCCTGCACTAGTATGTGCCGTAGTACACCTATAGACATACGCTCCGTATTTTACAATGTCACCTACTCGATAAGGAGTATCTATTTGCCAAACACTTTTCCAGTCTTCAGTTCTAGCATAGATTTCCCATTTAGCTTGATCATTTTCTAATCCGTGCGTAGATTGATACGAAATTCCTACACCTGGTAATGTAGAACTTGTATGGGGAATTAAACATTTATAAACTGTTCCGCCATACTTAACTAAGTCATTAATATTATAAGGTAAATTTGTTTGCCAGTTGCCTGTCCATGTAAATCCATCAGCCATTTGCTCCCATCTAGGAGCAGGTACAGGAGGCACTGTATTTGATTCTATCGAAGTTAAATCATTATAAAAACCACCGCCAGATTCTGCTGTGTGCCCAATTAAGCAGACATATGTTTTTGCTCCGTATGCAACAACATCATCTTTGTAATATGTTGTTCCTGAGCTCCACTCGCCCTTCCAAGTATATCGTATTCTACCTAATTTAAATTCAGCCATATTGATTCCAAATAATTTTTCTAATATTTATATACCAGTTGGATAGGTATATGATTGATTAATTCTTACTACAAGTTCTCCGTTATCGTTTACATAATATAATAAACTTCTGTTATCCCAGCGATATTGTTCGTATTTTAAATTTTCAAATACTATTTCGTGATTAGCATTGCGGCCTTCATAAAAATCAATTCCTACTTCAAAATCATTATAATTGTCTTCTGCATCTCCAGGAACATTAATTTCAATTTGATCATTTTGATCTAACTGATTCACTCTTACAAAATAAAGCTGCCCTTGATCTGTTCTTCTTATTCCGTAAAAATATTTAGGTGCTGTACCTATAATTGCTTCTTGATCACTGCCAAAAAAGTAGTTACTTGCCATAATTAATCCTTATGTTATATCTGCGTAGCTGATTATAATATCTAAACTTGACTCTGTATTGCTTACTACTCTAAAACTACACGACGGTCCTAAAACTAATTTTTCTCCGTTAGTAATTACTTTTAAGCTAGTATTTGCTGGTATAACAATTCCTTTGACAAAATATCCGACTGTACTAGCATCATCTACTACAAAAATATCTACTGTAATAGGATCATTAACTGTATTTGCTAGATTGCAGCCCATTAATGTTGCTCTATTAGTTAAGCTAGTTTGTAGAACATCTATAGGAGAAGTACCTATATTATTTGTCACTTGAGTTTTTAAAGTTATTGCCATATTTTATCCAAAAATTAATGCAGAAGCTAATGCGATATCTTCTGCAATAGATAAAGTAATACCTGATCCAGTACCTGCTACTGATACCCATGCAGTACCGTTATAAATCTCAGTTAAGTTATTATCTGTATTATATCTCATCATTCCTGTTTGAGGAGATAATGGTCGTTGTCCATCCGTTCCTGTTGGAATGACAAACGCATTTGTTCCAACAATATGGTAGTATCCTGTTCCGGTAGATCTAAATTCTGTAACTGCATCTGTTACAGTGTTTAAAATTATATTATTTCCAAATTTAAAATTATCAAAAACAACTGTGCCTGTACCGTTAGGTAATAATTCTAAATCAGTATTCGTTGTTGTAGTTCTAATAACGTTTCCGTCAATTTCGGTACTGTCTACTACTAGTTTATTAACATTAAAATTATTAGCATCCAATGTTGCAGATAAACTTCCTCCTGCATAAAAATACAATGTGTTTTCATTCGCTCCTGGACTTGTCTCGGCAAGAATATATGTGTCGTTGTCAACATCAAATACTCCTCCAATTCTTATCCAATACGATCCATTATATCCTTCATAATAATTTGTATCGCTATTAAATCTTATCATACCAGACGACGGTATAGCTGGTCGTTGTAATTCAGTTCCTACTGGAATTTTAACTGCCTGATTTGAATTAATATTAACAATACCAGTACCTGATGGCGTTAGGTTTATATCTTGGGCCACGGTTCCTATAATACTACTACTGTTAAACTGTAAATTTTCAGCAACAACATATCCAGATCCATTTGCTCTTAATTCTAAATTACTATTAGATTGTGTAGTAGTAATCACATTCCCAGATATTAAAATATCGCCTGTACTTAATGTTGACGATATTATACTGGTAGTTACTAAATTATTAACGTTGAGATTGCCAGTAACAGTCGCATTGTACAGGCTAGTAGTTCCTGATGTAACATTCAAATCTTGACCAACAATTAGATTATTATTAGGAATTGATATATTACCTGTTCCGTTAGCAGAAAGTTCTAAATCTGCATTACTAACCGTTGTTTGAATTACATTTCCGCTTATAGAAATTTGATCTGAAAAATAATTAGAAAGATATACATTATTCCAACTAAGACTGGAACTGCCTAAATCATATACACTATTGGTATTAGGTATCAAATTACTAGCAATTTTTGCATTTATAGTTAGAGTATTAGTATTATTGGTACCTAGGATAGTATTTCCATTAACGGTTACATTGACTACGTCTAAATCTCCTGCAATACTTACATCGTCTGCACTTGTAACTGTACCGTTAGCTGCTTGTAGGGTAATTCCTCCAGTAGTGCTTTCGATAGTGTTACCGCTAATTCTAATATTACCAGTTTCAACTTTTGTAGGAGTAATTTCGGTAGTGTTTATTCCATCTGTAAAAACTACGCCAGACGGACTAGCAATTGTAATATTACTATTTGTAAAAGTTACATTTCCTGTTTGTTGATCGACTAAAAAGTAGTCGCCGACTCTAAAATCTCCTTGTGCATCAACGCTGGTATAATACAACCTTGCTCTGTTTAACTCTACAACTTCATTCGCTTGAACTACGCTTAACGGATCATTGTCACTAAATCTTCCTGCACCAATATATGCAAAATTAGATCCAATAAAATATCCTATAATTCCTTCACCGTCACCATATGCCCCGTAGTTACCGTACACACATGCACTAGCAATACTACGAATTTCTGCTCCAAAATCGCTGTAGTCTGCCCATGACAAATGACTAGCAGTTTGCCCGCCGCTAAAAGTAATAATTTGTTGATTACTAGTGTCTGGTACAGCTAAACTTTCTTCGAATCCTGATACTTTTCCATCTATTACGATGTTAGTATAAGGAGCACTATATGTAAAACTCTCAATAGTTCCAGTAGTATATGTTGCAGGATTTGCACTAACATTTTCAACTGTGATAGTATCGCCCACATTAAGAGTCTGCGCACTGATACCGTAAACTTTTAATCTGGTTTTGCCGTCACCTGCAAACCCAGTGCTTCCACTTACTGCATACAATCCTTTGTCTGCAAAATATGTAAAACAGTTTAACCATTCAACTCTGACGCCGTTGGTCATTGTTACTGCATCGACACCAGGTGTAATAAAAGTTACGCTATGAAACAGCATACTTGCTTCACGACTAGACGCATTGACAATACTTCCGTCAATATATGCACCTTTACCTGCATCGCCTGCTAAAAATCCTCTAGGATCATTTGGAGGATTAGTTGCTAACCTCACTGTAGATCCTGCTGTAATAACTGTAATATTTCGTATGTAAGGACTGCGTGTAGTTACTGTCATCCCTGGAGCAAATCTAAAGGCATAACCAGTATTAGTTCCTACATCGTACTCAAATCCTGTAATAGTAAGGTCTTCTACAGTAGTTTCACCGTTCAAAAGAAAAATATCTACTGTAACATCGCTATCAGGTTCAATAGTAACTGAGCGTATTCCGGCACCTTTAACTGTTACTCCTGTTGGTACAGTCAAAGGCAATGTTTCAGAGTATGTGCCTGGATAGATATAAACAGTATCACCGGCTGTAGCTAAATCTAATGCTCTGCCTATACTTGATAAAGGATCATTTTGATGAGTTCCTGAATTGCCGTCGTCGCCGTTAGTAGCAACATAAAAAATATTTCCTTGTTGAAGTGCAATATCAATTCCTGATACAGTTAATGCTCCTGTAGATACAGTTGATGCATGTAGTGTATTAACCCATACATCGTTCCATCTTTTTGTACTAGAACCTAATTGGTAAGTGTCAGTAACGTCAGGAATTATATTACTGTTGATATCTGCATTAAATGTTATCGAATCAGTATCTTGATCACCTAAGGTTAAATTACCGTCGGCAGTTATTGTACCGGTAGCATGTAAATCACCAAATACTTCAACATCAGCATTTAAGTTTATTTTTCCGGTACCAGATGTTATTAAGTCTAAATCAGCATTAGTATTCACTGTGGAAATACTGTTGCCTTCTATTTGTATTGTATTATCAAAAATTGTTTTATTCTGATATAATACAAAATTACCTGCTGCTGGTGCTAAGTTTAGTATTCCTGAACTGCTATAAATGCTGTTACCGCTTATAGTGATATCATCAATAATCGCTGATCCGGTAACTTCTAAATCTGTAGATCGTAAAGTACCGTTAACTGTTAAATCGTGAGTAGGACTAGCAGTCCTAATTCCTACTCTGCTATTATTAACATCAAGATATACTAGATTCGTTTCAAAAGCTAAATCTACACCATCTCGTAGTAGATTTTCTTTTAATAACGGCCCAGAAATTTTACCTACAGCCATTGATTTTCACCGTTTTAAGTATTTATTGTTAGCCAAAAATTAAAGCATAGGTGTCGCTTAAATCTTCCATAACAAGGCTTGAAACTACAGGGCCGCCGCCGCTAGCAGGTGCCCACGTTGTACCGTCCCACACTTCTAAGTAACCTTGGTCAGTATTATACCTAGATGCTCCTGTTGGAACTCCTGCTGGGCGTTCTGCATCTGTACCGTAAGGAATAAGTAACCCTTTACTATCTGTAAATTTTACATACCCTGCACCGGTACTTCTTATTTCTGTTGTTGCATTATTGACAATATTTGTAACGATGTTTGTAAAAACTGAAAAATTATTCTTTAAACTTAAAATTCCTGTTCCTGATGTGTTTAATTCAATGTCGGCATTAGTATTAGTGGTTCGTATTACATTATTGTCAATTTCAATTTCATCGATGATTATCTTATTAAATTGTGTTTGATTATTATTAAAACTTGCTGATAATATGTTATTATTATAAAAATTTAAAACATTATTATTGCTTCCTGGTGTTGATTCGGCTGATATAAATGTATTGTTATCAAAGTCTGTTAGTCCAACTAAAGATTTTGTTCCTTCCACAATTTTACCTTCAAATGATAAATTTGAAGAATTAAATCTTATTTCTCCGGAGTTGATTAAAGTTCTATTAAGATTACTACCTACAGGTATTCTTAAAGCAGAGTTGTTAGAAATGTTAACAATAAAATTAGTATAAGGAACAAAATTTATAGACTTATCTGATTCAGATCCTGTTAGTAATATATTAGAGATAGAAGAATCGACAATTTTTATAGTTTGGTCAAATATTACTCCGCCCAAACTATTAGCTCTTAATTCTAATGGACTATTTGACTGTGTAGTAGTAACATAATTTTCTGTAATTAAAATATCACCGTTATAATATTCGTCAATATTATTAATCGTAGCTGTAGTGTTACCTAATACATTAGTATTGTTTGATACTGCTACATTAAGAAATGTTGACAACCCATTTACTGATAGGTTTTGAGATATCAATAAATCGTTATTAGCTACCAATACTGATCCAGTTCCATTAGCAGCTAATTCTAAATCTGAATTACTTTCTGTGGTTTCTATTAAATTGCCTTGTATATTAATATTATCAAAAAGTAATTGACTTGCATATAAATTTTTATAATAAGATAAACTATTACCTAAATTAAAATTAATTGTATTCGGTATTAAATTTGATACAATATCTGCTGCGATTTGTGTCGTGTTAAAATTACTACCTAAACTTATATTGCCTGAAGAGTCTACGTCTCCTGTTACTAATATATTTGCATTTATATTTAAATTAGTGTTTATAGTTTGAATATTATTCGCTGCATTAAAATTTAAAGGTCCTATTATACTTTCAATAGTATTTCCAGAAATTCTAATGTTGCCTGTGGATACTTCTGTTGCATCGATGTAAGTTGTGTTAGTGCCGTCAGTGATATTAATTGATGTATTAGATACTACGCTAGTTTGAAACTCAATGTCTCCTGTCGAGCTAACAACTCTAAAAATATCCCCAACTCTAAAATCACCTTTATGATCCATACTTTGGTAATAAATTTTACCGTCGTTTATTCTTACTATCTCATTTGCTTGAATTACGTTTGTAGGATCGTTGCTAGTATCTTTGCCGGCTCCTATATAACCAAAATTATGATTAATTAAGTACATTAATACTTCGTCGCCGTCAGCATAAGCTCCGTAGTTTCCATAAACATTGGCACTACCGATACTTCTAACTTCTGCTCCAAAATCTAAACCTAAGCCTGCAAATCCCGCAGTGCCATTTTCAGCATAAAGTCCTCTATTTGCATAATAGATAAAACAGTTTAACCATTCAACACGCACGTGATTTTTCATCACTATAGTGTCTGCGGCTGGGCAAATAAATGTTGCGCTATGAAATAACATGCTAGCTTCTACGCTTGTAGAAATTGCCATTGCTCCATCAATCTTCGCTCCGCGGCCGGCATCGCCTTGATCAAACCCTAAAGGATCTGATCCAGAAATTACACTGCCTTTGGTAATCACAGACACATTTCTAATATACGGACTTCTACTAGTTACATTTAGCGAAGAGTTAAAACTAAACGCATATCCTTTGTCATTTATATTATCGTAGTAAAAATCTGCAATAGTTAAATCTTCAACAGTTGTTTGACCATTCAATTTAAAAACATCTTCGTATGTACTTGCAGTATCTGGTACAATTTTAACATCCCTGATACCGGCTCCTTTGACTGTAACTCCTTCAGGAATAATCAGTGGAAATAATTCTATATAAGTTCCTGGATAAATGTAAACAGTGTCGCCGCTTGTTGCTTGTGCTAATGCATATTCGATCGTAGAAAAAGGACCATTAGGATGATCACCTACATTGCTGTTATTACCATTAGCAGAAACATACCAAATGTTTCCTGCACGTAATGATAGATCGATACCATTAACTATTGCGCCGCCAGAAACGTAGTTAGTTCCATTCACTAAATTTGTATGTAAATCACTCCATACATTTGAATTGGATCCTAGAGTGTAAGTATCAGTTGAATCTGGAATAATATTACCAAGAATGTCTGCATTTATTGTAACATTGTCAGTATTATCTGAACCAAATATTATCGAGCCGTCAAATGTTATATTTCCTGTGGCATGTAAATTACCAAAAACTTCAGTATTGTTTTTTAAATTTATCGATCCAGTGCCTGACGTAAAAATGTCAATGTTTTCATTAGATCGTAAACTAGATATTCCTAACGAACTTATTTCTATTCCGTCAACTTGAAATGTTTTAGTCGTTATTCTTGGAGATGATCCTGTAGCATAGAAAACAATGTTGTTGGTACTAGTAATAGTACTGTTATTAAATTCTAGATCGCCTATTGTTGTAGGATTGTCAACAAGCAGATCATTGGAAGATATCGCAGAATTGACATACAAAGTTCTTAACGGTGTATCAGAATTTATTCCAATTCTGTTTGAATTGACATTAAGATATAATAGATCAGTTTCAAAGGCAAGATCGATGCCTTGTCTAACTAAATTTGATTCTAATACTTGCCCAGAAATTTTACCTACTGTATTAGTCATGCCTGCTCCAATACAGTATTTATTGGTTCAATTATTTGTCGAAACCGTAGAGCACGTAAACAGGTTTGTTGGCAGGCACAGCAGTTCCAAACAATAAGTAAGTTCCTGTCGCCCAAGGATTTCCAGGATTTTTAGTGTCATTACCTGGAGGATTTTGTACTAAAGTGTAATTATCTATAGGGATTTGAAAAACGTTTTCCACGAGCACTATTATGTTTTTAGCTGCTTGAGTAGCGTTCCATGTAACACCGCTTTGAAAATTGTAGGCCAATGGGTCTGGACTTAATGGTCCAAAATAAACTGTTGAACCGTCTCCGATGCCTACATCTTGTTTAGTTATACCTACACTTTCTTTAAATCTAAAACTACGCCATTCGCTGCCTTGATAACCTTCAAATTCGCCTGTAGTCGTATTAAATCTAATCATGCCTGGTATATATGCTGGAGCAGTTGTATCAGGACTTCTCTGCGTGGTAGTTCCTTTTGGAACTAGCATAGAGTAGGGTCTGTTTACTACAACTTCGCCGCCAATATCAACGTACAGACTAGTGTTGCCTGTTACAGACTTTCTATCTAATATTTGTCTTCTAAGATATTTCATTATACGGGAATAGCAGAAATAGTTGCTACAAGGTTATAAGGTGCAGGAGTATACATTACCACAGAATCTCCGTTGTCTAAAATCATTTTTTCTGAATCAAATGTAACACTTTCTCCAGCAGGAATAGGTAATTGATTGACTACTTGGTTTGTTGTGACTACACCTGCACCATTTTTAACAAAATGTACATCTAGATATGTTAATCCTGTAGTTGGATTTAAAGGATCGTATGTAGCTGTATTACATATCCAAATACAAGTGATTGCATTATTTCCGCTACTTGTATAGACTGTAGTAGGTGATCCGCCAGTAATTGTTGCACTTTCAATCGCCATTGTTGTTCCTTAAAATATCATTCCAAATAAAATTGCACGTCTTTTACTTACCAATTCGTCATTTCTCGCAGTAGTAATATAGAATACACCTGAATCGCCGGCGCCTGAACTAGCATGATAAACAATGTTTTTTGTTGCTGCACTACTGGGCGCGGATCCTTGTATAGCTAATTCTAAATGTCCATCCAAGCTCACTTTACTATTTGTTGGGTCAAGTATGATTGAACCGCTGGTGCTGCTTAAAGTATTAGTAGCTAAAGTTAAATTTCCTGCTATTAATCCTGTTGAATCAATTGTTGCTTTAAGTACGTTATCGACTTTAAAAGTTAATTTACTTACTGCATCGCCTGCTGTAATTGCTTGCGCACCAAATGTTAAACTAGCACTAATTTGATATGTTCCTGCGCCGCCGCTAGCTGCGATAAATCCTAGAACAGTAGTTCCACCAGGAATTCCGGCGCCGGCAATGAAATCGCCAACTTTTATGTATCCGGCTGTAACTGATGTCACAGTTAGTGTAGTACCACTACAACTGGCTACACCTTGAAATCTTACAGTATCAAAACCTTGACCTAATGTATCACCTGCTCCAAATACTTCTGCAACAAATGAAGCCAACGATGATGCTACATAATCTGACATAGCTTTTGCATTTGGAATTCTATCGTCGTCGATTACAGAAACTCCTAGTGCTGGATTTGAAGGGTCTACATAATTTAAAATCTTTTGTTCGTAGTCACCTGTACCTGTTACTGTTACATAACCTGTACTGCCAGAATTAATTAACCCCAAAACTCCTTGATTAGTATCAATACTGTTTGTTTGAATTCCGGTTAAAGTTCCGTTATCTCTTCTAAAAACCCAAGTGCCTGGTACTGTTGTAGCAGTAGTAGGACTATAGTGTGTTTCACTTTCGTCCCACAGAATTTGTGCATCTGCTCCTGATCCTCTATCAACTTGAATTCCTGAAGTTCCTAGAGTCACCGTTGATCCAGTTTCTCCGCTGTTAAGAACAATAATATTATCTTTAACAGTCATAGTTTCTGACTGTACAGTAGTTGTAGTACCTTGTACTGTTAGATTACCTGTTACTAGTACAGTTCCTGTACGAACTCCTGTATTAAGAGTTATTGTACCAGAATTTTGTACTACAACTTGGTAATCACCGTTACTGACTCTAAGAACTTTCATCTATAATCCTAAATTAGATAGCAACTAACTGAAGTGTAGTTTCAGTTGAATCGTCTGTTACAGACCATGTATATCTAACGTTATTGAAATCTCTAGCAGTTCTATTATAGAGTTTTTTAATGTTTACATATTGACCATTTGTTTTTCTTCCTTGGATGGCCATTTCATTAGCTGCTAAAGAGCCTGCTGCTTTGTTAACTAATGTGCAAACACCAACATTGCCTGTACCTGAGCCAGCAGTAGTACGCTTAGTACCAGTTTTTAGATCATTAACTAAAAATTTACTTCCAGACTTTTGACGAATAATATAACCAGATTCAGTTTCTGGGTTACTTGCTACTTGAACATTAATTTTAATGTTGAATAGTGAATCACTGTATGGCATTCCTGCTGTGTCGGCAGCATTAGCTAGTCTACCAAAATTTCTTTTATTAATTGGACGTCCCATTTGTTTCTCCTTATGTTGACGTTCTAGGTCTACGCGGTGGGGCCGCATAAGTCATCTAGACATAGTATTTATAAAAAACAAAAGGACCCCGAAGAGTCCTTTGTATTAAAAACTTTTTTGTAAAAAGTTTTAATTAGCTGAATACTGCGTTAGCAATAGTTACAGTACCTAGGTAATCAGCTGCGTTACCTAAAGAGCTTGCACTGTTAGTCAATTCAACATATCCATAACGAGTCATAAAGCTTACGACTGGTTCGAATGTTGATGGATCTAACACAACACCGCTGCTCATCAATGGAATGTATGGGCAGTAGAATGCTGCTGCATCACTTTCGCTTGATCCTTTGTAACCAATTAATACTGTATCGTTAGATGCATAAGTGTTTACATAGACCTTCATAGCATTGTTCAATGTACCAACGAACTTAGTGTTTGTTGGAGCTTCGAATGTGCCTTCTGTTGTTCTTGCGAACGCAGAAGTTGTAGCACTTTGAAGAATTGTTAATGCTGTTGGGCTAACTACTGCCCAGTTACCAGCGCCACGACGTGTACGCTGAGCGATTGTGTTAGCAACACGGTTGATCATAACTGCTAGAGCAGCATGTTCGTCACCAACGAAAGTAGCAGTACCAGAAACAGCAGCCTGGTCATATGCTTGTTGGTTTTGTGTGCCTGCTAGTGTTACTAAACTAGCTAAAATTTCTTGGTCAATTTCAGCAGTGATTTCCTGAGCAAGTGCTGCCATGATTTCTGCTTCGATGTCAATACCTTGTTGGGCTTGTGCATCTTGTGCAGCTTCAAATGTCCAGCGAGCTGATAGCTTACGTGTCTTAGCTTCAACTGTTTGCTTTAAGATCTGAATGCTTAATCTGTTACCAGCTTGGCCTTCTAGAGCAGCTGTAGCAGCAGCTTTAGCAGTTGTTGTGTTACCAGAATATGCTTCAGCAATTTTGAATGGGCTTAGAGCTTCTTCACCTGCTACTGCACCACTGTTACCTGTACCTGCTGTGTCGCTGTAACGAACACGTAGGGTATGGATTTGTCCAACTGGTCCAGTCATTGGTTGTACGCCTACCAACTCGTTAGCGATAACTGTTGGCATAACACGACGGATTACTGGTAGAATCACGCGGTTTAATGTTGCGACGTTGCCGGCAGAAGTAGCACCACCTGTTGCACTTTCAGCGAGATACTTACGAGTATTCTCAAGTGTAGATGCCATTACGGATCTCTTGGTGCCTTGAAGGCCTTCCAATAGAGCCTCTTTAGTTTCTGACCAGCGGCTTGTTAGTAGTTCTGACATTATTTTTCTCCTGATTAATGTTTAAATTCCAGCTAGACGACGAATATCAAAGATATTGTTATCGACTTCGCTGCTACTTACGCTGTTGGTTTGTTTATTGCCTGTAATTTCTTTTGCCTCTACAAGTGCCTTTTTCTTCTGTGGTGCTTCGCCAGCAACAACTGCTGGTAAGTATTTTTCAAAATTACTACGTAACTTTGTAGTTTGAACACTTTCTAACAATTCTGTCATGATAGCTTTTTGAGCTGAAGCTAATGGGCTAATCAATTCATCAATTATTGCTTTGCGTTCTACACTTTCTTTTAGTGTTTTGATTTGTGCTTCTTTGCTTTCTGCAATTAGACGTGCTTCTGCTACAGCGTTTTTAGCAGTAGCTACTTCTAATTCCTTTAAGTCTATAACTTTAAGCAATTTAGCTGTTTCTGATTTTTCACTTAGATAGCTGTTTTGATATTCGTTAGCAAATGCCTCGAACAACTTACGACCAAAGTCGTTACGTCGAGCTGCTTCGATATCTTCTTTCAATTGACCAATTTCTTTTTGTAGACCTTGGCTAACTGTTTCTTCAACTAACTGAGCGGCACGTTTAACAAATTGAGATTTTAGTGAAGCAAATGCTTCTTTTCCTTCTCTTACTAAACGCACTTTTGTTTCTGCGATATCTTTTTTATCAATTTGAAACTCTGTAATTTCTTGAGCTAAAGCTTCTACAACAAAACGTTCAAGAGTTTTAAACTTTTGAGCCATTTGTACTTGATCTTCATGCAATTCCATGACTTCCTGTGCTAGTTGACGTGTAACGAATTCGTTAACTACTCTAGCATTTTGTTTCATTGCAACTGCATATCTAGCCTTTTGTTCAGCTAGATGCTTACGATCTTCTACAAATTCAGCGATTTCTTCTGCTAGTTTGTCACCAAGCATACGATCGATAGCCTCGACCATAACTTGTTTGTCGTGTTCATAACGTTGTGCAAATTCTTCGCGTAATTGTTGAGTGACTTGGGTACGATTTTCATTAATTCTCATTTCCCAAGACTTTTCGATATCAGCTTTGATCTCTTCAGAAATCACATTGTTTTCAAATAGTGTTTTTAGTGCTTCCAACATGTGATTCTCCTTTTTTATTGGAGTCCGCTTATTATTTTTAATAAGCTTTCTTTAAGATACTTCTGCGCCTTTGGATCATCCTGAACTTCTTTCGCTATGCGTAAGCTTCTATAACCACCTTGATGATTCATTAAATGTTCATAGATAGGTGTAGGATATGCTCCAGGAGCACTAGGTTGAGCCACCACATCTACTGTGATGATTTCAAAATCTTTTACCATTCCGTCGTTGTCTACATCGCCGGAACCTCTAGAAGAAACTCCCAACTTTACGCCGGCCTGTAACATAGTTTTCACTAGTTCGCCCATTGGAGTTGGGAGTACTTTTAACTTTCCATAACCGTCTGCCCCTTCCATCCACATTTCTGTGACCATATGGCATACACGATCAAGATTGATTCTTAGGTCTTCTGGATGATCTACTTCTCCGAGAACCGAATAGCCACCAGCAATTTGATCATTAAGGGTTTTGACAGCCCTAGCAATCTCTCTTGCAGGATAAACTCTTTGATTTTGATTCCTCTTATCGCCTTGAATGCAAATCCCTTTAAGATAAAGAGACTTGCCCCCTTGCGCTTCGTCGGACTCGATGACCATTTTTGCTTGGTCGAAACTCAGGTTTTCACGAAGTGTTCTCATCAATTAACCTTATTTTGCACGACTTTTAACGCCGTTTAAAGGACTACCTGCACCTTTGTCGCCGTCATCGCCGCCAGCTGGTGTGCTTACTTTTTTAAGATGCTTTACACCTGCTTTACCACCTGGAACATTTACATTACCTGCATTATCTTCTTTAGTCGAAGGATTAGCAAGGCCTCCTTTGGTGCCACCGGATGTGCTTTCGCCGCCACCAAGGATATTTGCTGTAGTTCCACCCATATCGTTCTTACCTGCTACGATACTTTTTGTGTTTACACCGTCGTCGCCCATTTTTCCATACTTGGTATAATCAGCGCCGCCAACTTTTTCTACATATTCACGCATAAAACTTACGTCATCTGCCATGGACATTTTCATGTCTTTTCCCATATCGTCACCGCCCATGTCCATATCATCATCACCCATGTCCATGTCGTCGCCCATGTCGTCGTCACCCATGCCGCCTAGTTCTTTTTCAAACTGCGCACGTAACTCGTCCATTGCATCTTCTAAATCCATTACACGATCTTCTAGATCATCCGATCCTTCTTCGTCGCCCATGTCCATATCGTCTCCTTCTTCGGAATCGATATCACCGATCATGTCGTCAGTTGGGTCGCCGCCGATAGCATCAGAATCGTCGTCGCCTTCACCGAAAGCAAAATCTTCTTCGACTTCTTCGTCATCATCGTGCATGGCTTCTTCTACTTCTTCATCGTCTTCTTCTTTTTCTTCTTCTACTTCGTCAAATTCTTCCGCTAGGATAGTTTCGTAGATTTCGCGGGATTTTTCTACTACGATTTGGTGAAAAATTTCTTTAGCTGCTTCTTGGTCTTCGTTAACAAGATGCTCGAGCATCTGCTCGAATTTTGATCGATCAGTCATAGTTTTCTCCTATAAAGATGTAAGGCTGTCAAATTATATTTACAATTAATTGTTAAAAACACTCGATAATAGTGTTTTTTTACGCGATTTGATTAAATGTTGGTAGTTGTCTGTAAAATTCTTCGTATTTCATATGTTTAAAATTTGGGTAAATCCATTCTGGGTTAAAGAAATCATCTGTGATTACTCGATAAAATTTTACCCTCCAGTTTTGTTTTATCACTTGTTCTGTTTGTCTTTGCCAATTTCCGTAATACGTAGCAGTGTCTGAACTTTTTCTATAGTTGGTAGTATCGGCATACACATTGTTCAATAATCCGTTCATACCTACAAAGTCAAACCCGAAGATATAAACTTCAGTAGCTCCGTTTTTTATAGCAAGATCCAGTGCAGTAGGTCCAGAACTCCATCCTAAACTTGGATTGAAATACTTGAATCCCGTAAAACTTCTGTACTTTTGATTAGGATTAGTCCACACTTCATGTGTTAATTGATATCCAGATTTTTCTATTTCTACAACCATTTTTGGATCTACAGCTATCAAATAATCAGGTTCAAACTCTCTATAAAGAGCATTACAGCCATACACTTTGCCGTATCTTTTAAGTTGATTTAATTTTAAATTCAGTCGACTACGACCGTTGCCGAGCACAAAACATCGCATACTAATCCTTTTATGATTAATTATACTGGAGGTGCTGGTGGAGTGAAATACATTGATTGTATTAGTTCTAATTCTCTCTCTTGTTCAAGCAAATGTGCTTCGCTAGCTTTACGAAGTTCATTTATTTGTCTTAAAGTTAGTCGTGTTTTACGTGTATCTGACCGTTCTAACTGTGTAGAATCTTTTTCGGGATTGTATTTTAGATCCATGGCTACTGCCCTAGTATCTTTATCTGCATAAAATAATTCACGTAATATCATATTAATATTTATACTGGAGGAGCAGCAGGAGCGGCACCGCCTACTGGACTTGCTCCTGCTCCTTCAGGTGCAGCTTCTCCGCCAGGTGGAGGAGGTACTGCTGCATCAGAAGCTATGCCTAAATCACTGCTTATACCGGCTTGACTTATGCCTGCGCCGCGTAATTCTGCGCCGCTTTCTGAAGCTTGTGTTTCTGCTTTACCATTTTCTTCTCTCCATAGGCGTTCGTTTTCTGCTATTTCTTCTTCAGACAACCCTAAGAATCTTTTCATAGCAAAACGTTTGCTAATAGTCGGTATTTGAGAAAGTGTTTGATATGTTGGAGCTCGTGCAGTGTCTAATTCGCTTTGTCTAGTTGCTGCAAAATTTTGTGGAGGATTAAATTTAAGTTCAAACAGACTGTTGTCAATATTAAGTCCTCGGTCATTTAGATAAAGTTTAAATTCTTTATCAAAAACTTCTTGCATTAGACTTTGAAGTCTTTCGCAATAGTTGTTGAATCGCAGTTCTTGAATATATGCAGTACCTACTCTGCCATCATTGTACTGGCTTTGACTATCGTCTGCTCCGGTAGGCAGGTAACTACTAGGAATACGTAATCCTCGAAATAATTTATTTGTAAAATATTTTAAATCGTCTATTTCGCCTAAATTTGTTCCGCCGGGCAAAGTTTCTACTTTACTTCCACGACCTTCTGCGGTTTGTGGAAAGAAGTAATCTTCATTGATTGATAAAGGATTATAGGCTGAGTCAATAACATTAGTACCGCCACCAACAGCAGAAGGAATTCTTCTTTGATGTATTTCATTTTTCACTCGCTCCACAAAACTCATAGCCAAGTGACTGGGCATGTTTCCTACATCAATGTAGAATATTCTACGCTCAGGGGCACGTTGAATACGATAGATAATAATAGCATCTTCTAATAATTCTTTCTGTTTGTAAACTTTAAAAACAGATTCTAACAGACTATTGCCGAACGGATAATTGTTATCCAATCCTTCGCTTAAACTTAGATGAATTACGTGTTTTGCATCAACTGCAAGTTCGTTTTCGTTATTTTGAAATCGTGTGCCTGGACTAATTGGATAAGCACTAGCCTGGCCTCTTGCTGCTGCACCTCCTGCTATATATGCAGTACCTCTGTTATTTGTATTAACAGTGTTAGGATTAATAGTGGTTACAGTTAGCTCTTGAAAATTAGGATTTAAATCTCTAATTACATACTGTTCAGGCTTTTTGCCTTCGCTTTCGTTAACAATTATTTTGGTTAGCTTGCCTGGATCGATGTGAAACCATTTTTTAGTTTCAGGATCACGAACAAATATACTATCGCCATATTTGAATACGTTTCTAACAATTCTGAAAATTCTAGTTTCAAAATTTTGCAGTTTGCACCACTGTTGTAAGTATTCGCGTAGTACAGTAACTTCTGAATTAGTGGCTTTGGATCTAAAAAATAGTGTAAATGGTGTATTATTTTGTTTATTAGTCTGACTGCAAAATTCTGCTAGTATGTCCAATGCGGCATTGACTTCACTGTCCATATCCATGGTATCATATTGTAGATATCGTTCTACTCTATTAGGTGCGCCAGTATATACATCTGGTAAAAAAGAACTATAATTGGTTCTCGCTGGGCCTGCTCGACCAGCAGAACTACCTACAGGACTGTACACAGCAGGTTGTCCGCCAACATTAACAGGTGTAAAATATTTTTTCCAGCTCATTATGTTCTCTCGTATACATTACCACTACCACTTGATTTAGTGGCTCTAATTTGCTTACCGCCAATATCAACTTGTACATCAACTAGTGTAGTCATTGTAGTATTTAAGCGTTCTAGACGGTCAACGACATCGTTTAGGGATACACTAGGACCTCCTTTTGTTATCTGTTCCATAGCAGATGGGACCCCTTGTTCTAATGTTTGCTGTGCTTTTGGTATCAAACTAGATACTGAAGAAGAAAATTTATCGCTCATAGGCATAGACAAATTTGAAAGTTTGCTACCTAAACTATTGAATGCTTCTGTTTCTTTTGGATTTAAAACTCTTTCGCCTTTATGAATAAATGCTAGCAAATCTTCTGGTTCTGCAGGTTTTCCTGTTTTACCAAATGTTCCAAATTCTCTTGTCCCTAGCCCAGTGACACCTTTGAGAATATTAAGTTGATCAACACCTATAGTTTGAACACCGGTTATGCTTTGGATCTGATTCATGATGCCGCCGCCTTCTTCGGATTGTGTTCTTTGTTCAATCCTGTCATCTCTTCGGCGTTGCCATTCAGGTTTGTTCATTCTTTCACGCTCTTTTTGAACATCTGCTTCTTTAGCTTTTAATGATTCTATTACAATTTTGTCTAGTGCTTGCGGCCCTTTCGCAACCATTTCTTTAATTACTTGTTCTTGGCTAATGCCTCTTTCTTTAGCTTCCTTCATAATAGTTTCGTTTAGTTTAGCGTTTTTATCTAAGCTAGTTATAAATGCTATTAACTCAGGACTTTTGCCTGTCAATCCGGTTCCTTGTTCTTTACTTAATTTTAATCCTTCTTCGACTGCTTTCATTTTATCTTTTAACTTAGGCGAAGTATCTGCTATAGTGCCTATTAATTTGCTAAACGCTGCATCAGTTGCTTTTTGTGTTTCTTCTCGAATATTGTTACTTTTACCTTTAGCAGCATCTAAATTTTGATAGAATTCATTTAATGCTCTTCCTAAAGGACTAGCTGGTGCCACTTGTTGCAAGATACCTTGTCTAATTCCGGCACTAGCATCTTTAGTTGCATTTTCAATTCCTGTTAATGCTTTAGTTGCTCCATCGCTCTTTTCTTGTTCTATTTTTGCACCTTGTCTTCTTAGCTCTAATGCCTTAGACAATCCTTCTTCTGTTTGAAGATTTAATTTATTAGCTTTAGCAATTTCTTGAAGTTGAGTACTAAAACCTCGAGTCTGAGTCTGCATATCAACAAAATCTTTTTCTCCTTGACGTGCTAACTGTCTATTTGTATTAGATTGCTGTTGTAAAGCAGCAAGTGCAGCAGCTCTTTCAGTTAATTCTCTTGCCCTGACGTCATCACCTTTTTTAGCTGCTTCAGCAGCTTCATATAAAGCTTTTTGTGCAGCAGGACCAATAGCATTAAATTTGCCAATCATATCCTCTGTAGGTCTGCCCATGGCAAAAATTTGCTCGGATAACATTTGGAAATCAGTGCCACCTTGCTGTGCTGCTGTCTGCATGGCATTGAATCCTTGTTGCACATTCTTGCCGCCTCTCGCAATTTCATCTGCTAGTGCAGCTTGTACTTGGCCATTTTCCTGCTGCTTTCTCATTAAATCTTCTTGTTCTTTACGACTATTACCGGTAAGTTTAGCCATTAAATCCATTTCTTTACCAAGCTTTTCAACTTGTTCAATGGCTACTTTTCTCGAATCAGCTTCATTTAATCCTTGTCGTCTTTGCTGGGTTATTGTGGTTGATAATAAACTGTTTAAATCTTCAGTAGTAAATCCTAGACCAGTCATTCGATCAACTAATCCTGAATCGTCAAACATTGCTTGGCTAGCTTTAGTAAATTCTTTAGCTCCTTGAGCAACTCCTCCTGGTAATGTAGCAAATGCTTTGTTATTAGTTTGCATTAATTCTGTAAATTCACGCATACCTAATCTAGTACCAGCAGCGGCCATACCTAAATCTACTAGACTGTTATTAAAGTTCATACCGCCTTTGCTTAACAATCTAAAAGCATCTAAGTTTTCTTCGTAAAATTGTGAACCTTTGGCTAGTAAACCTGAAAATTTACCTATAGTGTCGCCGAATAGAAACCCTGCACCTCTTGCGTTATCCCCTACAATATTAAAGGCTTCGCTGACACGCATACCTCCTTTGCTCAAATGAGCAAAGGTGTCAGTAGTAGCTCCTATGCCAAATTTAGCCAGGCCTGCGAACTGATCTTTAACTCCAGTTAGAACTTGATCGAACGTCGATCCGCCGCCTCCTCCGGTACCTCCTCCACTTCCCCCAGCACCCCCTCCGCCGAAACCACTGCTGCTTCGAGAATGTTGTTTAAGAGCTTCGGCAAAGGCCTCTTTAAGATCTTGTTTTGTTAAATCGGGCATTATTTTTTTCCTGAAATATACGTAGATAAATACTAATATAATATTTATCTAAGGTAAAAATGACCAATCCGCTACAAAAATATTTTAGACAACCTAAAGTTTACATAACTTTGCCCAGCAAAGGCATGTATTATCCCGAAGGCGCACTAACTGGCGATCCTAATAATTTTCCAATTTTAGCTATGACTGGTATGGATGAAATTATTATGAAAACTCCAGATGCACTTTTAAACGGCGAAGCCACAGTTAAAGTAATCGAAAGTTGTTGTCCTTATATTAAGGATGCATGGAGCATTCCTAATATAGATATAGATGCTATATTAGTAGGAATTCGTATTGCTACATATGGGGATATACTAACTTTAGACAATATTTGTCCGTCTTGTAGCACAGAAAATTCCTATGAAGTAGATTTAAAAACTATTACAGACCATTTAAGTCAGTGTCAATTTAGTCATAGCATGGCTATTGATCCTATTTCAATTAATTTTAGACCGCTAACTTATCGAGAATTCACTGAAGAAAATTTAAAAAGTTTTTATCTTAGACGGCAAGTATTTCAATCATCAGAAATAGACGATCAAGAAGCTCAACAAAAAGTTCTAGAAGATGCTTATGCAAAGTTAGCTGAAATGAAAGCTGATCTAGTAATTAAAAGAATAGACAGCGTTCAAACTATTGAAAATACAGTAGAGGATGCTAATTTTATTTCAGAATGGATTCAAAATTCTGATAGAGAAATTTTTGATTTAATCACTAAATTTTTAGATAACAGTCAAGAGACTTGGAATATTCCAAAATTTCAAGCAAAATGTACTAACTGCGATCACGTGGATCAAATATCAATTAACTTGGATCAATCAAGTTTTTTCGTAGCAGCCTCGTAACACTGTCTAATTCTGACATCGAAACAAGAATTCAATCGCTTGAATTATATGCCAAGCAGATTAAAGAAGATATATTTAGAATTAGTTGGTATATGCGAGGCGGTGTAAGCAGCTATGATCTATTTCAAGTGTATAGTTCTGAAGATAGAACTATTATGAATAAAATAATCGAAGAAAATATTGAAACTACAAAGAAAGCACAGATGCCGTTGCTTTAAAGCCCTTGAGCTTGCAATGCTGCTTTCAATTCAGGATCAGTAGTATACTGACTATATCTTCCTTGCTCTCCGCTAGGAGCAGGTTGATCTGATTTTCGTCTAGGATCTGCAGGGGTTTGTTTTCCAGGAGCAGGTTGGCCTCCTTGGCCTTGATTAGGTTTAGCATCTGCTGGTTTACCTTTGCCCATAGCTTCATCTATAGTTTTAGAAATGCCGTCTTTTAATTTATTCCAATACTTGGCCGCTACACTTCCAGGATCATCTAAGCTCATACCTGCTACTTTATAAGCTAGTACATTTCCTATAGTTTCTCTAACATCTGGACGATTCAGATACTGTTGCACTGCAATTAAAACAACTTCACTAGCCAGAATTCCTGCTATAGCTGCTCCGCCTGCGAATCCGCCAGTGCCTATAGTGGCTCCTAAACCTAAAGCACGAAACAACCATTTTAATCCTACAATGCTTCTTACTATAGAAGTAATTAATCCACTGGCTGTGATCTGTACAGCTAACACACTGATCAGATTGCCCTGAGTATCAAAGTAATCTTGATCCTTGGGTAGATTATTTGTTTCATAGTATTCATCTAATCCAGATATATTTGTCCAGTAATCGATGACCATTTCGCTATAACCAAAAATCTTTAATATCTTAAGAAATCCGCCTATACGTTTTGCTGCACTCTTCTCGCCCAATGCACGCCATGACGGGTCATTGCGATCTTTTAGATATTTTAGTAATTTCCTAACACTCTTTTTACCAACAATTTTAGTTGTTTGAGCAGTTGCTTGTCCAGGTGTCTTAGGAACTTTTTTGAATATTGCTGGACGCTTAATCATATCGTCCATAGCAGCTTTTTGCGAATTATAACTGCCTACTCTACGACCATCAGGCATTTGAACACTGAACTTTCCAGTGCTAGAATCTTTAACAACTTTAGGTCTAGTGTCAGCTTCCGCGATTATTTCAAATATATTCATAGCATACTCAGAATGATATTTTATTTATTAAAGATGAACTACGTTCATCTGTTCTTCGCTTACGCTCGAACATATTGTTTTTCTTTAAATGCGAAGCACTTAAGATATTATCTAGATTGTTCAGTCATACTTAGCCCGTTGCCGGGCTAAAAAATAACATTATCTGAGTTGCACAATATCATTTAGCATTACAGCATTACAGAGGCGGTCGTCCGGTACCTCGAGCTGCGTCTTTATACGACGGCGGCATACAAATATATGCTAACATACTTGTATACGTGCAGGTTTTCCCTGCTCATTTCGCCTTTTTATCCTTTTCAAACAATCAAATCGCAGGTCTTAGTAGCGATCTTCATCCCGAAGGGTAGTGATTGAGCACTCTTAACGGCAAGAGATTTCCATCCCTGTGACCCGAGGTCCAGGTATCCGGGCACACGAAATTAGCCTGTGCCAGCTGTTAACCGTTTAATTGTTTGCCTTTGATGTGAGAGCCATGGACACGAACACTGATCTGACCATTATAGTAGCTGTCAGATTCTAGTACTCGCCGTGTGAATTGTTCTCTTGCCTCTATGTAACTGCACTCTGCTTTGCTTTTGCAGTAGAACAGTATCTCTCTGTGAAATTTGTCTGTGCCTAATTGTGCAACATCTTTGTTAAGTTCGTCGTTGCTGCCGTAGTATGTTTGCCAGTCCGAGTCTATTTTTGATTTAATACGTTTCTTTTTCTTTGTGCCGTTTTTTAGTTTTACTATTTTATATGTGGTTTTTGAAAATTTTGCCAGTTTTTTGCCTATATACATTCGTCCGTTAACAGTATTGGTTATACAGTATACAAATCCAATACAATCTTCAGGAAGTTCCGTTATTAGTTGACTCTGGTGGTACCACGACATCAACTTGTTTAGCCTTTTTTAATTCTGCCTTGCGTCGATTTGATTCAAAGTATTTTGGCGAACTGTAACTTGGTTTAGTTGCTCTATATGCCTGTACTTCTGCCCTACGTGTTCTTGCTAAAATTCTAATTTCTGCTAAAATGTGACGAAGCCTTATGCCAGATCGATGTGTACGACTATGCATCCAATCTTGATTTTCCTCAAAATATTTGCGGAAAAGTTGCATTAGTGCTTCGTGTGTTTGTTCTTCATCCATTATTCTACGATATCTAAATCTGTGCTGTAGCTAGTGAATCCATTTTCTTTAATAACTTTCAAAACATTATTCACACGTCCTATTAATTCGTCCTTATGACTGATTAGGTATATATTTTTGTTACGTTCTCTGGACATTTTCTTTAGAACACTCAATGCGTTTTCTACGCCACTGGCGTCTAAACCGTTATCGATCAATTCGTCTACAAATAACAAATTAATATTTTGATATAAACTTTCCCAGACATCTCTAAAACTCCAGCTTAGTCCAAGAATTAATCGATTTCTTTCTCCTCTACTTAGATTGTCAAAATCTAAATCTTGACCTAGTTGAGTAATTTCTACATTTAAGTCATTTAAGAAAGTTACTTGATGAGGCAAGCCCATTTTATCAAGATAATATGTTAATCTGTTATTCAAGTATGCAAGATTTTGATCAATAATTTTTTTACGTATAAAACTATCTTTGTTAGTTAACAGTTTGAGCAAGAATTCTTGATGATCTTTAAGAGCAGTTAACTCATTAATGATGTTCCAATCAATTTCTTGAAGGGCAGTATTCTTTAAATCTTCAATTTGTTCTGTATACGGGTCTATTTCTTGTTGACGTTTACTTAAATTATCTTCGTAACTGGCGAGATTATTTTGATGACGTAATGCTTCTTCTACAGTATCGTAGAATGTTACAGGTCTACCGTTAATATCACCTATCTGCTCTAATTCTTGTATCACTGAAGCGTAATTGTTAGTAACAGTTTCTAGATATGTGTGTGCTTCTTGTAGATTTTTATCAGCAATTGTTTGCATTTCTTGATGTTTATGATCTTGTAAGTCCTGCTCACACGCCGGGCATTTAGAATCCTGTAGCTTTTCTAGTTCTTTTGTGTACTTGGTAACAGTTTTATCAGCTTGTATTATAGCAGTCTCAATGGTAGCCTTTTCTTTATTCAAGCTTTTTATTTTTGCACTTAGATCATCGTAGTTCTTTAACTTAGTATGCTGCTCTAATTCGTGAGTTATATCCACAGCTTGTAGTTCTAAGATTTTTTCTGCTAGCTTTAAACAATCTGATTGCTGTTGAGTTAGCCATGCAGACTTTCTGGTTTCTAAACCTGTAATACTTTGTTCAATTTTTTCGTTAGATTTTTTAGCAGCTTCTATATTTGCAGTTTCTTGTTGTATTTGATCTTTAGTAGCTTTGATTTGTTCTTTTAAAGACTCTGCCTTTTCACTTAACAGTGTAATCCCTAATAGTTGTTCAATAATTTCTCGTTGATCATTGGCCCGCATACTTAGAAAAGGTTCAGTGTAGGTGTTTAACGCCACTATGTGCTTGAACATATCGTGACTCATACCTAGAAGATCATCTAAATCTTTTTGTGTCTCACGCATATCTCCTTGACTATCATCTGTTTCTTCAGAGTCTTGTTCAACATCATTAACATAGAATCTTAATATTGTAGGTTTACGTCCTCTTTCTATTCGATAATCGACACCATCTTTTTCAAAAGATAAAGTAATCAACATATTCTTGTTGTTAATCTTGTTAATAAGATTGTCTTTTTTAATATTAGTTAAGGCATTGCCAAATAGTGCATAACTTAATGCATTAACGATAGTGGTTTTTCCTGTACCGTTACGAGATCCGCTATCATCTCCGCCCATGTCCAAGTTTTCACCTAGCACTAACGTTAGGTATTCTTTTTCAAAGTCTACGGCCTGGGTTTGATTGCCCACGCTCATGAAATTCTTCACAGTTAAATTTTTAATTCGGATCATAAGTTATTATAAATTGAAAGCAGTATTTTACTATCATATGTTTCACTGTCAATATTAATTAATTGACTAGTTACTATTTGATCTACACTTTCAAATGATTGTATATCGATACTATTGCTTATTTCTATTTCTTTCTTTTCAGGAATCAAAGTCAATTCTCTAATATCGTAATCGCCCATAAACTTTTCTTTAATAAAACTAGCTTCTTCATAACTGATATCTATGTCCAGACTTACTCTAAGATGTGCTTTGGGCAGTATGATTTCGTCTGCACGATCTATTAATTCACTTAGTTTAGTTGTTCTAAATGTAGGTTGGTCAGGCCAAGTGTGATATACTGGCTGATTACCCCATTCTAATATCATCATTCCCCGATCACTATCCCAATTGTCGGCATAGTTATGTGGAAATGCATTGCCAATATAAATCATATTTTTTTGTTGCTGGCGTTTATGAAAATGACCACTGAATCCTAACTCGTAATTTTGAAAATCTTGTAGTTGAATCTCTCCATGATCAGGCATTTGTATCATGGCATTCATAAAAAATGTGGGTAATTCGAAGTGACCAAAGATATAACGCCCGCCTTTTTTACTAATACTACGCCACTCGTCGCCAATTAGCCAAGGACATAAAGTCACTTCATCTATAGTCGTAGGCTGATGTATAACTGTAACACCTGGAATGTATTTTCCAAACTCTACACTATGGATATCCCGTTTATCTTTGTAATACAGATCGTGATTACCAGGGAAAAAATAAAATTGATCAAAAGCTTTGCCCAATTTTTCAAGGGCTCTAAGGCTATAATCCATTGTAGTGATATTAAGGCTGTTGCGATTGTGATGCCAGTCGCCGAGAAAAATTCCAGTATCACACCCTTCCTCCTTTGCTTTAGCAATATACCAGTCTACAAAATCTTCGCAATCTTTATTATGTGTTTGACTATTGCTTTTTAAGCCAAAGTGTATGTCAGTAAAACATGCAGCTTTTTTAAATAGCCCCATAAAATCCTTGTCCTATAACTTTTTGAACGTCTTGCATCATTTCATCGGACATATGACAAGTCCATGCATCGCTTTCATGCACTCTTATGAATAAAAGTTTTAAACACATACCTTCAGGTAAGGTTAAGGTGATATATTTTGTCATTCTTCTCCGCCTTCGTGCCTGCGTACTGCGGCTTCATGTTCTCCTTGTCCGGTTCTACTATAACTAGGATTCATTCCGTTCATTTCTAGTAAGTCATCTCTAATAACTTGATTACGTTTTTCGATGTTAATGATTCTAACAAAACTATTAGTAACAGCAGCAGTAAAATAAGCAAATGGATTATTTGATTTTGATTCATCGAATTGTAAACCTATCTGAGTTAGTTGTAAAATAGCCTGTCCTCTCATTTCATCATTATAAGTATAGCCTCTTACGTTGCCCCTAGTAGCATATCTTTCGCATAATTTAATATACATTCTAGCTAGAGTATTGGTAATTTGTCCATGATCTTTTGAAAACTTTCCTTTTTCTATGCTGCCTTTCCAGTGACTTTTTCCTACACATACAAGTATGTCAGAGTCATCGAATTTCCAATGCTGAAAAGGCGGAAAATTAACTTTGTCGCGGCCATCTGCTACTGTTTTTGGATTCTTTTTTCTAGTAGTGTTTGTAGGAATATGATCAAATGTCATAATTCTAAAAACAAGATCTTGTTTAGGAATTTTTTTATAATCGACTTCACACTCGGCTTGCTTTATTTTCTCGCCAGCCGCCCGTCGCCGTTCGTATTCCTTAGAACCTAATCTTTTAGCTCGATTTCTCTTAGCTTCTGCTATGGTTCGTATGTTGATTTTATCAACATGAGGTAAAATTATGTCATATTGATGATACTCTGGTTTAATGAACGAGCAATATGTATTTTTTGATTTGTGTATTTCGTCCAATAGGTCTTTGTTATTAAGATAGTTTACTTTCATTAGTGATTCCTTGTTGCATAATAATAAACTATGCAGTTAATTTTGTCAACTAAATAATGAATATAGGAGTCCAAAATGAGTTTATTTGATCGAGGCGCCGGTACGAATACAGGATCTTTCAGCGGTTCTTTTATCAATACTGGAAGACAGGTGTTAGGTGGTGCCGGAAGATTGGCAGGCGCATTAAGTAATTTATCTAACCCGTCAATGGCATTGTCGCAATTAAGAAGTAGAAATTTGCCTGTTGGCGGCAATACGTCGTTTGCATCGTCTAGTGCTGGAGCACAATGGTCCGGATCTGAATCGTCCAATGATTGGAGAGTTAGATTAAGTTTACCAACAGATCCAACATTTTCCGGCAGTCCAGTGTTACAGCCATTGGTTGCAGCTGGCGGAATGGTATTTCCTTATACTCCTCAAATTTCTATTTCAGGTACAGCATCGTATGATGAACAAGCGTTGACACATCAAAACTATACATCAGTAAGTTATCAAAATAGCAAACAAGATTCTATTCAAATTACAGCACCTTTTTTTGTTGAAGATGCGGTACAAGCACAATATTGGTTAGCTGCTGTACATTATTTTAGAAGCATAACAAAAATGTATACAGGCGATGTAGGCGAAATCGCTGGAAACCCTCCACCGGTAGTGTTATTCAACGGATACGGAGACTATGTGTTTAAAAATATACCAGTAGTTGTTAAAACCTTTAGTGTAGAATTACCTGCTGATGCAAATTATATTGCAACTACAGTAGGTAAATCTAGCACACAAACGTCACCTACTGGAAATGTTCTAGCTAATCCAGTTCCTTTAACACAAAGCTTTGCACAAAGAACTGCTCAGTTAGCTGGATTAGCTGGCGCATTAGGTGCATCTCAACTTGCACAAGTATTAGGTGTCGGAGCTATTGCTAGTTCAGCGATATCATCGTTGAGAAATGCTAGAAACAACAATCCAGCAAATGTACCAACTCCAGCTAACTTAGGTACATTTGGCGGCGCAAGCCATGTTCCAGTTAAAAGTTCTTTTACTATAACCTTAACTCCAATATACAGCAGACAGAGTATGAGGAAATTTAATTTGAACACATTTATAAGTGGCGGTTATGTGAACAATAATGTAGGATATCTATAATATGGCCACTTATAAAAAATCTAGCCCATGGGCTGACACACCTATAGAAAATGATTACTTAAGTAATCTTCGTATTCGGCCAGTTAGTGCAGAGCCGGATGATTTTCTTTACACTATAGAACCTCAATATACACACCGCCCAGATTTGTTAGCTTATGATTTATATAAGGATTCAAAGTTATGGTGGGTGTTTATTCAAAGAAATATGGATGTACTTACTGATCCTATATACGATTTTATACCAGGAGTAAAAATTTATATTCCAAAAGGCGACAGCTTAAAACAAATTTTAGGATTGTAATTTATGAATGTGTTCGAAGAAAATCTAAGAGCAGCAAGAAGCATACAAGAGAATCCTAATCCAATTATTAATAATAGTTCTGTAGTTGCAGGATCGTCTACGACACCGGTTAATAATCAAAGTAGTGGATATACGGCTCAATCGCAAGCACAACGATCTCCAAGCCAGAATGTTGCATCTACTCCTACATCTAATAATAATCAAACACAAACGCCGCCTTTTCCTAATGTGTTAACGCAATACACCAGTTATAATTATGCGTTTACTTTAAGCGTTTTATCTAGAGATCAAATTAACACATCAAGTTACAAACGAGGAGATTACGGTCCTTTATTATTGCGTACAGCCAGCGGTGCTCCAGACAAGGATTTAATAGGAACACAATACGGTCAGTATGAATTTTATATGGATAATCTTAGGATCGATAGTGTTATAGGATTTGATAAACTTTCAGGCAATACAAATGCAAATAAGATTAGTTTTGAAATTTTCGAACCTTACAGTATGGGATTGTTTTTTCAATCAATTCAATCTGCCGCTAAAACTGCTGGTTATGAAAATTATTTAGATGTTCCGGTATTATTAACAATAGAATTTAAAGGGCATGTATTTGATAATGATCGTCAAGAAATGTTTGTCACTATTCCTGATACTAAAAAACATATTCCTCTTAAAATAAGAACTATCCAGATGAAAGTCAGTGGAAAAGGAACTTCATATACTGTTGATGCGTATCCTTGGAATGAAGGTGCATATAGTGCTCAGTACAACATTTCTAAAACAGATATTACAATTAAATGCGACACTGGTAATTATACAGTACAAAATTTATTACAAACAGGAGAACAAAGTTTACAAGTTGTTTTAAACAATTATTTTAAACAACGAGTAAAAGACGGTCAAGCAGAAACTGCGGATGAAATAGCAATTATTTTTCCAACTGATATGTTTAATCAAAAATCATCAGGGCCCGATGAAAAAGCCGATCAATCAGCAACTAGATCCTCGACAATCAATAGCGGTGATTCTTCTGTGTTTAAATCTATAGGAATAGTAAGGGGAACAGGTAATAATAATAACCTTGTTCAAGACACTACTAATGGAACTGCCGCAGTTAACAAAATAGGACAGTCGCTATTAGCCTTTAATGAGCTCTATAAAGGAGATAGTTCTTTTCCAAAAGATAATGTGGTCTATGATGAAAAGACCGGAATTTATCAAAGAGGAAATATAACGATAGATGTTAAGAATAGTGACTTTAAATTTAATCAAGGATCAACAGTTGTTGATATGATTAACCAAGTTATTATGACCAGCGAATACGCTAGAAACGCTTTAACAGAAGGTAATAAAACACCACAAGGACAAATTTCTTGGTGGAAAGTTGAAACACAATTATACATTCTACGATCTAAAGAAAACGCAACTACTGGTCAAGGATCAAAACTGGCAGTTTTTAGAGTAGTTCCTTACTTAGTAGATACACATTATATTATTCCAGCAAACACTAAAAAACCTGGTCTTAAGAATTTAAAAAAAGAAAGTTTAAAAGAATACAACTACATCTATACAGGAAAAAACACTGAAATTTTAGATTGGAATATAGATTTTAGAGCAGGATTTTATACTGCATTAGCTGCTGATGGAACTAAAAATACCGCTAAAGCTGAGTTATCTTCAGCGGCTAGTCCAGGTGCTAATCAATCAGATTTAGAAGAACAGAAAAAGAACATAATTTCAAAACATGTAGCCGGTGTTTCGCCTACTACACAACAAACTCCGTCAGTGGTTAGAAATGACAAAATAGAAACTCAAAATTCGAATCAAGGTGGTCCATCGTTACAAGATGAAAAAACTGTAGCAGCAAAAGTATTCCAAGATATGTTAGTCAATGGCAATGACATGATAAAATTAGACATGACTATATTAGGAGATCCTTACTATCTTGGAGACAGCGGCATGGGGAATTATAATGCAGCACCTAGCCCTTATCAAAATCTTACAGGTGACGGTCAAATAAATTATCAAAGCGGTCAGGTCGCTATTACAATTAATTTTAGAACCCCAATAGATGTTAACTTAGAAACAGGCTTTTATAACTTTGGATCAGATACCAAACCTGTATTACAATTTAGTGGACTTTATCTATTACAAAAGGTTTCGCACGAGTTTTCAAGAGGAAAATTTAAACAAACATTAAACGGATTTAGATTAAAAGGACAAGATAATGACGCTGCACCAGAAGCAGAATTTGTTTTAAGTCCTGAAACACCCACAGATGCAGCATCGTTTAACAAACAAACTAATGCCAGTATTCTTTCAGCAATTACATCTGGAAATAATAATAATACTAGATCTCCAGTTGCTCAAGTACCTGGACAATCTAATCAAGGTGTAGCTAGAACAACAGAAGTAACTCCTGGACCAATAACAGCTATTGACCCCTTTGATAGAAATGCTGCTGCATTCGGCAGAAGAATAAATCCATAAAGGTAATCTAAATGACGTCATCATCATACACTAAAGAAAATAGTAGCGAAGAATTCAGACCAAGTATTACCAGTAACCCGGTCAATCCAGGACCATTTATAGCTAAGGTTATTAGTAATGTTGATCCTACTTACATGGGATCTCTTCAAGTACAAATATTAAGAGAAGTAGGAAATGATCCTGCGGTTGCAGGACAAACAAGAACAGTGAAGTATCTTAATCCTTATTACGGAATAACTGATATAGATTTTGTAACACAAAGTCCTGAAGATTTTAATAACACTCAAAAAAGTCATGGAATGTGGTTCGTTCCTCCTGAACCAGGAACACTTGTTCTTGTAATCTTTGTCGGCGGTTCCGCAAGTAACGGATTTTGGATAGGTTGCGTACAACACGAAAATTCAAACTTTATGATACCTGGTATAGCAGCTACTAAGTTTAAAGTTTCTGGCCAAGCCGAGCGTGTGCCTGTTGCTGAGTATAATAAAGTTGCAAGAATATCTACTCAAGATCCTACAAAAATTCCTAAACCAGAACACCCTTTCGCTACAGTATTGTCTGAACAAGGCTTATTAAGAGATGACATACGAGGAATAACTTCAAGTTCTGCTAGAAGAGAAACTCCTAGTCATGTTGTGGGAATTAGTACTCCAGGGCCACTCGATAAAAGATCTTCATCTAAACGAGGTAAAGTAGGTAAAGCTGAACATAAAATTTCTAATTTTCCAGTAAGTAGGTTAGGAGGCTCTACTTTTGTCATGGACGACGGAGATGACAAATTTTTACGGAAAACAGATCCTTCTAAAGGGCCTCCTGAATACGCATCTGTTGAAAACAAAGAAACTACCGGAGATGTTACTAGACCTCATAACGAATTAATTAGAATACGAACACGTACAGGCCATCAAATTTTATTACATAATTCAGAAGATTTAATTTATATAGGCAATGCTAGAGGAACAGCTTGGATAGAATTAACTAGTGATGGAAAAATTGACATATTTTCTGAAGATAGTATTAGCGTAAGAACTAAACAAGATTTGAATTTTTATGCAGATCGTGATATCAATTTACAAGCCGGTCGCAATTTTAACACTAAAGTAGCCGGAGAAATGCACACACACGTGAATAAAGATTCAGTGTTAATAGTAGATGAAAATCAAAAAATTCATATTAAGAAGAATGTAGACGAAACAGTAGTAGGAAATGTTAAAGAAAAAATTCAAGGAAACTTTGATTTAAACATTACCGGCCACAACTATCAAACATCAGGAGAAGCTAATCATACTAGAGCCAAGACCATTGTAGAAACAGCTACCCGTATTGACATGAACGGCCCAGCCGCAGCTACCGCAGCCACCGCAGGATTGCCAAAACAATTAAAAACTCATGTTCTTCCGCAGGATACAGGAATAAAGATAAGCACTATTATGCGTAGATTGCCTACCAGCGAACCTTATCCTCAACATGAAAATTTAGATCCTGTAAAATATAAACCAGAAAAAACTGATAGAGATTCAGCTGGAAGGTACGAAGGTGAATCCACGGATTTACAAGAGCCAGCAACATATTGGAAAAAGTATTCTACAGTAATTGATACGTTTGAAAAAATTAAATCACAAGAATAAGGAATTATATTATGACTGCTAACTCTAAACTTTACGAAAAAGTTATTATTAAAGGACTTAATCAAGAACAAAAGATACCAGGAACTAGAACTTATAAAGGGTTTAGTTCAGTATCTTCAGAAGCTAACAGCTTTTCTTTATATGATTTCGCTCTAATAAAGCAAGATATTTTAAATCATTTTAATATAAGACAGGGGGAAAAATTGGAAAATCCTGAATTTGGTACAATTATTTGGGACGTTATATTCGAACCTCTTACTGATGATTTAAAAAATTTAATTAGAAGAAATGTAGAAACAATTGTTAATTATGATCCTAGGGTAGCTGCCGAAGATGTAATAGTAACTTCGTACGAAAGTGGAATTCAAATTGAATGTGTATTAACATATTTGCCATATAACATTAGCGAAGCTTTACAATTAAGATTTGATAGAGATAATAATTTATTTTAATAAACTACGCACATTTTAACTTTCGATAAATATTAGTTATATGGGAAAAATGTATGTCAGCAACTGATAGACAAAATAGACTTTTAGTAGCAGAAGATTGGAAAAGAATTTACCAAACTTTCCAGAATGCTGATTTTCAAAGTTACGATTTTGAAAATCTTCGCAGAGTAATGATTAACTATATTAGAGAAAATTATCCTGAAGATTTTAACGATTATATTGAATCAAGCGAATTTTTAGCTCTTATAGACCTAATAGCATTTACAGGTCAGAGTATCAGTTTTAGGACCGATCTCAACGCAAGAGACAATTTTTTAGAACTTGCTGAACGTAGAGAAAGTGTACTACGTCTAGCAAGGCTATTAGGATATAATTCTAAAAGAAATATTTGTGCCAGCGGCCTATTAAAATTCACCACAATATCTACTACCGAAACCATTTTAGATAGTAATGGTCGCAATCTATCAGGGCAAGTAATTGTATGGAATGATTTAGCCAACCCAGATTGGTACGATCAGTTTATTAGAGTTTTAAATGGTGCGCTGCCTTTTTCAGCACAGTTTGGCAATCCTGTAGACAAAAAAACAGTTTATAGCATTCCTTCTGAGCAATATAGATTACAATCTGCTAATTCAGATGTTCCAGTCTATACCTTTACCAAAGCAGTCGATGGCAGAAACATGGTGTTCGAAATTGTATCTACGTCTTTTAGAGATGCTGACGAAATTTATGAAGAGCCTCCTGCTCAAGGAAATAGATTAGCGTTTATATACAGAAATGATGGAAAAGGTAATGCCAGTCCTAACACTGGTTTTTTTCTGCATTTTAGACAAGGTATTCTTAATCAAGGAACTTTTACAATTGATCAACCAGGCACTAATGAGACGGTGGATATAGATGCAGTCAACATTAATAACAGTGACGTTTGGTTATATCGTCTAGATCAGAATGGATTAGAATCGGAATATTGGAAAAAAGTTCCAAGTTTAGAAGGCAATAACATAATTTATAATAGTCTATCTAAATCTATAAGAAATATATACGGTGATATTACTAGAGCAGGAGACAGAGTAAGTTTAGTTTTCAGTGACGGAACATTTGGTACCTTACCGTTAGGAACTTTTAGAGCTTATTATCGTGTTAGCAATGCTTTAAGCTACACAATTAATCCAAGAGATATTAGAAATGTAAATTTAGAAATTCCATATTTTTCTAACGTAGGAAGATTGGAAACTTTAACTATTACTTTAAATTTACAATCAGCAGTTAACAACTCTAGCGAAACAGAAACTAACGATAATATTAAGTCTAGAGCCCCAGCTGTATATTATACACAAAATAGAATGATTACTGCTGAGGATTATAACATCAGTCCTCTTAGCGTAAATCAAGAAGTAGTCAAGGTTAAAGCAGTAAACAGAAGCTCCAGTGGAATCAGTAGATACTTTGACTTAGTTGACCCTACGGGAAAATATAGTAAAACTAATTTGTTCGCAGATGATGGTATAGTGTATAGAGAAGAATTTACTGAAAGTTTTAAATTTAATTATGTAACTAGAACTGATATTGAAGGAATAATTTATAATCAAATCACTGATTTGTTAAATCGACGTTCGTTAAGAGATTTTTATTATTCTAAATTTTTTAAGATAGTTATTCTCAGCTTAAATGTTGCATGGTATTCTAAATCCAGCGACACTAATCAATCTACAGGATACATTGGAGATAACGAACTAGCATTTACATATAAAGTAGGATCTTTTACAAACACGTTGCTTAGATACATCACAGCAGGAGCATTAGTAGAATTCAGAGCCCCAGACGGATATTATTTTGATAGAAATAATAATAATGCACTAGTACAAGGAAATCCTGTGACTCCTAACAGTACTACTAGTATTTGGTCAAAAATAGTAAAAGTTGCGGGCGACGGCACAGGCAACAGTACAGGCGAACTGTCTGACGGGTCAGGTCCAATTATTTTAAATGATGTAATACCTTCAAATGCAATTTTATATCAACTTATTCCTACGTGGGTCACTTATCTGGATCAAAGTACAATATCTACTATGATAGATTTAGTCTTTTCGGATAAACCGTTTGGTTTACGCTACGACATTGACTCTTTTTCTTGGAAAATAGTATTTGAAGTAGATTTAAACATTGTAGATAATTTTAGTTTAGGTCAACAGGGCGACAACAGCAATCAACAATTAGACTCAAGTTGGTTAATTTTATTTTCAACAGATACAGAATATTATACAGTTAAGAGTAGACAGCTAAGATACATTTTTGAAAGCGACAAACAGGTAAGATTTTACTTTGACGCCAGCGACAAAATTTATGACACTAGAAGTAATACAGTGGTCAAAGATAAAATTAAAGTGTTAAGTATCAACACAGATCCTAATTCAGTTGGACTAACTTCTGATTCTTCTGGATTAATACCATATACTTTTGATAAAGAATGGGAAATTTTAGAAGAGTTTAGAGGCATTGACGGATACGTAGATACAAAAAAGATTCAGATTACATTTAATGATGTTGACGACGACGGCGTTGTTGATAATCCTCAAATATTTGATGAAATTGTAGCACCTAATGTAACACCATCTTCTCGTTATATTATTCTTGAACGCTATGAACTCGCTCAAGGTCAAGAAGATTATCGTTGGGTAGAAAATAACGGTAAAGTTATTATCTTGAATTCAGAAAATGGTTTTAATAGCAGTCAGTACAACGACGGTCAATATTTTTATTTTATTGCTACAGATGTGGTAAAGAAGTTTAATAAATCTCAGAATTTATTAATAATAAGTTTAGATTACAAAGCATATGTAGGAAGAGCAGGTATAAAGTTTCAGTATATACATAATGCAGATTTTGAGTCTAGAATCGATCCAGGTGTAAGTAACATTGTTGATATCTATATATTAACTAAACGATATGATGAAAATTTTAGACAATGGTTAACTGGAGTGATTTCACAAGAACCGTTACCTCAAAGTTCAGATAGTTTATATAATTTATTATCGCCTGAGTTGAATAAGATTAAAACAATAAGTGATGAAATCATTTATCATCCTGTAAAATATAAAGTGTTGTTTGGAGAAAAAGCAACAACAGATGTTCAAGCAACTTTTAAAGTTGTAAAAAATCCAGATTTAGTTATTACTGATAATGATGCAAAAGCATCTGTATTAAATTCTATTAACGAATTTTTTGCTCTTGAAAACTGGGAGTTCGGTGACAACTTCTATTTCTCAGAATTATCAACTTATGTTATGAGAAGATTAAGTCCTAATATTGTAAATTTTATTATTGTTCCTAAAAAGGACTCGAGTAGTTTTGGTGCATTATATGAAATAAGATCAGAAAAAGATCAAATCTTTATAAGTGGCGCAACTGTAAATGACATAGAAATAATTTCTACAATTACTGCTAATAAACTTAAAGCATCAGGGGCTATATCTGCAAGTTCAACAGTAGCAGGCCAACAAATGATTACCAGTGCGGAGAATAGTTAATGTCAAATATGGATCAAGAAGAACCTGGATTACCAATTAATAATTCTGGACAACGATCTTCTGCTGATTTATTACCAAAATATTTTAGAACAGCAGGTAATAGAAAGTTTTTACAATCTACTTTAGATCAGTTAATACAGCCAGGATCTGTTAAAAAACTTAACGGATTTATTGGCCGTAAAAATGCCAAAGCTGTTAAATCAGATGATATTTTTATTAATGCTAGTGATTCTATAAGACAAAATTATCAGTTAGAACCAGCCGCAGTAATACAGGATGATTTTAACAATATAAATTTTTTCAAAGATTATATTGATTATATAAATCAGATTAAAATCTTAGGCGGGGAAGTTTCTAATCACGAAAAATTAAATCAGCAAGAAACTTATAGCTGGAATCCATTTATAGATTGGGATAAGTTCGTAAACTTTCAAAATTATTACTGGTTACCTTATGGCCCAGATAGTATTAAAGTTGCAGGACAACAAGAAGAAATAGTCAGTACTTATAGTGTAGTTCTTGTTGATGAAGGTGACAATTATGCCTTTTTGTTTAGTCCAGACGGACTATTAAGAAATCCTACTTTAAGATTATATAGAGGGCAAACTTATAATTTTCAAGTAAATGCACCAAACAATCCGTTTAGTATAAAAACTTCAAGAATTCAAGGAAGCACTAATAGGTATAATAACGGAGTTACAAATAATGCTACTTCTAACGGAGTTATTACATTCACAGTTCCTGTTAATGCTCCAGATGTGTTGTTCTATGTAAGTGAAAACGACGTTAATGCCGGCGGTGTTTTTCAAGTTTTAGATGTCGAAGAGAATACTTTTTTAGATCTGGATAAAGACATCTTAGGTAAAAAAACATATACTATGATTAATGGTATAAGCATGTCTAATGGCATGAAACTAAAATTTATAGGAAGAGTTACTCCTGAAATTTATGCAAATGGCTATTGGTATGTCGAAGGTGTAGGAACAGAAATTAAATTAATTCCTGAATCCGAATTAGAAATAATTAGCTCATATTCAGATTCAAAAGAATTATTGTTTGATGATATTGGATTCGATAACGAGCCGTTCAGTTCAGCAAGCTCTTTTGCCGGCAAAAAAGATTATATTACTATAAGCAGAGGGTCAGCAGATAGAAATGCATGGTCTAGATACAATCGATGGTTTCATAAAGATATAATTGAATTTGCTGCACAATCAGAAAATCAAATACCAGTATTTGATCAATCTCTGCGAGCTAATAGACCAATTATTGAATTTAAAAATAATATTAAACTTTTTAATTTTGGTCATAAAGCAAAAACTACCATTGATTTAATAGATAATTTTACTAAAGACGTTTTTTCAACTATTGAAGGCAGTCTAGGTTATAATGTAGACGGTGTCGATTTAGCCAACGGTATGCGAGTGTTGTTCACTGCTGACCCAGATAGATTAGTTAAAGATAAGATTTTTAAAGTAAATTTTATAAATGTAGTAGTTCCAGGTAGACAATTTACTTTCAATGCAAGCACACAGGTCGATGTAGACAACAATATTATTAGTGTAAGTACTCCTCATAACCTATCTTCAAGCGATCAAGTTGTTTATTTGAATAATGGAAATGACAGTATTACTGGATTAGTAAACAGAAAAATTTACTACGTTTATGTTATTGATACTTTACGTTTTCAGTTATTTAATGATAGATTATTAACAGTGCCTGTAGATATTTTTGCGACAGGTAGCGAAATTCATAAGTTTGAAGTTTATAATAAATTACGAAGACAAATCAATTTAGTTGAAGAGCCAGACACTGATCCAATTTTTAACGAAACAATTTTGATCAAATCTGGCATAGCCAACGGCGGCTTTATGTATTGGTACGATGGCACTAATTGGAAATACGCTCAGCAAAAAACTAGTATAGGACAGCCTCCGTTATTTGATTTGTTCGATGAAAACGAAGTTAGTTATTCAGATACATCTGTTTATGATAGCAGCACTTTTCAAGGTAATAAAGTGTTTAGCTATAAAATTGGAACAGGCCCAGTTGATTCTAACTTAAATTTTCCGTTAACTTATAAAAATATCAACAATGTCGGAGATATCGTATTTGAGTTTAATTTGTTAAATGAATCATTCAATTACAAAGTCGAAACACAAGTCAAATCAAAAAATACAGATGTAGCTTATCTTAGACAGATAGAAGACCTGTCTACCTATTCTTATGCTAATGGTTGGACTAAGACGTTAGTTACAAACATTCAGCCTATAGTTAGAATTTTTAAAAATTCAGGATTAGTAAACGACTTTCCAATAGATGTATATGATGACCCTAATAACTTAAATGATCTTGAAGTAAGAGTGTATATTGACGGTATCCGCTTAAACAAAGATAAATTTTCCATTCAATCTAATGTTGTAAGAAAGTTTGTTCGATTAACTACAGATGTTAGTATAACAAATGTTGTCACTTTAAAGTGTTTTTCATCTCAAACGAAAAATGATAAAGGACATTATGATGTTCCTTTAAATTTACAAAACAATCCTTTAAACGATAATGTTAATGAATTTACTTTAGGTGAAGTAATTGATCATGTAGGATCTATTGTCGAAAATTTAAATCAATTCTCAGGAGAGTATCCAGGAGATAGTAATCTAAGAGATTTAGGAAATGTTTCAGGTTACGGTACAAGATTTTTACAACACTCAGGTCCTTTAAATTTAGCACTGTATCATCTTGGTCAAAAGAACTTTAATATTTTTAAAGCTTTAGAAAAAGCTAGAGACGATTACGGTAAATTTAAAAGAACTTTCTTAGTAGCAGCGTCTAATACAGGAATAGAAACAGAAGCAAGACTTCATGTTGATTATGTATTAGAAAAAATGAGTAAAGATCAGGCAAGTAACAAGCCATACTACCTTTCAGATATGTTTGCTTATACTGTAGCTAACAGATTAGAATATGTGATCGAAGATGCAAGATTAAAAATTTATCCGATGTCAAATAATTTTAATCTGAATTCTTTATCAAATAACGCGGTATATTTGTACATCAACGGAGAGCAATTAGTACATGGTAGAGATTATGTTTTTGGTGATGATGTTTTCATTACTATCATTAGAGATCTTTATGAAAATGATTTATTAGAAATAGTCGAATATGAAAGTACTGACGGATCTTTTTGTCCTGCAACGCCTACTAAATTAGGATTATATCCAAAATTTGAACCTAAGAAGTTTATCGATGATTCCTATCTAGAACCAAAAGAAGTTATACAAGGACATGACGGTAGTATTACTTTAGCATACGGAGATTATCGTGATGACATGTTATTAGAATTAGAAAAGAGAATTTTTAATAATATTAAATCATCCTACGATACTAGTATTTTTAACGTATATGAATTTATTCCTGGACACAGTAGAGATACAGTTTATTCTAAGGAAGAATTTGACACAGTTTTAAGTAGATTTTTCTATCAGTGGACATTATTAATAAATGAAGATTACACTCAGCAAACATATTGGGATAGATTAAATCCGTTTACTTTTAATTATAGGGGAAATTTTACTCCTGATGGAAGGGATATTCCAGCATTTTGGAGAGGAGTATATCAGTGGTTGTTAGATACAGATAGACCACACACTCGCCCCTGGGAATGTCTAGGGTTTTCAATAGAACCTTCTTGGTGGACAGAAATATATGGACCAGCACCTTATACATCTGATAACAGAGTGTTATGGGATGATATACAGCAAGGAATTATCAGAGAACCAGGTAAGCCAATTAGAATTAATAGTTTATTTGCAAAATCTGTTTTACAATACGGAACTCCAGTAGACGACCAAGGTAACTTATTAGATCCCGTTAATGCTAACTTTGCGCAAGGTCCTCTGAAACCAACACCTGAAGGATATTATGTATTTGGAGATCAAGGGCCTGTTGAAGCAGCTTGGAGAAAATCCAGTTTTTATCCTTTTAGTTTAATTCAGGCATTATTATTATTGCAACCTAACAAAGTTCTAGCATCATGTTACGACATATCAAGAACTAAACGTAATTTTAATAATCAATTAATTTATTCTGAAACAGGATTAAGAATAAGATTAAAAGATTTAGTGCTTCCTAGTACGATTTCTCAAAGCAACAGAATATATGCTGCTGGGCTAGTCAATTACATAGTTGACTTTATTAGTAGTGACTTGTTATCTTTAGTAGAGAATTACAAAAGCGATTTACAACGATTAACAAATAAAATTGGTTCTAAGTTAGGATCTTTTACCAGTAAAACTAAATTAAAATTATTATTAGATAGTAAATCTCCAACTAGTACAGGCGGCGTGTTTGTCCCAGAAGAAAATTATAATATTTTTCTTAACACATCTAGTCCAATTAAAAAAGTTGTGTACAGCGGAGTCATAGTTACAAAATATCCAGACGGTTATGAAATTAGAGGTTATGATTTAGACAATCCTTTTTTTACATATTATCCTTATAGAAAAACTGGATCTACTATTAAAGTAGGTGGTATAAGTGAAAGTTTTGCTGACTGGGCTGAAAATAAAACATACGTGGCAGGAAAAATAGTTTTATATAACGGAGTGTATTATAGAGTAAAAACAACTCATGAAACTACTGACACATTTGATAGTCAGTTGTATGCTAAATTACCTCGACTTCCAGAAATAGGTGGAGTCGAGATCTTACTAAGAGATTTATGGGATTACTCAACTCCTCTTACATTGTCATACGGAACTAAATTACAAACAATTCAAGATGTAGCAGATTTTATTCAAGGGTACGGAGAGTATCTAGAACAATTGGGATTTGTTTTTGAAGAGTTTAATAATGTTTTACAAACAATAACTAATTGGAAAACTTCTTTACAAGAATTTGCGTTTTGGACTACACAGAATTGGAAGGAAGGATCAGTATTAGCATTAAGTCCAGCTGCTCAAACATTGACTTTTAAATCAGATCTTGAAGTTGTTAACGATATTAAAGATCCGTTTTATGGCTATAAAATTTATAGAGTTGATGGCAAGTTGTTAGATTCTTCAAATTTACAAGTGTATAGAAATAAAAACGAATTCTATTTAGATGTAAAAGATTCAGCTCAGGGAATATATGGAGCAGTTCTGTATACAATACAAAAAGAACATGCTCTTATAATAGATAATTCGACATTGTTTAATGATGTAATTTATGATCTAGCTCCAGGATATCGCCAAGAAAGAATTAAAGTTTTAGGTTATGTGGCTTCAGAATGGTTTGGAGGATTTGACATTCCAGGTTTTATCTACGATGAAGCAAGAATTAATGATTGGCAAATTTGGACAGATTATAAATTAGGCGATATTGTAAAATTCAAAGAGTTTTATTATAGCGCCAGGAAATTTATTTTAGGATCAGAAGAATTTAATTTTGAAGATTGGTATAGGTTAGATGAAAAACCTGAAAGTCAGTTATTGTCTAACTGGGATTATAAAGCAGACCAATTCAGAGATTTTTATGATTTAGATACTGATAATTTTGACGCAGAACAACAAAGATTAGCGCAACATTTAATTGGATATCAAAATAGACAATATCTTGAAAACATTATTAAAGACGATGTTAGTCAATATAAATTTTATCAAGGAATGATTGTTGAAAAGGGTAGTCAAAATGTACTTAATAAGTTGTTTGATACATTAAGTGCAGATGATCAGGAAAGTTTAGAGTTTAACGAGGAATGGGCACTGAGAGTAGGAGAATTTGGTGCGTCAAGTGCCTTCGAAGAGATTGAGTTTAAATTAGACGAAAATTTATTTAGACTAACTCCTCAGCCGTTTGAATTAACTAATAACATTAATCCATCTATAGTAGATTATGTTATAAGACAGAAATCTACGGATGTTTATATTAAGCCAGTTGGGTATAATAACAATCCATGGCCTATTAGCGATGTAAAACAGTTTTTAAGATCAGCAGGGTTCGTAAGATATAATGATGTTAAACTTGCTATAGATACCTTAGATGAAATACTAACGCAAGATATAGTAGATTTTATTGAGGGCGATTACATCTGGTGTGCATTCGATACAGTTAAAAATAATTACTGGAACGTATACAGATTAACAAATGCAAATATAAATGTTGAGCGTATTCAATTTTCCTCATCAGAATTTACAGTAGTATGCGAAAGAATTCCAAATATCCAAGTAGGTCAATATATTGGAATAGATCAAAATGAAAAAGTTAACGGATTTTATAAAGTTAAAAGTATTCAAGGAAGATCATTTACTGTTGATAAGGATTTAACCGGCATCGATTTAGAAACTGAAGATAGCAGTGCTTTAGTAATATATAAATTCACAACTAGTAAGATAGAAGATATTAATTTTGCTAATGAATATTTGCCTCCTATTATTAAAACGGGAGAATTAATTTGGGCTAATAATGTCGGTCAAGGGCTGCGGGGAGTATACGAAAATAATAAAGTTTACAACAGATTATCTTTTGAAACTCCGGATCCAGAACTAAATCTTAAGTTCGGACTAAAAGTTTCTTCAATCAAAGACGGATCGTTGTGCGCAGTAACAACAGCAAACAATCAAGTCACAATTTTTAGCAAAGCAGTAAATGATGCTAAGTGGACACAAACGTTTGTTATCGACCCTCCAAAATATATTTTTCCAGATGACATCGATGGCGGCGCCGCATTTAGAGCAGCACAAGGATTCGGATACGAAACAGCATTTACTCCAGACGGAGAATGGCTGGCTATCGCAGCACCACTAGCTAGTCGAGTTCGTTCTGGATGGGAAGGCGACTTTACCGAAGGGCAATCGTACGATTTTGGAGATGCTGTAAGAGTAAGAAGCACTCATTGGTATGCAAAACGTAATATATTAGGAGACAGTGCTGTTAACTTTAAAGACGATGCTCCAGGGCCAGCTTTCGGGTCAAGGAATTACGATGAGTTCAGATTTAGACAAGACTGGACTCCTGCATATCTAATTAACACTGATGCTACTAAATCTCCTAGTGCCTTAACAGAGCAAGGATATGTCGCTTTATATAAGAGAGTAGGACAAGGAGAATTTACACTCGTTCATAGTTTTGTAAGCCCAGAGCCAACAAATAATGAACGTTTTGGTAGTAAAATCTCTTTCGCGAAACAAGGTAATGATTATGTTCTAGCTATTAGCAGTCCAGGATATAGAAACCGCGGTAGGGTTTACATGTATCGATATGGAGAAACAGAAACTGATAGTACTGTAAGTTTTTGGAAAATGGATTATAATAGATTCTATGTAGGGGCATTTAGTTCATTCAATCAATATTATCCAGGAGATATAGTATTAAATCCTACTAACTATCAGTTGTATAGATGTTTAGCCTTCCAAGATCCGACTCCAATAGAAACGAATCCTAGTGCGTGGCAAATTATAACATCATCTACATCAATTCTAGGATTCTTTCCGCAAATAGTAGATGATGATATTGAAATCGACAATAATGTTACATTTGATTCTAGCTATAAATTGCCTCCGCCATTGAGAAATGATGCAGTAGAAATATTATTTCCAGGAGATGAATTTGGGTACGATGTAAGATTAAGTGCAGATGGCGGCGACACTCTTGTAATTTCTGCACCAGCTGCCGATGAATTTAATTACGGAAATTTTAAAGGAAAATTTAAAAAGACAATCATTTATAGCAAAGGTGATGTAGTTTATCACAGAGGCGGGTTCTGGAGATACGCAGTAGATTCGGATACTACACCTAACGAAGATGAATTTGTTGAAAGTGAGTGGGAAATTCTAAATGTGACCTATGAAGATTCTTCATACGGGTATCAAGGCGAATTTAAATTAGATGGCAGGTATTATCCAGGCGATGTTGTATATGTTAAAAATAATGCAACTGGCAAAGCGACTCTATATCAGAGCATAGGCAATTTTATCGGTGACGGCAGTTCAGGAACAGACTTAGATAAATCACACGAGTGGAGAAAACTATTTCCTAGAACAACAAATACAGGAAAAGTATTTGTTTATAAATTTGATGGGTCTGCGTATTCGTTGTCTCAGACTTTAGGAGCCGATCAAGCGTTAGATATTAATACAGAAGAAAGATTCGGAGAGTCCGTAGCTGTTAGTGATAATTCTGATGTAATAGCAGTTGGTAGTGTACTTACAGATAAAATTACAGACGATCAAGGAAAAGTTGTTATTTTTAAACAACAAGCCGATGTTTATTATAAACAACAAGATTTATATAGTCAACGAGCCGAGCCAAGAGAAAAGTTTGGCAGTTATGTAGATTTTATGAATAATGGTGAAACATTAGTAGTATTCTCAGCTAATGGCGACATTGAAAATATTACAACATTTGATAAAGCTAACACTACTTTCGACAATGCATTTTTACGAATAGTTGATCTTCAAATTGATACTGGAAGAATTGATATCTATGATCGATATGATGTTAATTATGTGTATGGAGAAAGTTTAGCAACTCCATATTTAGAAGAGGATCTGCAAGTCAACGACCTATCAGACAAATATGGTTATAGTATTGCCGTTTCAAATAATAATATTTTAGTTTCAGCCCCATTAGAAGACGGTATAGATACTAATGTTGGAAAAGTTTATAGTTATAATAAATCTACAGGAAAGTTATCTTGGTCTCAAAAATATAAAGAAAGTAAAACTCCAGATGCTACTAAGATTAAAAAATCTTATCTTTATAATCGAAAAACAAATGCATTAGTATCTTATTTAGATGTAGTAGATACTATTAGAGGAAAAATTCCAGGCCCTGCTGATCAAGAAATAAAGTTTAAAACTTACTATGATCCTGCAACGTACTCGGTGGCATCTGAAAATTTAAACGTTAACGATGGAGCTAAGTGGGATGAAAAACATGTAGGTATGTTATGGTGGGATTTAAGTAGAGCAAAATTTATAGAAAACAGTGTAGGGGATGTAACATATCGTTCTGTAAATTGGAATAAGCTTTATAAAACTGCTAGTATCGACATTTACGAATGGGTATCATCTAAATATTTGCCCTCTCAATGGGACGAATTAACCGGAACAGAAGAAGGATTTGCTCAAGGTATAAGCGGAACAACACGATACGGAGATCAGAGTTACAGCATTAAACGACGGTTTGATACAATTACAAAAACTTTTGTATCTACTTATTATTATTGGGTAAAAAATCCTACATTAATTCCTAATGTAGTAGGCAGATCTATGTCAGCTATTGATGTTTCTCAGATGATTGCTGATCCTATTGGTTACGGTTACCCATGTTTAGCTCTAACCGGAACAAATAGTTTTAGTCTGTCAAATGTCAAAAATTTCTTAGAAGATGACAGAATAGTGTTAAATGTTCAATATTGGATAATAAACGATCTGACAAAAAATGCGCATAGTCAATGGAAGATCATTAGCGAGAAGCCAACTGCAATTATTCCTAGAGAAATTGAAAGTAAATGGTTAGATAGTTTAGTAGGAAAGGATTATCAAAATCGTGTTTTACCAGACAGAAAACTTCCTTTTAAATTAAAATACGGCATCGAGTCTAGACCAAGACAAAGCATGTTTTCTAATCGTGTTGAGGCATTAAAAGAATTTATAGAGAAAACTAATTCAATTTTAGAAAAATTAGTAATAGTAGATATTGCAGATTTAACTGACTTAATGTCCAACGATCCTGAACCAAGTTTAATTTCAGGAATTTATGATAAGATTGTCGATGTTGATTTAGAGTTAGGATTAATTGGAACGTCAAAATTAAAAACTGCTGCAATTACTCTTATTATAACTGATGGAAGAATAACAGGAGCAGAAATAGTTAACGCAGGAAATGGATATGTAAACGCACCATATGTTAAAATAGTTGGTAATGGTAAAGGTGCAATAGTTAAAACAGTAATTTCTAATGGTAAGGTAGTCGGTGTTGATATTATTGATTCAGGATATGGATATAATAACGATACTTTTGCAATTATTAGATCTTATTCTGTGTTAATAAAAAGCGATGCTGTTTCTCTGAATAAATGGGCAGTAGTAAATTGGAATGATGTTAAGAAAGAATGGTTAAGAGTTAAGACTCAAGCTTATGATGTAACTAATTTCTGGGAATATATTGATTGGTATGATGTTGGATATAATCAATATACCCCTGTTGATTTTGTAGTAGAAAATACTTATCAGTTAGGGTTCTTAGAATCAGATATTGGGTCAATTGTTAAAGTAAAAAATATAGGTTCTGGTGGCTGGGTACTGTTAGAAAAATATGATAACAATGTAACAATTGACTATACAAAAAATTATAAAGTTGTTGCAAGACAAAATGGTACAATTAAATTTAAATCCTCTTTATATAATTTTACTAATACAACTTTTGGCTATGATGCTGATTTATATGATTCTTTATTTTATGATAATGTTGCAGAACAAGAATTAAAAATTATTATTAACACTATAAAGAATAAAATATTTGTTGAAGACTTAAGAGTAAATTATATCCAATTATTTTTTAGTAGTCTACGATATGTATTCAAAGAACAATTCTTTGTCGATTGGGCTATAAAAACAAGTTTTGTAAATGCGAATCATAAAGCAGGATATTTACAACAAAAAGTTTCTTATAATAGTGATAGTTTACAAGACTTTGAGGAATATATTAAAGAAGTTAAGCCGTACAGAACAAAAATACGGGAGTACGTAAGTTCTTATACTGCGGTTGATCGTTCTCAGACCAGTGTAACGGATTTTGATTTACTACCATCAATTAAGAATAACTTAATTGTCGAACCAGTAAAAGTTAAAATAAATGATAACGACGGTTCTGTTGAGTATTTTGATCCAGTTGTAGAAACATATCCTTGGAAGTTCTGGCTAGATAATGTTGGATTTAATGTCCAGTCTATAGAAATCTCAGATCCAGGTTCAGGTTATATTACTAGACCAGTAGTTCGTATCAATGGAGGATTTGGATCTGGCGCTGAAGCAAAAGCTTATATTAATAATGGAAAACTTTCTAGAATTGATTTAATTTCTAAAGGATCAGGGTATCTTAAAGCACCTGAAGTTATAATCGATGGAGGTTTAGCAGTCGGAGGAACTGCTGCGAAGGCTGTAGCAGTTATAGAAAACAGTGTAGTCAGATCTAACAAGTTAAGTATTAAGTTTGATAGAATTACTCGAAATTATTACGTAACAGAATTAGAAGTTACTGAAACATTTGTTGGAAATAATTCTAGAAAACAATGGCCTCTAAAGTATAGTCCAAATTTAACATACAATAAGACATCGGTTAAAATAAATGGTGTAGATGTTTTAAAATTTGATTATGCTCTTACATCTAAAAAATCTACAACACGCGGCTATACTAGTTATTCAGGCTTAATAACTTTTGAAAATGCACCACGTGCTAATGCAGAAATAGTAGTAACTTACGAAAAAGATTTTAATCATTTATCAGCAGCTGATAGAATTAATTTCTATTACGATCCTCAAACAGGACAACTAGGAAAAGATTTAGCACAATTAATGCAAGGTATTGATTTTGGTGGTGTTAATATAACTGGATTAGGATTTAATATTAACGGCGGTTGGGATAGCTTACCTTGGTATTCAGATGGGTGGGACGGATTTGATGCGGAATTTGATGATAGAATTATATCAGTGGGTGACAGCACTTATAGTTTTTATATTGGATATGTTCCTGAATCAGGACAAGAAATTAACATTTACCTTAACGGTAAACGATTAGACGATCCGTATTTTGATCTATACGATGGTGTAACAGTTCAAGCCAACGGAAGAAAGGTAGCACCAGCAGGAACTGTAATGAATACTTGGGTAGGAAATGGAATTGATGATACAATTTTATTACCAGATGGTGCAGGATTAAACATTAAGGCTGGTGATAAACTTATATTTAGAAAAAATACAAGTGATGGGGCATATCCAGGAGATTTAAATGAATTAGATACACAGTTGTCTGGGGGGAATTTAGCTTACATTACAGCAACAGGTTTTGCTCCAGATGATATTTTACTAGACGGAGAAGGCTTCGTTACTCCTGCACAAAGCCATGCCCCTGAAGAAATAGTTCCAGGCCATATAAGTGATGCAGTTGCTATTAAGATGTTTAGGTTACCTAAATCTGGAAGCAGTACTATATCGTTCAACAATTACATAGCAGACGGAGTTACAAATACTTATAGCTATGGACAAATTGCAAACAGTCCTTCTGCTATAATTGTAAAATATAATGAATTAGTGTTAAAGCAATCAGTTGGGTATACTGTAGATCATATTAATAGAACCATAAGCTTAATAGATTCGTTTGGTAATTCGTTAGTGCCTGTACAAGGAACTCTTGTAAGTGTTGCTGCATTTGGATTCGGATCTAATAGTATTTTAGACATCGGTACTACAGTGTCAGATGGAAGTACTTTAGACATTATAACAAATGCTCCATGGCCTCGATTACAAATCGACATGCTAGATACTGATGCACTAAATCGATTAGGATCAGTGGTTATAGTTGCTGGTATATACGTAAATTACGAATTGTTTGAAACTGACGAAACATATGAGAGTCCTCATAGAGTTGGTATAAGATTAGCAGAAGCTCCGCTGGCAGGTACTGACGTGCATTATATCTTAACAGGGGACAGTAATTATTCGTTAAGCACCGTATATTCTTATCAGATTCCTATAGACGGTTTTGCACAAAATTATACCTTACCTAATAATACTGTCGGAATTAACAAACCTTACGAAAATAATGTAATTGTAATTAAAAATGGGCAGGTTTTAACGGCTGGAATAAACACAAATTATATTATGCAAGATAATCAACTTGTTTATACTATTCCAGCTTATCGATCAGAAGCATATTCTATTAATCCAACACAGTTTTTTATCTATATTAATGGAGTAGAATTAGTGAATGGAGTTGATTATATTTTTTCAAGCGGTACTTCAACTTTGAGTATTTCAAAAGAAAAGTATATTGAAGGTGCAACATTAACTTTATTAGATTATACCGCTTCAGATTATTTCTTTATTGATACAGAAATAACATTTATAGAACAATTATATATTACAGACGATGTCAGAGTAATAAGTTTTTACAATCACGATATTGAAAAAATTATAAGAAGTTATGAAAGATTTGATATAAGTTCAAGTTTAGTTCCAGGAACGTCTTCATATTTTGAATATACAAAATTAAGAGGAGGATCTATTAAACTCTTCAGAACAACTAGAAAAGATGATTATATCTGGGTGATAAAAAATAAGAGATTATTATCGCACAGTATAGATTTTTATCTTGATGATGATTTAAGAACTATTAAATTAGCAGATGAATTAGTAGAAACAGACAAGTTAGAAGTGATTTTATTTAATGATAATAATGTTCAGTTAGGCTACGGATATATGCAATTTAAAGATATGCTTAATAGAGTTCATTACAAACGAATTAGGAAATCAAAATCTACAAGATTAAGTTCTAATCTGTTACAAAAAGATTTAACGATTCAAGTTAAGGACGGCTCAGTATTATCAAAACCAAATGCAGCAAAAAATCTTCCAGGTATTATTGAAATTAATGGGGAACGAATAGAATATTTTGAATTAAATGGAAATACTCTTAGCCAGTTAAGGAGAGGAACTCTAGGAACAGGAACTCCAGAAGTACATTTAGTTGATTCTTATATAATTGACATAGGACCATCGGAGACAATTCCTTACAATGATCAACATATTGTAGAAACATTTATAGGTGATGGTAGCGGACAAGAATTTATATTAAATTATAATCCTACTGTTAGTACCACTGACTGGTACAGAGATACTATTCCTTTAGATTTTGGAAGATCAGACGAGCTTGACGTGTTTGTTGGTGGCTATAGATTAAAGAAAGTTCCTTATCAATTATATCAAGATTCCAATAATTATCCTTACAGTCCAGAAGGTGATAGCCAATTTGAAGCAGATTTTAGTGTAAACGGCACAAATAAATTACGATTAACTAATGCTGCCACAGAAAATTCTAAAGTTGTTGTAATTAAAAAAGTAGGACGAGTTTGGGAAGATGCTGTTGATCCAACAGAAATTTTTAGAAATGTTAGACCATCAATTGGAGATGCTTCGTTTGATGTGATAAAAGTAAATTCTAACTATTCAGTAAAATTAAGGGATACGGGAACAGTTTATAATAACGGAGATGTAATCTATCTATCAGGAGCTACGTTAGGCGGATCTAGTCCAGAAAATGACATTACGATTACGGTTACTGACATTTTGGTGGATAGAGGAAGAAATACAGCTAGGTCTGTAAAAATATATCCAGGAGGCTCGTTGTTTGGATCTACCTTTATTGTACCAGGAGAAAATTATATTATTGAGTTTGTTGGAACTACTGATTTTACTTTAATAGGTGCACCGTCTAACGAAGTTGGGGTAGAATTTACTGCTACTGCCGCAGGTACAGGCTCAGGTACTGCGTTTATTGTGATACCTATTGCAGAACCTAATGAAGTAATATTCACATTAGCTACAGGTGTAGCAAGTATTTTATGGGTAGACAAGTACTTTATAGGTAATGGCGGGTCTGGTTATATAAGAAGTGTTGATAATACTGGAGTAACAGGTACATTCACCGTTGAGTTGGATAATCCTTTAGCTAATAAAAAATCTATTTCAGCTACAGAATGGGCAATATATCCTTATAAAGATCCTAGAAAATCTATTGTACAATTTACATATACAGGAATAGGTTTAGAAAATGGATTCGTATGCAAGAGCCTATCAGAATCTAACAACTCTATTGCAGACTTTTTAAAGAATACAGAAACGGTATTTCCGACTTATATTACAGATCAAAATGATACATCAGAATAAAGTAAAAGTATCATATTATATACCCGGATAAATAATACATTAAAAGAGACTACTATGCAAGGTAAAGACTTATCAGGAATTCATATAGAAGGGCACATTAAAATATGGTGCCCAGAAACCAATGAGATTATAATCAATAAGAGAAATGCTATTCATTATGAGAATATTAGTATAGCTCTTGCTGAATCTATAGCCAACTCAGGTCAAGGATTTATATATGAAATGGCGTTTGGTAATGGAGCTACTACTGTAGATCCTACAGGTATTATCACTTATCTTACCCCAAATAGTACAGGTATTAATGCAGGCTTGTATAATCAAACTTACTCAAAAGTTATTGATGATAGATCTGTAGCTAATTTAGATCCGATTAGAAATAAATTAGAAACTCGTCACGTAACTGGTACTAATTATACCGATGTATTTGTAACTTGTCTATTAGATTACGGTGAGCCGACTGGACAAGAAGCGTTCGACAACGTTACAAATAATGAAAGTGATTTTGTTTTTGATGAGATTGGATTAAAGTCATATAGTTCTACTGGGCAGAGTAGACTACTTACACATGTTATTTTTCACCCAGTACAAAAAAGTCTGAACAGATTAATTCAAGTAGACTACACAGTAAGAATTCAAAGTCTTACAGGATTAAGTGAGGTAGCATAATGAGTTATACAATTAATTTTACAGATACTCCTAATAATCCTGGCGGTATAACAGTTGAAGATCAAAGTCTAAACCAAGAAAAAAGTATAAGTTTTATAGGAAAAAATTATACAGGGTATGCTAAAGTTATTGCAGAAAGTTTTTTACATCTGCTAGAAAATTTTGCTAAATCAGAAGCACCTAATAATCCTGTTGTAGGTCAATTATGGTACGATACTGACTCTAATAACGATCCATCACAGCCTCAACTATTAGTTTATGACGGTACAAATTGGCAACCTGCTGGAACAGTAAAAAGAAGATCCAGTCAACCCTTAGCATCTGAAAGTGTTATTGGTGATTTATGGGTAGACACTGCTAATCAACAGTTATATTTGTGGTCTGGATCTAGTTGGATTTTAATCGGTCCTGAATTTAGTGCAGGAACAGTTACAGGTCCTAAAGTTGAGTCGCTAATAGACACATTGACCATTGAAAGATTTGTAATAAGTCTATATGTCAGCGACGAAAGAATAGCAATTATAAGTTCTCAAGAATTTACTCCAAAACTATCAATAGAAGGATTTCCTAAAATTAAGAAAGGTATTAATTTAAGAGATACTAATGATAGCGGAGTTACTAATTTAAACAACAGCACTTTTAGATTTGTTGGATCTGCTACTAATAGTGAAAAATTAGGCGGCATTGATGCAAGTAATTTTGTTAGAAACGATATTAATAGTACTACGAACGGTAGTTTTAGCATTAGAAATAATGCTGGATTAATTTTAGGTTCAGATTTATCTGTAAGTCTGTCAAATACTTCAACCGGCGCCACTGTTTTATACAATAAAACTGAGGGATCCAGCATCTTTATAAGAACTAATCAAGATGGTGCAGCTCAAGATGTTATCACAGTTAGCGGAACTAATGTAGGTATTAATAAAACAAATCCAGTGTATGAATTAGATATCAATGGCACATTACGTACTAGTGATAATCTGTTTGTTAATGGTACAAATAATGCAGTAGATTTAAATACTGGATCAATCAGAACTGCTGGCGGATTAAGCGTACAAAAAAGTATTCATGTTGGTCAAGGAATTAAAGTTACTGGTAATATTGTTAGCAATAATATTATTCCAGAAACAACTGCTGTATATGATTTAGGCACAGAAGATACTACTTTTAGAAATATATATGCAACAAAAGTTGTTTCATCTAACTTTGAAGGTTCTTTTTCAGGACAATTAATCGGTTCAGTAACAGGTAGTGCCAGTCGATTAGCAAGCGCCACTAATTTTAGACTAGTAGGTGAAGTAACTAGTAATACTGTAAGTTTTAATGGATTACAACCTAGTGGATTAGCAGAATTTACAGCCACAGTTAGTGCAGATTTTATTGGAAATAAAACACTTGTAAGTTCAGTCAATGACGATGATTTATTATTAATACAACGACCAGCAACAGGTTTACAAAAAGTAACTACTGCGGCATTCTTTTCAAGAGCAGGCGTATTACCAATTGGATCGTTAATGCCGTTTGCTGGTACAGTTGCTCCGAATGGATTCGTATTGTGTGACGGAAGCGAATACTTAATCAGTGAATATACAGAGTTATGGCAAATTATTGGATATACTTATAAACCACTAGGAGCATTACAAGGATTGAATACATTCGCTGTGCCTGATTTAAGGGGAAGATTTCCTTTAGGTTTAGATAATATGTTTAGTAATGTTAAAGTTCCTAAGAATGATGGGTCAGGAGATCTAATTTATACAATTGGAACAAGTGCATCGAGAGTTAATGCTTCTGCTGCAAATAACATAGGTTCAGGAAGCGGAACTCAAGATACTCAGTTGCAAATTAGTCAGTTACCAGAACATACACACGATATGAGGGGACTAACATCTACAGGAGAAAAAGGCCAGCAGTACTATGCAATTAGAAATAGCTCTGATCCTGCAGGAGATGTTAATACTGTAAGCCATACTACAAAAGGTCCGTCGCTGCCAAATGAAGGGCAATTTTTGCCTAACAGCGGTGGTGTCAATAACGCACTTTTAGGTGAAGCAGTTTCATTAATGAATCCTTATATAAGTTTAAATTATATAATCTATACCGGAAAGTTTATCTAAGGAAATATGAATGACTTATCAGATTAATTTAACTAACGGATCTTTATTAACAGAAATTGTTGATAGTTCTATTGACCAGCAAGCCACAGATTTAACCTTAATAGGTAAGAACGTTTCTGGGTATGGCGAATATATTAATGAAAATTTTATAAAAATATTAGAAAATTTTGCGGCAGAAACTGAACCAAACAATCCATTAATTGGACAAATATGGTTTGATACTGCTGAAAATCGATTAAAAGTATACGACGGTAACGGATTTAAAATAGGATCAGGGCCAATAGTAAGTGGAACTCGACCTCTTAGTTTCAGTCAAGGGGATTTGTGGATCGACAGTACTCAAAATCAACTGTATTTTTATGACGGAATAGATCTTCAATTAGCAGGTCCTATTTACAAAGAGTCTCAAGGACGTTGTGGGTTTGTTGTAGAGGATATTGTTGATACAAACGGCTCAGCAAAAACTATTGTTAAACTTTTAGTTAATGATGTTTTATTAGGAATTTTTAGTACTTCGTCCTTATCTTATACACCATCGGCACCTATATCAGGATATACTGGTGATATATACCCAGGGTTTAACGAAGGAACATTACCAGGATCTAAATGGAGATTAACTGCAACTAAAGCAGATGCATTATTAGACGTTACAGGACAACTAAAAACTCCGTCTAACTTTATGAAAACGGATGAAAACACTGCTACAACAGGCACTTTAAGTGTTGTTAATCCAACTCCGTTAATCTTAGGAACAGACAGTAATATAGAAGTAACCACAGATCCATTTTTAACTCTTTATCAGCATAACGCATTAAATGCAAACGTTAGATTTAAAATACGAAACAATGCTGGTTATCAAGAACCGTTAACATTTATTGCTTCAACTAAAAAAGTTGGAATATTTACACCTAATCCGGCCTATACATTAGATGTCACAGGCGATGCTAGAATTACCGGAAGTCTTATTGTAAACGGCAGTACTACTTCTATTAGCACATCAAATTTATCAATTCAAGATCATCAAATAGAATTAGCAGTCAACGATGATAGTAGCGTTAGTGATACGTATGCTGATCAAGGTGGACTAGTACTTAGAGGCACGACAAATCATACTATTATTTGGGATCAAGGATCTACTTCTTGGAGAATGAGTGAAAATCTTGATATAAGAGAAGCTAGTTCAGGTGCTAGGGCATATAAAATTAATGGTGTAAACGTATTAGAATATACAGGTTCAATATTTCAATTATCTGCTTCGGTTACTTCTGCACCTGGGATCACTAGTTTTGGACCTCAAACTAGTCTAACAGTTGATAACATTTTTATAGATAATAATCGCATTTCTAGCACAAATGCAAACGGCGATGTGGAAATTGAACCTAACGGATCAGGAAATGTAGTACTGATAGGAAGTCCAAAAATAACAGGATTATCAGATCCTATCGCAGCCACAGATGCAGTTACAAAACAATATGTTGATAACAGTATTTCCAGTAGAAATATTTGTTTTAGTATGGATATTACTGGTTTAAATGATACTCAAATTGCAGATCAGTTAGAACAAATAGCGCCTTCGAATTACTACGAGATCGGCACAGAAGCTAGAATTCACTGCACTATACAGAATGTATCTTACACAAATATTCAATTTACTGCATCGCCTACAGGAGATTTTGTTAAGAGTTATGTAAGTGTTGATAAATCAGATAATGTAGGCACCCAACCAAGCGAGCCAGTGCTACAAGATTTTAGCATAAACCCCATTAATTTAGGTCCTGCGACTATTACAGTAACAAGAGTAAACAAATTATTTGAATTAGTATCCGATAGTACCACTTCGGTATGGCAATGGCAAATGAATTTTTAATAAATATAAAGTAAGGAGTATAGTAAATGGCATATGTAATAGATAGATATAATGGTACAACTTTAGCTACAGTGGAAGATGGCACCATTGATGCTACTCTTGATATAAAACTTATTGGGAAAAATTACGCTGGCTATGGCGAAATACAAAATGAAAATGCATTACATATGTTGGAAAATTTTTCCGGAGAAACAGCACCTCCTCGTCCAATAAGTGGGCAATTATGGTATGATAGTCTTGCAAAAAAAGTCAAATTTTACAATAATTCAGCTTGGAAAACTATTGGAGCAGAACCTGCAGGTACAAAACCTGCCGGTGGTACCGTAGGAGACCTTTGGTGGGACAGTGCTAATAAGCAATTATACACCCATGACGGAACAGATTTTTATTTAGTAGGCCCGCAGGCCGCTGAAGGTCTAGGCACAACACAAATGAGGTCTCGATCAGTACTTGATGACACAGATGTTGCCCATGCTATTATTGAAGCTATTGTAGATGAAGAAGTAGTTTATATAATTGCCACAGAAGAATTTACGTTAAATGGAGCAGTGAATCCAATTCTAGGATTTACAGTTATTAAAGCTGGTTTAACTTTAATTAACACAGGTGCTACTGGCATAACTAGTAGCACTCATAGATATTGGGGCACAGCCGCTAATGCAGAAAAATTAGGCGGGCAAACTTCTGCTAATTATGTAACAAAAACCAGCGCAAGTTTCTTAGATGCTGCAACATTTGTTGATGCAGGATTTACGGTAGGCGACAGTAACGATTTAGCTGTATATATTACTGGTAGCGATGCATATGTAAGAAATCAAATTGGTGATAGGATTGTTTTTCAAACAACGTCTGCAGGAACACAAACGCCTTTAATACTTTTAGGCAGTTCTATTTTACCAGGAACTACACTTTATTCAAATATTGGCAGTAGCTCTTTTCAGTACAACAACATTTATGCCAGTTATTTGTATGGAACTTCTCAGCAATCAGATGCATTATCAGTAAGTGGTGTGTATAGAATTGCAGCAGTTAGTCAACCAGATATTGGAGATCCTGACACTATTGCATGTAGAGACGGCAGCGGAAATCTAAGAGCAACAGAATTTCAAGGAACAGCAACAGCAGCATACTTTGCTGACTTAGCAGAAAAATATCTAGCCGATCAAGAATATGAAGTAGGCACCGTAGTTGCAGTAGGAGGCTCAGCAGAAGTCAGAGCTTGTCAAATTGGTGACAGAGCATTTGGAGCAGTAAGTGCAAATCCAGCATTTAAGATGAATGACGGATTATTGGGCGGTACATATATTGCATTAAAAGGCAGAGTTCCTGTAAAAGTTTCTGGACCTGTTGAAAAAGGTGATAAGTTAATGGCAGCAAGTAACGGAACGGCTGCACCAGCACATTTAATTTTGAGAGGCCAGCAAGTAACTTCAAGAAGTTTCCCTGATACATTCGCTATCGCATTAGAAACTAATCTTGACGAAGGTGTAAAGTTAGTTGAGTGCGTCGTATTGTAAGGATAAAATATTATGGCAATTACAGCAGCAGATTATAATAACATAAGAAATAAAGTAATTACAGTGTTAGGCACTGGATCAACTGGTTACGGTCAAACTCCAGTTAGTTCGTCCGCTACCCAATCAACAGCAATTAGTGCTACACTGTGGAATAACTTAAGAACAGATATGCTTAAAGCAAGACAGCATCAAACTGGGAGAGATGAAACACCTTTCGCTCCTGCTGTTCTAAATCGAACTACTACAATTACTGAAGCTATTCGAGTAGCATTTGATAATTATGCGAATCAAATTGTAACCGATCAGAGATTGCTAGGATTGGATCCTATTTCTCAAGCACAGTCCGAATTGTTTTTTACTAGTACGCAATACGTAGCTAATTGGAACCAAACTTTATATTATCGTGCAAGAGTAAAGTTTGCTGATAATTTACAAGCAAGATATTTTTTCAATGCTGGCGGTCAAATTAGATTTTATGCTGCAAAAATAGATAGAACTTCTAGTCTAACAAAAGATATAGAATGGGATAACATACTTGGAACCTCTACTACTAAAAATGGTACTAGCCCAGGTTCAGGTTTTGGAAAGGTAGTTTATAAGTATAATTCTGTAGAACAATTGGCTGGATCATTTGCTACAGCAGGCACTTTAACTCCGCAGTATAGTTTTTATACAGCAGCATCTAGCTATGTGACTAGTAACTTACCTACAACCGCTACTACAATTTTTACTAAATCTGCCAGTGCATACAGTTCTAATATCTATGATATTAGAATGTATTCGGACAGTGCTGCTAGTCCAACACAATTAACATTTTTAATTAGATTTCAGGATCTAGCAGGTGGTAATGTAGATGAACAAAATACTGGAAAATTAACACAATATGTTGAAATTTTAAGACCAGTAGTAGCTGGAGGCGTCACAGTTAGCGGACCAAGCCTAGCACTATCTGCACAAGCTGGCATTACTAACGATATTTCTGTAGCTGGATCGTAATCAGAAATATCTTTAAAAAACTAACCTCTGCATAATTAATAAGTGCGGAGGTTTTTTAATGACTAATAATTTTGAAGCTGCATTTGATTTGGCTAATCTTATGTCAGCAATATCGACTCAAAAAAAAATACTAAAAGAAGAATTTGAATTATCTACATTATATTTTTGTAATGGTGGAACTTTTAAAATTGATCAACAGCTAATCTCTTTTGTTACATCGTTAAAAATATTGCATCAAACAACCGCAGTAATTATTGATCAAAATAATTTACCAATTTTTATTGATAACGTTTCTATATTTTTAGAAAATATTTTACATCAATATACATTTGCTTCTAATAAATTTTTAACAGATTATAAACTGCTTCAAAATACTAGAAAAACAGAAAGTATTTTAGATTTATGAACAGAGGGGTAATTCTATTTGCTTTTCAGTCAACAGTTGATTATGTCTCGTTGGCAATTTTTTCTGCTGAACGTATAAAAAAACATTTAAAATTACCTGTTTCTTTAGTAACAGATTCTAAAAGTTATTTAGAAAATTTAGATAAAACTGAAATATTCGATGAAATTATAGAGATAGAAGATTCCACAATTCAAAAGAAAGTATTTAATAACGGCACTGCTGAATTTCAGAATATCATTTGGAAAAATTCCAATAGATCATTAGCGTATGATTTAACACCATATGAACATACTATTGTATTAGATGTAGATTACATAATTAATTCAGATTTTTTATTAAAATGCCTAGATATAAACAAAGATTTTCTAATTTTTAAAGATTCATGCGATTTATCATTTTGGAGAAATTCAAAAGAATTTACTTATGTATCAGAGTTTTCTATTCCTTTTTATTGGGCTACTGTTTTAATTTTTAAGAAATCTGAAAAAAATAAAACTTTTTTTCAACTAGTTAAAGAAATTAAAAATAATTGGAATTATTATAGATCTTTATATCAAATTCCAGATTCAAAATTTAGAAATGACTTTGCATTTAGTATAGCTATACATATTACTTCTGGATTTGTTTCTAATAATTTTAATAATATAATTCCTTCAAAAATTTATTATACTCTTGATAAAGATTATTTGTATAATATAACAGATAATTCTTGTTCGTTTTTAATTGAAAAACAAAATTCAGGAGGTCAGTATATACCTACTAAGGTCAATAATGTTGATGTTCATGTAATGAATAAATTCAGTCTTATTGAAAGTATTATATGAAAGGTCATTTAATTTTTGCACAAAATTCAGATGTTGATTATGTTAAACAAGCATATGCTCTTGCTTTGACTATTAAAAAAAATAATTCTATTAATAATGTAGCCATAGTAACAAATAATTTGATACCAAAAAAATATAAACATGTATTTGATTACATTATAGAAATACCATGGGACGATGATGCTAAAGATTCTCATTGGAAAATTGAAAATCGTTGGAAACTAATACATACTTCTCCTTTTGATGAAACAATGGTTTATGATTCAGATATGTTGTTATTAACTTCTAATGATGACTGGTGGGATATTTTAGAAAAACACGATGTATTTTTAACTTCAGAAGTTTTAGATTATCGTAATAATATAATCAAAGATACTAAACTTCGAAAGGTGTTTACAGAAAATAGTTTACCAAATGTTTATTTTGGATTTCATTATTTTAAAAAAACTAAGAGAGCATATGAATTTTACAAATGGTTAGAAGTAATTGTAAAAAATTATAAAGTTTTTTATAAAAAATTTACACCAATTTCTAATCAAAATTTTTGTAGCATGGATGTTAATGTTGCAATAGCTACTAAAATATTAGATGCAGTCGAAGAATTTACCTTGCCAAATAGTCCTATAAAATTTGTACATATGAAAAAAGAACTACAAAACTGGCAAGAAATACCTGCTTCATGGTCTTCGTGTCTATTGATAAATTTTACTAAAAATTTTAAATTTTATCTATCTAATAATTTACAAAATGGATTGTTTCATTACACAGAAGATGAATTTTTAACAGAAGAAATAATAGGAATAATTGAGAATGAATAATCTAGTTTATGTAATATACGATGATGAAATGAATCTTTTACAAATTACTTCTATATTACCAGAAACAAACAATTATTTTCAAATTGAACAATCGAAAGTAAAAGATTTTTATCTTGGATTTAAAAGTTATCCAGGGCATTATGTAAAAAATCATGGATTTAATAAATTTACAATAGAAGAAAAAGTTAACACCGCTGGCATATATAGATATAATGATTTAATTGATCTAACTGTACAAAAAGATAGTGCAGATTTAATGATAAAATACAATATTGAAACGTTTACTTGGAAGTTTATGTTAGATACAGATGTGGCAAATTTAATAGAAACGAATCATTATGATAAGCTATTAGAATTTTATTTGGTAAAACGTGATCAACATAATTTTCTAGTTAGAACTTTTGTAATTAAACTTGCAGATTTGATAAATGACACACTTGAATTCCGGTTCGAAACTGAATATGAACACTTTTTTGAAAATTTATTAATAAAAAGCAAACAACATTTTGATAAAATTGGAATATATGTATGACTAAACAATTTAAAATATTAGAGCACGACGTTGTTTTTTTAAGTTATGATGAACCTAATGCTGAAAAAAATTATGCGGATTTGTTAACTAAGTGTCCTTGGGCAAAAAGAGTTCATGGTGTCGAAGGGTCTGATTCTGCTCATAAAGCTTGTGCAGAATTAGCTCAAACAGAAAGAGTAATAATTATTGATGCTGATAATATTGTAGACTTAAAGTTTTTTGAACAAATAATAGAAGTCGAATCAGAAGAATTATACAACAAAAGTGTAATTTCTTGGTGTGGGTTAAATGTTATTAATGGTTTAAAATATGGTAACGGAGGTATTAAATGTTGGCCCAGAGAGTTCATATTGAATATGAAAACTCATGAAAATGCAGATAGTCCTCAAAGCCAAGTTGATTTTTGTTGGGATATAAATTACATAACATTAGACGAATGTATGAGTTTAGTATATAACAATGCTACTCCGTGGCAAGCTTGGCGAGCAGGATTTCGAGAAGGTGTTAAAATGAGTTTATATGATGGTATAAAGCCTTCTTTTGATAAATTGTTTTCTAAGAGAATACATAAAAAGAATTATCATAGATTGTTAACATGGTTAAATGTAGGAGCAGATGTAGATAACGGTCGTTGGGCGATTCTAGGAGCGAGACAAGGTTGCTACATGACTAATTGTACAGATTGGGATTATGTCAATGTGAGAGATTTTAGCTGGTTAAATGAATTTTGGAGAACAGATGTAAGTTTAATTAATGAAACTATACTCGATGAAGAGATAAGTAAATTTGGTGAAAAGTTGGCTCAAGATTTACATATACCTATTGATGAGCCATTAACTGCTATGCAATCTAAATTTTTTAAAGAAGTATTTACTAACCCTTCTAGGGTTCCTAACGGTGCAAGGATTATTAAAAAGTAATGTATGATATTGTTTTTATAAGCTATCAAGAACCTCATGCTGATATAAATTATCAAAATTTATTGGAAAGATTTTCAACAGCAAAACGTGTTCACGGAGTCACCGGAATTCATCAAGCACATATTGAAGCTGCTAAACTTGCGTTAACAAAGATGTTCTGGGTAGTAGATGGTGATTCACAAGTGTTAGATGATTTTTGTTTTGATTATAAAGTAGAAGAAAAATTTTTAGAACATGTGCATGTGTGGAGAAGCATTAATCCAATAAACGGTCTTACATACGGATATGGCGGAATTAAATTATTACCTCGTAATTTAACATTATATATGGATATATCTAAACCAGATATGACTACTAGCATAAGTAGACATTTCATACCTGTTCAGAAAGTTAGTAATATTACTGCATTTAATACAGATCCTTTTAATACATGGAAAAGTGCGTTTAGAGAATGTGTTAAATTAAGTAGTAAAGTGATTGATAGGCAGAAATCTAATGAAACAGAAGAAAGATTGCACACTTGGTGCACAGTGGGTAAAGATAAATTGTTCGGAAAATATGCAATTCAAGGAGCACATGAAGGTGTAGAATATGGAATAATGAATAAAGGCAATATTGATGCGTTAAAAAAGATAAACGATTTCGAATGGTTAAAGGAACGATTTAATGGAAATTAAGGATTTGTTAGACAGGTTTGAATTATTATTTCCCGACAACACAAAAATATCGAACTTACGCAGGTCTTACACTGATAAAGATTTCTCCAGCATTTTTAGATTAGTCGAGAACGAAGATTTAAGAAAAGCTGTTATTGAAAAAAATCTACACAGTATTTTTAGATTAATTGGAGATAATGAAACAGTTGATGAATTAAGAAAAGCTGTTATCGAAAAAAATTTGCATAGTATTTTTAGATCGATGAATAATTTTAATGATATCGAAGATTTAAGAAAAGCAGTCACTGAAGAAAATTTAAATAGCATTTTTAGACTGATCGAGAACGAAGATTTAAGAAAGTCAGTTGTTGAGGAAAATCTACACAGTATTTTTAGATTAGTGAATAATGAAGATTTAAGAAAACTATTATTAGAGAATAATTACTGGAGTCTTTGGAAATTGTTATCGAAAGAATTAGATACGCAATTCGTTGCTGCTTTTAAGTATTTTTATTCAGAGAACATTGATTATGATACTGACTGTTTTTCTCAAGGGCAGTTATTAAGTAAAAGATGGTTGATTTCTGAGTTAAAAAAACTTGATTTAGATTTAGGAACTGTATTTTTATGTGCTGGCTGGTACGCTACTTTAGCTGTTATGATATTTGAAAATAATTTAAAAGTTAATAAAATTAGAAGTTTTGACATTGATCCTAGCTGTGTTAATATAGCAGAAAGATTTAATAAACCATGGGAAATAGATCAATGGAAATTTAAAGCTGCTACTGCTGATATTTTAAATTTAAACTATAATAAAACAACATACGAAGTTAACAAACTCGATGGGTCAGAGTTAACATTAACTGATGTTCCTGACACAATAATTAATACTAGTTGTGAACATATAGAAAATTTTAATCAATGGTATGACAGTATACCAAACGGAAAATTACTTGTGCTTCAAACTAATGATTATTTTGGCATTGAAGATCACGTAAATTGTGTTAACTCTTTAGACGAATTTTCTGATATGACACCGATGAAAGAATGTTTGTATCGAGGAGAATTAGAATTACCCAAGTATAGGAGATTTTTGAGAATTGGATATAAATGATTTCGATTTAAGAACTCTTCAGAAAGAATCTGCAAGGGCGTTATCTGCCATGGAGGCTACAAATAACAACATCTTTAAATTTAATCAACAAGCTCATCACGACAGTCAGAACTGGTACAAAGCAGTTATTAAATGGTATATTGATGAGTACGGAGGATTACCCAGTCAAGTAGGTCCAGGTAAAAATGTAAATTTGGTGTATGATAATTGATGTTAGAATTTGTTAAACCTTTAAAGATTTATTTGTTTAAAGAAACTAATGAAGTTAGTTTCAGTATACTTGTGAGCCCTAATAGCGTCAATACGTATATTTTAAAAGTAACAGAATTTGAAAAAATTTTAGAATTATGGGATAAAAAAGGCGGAGCAGAAATACGCACAGATACTGCATCATGGCATATACAATATAAAACAAGAGGCCCAAGACCTGAATCTAAAATTGTATCTTATGTTAGAATAGCTATATATTATAAAGATCAATCATTTCATTATAGAGTTGATTATAATGAAATGATTGAAATATCTAAAGATTATTTTTATCAAAAAAATAATAAAATGTATTGGGATAAAGATCAATGACAGACCGAGACGAATTTATAGAAAGATTTTCTCCTGCTAAACACCCGACAATGTGTCTTTTGCCCTTTATGCATTTTAGTACAGAAACTAGTGGTGAAATTAAACTGTGTTGTGAAGCAAGACCTAATATAGATATTAATTTAGTAGATGGAAGATCTAAAAAAATAATAGAAATTTTTAACAACGAATACTATAACACTGCTAGAAAAAAGTTAATTAACGGAGAAAAAATACCAGAATGTAATTCTTGTTGGTTCAAAGAAAAACAAGGATTTAAATCTAAAAGATTAGAGGAGTGGGAAGTATTTTACAAACATAACAAAAGTACTTTACCTACAGATTTTTTTCAGTGGGAAAAACGTGGAACTGATTTAATACCAACTTATTATAATTTACAAGTTGCAAGAACTTGTAATTATGCTTGTATTATGTGTTCTACTGATTGGAGCTCTCTTATAACTTCTATAGGACAAAAAATGGGAGTAGAAAAAAGAACCATGTTGATGAATCAACGTTGGTGGACACTTACTCCAGCGCAATCTCAGTTAGATAAGAGCGAAATATTTTGGCAAGGATTAAAAGAAATAGTTAGTAAACTTGAATATCTTTATGTAACAGGAGGGGAACCATTTATAATAAAACCTTTGTGGGAATTTATAAATTATCTCGTAGAAAAAGATTATGCGAAAAATATAGTATTTTGGTGTAACACTAATACTTCTCAGTTTACTGAACATCAACTTTTTCTATTAAAACAGTTTAAACGTGTAGAATTAAATCTAAGTATAGATGCATACGGAGAACTTAATGAATATCTTCGAACAAGTTCAAATTGGAATGACATTGAGAACAATATCAATTTAGCTATTAAAAATGTTAGCAGTAATTTTTATTTAACATTGGTGCCAGTAGTAAGCGGATTAAATATAAGATATTTGCATGAACTAATTTATTGGTGGAGAAACAAAGTAGGACAAAATAATCGTTGCGCGATAAACCCTATTCTATTAGTAGCCCCAAGATCAATGTCAACAAATGTACTACCGAAGAAGTACATTGATGAAATAAAAAAATCTTTAACAACCGCGATTCAGGATTGTAAATTAGATTCTGAATCAAATTTTGAAAATGTCTTCAATTTATTAGATAATCATGAATTTAGTTATAGAGCTAGCACCAAGTTAAAAGAAGAATTTGAATATTTTAAAGAAGCTGTAAATAAAGATTATTTTACAAAGTTTAATTATTTGTTTGAATGAAATGATATATCAATATAACGAAATAAAAACAGTGCATTTAGAAGTTACAGATAGTTGTAACGCTGCTTGTCCAATGTGTGCAAGAAATATCAATGGAGGAGAGGATAATCCTCAATTGCCTAATACAGAATTATTTTTAGAAGATATAAAAAAAATATTTTCTGTTGATTTTATTAATCAACTAGATAGGATCTACATGTGCGGCAATTATGGGGATCCTATTGCTGCTCGTGATACATTAGAGATTTTTCAATATTTTCGAAATATTAGTTCTAAAATAAATTTAAGTATGCACACGAATGGCAGTGCTAAAAAACCTGACTGGTGGAAAAAACTAGCAGAAATTATAGGAAATAATGGATATGTTGTGTTTAGTATTGACGGGCTCGAGGATACTAATCATCTTTATAGACAAAATACTATATGGTCAAAAATTATGGAAAATGCTCAGGCGTTTATATCTGCTGGTGGGCAAGCAAGATGGGATTACATTGTATTTGAACATAATCAACATCAAGTCGATGATGCTAAAATTTTAAGTGAGCAAATGGGTTTTAAAAAATTTCAGTTTAAAAAATCGGCAAGATTTTTTAGTAATGTTTCTGGCGCTACTAAAGATGCACATCAGGCTGCTAATAGGAAAGGTCAAACAACATTATTAAAGCCTCCTACTGAAGAAAAATACAAAAATAGTTCTTTAGTCGAGTTAAGTAAGATTGATAAAATAGAAGATGCGATTGATTTTGTTCCTAATACTGCAAAGGAAGTTGTTCTTGTACAGACAGTACAGAAATTTAATAGCGACCCTGATAAGAAAAAACCAATGGAAAAATATTGGGACGAAGTGCCTATACGTTGTAAAGTTTCAGAAGAAAAAAGTCTTTACATATCTGCTGAAGGCATAGTTCAGCCTTGCTGCTGGACAGCTGGCCAAATGTATGTTTGGTATTGGTTACCAGGAGGTTCTCAAATTTGGAAAGCAATAAATCAAATAGGCAAAGAAAAGCTAAATGCAAAAAAATACGATTTAGAATCTATTGTAAATGGATTATATTTTCAAGATATAATTCCCAATAGTTGGAAAAAGTCTAGTTGTGCAGAAGGTAAGCTACAAGTTTGTGCTAAGACTTGCGGTGTTAAAAATGACATGTTTAATGATCAGTTCTCTAAATAACGTTAAATAATCTACCATGAAAAAATATCCATCAGACACATTCTGTATTCTACCTTGGATACATTTAAGTACAAGACCCGACGGTAGTATGCGAGTTTGCTGCACTGCTAATGCTAGTGGTGTTGGCTCAACTAATGACGAAACCGGTGGCCATGTCGGAATTTTAAAAACTGAAGAAGGAAAGCCTGCTAATTTAAATGTAAGCGATTTACAATCAGGTTGGAATAGCACTTACATGAAAAATGTAAGAAAAATTATGTTGGCAAATGGCAAACCTGAAAGTTGTTCAAAGTGTTATAAAGAAGAAGATTCCGGACATTTAAGTAAGCGTCAATGGGAAACTAATTATTGGGCACAGCGAGTGAATATTGATCAGTTAGTTGCACAAACTACAGACGACGGACAGGTTCCTCCAAACTTGAAATATATTGATTTAAGATTTGGATCTAAATGTCAATTAGCTTGTGTCATGTGCTCTCCTCATGATAGTAGTGGTTGGATTCCTGAATGGAATAAAATTTATCCTATAGTACAAAATAAAGAATTAAGTAAAACAATGGCTTGGGAAAATAAAGGCAGTGTTAATGGATCTAGTTTTAACTGGCATAAAAACAATCCTGTATTTTGGCAGCAGTTTAATGAACAAATACCTAACATGCAGCAATTATACTTTGCCGGAGGTGAGCCATTAATTATTGACGAACATTACGACATTTTAGAAGAATGTATAAGACAAGGCCATGCTAAAAATTTAGAAGTAAGATATAATAGTAACGGAATAGAGTGGAGAGAAGATTTATTCGATTTATGGAAAGAATTTAAGCTTGTAAGATTTCATTATAGTGTAGATGCCATAGGTAAGAAAAATGATTACATAAGATATCCCAGTGACTGGAAAAGAACAGAAGAAGTGTTTAGAATTCTGGATAATGAAACATCAAATAATGTAGAAGTGACTGTTGCTTGTGCAGTACAAGCGTTAAACATTTATTATATTCCTGAATTTATAAAATGGAAACTAGAACAAAATTATAAAAAAATTAATATGTGGCCTTTTGGAGCAGGAGGAATAAACCATCATTTTGTATATTGGCCTGCACATTTAAATGTAAAAATATTGCCTCGGTGGTTCAAAGATAAGTGCGAACAACATTACGAAGAATTTATTCCTTGGTGGACAGAAAATTGGGAATTAGGAATTCCTTCGTGGTACAAAGGAAAAATTACTAAAGAACAGTGGATTAATGCAGAATACGGAATTAAAAGATTACGTGGTATGATTAAATTTATGAAGTCAGAAGATTGGAGTAATAGACTTCCTGAAACTGCTGAATACTTAAAACTACTAGATCAACAAAGAAATTTAAAATTTGAAGATATTTTTACAGAAATGAAAGGAGTATTCGATGGAATACATTAATGATTTTAGAAGAGAGCATTATATGCTGCCCATGGATCATCCTATTGCTATTGAAAACATGCGTAGGCATATTAGTCGTGCAGATAAATCCAGTGATCCTATGTTTTCTAAAGAGGAACTAGATTGGATTTGGAAATTTGCCTTTGCCGGCGGCAAAGAAGTAAGAATGAATAAAAATGGAACAGTATTAGTTGCCGGACAACTGCACGAAGTGTATTTAAAATTTAAAGACAGGATTGATAGTTGTTTAGGCATCGACGCAGGAAAGAGTCCTCAAGTAGGCGGAAATTATTTTATTACTCCTCAGCAATACGGATTGCATAATGATAGTATACGTCCAGAAGATTTTACTACTACATTTAATAAAATACCTTTAAATCACGAACAAAGAAAATACACTTGTTGGAAAAATTGGCTTCTTCCTTTATGGATAGGCACACATTTAGAAGAAGAAGATGGCGGGCAAATCGTGTTTTTTGATCAAAGACATATCGATTGGGCGCATGTATATAATGGTGGCGGGCTTGTACCTAATATTGCCAGTGTTTACAAAATCACAACTGATTATACAGAATTACAATTTCATGATGGTCAAGGAAATGTAATTTCTAAAGAGAACAATGCAGTTCCTTTTGACAAAGCAGTTTTTAATCAAGTAATGAATACACCTTATGAACGCCTGCGAGGATTAAGTGCAGAAACTATTTTAGATTGGGAACCAGGAAAACCAATGTGGTTCGATGCTGTGCAATTACATAATACCAATGAAGGCACTAAAACTAAAGGAAAAAAGTTATGGAATGCTAAAATGGGATTACTATTAACTTTTTTAATCGAGTTAGACGACGATTTGCTTTTAGAATGGCGCAGAGAACAATCCAAAATGTAATTACAAGTAGGGGAGAATTTTAGGAACGATTAAATTCTCCGCTACTACTCTGTTACCTTCATTGTCAAAATGATGTCCGTTGTCGTAAATAAACTTATTAAAATTTTCTTTTAATTCTGTTTGAACATCAAAATCTACAATAGAATTTATAAATTCATTAAACAAAACATGGTGAACTTCCCAATGAGGAGTGCAGTGAGTGTATATTAAATGCGGTATAGAGCACTGTTCTAATATTTTTTTAATCGCACACATATATGAAAAATAAATACTTTGATCATCACAGTCATACAAATAACTGTTTTTGGCTATTTCTTTATATCTTGATGCACGTTGCGGCCAAAAAGCATTAATGATTTGTTCATAGTTTGGATTCCAAAATACAAAATTATCTCTTACCGACATATCACATTTGTAAATATTTTGATATGTTTCGCTAAAGGTCCACTTTAATTGTTTAGAATTTATTCTAATATGTTTTCTTCTATCGTTGGTAATTTGAAATATGATAAAATCGTAATTATTTTTTATTTCAGATTTAAGTATTTCAAATTGAGTACCAATATCGCACCCTCCGTGCGCTGCACTGTAGTATCTAACATTAATCGAATTTTCTTTTAAGACGTCCACTACATTTTCAGGAATACCATGTTTTCCTTCGTGATTGTATTGACTAAAACTACAACCTAGATGTAATATTTTCTTTATATGTTTTTTCATAGCTTTCTATAATTAAATTTCTGTAGTTTCTATATTGTTGAATAGGCCACCCATGAATAATCATGTGTATTCTAGGAGTGAAACTATTATTCCAAACTGCATGAACTGTACTAATATCAATTAACCTAACATCTCCAGGACTCCATGGAATAAGACCATAATTTTCCATTCCAAAATTACAGTCTTCTGGATTATTTAACGCAATATTAATTGCTTGTAATTTTCTTTTATCATTATCTTTATGAGGCATAATATAACCTCCAGGTTCCAATAACATAAAACGAACTCTGAGAAATTTATCTAAAAATGAGTTTTGTTTTAGCCAAGAAGTTGTAATCGGACATTTATCTGCAATTTCAGTCCAATGATAATCAGGAAGATCTTTTAAATTTTCGTATTGATCGTCGCCTTGTGTTATATGTTTTCCTCGACCATGAATTACCAGACTTTTCCAACCTTTATGAGACTCGCCTTCTTCCCTGTGGGAATAAAATTCTTCTAATAATTTAAGAGATTCTTGATACATCTCTTGATACGGTATAGATATGTTTAATTTTAGACTTCGTAGGTTAGACTCTTCGATTATCCATTTATACTGATCGTCGGCACTAAAATTTAGAGGTATCGATTCTAGGTTGTAATAATGTTTCTCTAACTTCCTTTTTTCGAAGAACTTTGAGATATTCTGTATAGTACTCATATAATTGTTGTCTCCAAGGAAAATTAAATTCTTCATCGGGATATAAGTTGATGTCTTTAACACTTAATAATCCATACCCTCTCATATTACCTTCACTAGTAGGTAAAATTCCTAAAAAATAGCTATCATTTTTATTAATTCTTTCGGCACTAGCCAATGTTTTTATCATTAAATTAAAATGTATTTGACTATACAAATAGGCAGTTTTTCTATATGATAAGATATTACTAAATGCGTAGAGAGTATTATCTTTTATTCTATGAATGGTATCTTCTATTTCGAAAAAACTTTCCTTATAAAAATTTAATTTAACATCTGAAAGACGAAACTGCATTTCAGAGAAAGGTTCAATTAGTCCTCCAAGAAAATCTTTTTCTGATTTTTTTATTTCATCTATATCTGAAACCTGTAAGTTGTATCCGCTAGCAAAACACAATTGATCATAATCTTTTCCATTATAATCGTAGATTACTTTTTTAGTAAAATCAATAGCAGGCTGACTAATATCTCTAAAATCTACAGCATGAGCATTAGGACATTTGTCTAAAATTTGTAGAGCTTGTAATCCATTAGCAGGTGTTACTAGTCGTTTTATACTAGGCAATTCAAATCTAATAATTGGCTCGTTAGTGCAATTAAAGATAGTATCATCAAATGTACATTCGATACGTAGATATGATCCATATTTTAATACTAAATCGTTGTAAAGATAGAATTTATGTTTTCTCTCTTCGTCGGTCCAGGGTCTTATTTTAAAACCATGTTCTAACAATTTACTAATTATTAGTCCTCCAGGTTTAATTTTTTTAAAGGTCTGCGACTCTTGACCTTTTTCTATAAACATTGGTGTGTAATCGTCGTGAAAATTATCAGTACTTCTATGTATGTTTACACAGACTTGATTAGTTAGAGCATCGTAAGCAGGAGACCCACATCTTTTCCAATCTTCTACATTTAGGATAAAACATTGATTATGTAATTCGTAATATTCAGATTTTCTGTCTAAGATATGTCCTATTAAAGAATAATCGGAATCTTTAGACACAAGTTGAGTTAGCCATAAAGGGTCAAATGTATTTCCGGGTCTTGTGAATATAACTTTAGGTGCTTGTTCAGATTTTAAGCTTTCGAAAGCATCTTGATACGATAAAAAGTACTTATACATTATATCGTGTCTTACAGATGCTTCTAAAAGATTGTAACCAATTTCGCGACCTAGTGTATCTTTATATGATTCGTTATCGTCTACAATATAAATTATATAAGTTTTTCTGATTAATTTTCTCATTTTATTTTGACACTTTGATTGTTTAATAAATATTTATGTGATACTATTATAGTACAAAAAAAATGGAAAAATCCGAATACGATTTTAAAAAGATACCGTTCGACGACATTGTTCGAGTTGGGCAACGAAACATGTTATACAGAGACCTGTTTACAGTTAGTTGGCTACTAGGAAGATATTGTAATTACAGATGTAGTTATTGTTGGCCTTATGCTAGAAGCGACAAGAAAGATCATAGACCAACCGAACTATGTATTAAAACTATTGACGAAATAAAACGTCAAGCACGTGAACGAGGATTCAATAGTTTTCATTTTAGTCTCAGCGGCGGCGAGCCTACGTTTCATCCAGGATATATTGATATTCTAAATCATTTGAATGATGATGCATCGAATACCAATTATACCAGTGTTCATATGACCACTAACATGAGTCGAACATTAAAATGGTTTGAGCAAGAATACTGTTCCGCTGTAAGTAAATTTCATAGAGCCAGTATTACTGCTAGTCTACATACTGAACATGTAAACACTCCGGAAAAAATGAAAGAGTTTGGAGATAAATTGGAACTATGTCAGGAATATGATGTTCAAGTAACTATAAACATGGTAATGGTTCCTGAATGGTTTGATCGTGATTATGAAAATGCATTGTATTTTCACAATAGAGGTATCAATGTTACATTAAAACCTCAAAGCGATCCTACTGCCAGCAGAGTAGTAGATGGTTATACATCGGAGATGTTAGAAAAACTACACAATGGAATGCCTCAACGAGCTTTTACAGAACACAAGGCCACTAAAGCTAAGTTAGTATCAAGGCCTGCTCCGACTTTTGTAAAAATGCCAGATCCATTATATAAGAATGAAAACAAAGACATACCTCAACACTTTCAAGTAGAGTTTATAGATAAGAATAAAAAAGTTTGGTATATGGATCAAGCAGAACGATTCAACGCATTTAACTTTAACAAATTCCAAGGATGGGAGTGCTCTAGTGGTTTTAGAGGCGTTATTATTAGAGAACCAGACGGAAGTATAAAAAGAAGTTACAGTTGCTATGATAAACCTCTAGGAAATATAGAAACAGGATTTAAACTATTTGACACACCGGAGATGTGTATTACACCAAGTTGTGTAAGCAGTGCTGATAGTAAAATTCCCAAAAGAGCTCCAGGAACACAGTTGCCATTGTATCCTGGAGATACAAGTTATTCTGAAATAAAATCAGATGTCATAGGAAATACTTGAGCAATTACTGCCGCACAAGCTTTAGCAACTTCTTGATGTTCTTTTTGTGTACCGTTAGCACTACGCAATTCGATAAAGTGAACCCAACTACGTAGTGTGCCATTCATATAGATTTTGCTTTCAATTAAGCCTTCGGGTAACACAACACGAGCTTGCTCTTTAGCAATGCCGTTTTCGATAGCCCAGTTATAGGCCATACGTGCTTCTGTGATAACATTATTTTGCCATCTGTCCCAACGTTTTTGTAAATCTTCGTCGTCAGTTTCTATACTATTTTGTCTATTAGTGGTGTCTTGAAGTCTTGCTTCTCGTCTAACGAAGTTAAGATCTTTTGTAGGGTCTGCATATCTCTGACTGAACTCCTGGAAACTGAAACTTCTGTGACGAAGGATTTGCCTTGCAATATCTCGTGTCGTCGTAATTTCCAAGCAAGCTGAAACCATTTCGAGTGGACTCCAGTGTTTGTGTCGTACGAGGTACCTGATGAGCTTGCTACTGGTGTCGTTGTTGAGCTGGTTACTCGGGTTTGAGACTCTGGCACAGAACGCGATGAGTTCCTGTGCATCGGTGATTCCCAAGGAGGCAAACTCGCTAGTTGGCTGACTGTATGATAAAAGTCTGACATGCATTTATTTAATCTTTCTTTGTTTTAAAAATTGGTTAGTTTTTTTAATAATATCTTTTTTAATTCTTTCTGTATCTAGTTTAAAGTCTACGTTGTCTATTTCGTTTTCATAAGAGGTAAACCATTCTTTGATTTCTGATTCAAATATTTCTTTACTTTTCCCATTAAGACTTACCTCCCAAGTTTTACCATTTTTAAAAGTGACTATTATTGAATGTAAATAATCAATTGGTATTGCATTAAATGAAATATCTTCAAATATTTCGGGCCAATGTTTTACAATATCTTCGGGAAATTTTTTCCCTTTAGTCACTCTTTTACAGCTACCTTTTTCTTAGTAGGAACTAGCTCTTCGGCTAGTCTGCGTAGTTGAGCAGCTTCTTTGCTTAATCTATCAGCGTCGCTTCTGTATTTTTTAGCCATTTCTTCATCAGTTAGAACTTGTGGTCCAGTTACATCAGTAGATGTAGTTTTAGCTTGATCGATTACTGGTTCTGTATTGTCTTGTACAGGGCTAATATCCTTAGCTGTTGCAACTTGTTGAACTTCTACAGGGCTTCTTAGTGCTAAATCTTGTACACTAACACCTTTTTGTTCAGCTATCATTTGATTTAATTCGGCTAACACTACACTAATGTTTGAATTAGGCGTCATTTCTATTTGATCAGTTGGAACTTTTTGTAAAAGCCCTTGTCTATGCAGCGAAGGAAGGACTGTAGTACCATCAGGAAAAAATGCTCTAGCAAATACTTCTGAAAGTTCTGACGATGTTTGACTAGCATTACTTTCCACTAGACTAATTAATGAATCGTGATAGCTAGGAGTCAAAGATTCTGTTAATACTGCTAGGCAATTAAATGCATCACCAGGCAAAGTTCTAAATACTACAATACACTTCTTTCCGTTATTCTTAATTCTTCCTACATGTTTAATGTCACTCATAATTAGTTTCCTTGTTGTTTTGTAACACTAGACAAAAATTTAGTAAGTTTTGTGTATACCTGCCCTACAGCTATCATTTCGTTAGGTTTAAATGCACCTCTTGAACTAGCGATGTCAATAATGGTTTTCATTGCATTAAGATCATTTACATTGAGATCTGAAGACTCTGCTTCAGCAGCTTCGGGTGTTGCGGGCATTTCTTGTTGTTTGATTTCTTCTGTCATAAGAACTCCTATAGTAAGTAATATTACTAGTTATCTATTTTAGATATACGGGCAGGCAATATTGAAAAAGCTTACTTCTTTTTCTACTTCGAATCCGATCTCAGTTACGTATTGGATACTGTTGTTAATAAGGGAAAGATTGGATCCTATATAGTATCTTCCATTAAGATTTTCGTATATCCATTTATCTAAAGATAGTAGTAACCCAGGAGTAGCTTTGTTTATAATGATAAATTTAAAATGTTTTGCAGGAAAACTTACTTTACGCACATTAAGTGCGTTAAGTAAGTTTATTTTTCCTTTACTTAAATTCGTAGTATGCATGAGTACCAAAAGGAGGAACGATTGTATCGTTGCCATGAATAATGAATACAGTATCGCAGTAATCTGGATCACCCCAGCTATCCCAAGGATAACCGTCAGTGAACATAATCAATTTTTTAGGATTGATATCGTGTTCCTTCATGTAACTCCAATTACACATAAAATCAGTGCCGCCACCGCCCATTAGTTCATAGCCCATGATATCATCATTGTAGCCATCGAAGTCTGCTTCGTTATAGACTTTAGTATCAAAGCACCACAATTTAATTTTATAGTCTTTGTATTCTTCCATGATGCCCTTGATTTCACTGATGAAGTCTTTGCCCATTTCATCAGTGATAGATCCTGACATGTCGATGGAGCAACAGATGTCGATAGTTTCATCAAATTGGGTGCCCGGAAGAATAGCACTCATATGCCAAGCTTTGCGACTAGGACGTATGAAAGTGTAATCGTTTTTGATCACACTTTGAATTTGCTGACGTAAAATTTCTCGCCAGTTCATCTTAGGTTCGGTCAGCTCTTTAATCATCCGTTGAACAGATGCTGGAGTATTACCTGCACCAGCAGCTTGAGCTGCCTGAATAGTAGCTTCTTTTATCTCGTCACGAATTTGTTTGAGCTCTTCTTTAGTGTAAGAAGGCCGACCGTCTTTACCTTCTTTCTCCCAATCGATGTGTTCATCTAACAATTGACCTAGAGCTGCTAATTGTTCTTCATCATATTTGTCAAAAATTTCATCATAGATTTGCTCAGTGCCTTTACCGTAGTGCTGAGGATCGTGAAAGATTTTAATGTCTGGAGGTACTTCTCCAATTCGATCACGAATTAATTGACCATTAACACTGTAATCAGCAGCCGCATTCCAGATAAAACGATCTCGACCTTCCACACGCATCATATGATCGAATACGTTATGAAGGATTTCGTGTGCTACAACGAACTCTACTTGTTTATTAGTCAGTTTATCAAAAAATTCTCGATTGTAATAAAGATTACGTCCGTCGGTTGCTGCTGTTGGGCACCAATCGCTACCATCTATAATCTTAAGACGAGTAGCCATATTGCCAAAAAATGGATGACGCAGTAGCAGTCCGACTCGTGCTACCACAATTTTATCAATTACAGGGTCCAAATAACTCATATTTGCTCCGTTTAATTACTGTACTTATACATTATAACAGGGCCCGCAGGCCCTGTCAATGGATTTTGGATTAGTTTCGATCTGTAGCCGCTGCAATATACTTACCATATTTTGCATGGAACTGATCAAAGCACTCAATTTCGTCCGGATCCAACGGCAATTGATACTGAGTAAGTGCCAACTTAGTACCCATAACAACTAATTCAGTTTCAAAATTGTTCATAATGAAATTAAAGAAATTGTTAACTTTCTTATTCCAATCTTTTTCTTGCTTGTCGCAAGAATCTTTGAGTTCGTAGCACAGACTAACAGTTAAAGAGTACATAGCTGAAATCTCTTTAGACTCCATTTTAGTAACCTTGCCGCTCAAGATATCTTCCGGCTTAGGCATTTTGCTAGCAATTTTACGATGCGCCATAAATTTAACAGCAAGACCTTCACCTACAGCACCAGACACTAGATCGGTAAGTGTGCCTTCATCTTCTTCATCATCGAATAACAGTTCAGAAACGAATGCCCATGAACGGGGAGTAGCAAATGCACGACTACCGCTCTTTGGATCGAAGTCGTATAGATCCTTCTTGCTGAAAGAAAGGAAACCAAGTACGTCTTTATGAATACGATTATCAGTGGCCCAACCAAAATAATCATCCCAGTCTACACGCATTTCTAAGTGTACAAAACGATTAGCCAGCGGAGCAGGCATACGATAAGTAACACCCTTGTCGCTTTCACGGTTGCCCGCCGCAACAATTAATACATTGTCTGGCAAGTAGTAAGTGCCAACACGTCGATTGAGAACTAGCTGATAAGCAGCAGCCTGTACAGCGGGAGCCGCAGAGTTCATTTCATCCATGAACAAGATAATTTGTTTATGTTTTTTTGCCATAACAGCATCAGGCAATTCGATTGGAGGTGCCCAAGACATTTTTCCATTGTCACTGTCAAAATATGGAATACCTTTAATATCGGTAGGTTCCCACAAGCTCAGTCGAATATCGATAACATGAGCATCTAGTTCTTCGCCCATTTGTTTAATAATGTCGGACTTACCAATACCGGGGGGACCCCAAAGAAAGATAGGGCGTTTAGCTTTAAAAGCACGACGCAGAGATTTTTTAGCGGCCTTAGGACCAACTTGACGCGATGAAATTTCGCTCATTTATTTGCCTTTCGTTGTAAAAAATGTTGTGTGTTTTTGTATTGCAGTGTCGTTATTGTATGATAAATTGCTTGAAATGTCAACGACTTTTTGAATTTATTCTTCAGTTTGATTAGATTGATTTTGGCGATTTATAGCCTTTACTAGACCAAATTTTCTTATATCATCGGAAAACATATATAATTCAAAACTTTTTCTTTCCGAAAAAACAATTATTGCTGAATTAGTAAGAAAATATGGACAATCCATATGCCTATCAAAAAAAATTATTACTTGTGGACTTAAATCTATTTCTTCAGTAAATGGTACAGTATAACTTTTTATTTGTAATTCGTTTGATAAAAAATTCAAACCTTCCTCGGTTAACCTAAGACCACCCGAATTCTTATTACGGTGACTTTGCCACCATTTGTGTAGATGTAATTTAATATTGGCTGTATCTATACTTTTGTTAGCTTCTTTAAGAAAAATTTTTGTAAATGTTTCTTTATTGATCATTTAATGATTTCGCCAGAAGTTAGTTTAACAACTTCAAAGTCTTCGGTGCTAAATGTTTGATTTAATTTTTTAGCCAGATTGTGAGCATGTCCAGGATTAGAGAAACTTACTTTTTTATACTTCGGTCCAGGATAGTTTGTAAGACTGTTTGAGGATTTTAAATTAAAAGGTTCACCTTTATAAAAAACTGCCCAAATGGCCTCGGCTTCTAGAATCTGTTCACTCTTATAGTTTTTTTTATTAATATATTCTAACAATATAGTTGGTTTAGGACGACTCATATACGACTCCGATAAGTACGTATATATTTATGTAAAATCTATTTAAATCCGCCACCATCCATTTGAACGGTAACAGCCTGTCCTGAGCTTTGTAACAGTTTGTTTAATAAAGAGTCATAGTCTTCTAGTAGTTTTGCATTTACTTCTCCTAAACAATAAGCAAGATTTTTAGCTGTTTTAATATCCAATCTGATTTCTTTTTGTTGTGACAAGTCTGCTGCTTTTACTTGTTGTAAAAATTGTTGTATTGGAAAAGTATTAATCGGATTTGACATTGTTTAATGCTTGCCTCATTTCTAATTCTGTTTTAAAAGGACCACGGTACTCGTAACGTTCTATTGTTATTAATTTTGGACAAAAACTTTTTACCCACCCTTTTTCAAATTTGATTGTATAGTATCCTGCACAATACAAACTTTTACTAGATTTGCTTTTTGTGAACAATGGAAGTTTTTTTTGAATATTAAACAACACATTATACGGAGTTGAACTAGAAGGAAATCCGTAAACTTCCTTTATAGAAGTAGTACTGACTGTAGACTTAATTTTAGTTTCAAAAAACTCCTTACCAAACAATTTTGTTAATTCGTCTTTTTTAGAAAAATATTTTTCTGTTCCTTTTGAGCTCAACATAAATTTATTATTTTCTTTTTTATGAAGAACACCAATTTTTTCTCCATTTTCTTCTACAATCCAAAATTTTCCATCTACTATAGGTTTTGCTTTTATATTCATTGTGTCCTTTCTAATGCATACTTTGCTTGGAATGGTTCTGCGTAGCTCTGAATCGAATCTATAATTTTATTCATTTCATACAATTGGCAAAATTTCATCAATCGTATTCCTACTTGGCTTATGTTTTTTGACTCTTTAATTTGGGAATCGATTGTTTCTTGAATAATACTTTTAATATTTTCAGGTTGATAATTCAAATCAATGAGTCTGCGATTTCTTTCGTAATCGTCAATTACTCGATGCTCGTTACCAGTATGATCAGTCCAACGTTGCAACATGAGATTGTTCCAGGCATATCCTTTTTTATTTTTGTCTTCGAATGCTTCTTGTAGTCCTACTTTGTTTTTAGTTCCTTTAGTTCTAACTCCAGGATATGCACTAAACACATTATCGCTAGTATCGCCTCGCATACATTTTTCAAAAAGAATCCATTCTGGGTTAGGCGCAGCTACCTCAGTTTTAGTCTTTTTATCAATTATTCTTTTACCTTTTTTGTCAAAAATACCTTCGTGTGTAGTCAATGTGTCTGCAACACCGTTATATTGCTTAACATTTGGTGCAATGAGTTGATGAAAATCGCTGTCGGTGCTAATAATAACATGATTCTCGTTAGGATGATTTTGAATAAATCCTGCAATTAAATCGTCTGCTTCTAATTGAGGGTGATGTAACACAGTACAATTTGTTTTTTCTGTAACGAATTCTTTAAATTTATCAAATGTTTCCCAGAACAATTTATCTTCTTCTTGCTCTTTAGCAGTCATTGCGGCTCTAGTTTCTGCTCGATTAGCCTTATAAGGCGCATAAAAGTCTTTACGCCAGCTACGACCTTCGAGACAGAATACGACATGGCTACCGTTAAAATCTTGCCAAGCTTTTTTAATGCTATTAAAGGTAATATGTAACGCCATACCAAGTTTAATATCAGCATCACCTCGTACTACATGACGAGCACGAAAAAATGTATTAGCAGTATCAACTAGAATATAAGTCATGAAACTTCTGAACGACCTTTCTCGATAGGAATGACATTAATGTAACCGGCACCGCGGGTAATATCTTGCCCTTCCTCTGCCAAAATATTACGTGCTAAGTCGCGAAACCAACGATCAACAATTTCTTCTTCTGGATCTCCATCGAATCCATATCCAGCTTGCTTCAATTGTACAATAAAATGCTCATTCCAGTCAAGTTCAAAAAAGCCATTTCTAATATTATCTGGATTTACTTTAGTATCTAAAACTGCTACCCAAGGTTCGTTATTAGCAGTAGCTCTTTCTTTCGGAGTCATTTTAGCTAATTCTTCTTGCCGCCGAGCTTCCTCTTCTTTGGCTAAAGCTTCGGCTGCACGAACTAGTGCTTCAGAAGTTTCTTTTTTTGCTCGTTCTCGTTCTTCCTCGAGTTTTTTAATACCTGTTATTTTTTTAATAAAATCTTTCATTAGGTTCCCCATGCATTTTTGAATAATGGAACTTGTAGTCTGTCACTGTATCTTAGTCCGTGTTTCATTGCTAATTCTGCAACACGGCGATTATTAAGAGCGTATACATTTTCGATACCCCCAACAGGCATTAAATAAATGTGCCCGCCAAAATCTTCCTGTTTATAAATTTCGATAACTTCTAATGCTTCGTTGACATCGTCTTCGCTAGCAACTACAAATTTTAGATATGTATGTCCTAGCTCTTCATAACTTTTTACAATATCTGGTCGTATAGCATCTTCTCTTCTCTCTCCACTAACACTTAACTTTGGGCTCACACTAAATGTAAGATTATGATAGCCGTGTTTATGTGTCCATTTTTCTAGATATTTTCTAAAATCTTTTGATATTTCTTGAGTACCATTAGTTTCAAATGTGATATCTTTCAATTTTTTTAATTTATCGTTATCTAATAAATCAGGATAGCTACGTTGCCACCCTAACAAAGGTTCTCCACCTGTTATAACTAAATGTATTCCTCTCCATTTATTATCAGGTAATAGATCTATCATTCTATTTGCTATGGCATCCACAGTGAGAACAGGACTTAGATCTTTAAATCTTGGATCCCAACTTGCATAACTGTCGCATCCAGTTTCTACAATAGGAAGTTCCTCATATTTGTTGTACAAATGTACTACTTCTGCAATATCATCGTTGGCAGTGCTACGTTCTCCAGGAGGCATGCCGAACCCAGCACAGGTAAAGTTGCAACCAAATGTGCGTAAGAAAATAGAAGGAACACCCATGAAGCGTCCTTCTCCTTGTATACTATAAAATAGTTCTGCTATTTTAATTTTACTCATTGTTTTAGTACCTCCAATGTAGCTATTTTGGCAATTCGCTCTCCAAAGTCATCATCTTTACCAATGATGTACATTTGTGTGTGAGTACGATCTTTCAGTCTATCATGATATCTAAATTCTACAATTTTGCCACCAATAGCATTGTAAATTGTAAAATTAAGAACGGGCTCACTACGCATTGAATTACTTTCAACAACAATATCTTGTCCTACAATTTCTCTTCCACTTTCCCATGCTTCTTTAGACCATTCTTTGAATTTTTTCTTAAACCATTTTTTAATCATCTTTCATTCCTTCTAGAAATTCGTCAACTCGACGTTCCGCTTCAACTCTGTCCACAGCCATTAATGTTACAGTTAACATATTATCTTTGTCAAGTTTAATATCGTAAGGCATTTTTCCATTGAGAACAAACTCGTCAGCCAGAGGCCGAACTACTTTATATTCTTTGAGATTCTTCATTCTGAAAATTACATCGTCGACATTATGCTTATTCATTAACTATCTCTTTCCATGGAAGTAATTTCTGTTACTAGAGCAATAACTTGCTCTAAGTTTTGGCAGAGAATTCTAGCACTTTTATATTCGCCATCTGGATCTCGTCCACTTACGTCTACCATAAATCCGTTATCGTACATGTTAACAGTAAAACTATCCGAAACTTTTTCTAATTTATCACTTACATTCATTTTAATTTTCCTCTTTAAAATCTATTACATCACCATTCTCGTCAGCACAAATAATTTTAACTTTGTTACCGTTTTCATCCTCGATAAGAATTGGTCCCCAAATCCACGCCTCACATTCGTTTTGGCTCCATCCTTCTTCGTCTTCCAGTACTTCATATACACTGGATTCTTCAAAACGTTCTTTTAGTGCTTCTTGTAGTTCCTCGTCCATATCTTCTGGAAACTCTATATCTTCCCAACAGCCGTCCCACATAGTATCAAGTTCGACATTTTCGATATTATTATAACAGCAATCGTACATATTGATGCTGTCTTTATTCTTGTCGCCTCCTGGAACATATGTGAATTCGAATTCAGGAGGATTATCATTATTTGTTTCTACAAAAAAACTACAACCACGGAATCCTGTTTTACGAATAATTGTTTTTCCATCTTTAACATAATGCTCGTGTTCTTCGCATGATTTTTTGTAGTAAGTCGATACTTTCCAATTAGCCATGATTTTCCTTATCTAGGAGCAAAGTCCTGTTGTAGTTTAATGTTGTCAAAGAATTCTTTTTTAGTTCCTTGATCATCTTTAAAAGCACCTTTTAATACTGTAGTCTGTGTAAGACTGCTATGTGCCATAATTCCGCGATTTTCACAGCAGCCATGTGTGGCTTGTATGTAAACACCTACATCTTTGGCATCGGTCGCCTTCATAATCTCTCTAGCAATGTCATTAGCTAATTCTTCTTGTAAAGTGCCACGGCGAGCACACCACTGAGCAATACGAGTATACTTACTGAGACCGATAAGTTTATTAGCGGCGATAATACCGATATAAGCAACACCAGATACAGGTTGGTGATGGTGACTACACATACTACGAAGTTCACTGCGAACAACAAGCATGCCTTCGTACCGATCTGTGCTGTCATTAGGAAATGCTGTGCAATCTGGTGCCAGTTCGTATCTACCCGCCATAATTTCATTGTAATACATCTTAGCTAGTCGTCTTGCTGTTCCTTGACTGTTAGGATCGGTTTCTCGATCAATTAATAGTGCATCCAATACATGTTCGAATGCCACAGTAGCTTCGTCAATTAACTGTTGTCGAGTTGAGTCTGCGTAGATGTATTCACTAATATTGTCGCCTGCCCAGAATCTTTTACCATCTCGCTTCATTTTAAAACGAAGTTGATCGCTTACTTTGCCTTCTGAGTAGCCACCATTTCCAGCCATTGCGTCTACTCCTGATTCGTGAATATCATCGTTACTTACATACATTTTGTTATAAACCATAAGTTGTCCTTTCTTGCTATTTTATTATATTATTTAGGTTTTGTCAATCGCAAAAGAGTATTTTTCTTTACTGCGGCACCTAATGTATTTAGGTTTATGCCACGGTCTTCAGAATATTTTAGTAGTGCTTCTGTATCTTTAGGAAAACAGGCACCGCCAAAACCATAGTATCCATCTGGACCAGGCACTTGAGTATGACTATCGCCTATACGTCGATCCATTCTTATTAGGTAGGCAAGGTGTTTCCAATCATAATTATGAGTGTTTGCTAGTTGATTTAATTCATTCATAAAAACAACTTTAGTTGCTAGGAATGTATTAATAGAATATTTTACAAATGCCGCTTCGCCTATACCACAATATTCTACGTGTTTAATACCTGGTTGTATTTCTTTTAAAATACGTGCTGTGTCACGTTGATAGGCTACCACAGAACCACCTATAATAACCCATTCTGTATTACCAAAATCTGTAACACTAGATTCTGCCCGTAAGAATTCAGGAACATATACTAAATTAGGTAATTTTTTATTCCATAATTCGTAAAAATCCGGAGGAGCAGTGACTTTGCTAATAATAGTGCCGTTATATCCTTCTAGATTTTTTAAAACTTCTTCTACTATACTGGTATCGCAATATCCATTGGTGCCTTGCGGACTAGGAACACAAACAAATACACTAGAACATTCTTTTTTAATTTGATTGTAAGTAGCTGTATAACCTTTAGCAGGATCTAAAATTATAGGTTCGAAAGATGTTATCAAGTTTTGAGTTATAGCTTCGCCTACGTACCCGTGCCCAATAATGCCAATTTTTTCATAAATCATAAGTATTCACTTAATAATATTGTACATAAGCGATAATCGTTTTCTGTTTTAAATCTAAAAATTAAATGCATGGTAGACGACGCAGTAATGTAACGGTGTCCTGGCAATCCAAACACTTCCAACACCTTAACACAGATCTCATTCCACGGCATATCATCTTTTTTCCAATCGATCCAAATATTGAACGAAGTATCTGACATGTCTTTAGACATTATTCGACAAGTTCCATTTCCTCTATCATAGGATAATAGATCCAATTCATTTTTTCTTTTAATTCTTCGCACATAGCCTGAGCAGCTTCTTCTGCACGTTCTTTAGTATAATAGAGTCTTTCCATAGCTCTGTCGCCCTCAGTATTTGTAGCCGATGCAAGGTAAACTATCATTTTCTATAATTCCCTTTATCCGGAATGACATGTCTAACTCCTCCTCTTGGATCTTCCATATCGCCTTTGCGTCGAGGTATCATATGCACATGCGGATACATTACTGTTTGGCCAGCTGCTTCTCCAACATTTTGGCCGATGTTAAAAGCATCCCACCTTTCAGCTTCAACACCTTCGTGTCCGAACTTGTAGGCTGCTTTGTAGCATTCCCAGAGATTGTTCCAGTTTTCTTCGGTAGGCACAAATAACAAATGCCCTGGGGTAACTGCGTAAGCGTCTCTAAAGACCCAGAAGTCTTTAGTTCTGTATTCAATTTCTGTCCACGGTGCTCTTTTTTCATTTAAGGCCTTTTCAATATCTGTCAGCATACTCGTTCCAAACCATATTCATTAATGTAGAATAATTATCCCAGGCCTTTTTAACAGCAGGATTATTATTTCTTGCTTTAATCTCAATCATTTCTTTACGCTTCATATGATTGATGTAATCTTGATCTCCACGAGATTTAACAATTACGTCATTCATTCTTTGATCAATTTCGGCTAAGGCATGAAAGTTATCTTTAGGTATTAGAATATCATAACACTCTAACTCTTCTGTAGCAAAATAAAAATCATGTGCATCCTGATAAGTGCTAACCTGTGGTGGTTTAGCCTTTCTAATAGTGCGTGAACTATGACGTAATTGAATATCCCAATTACAGCAGAAACGATCTAGTTCTTTATTATCCACGCCAAAATTCCTCCCAGGGATAGACAATCCAACAGTCTTCTTCGGCTTTGTTAATTTCTATAGTTGAATAATCTACTTCTTCTTTGCTAGCAAGATTATTATGAATCACGGCAAATCTTACGTTGTTATGAAAGATATTTTTCCAAGCATGATTATTTGGAAGGCATCCACTGGGCCAGTCTTTTTTAATCCAGGCAATAGTAGCACCGGTATCGTTAATGTCATCTACTATCAAAATCTTTTTACGTAGATCTCGATTAGTAGGATCGTGACGTACAGGCAATCCAGTAATCTCAAAATGCTCATACCCTCGATCATTCATAGGAACATATCCAAAAGCATCTTCGGCCATGCCTAAGTCGCTCACACACTCGCCACCGTCACGTAAACTGACCTGTAATGGTCGCATAGGAATATCGAGGTATTGACTAAGCATTACAGCAGGAACAGCACCACCGCGTGTGATTCCTACAATGTAATCTGGACGCCAGTTATCTTTTTGTAATTGCCTAGCAATTTCGATAACACTGCCTTGAATATCCGACCAAGTTACATGTATTTTTTTCATCTTACACCATTTGCTAAGGTTGTCCAAAGTTTAGAGACTTCTTCTTGATTTAGAAAGAAATCGTATGTACTAGAATTGGTTAATTCGCCTTTGTCGTTATACTGTTCCCCAGTAAACATAAGATGTTTAAGTCCGTCTGGTTTCATACAGTCATTAACTTTTAAACGAAGCTTCCAAGCCGGTTGATCTGTTATTAGTTGTTCAATCATTTTGAGTCCTTTAAAGTTTCCCAAGTTTTATATTCTGCTAACGCTTTGTTGTATTCATCATTAATTTTCTTAAGCTTTGAATACTTCTCCTCCATTATAGCATCTCTTGTAGGAATGTTCAACATAGTTTCTATTCGTTTTAATCTTTCGTGCAGATCGTCACCATTCCATTCTATCTTGCCGTTAATTTTAATACTGGGATTACTACTATTCGGAATTTCCATAACAGGTTTTCCGTTATTGTTTCCAAATTGAGTAGTTGGATGAATTGTATTGGACCATACTGCACTGCCACCAGACCCACTAGGGCTTACATAAATTTGACCAGTAGTTGTAGCAGGTATAGTAAACGTTGTCATACTACTTGTATCCTTTACGTTCTCTTTCTTTTCCGTCAAAATCTTCTTTAACCATTTTATAAACTTCTTTAAATTTTCTGTATGCGATTTCCAGTCCAGGATATTCTTTACACATTTCTTGAACACGTTCGTAATCTGGAAATCTACCATCAAACTCGTCTTTATAAAAATTAGTAAAAGTAGTAAAAGAATCGATACCAGTTAAATCTACTGTTTCTATATTGCCTATTGTATAAGATCCTGAATTATAAGGTGTACCTGTTAATGTTATAATGTCCGATGTGTTCAAACTTGGGAGGCTATTCACATCCCAAGTTACAGTGATATCATCAGATTTTAAAGATTCTGTTTCATCTAAGGTTACTGTATAAATTGGTTCCTGAGAAGAATTGTTCACGTAAAGCCTCCGTTTGTTTGTACAACATTGGCAATCTTGTTTCGTAAAAATTCATGTGATCTATTATTGTTTTTACTAACATCTGCCTATGATCCATATAATGGTCCCACGTATCCGTCCAGTTGCTAGGATATTTGAAATTGTTAAAGTACATTTCTGTATATGAAAGTCTGTCTGGCACCATAGGAATAGCATTAAGAACACAACCTTCGTAACAACTAATTCCTAGTGTTTCTTGTAGATTAGCACTAAACACAATTTTTGCTTCACCCAATAAGTTATGATATTCATTTTTCGTCAAGTCTTGTTCTTGGCAAATTATAAATTCATACTGAGGTAGTAATTCTTTTAAATCTCTAAAAATATTCACCTGCTTTTCTGGAGCAAGTCTGTGTGGGAAAAGAATCAGATCTCTTTTTTTCATTCCTTGATATTGTGTAAAAATATCTTGGAAATACTCCATAGGCCAGCCAGAACGAATTATTTTTTGACTGTTTAATAAGTCTTCGAAATCCTCTTGATACCAAGGATTTTCACTCTTTAAACCATTCATTAATAAATTGTCTACAAACATCTTAATATGAAAATCTGTAGCAAAATAATTATGATCGATAGCATCAAAGAATGACTTTTCAGCATATCGAACCCACGGCTTATTGCCAATAAGTCTGCCTAAAAAGTCTTGGGGATCATAACTACCGGCGTGCCACAGTGCGTGTATTTTAACAGGTATACTAAGTAAGCTACTCATGTATTTTAAATTAATAATACCTGGATGCCAAGCATCTGTAAATAAAAAATGATCGTGAGCTTTTATTTTGCCAGTAGTAAATAATCGGCTAATCTCTTCAATTTGACAAGACTTGTAGATATTAGTGCCACCAAAATTAAGGAAGGCGCCAGGAGTAGTGGCACGAGGAATATCCTCAGGGCCAGAGATAACTTCAACATTTTTATGAACCTTTCGTAATGTTCGGGGTAAATGTTCTTTCCATTGAGCAGTATAACGTGTTTCTACTGCTTCTAAGTCTACAATATAGATAGTCATTAGCGATCTTTTTGTTTACGATAGTTATTGTTACGACCTTTGAAATTCCTGTTAGCTTGTAGAAATCTCTTCCATACATCGCTTTCTTTATTATAAAGATCTGCCTGATTAAAAGGCAGTAACTCGAAACGACAAAAGTCGAGCAATGCTTCTAAGTCGTCAAAGATTTTAACGATGTTAGGATTGTTATCGAAGTATGCATAGCCTTTGTAATTTTTAGCCATTTTTGTTTCCTTGTTTATTAAATTAATATTTGATAAAACTACCATTTTCTCCATCTTCGGAGACCTCGATCCAAACTTCTCTATTTGGATACTTTTTTGAAATCATGTCATACAAATCATCTGACATCATTTCGCAACTTTTATAATCTAATTGCAATACAGCTTGGTCGCCATTATACAATTCTTCAAGCCATCTTTTAAACTGGATGAACTCAATGTCTCTGTCATTGTGATTAACGCCAATCCAGACACGAAAATGAAAGATATGGCGATGAGGATGGCCGAGGAACGAAACGTCATATTTGTCTCCTGTTGCTAGGTTAGGATCAGTTAATGCTGCTGGATATTTATGAATACCTTCTTTACGAAAGGTAACCCAAATCATTTTATTTGGTCTTATGTCTTGTTTGATTATCATTTGTATTCAAAAAAATCGTTAAAGGTTGATTTACTCATTGATTCAATTTTCTTCATAGATCCTACAGGTATTCGAAATACATAAGAATTTTCTGTTCTTTGTTCAAAATGACCGTATTCTGATCCTCTTATGTATGAAGACCTATCTCCATTAATTATTTTCTGTCTTCCAATTTCGTAAGCTTCTTCTATTTTTTCTTGTATGTATGGATCTGTAAAATCGAATAAATCTTGGTTCGTGACTATTCCATCGGCAGTAGTTATTCTAAATTGCTTTTGTAGTTTTTCAAAAATATGAGTTTGTTTATAAGATAAAGAACAAATATCTTGAACAGTTATAGTTCCTACACTATTGGCAGAACCAGAATTTACATCTTTAGTTTTAACTTCTATACCAATCTGTTGTAAATCTGCGCCAGGGCCTTGGTTAATGTTCCACCCATCTCTAGACATAACTTGTTCAAATTGTTTTCCTCGAATACTATGATCTTTAGATAATACAGTACCAGTATAATCTTTTTTGATTCGTTTAATTTTCATACTGGGCTGTCCTGTGTATATTGATCCCAATGTGTATACTTAGTTTTACGCATTAGATCGTGTAGTTGATGGGTCCATACTCCAGGATTAGTAGCACCCCAAGTACGGTCGTCAATTTTAAGTGTTGCGTTGTAGTTGTAAAGTTTAATGTAAGGTAATTTTACACTAATCATAGGAATAAATCTATCTTGTTCGCACCACCCTTCTTCGTGTATTTCTTCAGCATATTTGACATCGAAGTCTAAGCAGACCCAATATCCTGCCTCCAAGCATCCCATAATCCTGTTATCCCAAATTTTCCAGTTATCATATGTTGCCGGATTAAAACTTTGACTAGTACCAAAGTAAATTTGTTTAATACGTTTATCTTTATCTTCGAAGCTTTGAGAATCTTCTGCTATTGCAAGAATGTCTTTTAGACTCGGTGTTCCTACAACGAACAATGTGTACATACCGTGAGCTACAGTATGTTCTACTTCATAGCCTGTGAAATAAGTTACATCTTGCCTTTGTTCTGTGTTTAATCCCATTTAATATATCCTCTACTGTAGCCTTGTGGTCTGTTTAATCCATCTTCGAATGCTTGTTGCCATTCAGTGTTGCGATTATAGCACTTAGTCCAGAATGTGTCAACTTTTAAATTATTTGTTTTTACCCAAAGCTCTGCTTCGTACATTGCATTATAAAATCCGTTATGTCTTGGACTAGGCATAGCAATAGTATTGGCATTCCAAAGTAGTTCGCTAAATGTAGTTGTGAATGATTCTTTTTCCGCAGCTATAATCCAAACGCCTTGCGGAGCCAACAGTTTACGTTTCAGCACTTCTGTGTGTTCTCTAATGTCAATAATCACATCATATTTTTCGTAACTTGGCTCTTGTACTAATACATTCTCATTTGCCCACAGTTCGTGATTGCTATTCCCCCAAACTTCAATAGTACCAAATTTGTAATAATCTAGTTTTAGTGTGTTGTAAGCAACCCAGGCAAGAAAGCCACTACCAATTATCAAACATTTAGATAGTTGTAGTATTTTGCTTTGAAGTAATGTGCTGTTTTGTTTGACAATGTTAATACCACAAGCTACTGGTTCTAAAATATATTTAGGCTCGGCGCTAGGAACTACTATAAATTCTCTAGCTCTAACATTGTAATAGTCGGCATATGCAGGCTCTCCTCGAGTCGCTACATAATCGCCTTCTTTAACATTGAGTATTTGTCCACCAACTTTGGTAACAATACCTAATCCTTCGTGACCACTCATATGAGCAGGCAATGTAGGAAATTTGCCTGTCATCATATCTATATCACTACGGCAAACACCAGTCATAACAGCTTTAACTTCAATTTCAGTATCAGCAGGTTCTGGTTTAGTCCATTCTTCTTCTACAAACTTACCATCACTGTATGTTCTAAGTAAACGTACTTTCAAAAGTTCTCCATTCTTTCGTGAATCCAATAATCTATTGTATTTTGTTTACTCCAGAATTTGTCATTATCGAGATTACGTATTGCATCGTCGATCATACGTTCGTAAGCATCTTCTGGGCATAATCCTAATTCATATGTAAATGTGCTATTGCCGAAATCCATTTCAATGTTACGTTTGTCTTTATCTAATGTGCGCCAGTCTGCGGTCAATTTCCATTTGTTACTAAATCGTATTTGAGCAAAGTCGTCTACATCGTATGTACCATCTGAATTAACTGTGCCGTATTCTGTGTTTAATAAATCTTTTAAATGGTATCTCATCAAACTAGAACGATTATTCATAGCAGTAGTTAACCAGTCAGGGTTTAACGCTATATACAAGCTCAGTAAGTGAGGCATTAGATCTCTACTAACTCCACCATAAGCAAGTTTTTTTGTAGTAAACCAGCTTCCAGGACTAGGCACACGATCTTGATTTAACCAATTAAGTCTGACCCTGTCCGCCGATTGAGCAGATTCTTGTAATTCTTTGATGTTACTACGCCACATATTATTCTTCACCATCATAAAACGTGTATCAGGAAAGGAGTGAACAAGAGTCATCCAATTACTAGCCGTGGCCACACCAGGCTTTTCGATAAACACAATTTTACATTCGTGGGAAATTTTTACAGCTAATTGAAAATGTGTAAAATTTGGTGTACAGATGTGAGCAGTATCAAAAGGGCCTCTAGCTAGTATAGCTGATACAGCATCAGGAAAGTCTGCTTTTTTACTAATATCAGAATCTACTGTTACAATCTCGGCTCCTAGATTGGTCAGTACATTTTTGTATAATTGACCGATACCCATGCCTATAATAAGACTTTTCATTGAATTTTAAGTTCTTCTCTAAGAATGTTTTCTACTAATTCGTTTAGAGTAATATCTTGTTCGTGCGCAATTCTGAAAAGTTTATTTAATAAATTGTCTGGAAGGTCTAATGGTACTTGCACACGTTCATCATAATCGATACCCATAACAATATGTGTAGCTTTTTCTATGATGTCATCAGCTAAATCAATATCTACAAAGTTAACATGATCATATGCTTCTTTAACATCTACACCTCTGGTTTTAGATTCGTTATTATGTGCTTCTCTAAATTCAGGATGTATCCACCGATAACTGTTTTCTTTATCATAATCGTGTGCTTCGAATTTATATACAGTAGTAGTTTTAGTATCAAATACAATACCGATACTAAAACCGTCGTGATCTCCATTCCAGCAATCTAATGCATGAGCGTTCGGACCAAAACAGTTCCATAGATAGTCGCTTCCTTCAGTGATACGATAATCTACACATTCCATAAAATCTTTAATTGTAATCATTTTACATTTTCCTCATACTGTTTAAAAAGTCTAGTTACTGGTTCCATTCTTTCTTGAAAAATATCAGGACTTGTTTGAGATGTTTTATTCATATCATAATAATCAGGATAGTGTCGTAGACACCATCTTGCTTCATCTCTGATAATTTTAGGAACTCGGGGAGTATGCTGTGGGTTACACAAGTTTACTAACAGCTCTCTTGTTCTAAGCACAGCTCGAAATCTTTCATCTGGCAAAGTCATTTTATACTTTCTTCAAGTTCATCAAGTTTATCTTCGGAAAAGTCTTCAACGACGTCAGATTGTACATTATCATTATCATTATCGTCAAAGAATTTGGCAAAATTGGTATTTGCGTTTATAGTGCGTTTTCCTGTGTAACCTCTAGTGCCAGGAATTGCCATCCAAAACTTACTAAATTCTTCTACGATTTGATCAGCAACTCCTCTATCACTAGTTGCAAAAATTGCATCTATTACGTCTTTAAAAAAGATTCTATCAAATTTTTCTTGAACTAGCATACCAGGACATAAACCCGCATCATATTGTCGATTGGCTTCTTGAACAGAACTAAGATGCATCCAAACATTATGCCCCATGAGAATAGCATAAGTGAAACTATCCCAACTAGTTTTATTTTCTTTACCCATCCTATTTAGGTTACCAGGAGCGTAAACACAAACTTCGTTAGTTTTAACACCATCTAATACAGGGCTATTTTCTACATACTTGAATATCCCATCTTGAATTAATGTATCTCTAAATAATCTTGTATCTGTTGCGTATTGTTTATTATCTAAAGTAGGTAACATTCTATATAACCACTTCTTACGATCTTCAATTTCTGTCTGTATGTACATTTGGCCATTAGCAGTGGCCAAAAATGGACTTGCACAATCAAAACTAATAGTAAAGTTTTCATTATGATATTTTCTTACAGCACGTTGAATATCGGTAAGTAATAATGCCCATTCCAATTTACTTGTTCCTAAGAAGTGCATCCAGTCTTGTTTACCTTTTTCTAATAAACCGTCAAATCTTAAAGATACAAGTCTTTTCAAAGTGAGATGCAAATCGCACATATTTTGTCCACCCATAGCCCAACCGTTAAAATGTGCATCTGGAAATACCTTCGGATCGCAATAGTGTTTCATACGTTGATACCAATCTTCAGCATCTGAATGATTTTCACCTTGTAACACGTTTAAAAATTTACAATTACCATTTCGATTTTTAATAAAGTAGTCATTATTTAGATATGTGCCTTGAACTGCTTCCATATAGGAATTAATTTTACTAGCAGCAGCGCCTTCAGGACTACGAGCTACCCAAGCAGGAATATCTAAACACATTCCATAATCCATTAGACTGTCCATCCAAGTCAATACTTGACTACGTTTTTTCTGTGCAGCCGGACAATTAGGATCTTTCCAGTCGGCTTCCCACTTTCCTTTACCTATCTGGAATCCTCCAGAGTCCCCAAGAACCCAACTGTCTCCATTTCTTGGACGATTCCTGAACATAGATTCTCTATCATCATTTTTAGCTAAATCTAAATTTGCGTGACCAGCAGAATATAAACACCACTTATAATAGAATAATCCTTTTTGAGGATCTAGATAATTAAGTCCTTCGACATCGTTAATAAAGTTTTGTGGTATTCTGCTAGGTTGTACATAAGGATATCTATGTCTCTGATATCCAATGAACGATGCATAAAAGCCGCTAGTAGCAGGTAAAAATAATGCATAATCGTTTTGTGTGGCAGTTAAATCTGTATTCATTTTGCCTCTAATTTTTCTAACAATGATCCTACTTGTACATCTATCTGATTCATAGCTTGTGCTTTAAATGTATCTGAAGTGCTAGATCCGCTTATGATAGTTCCAGGAGGTATAGTACCAGGCAATGTAGTAGGCCAATGAGTTTGCCCAGGATGTACAGGAGGATTAGTACCGGTCCATGGTCCAGAAGGCACAGCAGTTCCTGGAGATGTTATTGTTGTAGGTGCATAAGTTGATCTATATGCTCCTGCATTTTCTAAATTACTTAATCGTCTAGTAATATTATTAATATCATCTACTATTCTACGTAATGGACCTTTACGTAGTCCTTCAGGATTTTGTTGTGCATTAACCATAGCACTAATTAACACTAAATTTTTTAGTGCTCGTTGTACTGCCGGATTATCTGAACTCATTGCTGTATCAAATAAATCCACAAATGTTTCTAAATCAAAATCTGCTTGATCTTTTTCTCTCATTCCCATTATTGCCTTCCCCATTTAATTTTTAACCATATACGTTCGTGTATGTAATAATCGATACTCAAAAGTATATGCAGTGCTGTAGCAAACCCTGTACTTTTTGCTACATCACCTATAAATAACCAAGTCCAAAAGATAGTGAATAACCAAGCAGTGATTCTATATGTTATCATTCGCACTATAGTTCGTGTTTTTGTTTCAATCATTTTGTATGTGCTGGCAAAATGTAATCATAACTGGCTAAACCGCTGTTTACTGTGATCATCATTGCACCTGCATCTGCAATTTTCATTACTTTATCTCCGTCTAGACTAAGAATGTTTAGCACTTGAGAAATCGGCCAACTCCATACTTGTTTCAATTTTCCAGTTACACCTGCTTCAAAAATAAAACTTCCTGCATGAGTACTTGCATCTCCAAAGAAGAATACTAAGTTTCCATTTTCAGTTTTTACTTGAAATACAGGTTCTTCACTATGCACTTGAGACTGTAATTTTAATCTTGTAATAGCAGCTAAACTAGGTTCTAATTCTATATCCCAACTTGCTCCTTTAAATTTCACAGTTTTTAATTTTTCATTAATAATTTGTTGATTCATAAATCTGTAATCATTAACAAAGTCTCCTGTACTATTTTCAAAGTGTAAACTTACAGGAATTTCTTCACCATTTCTTTCTGCTATAATTACTTCGATTTTAGCATTTTCTTTATATTCAGGATTTCTTAAATGCAAACTTAGCTTATCTAAGTTAGGCATACCGAATGTTCCAGTAAATTCAGTCACAGGGCTATTAGTTTTAGCATTGATAATTACGCTACGATCTTCTGCCATAGACTCAATAATAGTTTCTGCTTCGTTTCCAGTAATTTTAACTAAAGGAATATTTCCTAAAGTATGTGTATGACTTACAATGTCTGTTAAAATATCTTTCATTTTATTCTCCATAAGGTTATTTAGGTTTACATTTCGAAAAGACTATTAAATGTATTCTTTTCTTCGGTACTTCTGATGTTCCAATTTAAAACACCAATAAGATTTTCTAATTTTTTATCGATGATAGTTGCCTCCATTTCTCCATGATCGAATGGCAAATCTTTAAACCATTGCGGCAAACGTAATTCATCAACCGGGTATGCTACACTAGAATACTCTAAAGGGTTATCTTTTAATTTACACACAATAACTTTAGCTCCGTCTGTAATATTCATACTGTATTTGTCATCGAACATACGTTTTAATGTGTTCCAATTAATGCTAGCACGAACATGTCCTGGCATATTGGCCTTTCCTTGCCTTTCTTCTTTATTTTGATATTCCGTGATATTATTTGCACGTTTGGGAGAACCTTTCTCCCAGCCAGGGCGAGCCTTAAATGCGATTCTAAATTCACTAATAAAATCTAAAACTTCTCTTTCAGAAGATCCAGTTAATACCATTTCTAACACATCACTTAAGAAGTCTTGAATAAATTCTGGAGTATCGCTGCGTTTTAGATCTAACCCCATGGCCTTAATTTTACCAGGCTTACCGTCTACGTCTACTCGTTTGCCTTCTTTATCATAATAAAGAACAGCATAACGTTTTTTTGTAATAAACAATGCTTTAGATCCGACAATTTCTCTTCCTGCCTTTATAACTTCTCCTCTACTAGTAGGACAATGAAATACATCTTGCATAAATTTAGGAAAAGTTTTATTAACTTCTTCTCCAATTTGATCATACAATGACGTTATGGTTTCTTTTGACCACGGAATTTTTCCAGCGTCGATATCCTTTTTAAGCGTCTTATAAGCAGAAAAATAACAACTATCAGTATCGCCGTAGATAATAGCTTTTCCAACATGATTATATTCTCCTGTTATAATTTCATTTACTTTACTGGCCATGTGTTTGGCAATTTGTCTACCAACTAGTGTAGTACTTTGTCCAATTCGTTTATCAAAGAATCTGCAACCAGGATTAAGAATAGCACCATACAAACTGTTCAAGTTAATTTTTTTAACTAGTTGTCGTTTATCCCAATACTCTTCTTCGATCTTATTTCCGTTAGAAATACATTCTTTTAGTTTTGCCTGCATTTCTTTACGTTCCGCATACCATCGTTTTAATAATCCAGGTATAATACCTTCTTTTTCATATGTAAAGATTGTACCATTACTGCTTAACATAAATGGCTGATTACTTTCGAATATTAATTTATAAACTTCAGCAGCACTTAAAATGTCATGAGTATCATCTTCCCAGTCAATAACAACCTCTGTTCCTATTTCTTTATTCATTACAGCTTCATATTCGAGAGAACCAAATTTTCCCTCCCAACTAGCTGCGAAGCTTTTTCCTTTGGCCATTAAATTTTGTATGTATTCTTCGGTCATAGTTTGACGTAATTGTCCAACAATAGTTTCTGGCCCCATATTAAGCGCACGAATAGCACTCGGGTATAGACTGTTAATATCCAGACTTCCTACCCAATCTTGTAATCCTTCTTTAGGATAAGCAACATATGCACCGGCAGCAGCAGTGTCTTCACGTTCACTCATCTTTGTTCTATTAGGAACTTGAAATCCTCTTCGATGTGCTTCATTGATAATAGCTTGCTCTGTAACAGCTACCGCACCCATAGTTGTTTGTAGAAGTACAGTATTTTCATGAGCCAGTTTGTTACTTAAATCTAAGAATTTTAATTTTTTATCTAACTTATCAAGCAGCGCACAGTCTTGTCTATTGTATCGTATAAATTCTTTGAAGTCATTGTTATACAATTGATCTAACGTACCTTCGTACGGGACTTTTCTTTCACCAAGTTCATATTCCGCGATGGCATCCAATCTATAGGAATGTCTTTCTTCGTAAGTATATTTGCGGTATAGTTCGAGGTAGTCAAGGTGTACCCGTCCAACCAAGTCATAGGTTTGTGCTGTTTTTCCGTAACGTTCATATTCTCTCTTTCTAGGATGTAGATTCCATAGACAAAATCTTCGTGTGTCGTCTTTGCTTAGGGTTTTAGTTACTCGATTCACGGTATATGGAATATCGAATCCTTCACTATTCCAGCCACTTAATATATCTGCATCTTGTATTAAATTAAGAAAAGTATCTAACATATCTGCTTCGTTATCAAACAAATGAGTGTTAGGAAATTCTTCAACAAGCTTTTTAGCATCTTCCATACTGACACCCTTTGGAGGAATAGCCAAACAAACCATAGTTTCTAGCCATTGAAGATATACTGCTATAGCAGTAATCGGCATAAAAGCATCGTCGGGGCTTGCATAACCTCTTTCAGGATCGAAGTCTACTTCAATATCGAAAAATGCTGCATTTAGCTTAGGAGCGTCTTGTCCTAAGTAATGCTCGCTTAGAGATACAAATATAGGGTTAATATCTGCTTCGTACAGAGTTTGATTACTATGTATTTTTAGTTCTTTGTGAAAATCTTTGCTAGTTTTGCAAACGATTCTACTTAGGGGATCCCCATAGATGCTGGTAAATTTACCTCGAGCATCCGGGTAATAAAAAGTGTATTTTACTGGATATTCTTTGAAAACTCTTTTACCATGTTCATTGCGTTCAACAATATGTATGATATCAGAGTCGCGGTTAAAGTATGCGTCTACGTACATTAATTCTCCTATACCATTTGTGGCTGGTAAATACCAAAATAATCATTTATGGCTGATTAGACCTTGCTCTGAGATATTTAGCAAAATTACTTATAAGGTCAGAAATTTTTTCACATAAAATAGCAATGTTAAGACCAATATCTAAAAGTATAAACATTACTAGACCCATGCCAATCCAACTTAAGAGTATTTCGAATAGTATCTGAGCTATCATAACATTCTTACTAGACCTACAATATCAATGGTAACTAACAACATATAATTTGCTAACATCCCAAACGACCTGCGAGTCCAAGCTGCCCAAGCGTACATAGAACAACCGCTAATCCAAATAGGATAAAGAATAAGCAACGGCGGATTAGGGACGGTTGCTGCCATAGCGATACTACAACCAATACTAAGGACCCAAGCAAACAACTCGACAGTAAAACGTATACGATTAGATCGCCAATCATCTTTTATCCATTGAAATATGTTATAAACAATATCGTTCATTAGTCTTGAGGCAAGTTTTTAGTAACTCCTAGGATAGTTTCGATCTCATCCCATTCTTCTTCGTGTACCTTCCAGTTATCTTTATGAGCAATTTTGATTGCTTTGTTGATAATACTAGGTTTAACATTTAATTCTTCTGCAACTGCTTTAACGGTTTCTTTAAGACCTTCTTGTAAATCTTCGATTTCCCTTAAAACGGTTGATCCTTCATTAATCAATCGTTCTAGTTTAGATTTTTCTTCGGGTCCATACATTCTACTCATAGCATACTCCTATAAAAGCTTTATTATAAGTTAGTAAATTTATAATGTCAATGTTTATTATATTTTTGTTAACCAAAAATTTAACCAAAAATCTTGATTTATTTTGTATTCGAACTTATAATACTTGGACTGTGTTAACTTTCTTACTTACATTATGAAGACTAAAACTATTGCTTTTTCTTTAATTTTTGCTGTTAACAGTGTGTGGGCCAATGCTTGGGATAATCCAAATACGCCATTTGACACCAAAAGAAACTTTACTGAATCGTCTACTATTCGTTGGGTGACAGTGGATAATGTACAAGAAGCCTGTGAAAAAGAATCACGTAGCAGAGGCTATAATGGTTTTGGTATGAGTGTGTTGGCTTGCTCTTTTTTCAAAGGAGATCAGTGTACAATCATTACTGGTAAGAAAACAACCATGCACACTTTAGGACATGAAGTTAGACACTGTTTTCAAGCAGATTGGCACAAATAAAAAAGCCCCTTGCGGGGCTTTTTTATTGAATAGATTTTATATCTACCCCTTTTTGTTTAAGAAGTATAAGAGCTTGAGCCATTTCTCCACCTGAAAGATCTCCCTTCAGGCCTTGCATTAATGTTTCGCCTGTGTATTCTTGATATTGTTTAGATACACTTTGATACTGTTTAGCATCTTTGATTGATTGTAAGACTTTAAATACTGCTTTATTATCTGTTCCGATTCCTTCTATGGCATTTTTTAATTGCCATGCGAGGGACTTATCTGTTTTCCAAAGTGCAGGTTCTGTCTTAGTTGCATTTGGATCTGTCTTGGTTGCATTTGGATCTGCCATAGGTGCTTGTCCGGATACAGGAAATCCGTGTTTTTTAGCAATATCTGGATATTTCTTCATAGCTTGTCTAGTTTTGCTATTTGGACCTCCAAGATTTCCGTCAATGCCGTCTTTGTTGGAACCATAAGTGCCTAAGTCTGCACCTGCTGCTTTTAGATCTTTCTGCATTTTCATAACTGCAAATTGATTTCCAGCGAGAGGTTTATCTCCACCTGTTTTGGTTTTTTCTCCAGGCATAGGCTGTCTTGGTACTTCCGGCATGCCTGGTTTATCAGATCCGGGAGTAACTGTTGAAGTAGAGTATTTGCTAATTTCATTACTAACACTGTTGTAACGATCTATTTCTCTATTTAGATCTTGAATGTTTGGGTAATTTGTATATCTTGAATCTTTGCCGAGGTCTTTAAGTTTCAAATATAATGTATTAAGTTCTGTTTGCTCAGCTGATGAAATTACTTCATATACTGGAGCGTCTATTCGATTTTCAATTTCTGACAATTTTGTCATTAAGTCTTTAATATTCATTTTAGTCCTCTGATCTTATTTTCTTGCTGTTCCAGCATATTTCATAATCATAGCTGCATCGTCTGTGCCATAAGGATCAGTATATTCTGGTTCAGGCTCAGACTTCTTAGGGTCTGGAACTATTTTTTGATCAGGCACTATTCGTTTTTTAGGATCAGGCTGAGGATTTTGACCACTTGGTTCCTTCATTAATGACTTATCTAACAGCTCTTTAAATCTAGCCACTGCTGTTTTAAGTTCCTCGGGAGTCATTAACGGATCCTCGCCTGCTGGCTGCTCTGCTTGCCCAGTTGGCTTTTCTGGCTCTGCTGGTTTTTCAGGAGTAGGTGCTGGAGTTGCTTCTGCACCTTTTTGTAATGCCATATAACGATCTACTAGAGTTTTGACATCAGGGCGTTGATCTTTCATCGGTCCTAGCTTGCTCATTACATCTGTAAGTTGCTTTTGTTCTTCAGGGCTTAAATCTTTTAATGCTTCAAAAACATAACCAAAAGATTCTACTAGTTTTCTAGAAATACTTTCGATAGTTACTGGTGCTGCATTTTTACCTTCTGCTTTGTCTAATAGTTTTATTGCAGTAGCAATGTCTTTAGCTAATTCGTCTTGCTCTTTCTTTCCTGGAGGAAGGTTTATACCTATATCTGTATTTTGACCTTGTGTAGGTTCAGGTTCTGGACTCTTTTGATCGACACCAGTGTAATTACTGGTTTTCTTCTGGTCATCAGTTGGTAATGTATCCATTGTACCAGGTTCTTGTTTTTCTTGATTAAAAGTTTTCCATGTGACACCTTCTGGATAATCAACAGGCTTGCCATTAACAAACTCTCCGTCGATACTAGTAGGATTAACAGCAGATCTGTCTTCAGGATCAAATTTAGCAAAGTTCCATTTAGCAATTTCTTGTCTACCTTGATTAGGATACTGCCCTTGTTTCATATGATAGAAATTTCCATCGCTGTGTAACATTAAGGATGTTCTTCCACCGAAGTTATTTTTATGAAAATGTGTAGGTTTAAATTCTGTAGGTGCTGCTTCAGATAGTGTCGCACCACTTTCAATTTCTTGTAATTTTGTAATTAAGGATTGTAAGTCCATATTTCTTTCCTATTATTATTCTTGCTCACTTTTAAGTTACACGGTAGCGAATCGTTTCACTAAGGCAGCAGCCGCCTACGCACCATAGCGGTCCTAAGGTGTGTTATTTTGGAACACAGTTTGGAACTGTGCGTCCGTTCTTTTGTTTTGTTCCTACAGGCTTGTAACCTTTCCAACATGGATTATCTTTCGGATCTCTAAGACCTTCTTCAACTTCTTTACATCTACAGCCTTTTACATGGTCTCCAGGAATAGGACTTTTACTATCATTTGGAGGCGCTGTGTAATATTCTTCTAATTGTGATATCTGTTCGTCTAGTTGATTTTTTAGTTGTCTAATATTGTCTAAAATATCTTCTACTTGTACAACAGGTTTACCTTGAGTATTTGAAGCTCTGCCTGTGCGGCTAGCTTTCATTTTATCTCCACTACCGCCAATGTGTTTACTAGCTAAACTTAGTCCTGCCTTACGAGGGCCTTTACTTGCTTTGCCCTGTTTAACTTCGCCACCTTTGGATAGATAATCTTTTACTGCGGAATCTACGTCAGCAGTTTTTTCGTTAATTTTTCTAGAGATTCTTTCTGCTAGTTGTTTGGCACGGTCTTTATATCTTTCTTCTGATTCGGATATTTCGTCTTCTATTTTTTTAAAGTATTTTCCGATCATGCTTGGTTTAGCGTCTTTTTCTTTATTAAGAACCGGATTAGTAATATCTTTTTGATAGTGTTGAACAGCCATTAATTCTGCTGTACTTAGTCTGTTGTTTGATTCATTAACAATAGACAAAAACTTCTCCATATCTTTAGAAGAAGTTTTGTTAGGTGCCGACGCTCCATCTACAGCAGCTAAGAATTTTTTCATATCCATAATTTATTTCTTAGCCGTTTTAGCTGCATCCTTCCAATCTTTAGCATTAGGTGCTTTAGGATGATTTTTGTCTCTACTAGTTCCTGCTGCTTTACGTTTGTTTACATTATAGTAAAGGCCTTTCTTAACTGCTTCTTCCATAGGACACTCTTTTAAACCATGTACTGGACAGCTCTTGCCCTCCATAGTTTGATTACACCCTTTTGACATTTCGTTTGTTTTCTTACGATAAACATCTACAGGGCCATGCTTACTACCTTTTTTAGGTAGATGTACTTCGTCGGGAGGTGATGGTAATTTGTCACCACCTTCTTTTATTTTCTTGTCTTTAAGAGCCTTTTTCATTGGCTCTTTTTTGTTACCATCTTTGTCGAAGTCAAGATAATCTGGCTTAGACGATTCTTTAACTTTTTTATCCTTCTTCGGCTTTTCATCTTCCTCGTCCTCTTTATCTGCTGCTTGTTTACTACCGCCATAGCGGGATCCTTTTTTAATTCCACTACCGCCACTAGGTTGAGGGCCTCGTTTTTTCTCAAGATACTTTTGCATCTCTTCAAAGCCTTCTTTGACATCCTTTTCTTTGTCATCGTCTTTCTGTTTGCTGCCACCGTATGCCTTGCCTTGCTTTTTTCCAGCACCGCCGCTTGGCTTCGGTTTATCTTTTTCTTTCATATACTTTTCTAAGTCGTCAAATCCTTCTTCGACTTTGTCAGTTTGTTTTTTAACTTTTTCAGCTTGACGCTTTGCTTCCATTAATTTTTGTTGAAATGCAAGACGTACACTTTCACTGTAGACATCGCTGTTTTCTAATTTATCGCCATATTCGCTAGCTTTCATTTCATATTCCATAAAATGGTATACACTAGCAATATAATCAGCTGCTTTAGTAATCTTAGCCTGCACCCAACCTTCTAGTTCTTGACCTTCTCGGATCATTTTAAATAATTTCATAGAATAGTTGGCTAATTTGTATAGATCAGCACGGGCCATTGCAGCTTCGTGATTATCTGGACGTCTATCTAAATTCATGAGTTTTTCTCCAATACGTTATATTTATCGTTTGACGGCACCACCGCCGAATATGTTATTTTTTATATCTAATGCATTCTTAGCAGTACCGTCTGGGTTCTTAACTTGAACAGTTTTGGGAACACTAGGTGCCTTAGTTCCAGATTTACCCGGAGTTCCTGTGTAGCTTTTTTTGCCTCGGTCTTTACCTATAGCAACATGGGGACTGACCACTGAAGCAATATTACCGGCACTAGTAGCACCAGCAGTGGCAGTTTCTCCTAATAGTTCCCTTAAACGCATGATTAGCCCTCAAATGCATCTAATGCATCATTCCAATGTTTAATACGATCTTCCATGCCAATCGTGCCACCGTTGATTCTTTTACTTAATAAGACAATGTCACCTTTGTCGCAAATTGCATTTAGTTGATTCTTATACCAGAACCAGCAAGCACTAAGGGTCGCATATTCTGGAGTTCTTAGTAAGTCCGGATCATTTGCTAATGTATCGTCGCCGAATAAATCTCGACTGCATTTAGTATAATTGTCACGTCCAGTTAATTGTAGAATACCTCTACCGCGGAATTTCCAACCATCTCCGCTAGATTCAGGCCCATTGCCCATACGACTACTATAGATTTTGTTAGCGATCTTTTCAGGTTTACGCTCATAGGCTTTTGCTGTAGCATCGTCCGGAAAGTATTTTCCAAATAATCCACGAAGCCCTTTAGCTCCGTAGTTTAAATTTTCTTGTAGTGCAGTAAAATCGGCACTTTCGTGTTGACATTGTGCAATAAATCCTGCTACTCTAGCAGGTGTAGTAATCATAAATTTTGGTAAGTACATATTAAACGCATTATACCAAAGCTCTAATTCTTTGTTTTTATGTACTACTTTTTTAAGATTGTTTAATGTAAAATCAAATTCAAATCCACTCATTTGCTACTCCTTTTTTTACCTTGCCTCATATTTATTTGCCAATGGGCTAATTGTTTTTTACGAGGACTTGCTGTGTCACTGCTTCTAATTTTTTTTAGTGTTGAGATACTGGATTTTTTTGGAATCCCGTGTCTTGCACTATCGCCTTTATCTTGAGGATTTTTACCATCTGCAAAATTTTCATCAATATCGTGTGTATCTAATCCTAGTTGTTTAAGATATTTGATATATTCGTGTTCCAGAGGTTCACTGCCAAATGATAATACAGTTTGAGGAGGTCCTTGACCGAAATCGTGTTTACCTAACCCTTTTAAATTACTAATATGCTGACCTAATTTATACCAGTCATATGTGTCACTAACATCTACTTTTACAGTGCCTTTAGGCCATGGAATTAAATCTCCTTCTTTAATAGGAGTATTCATAGTTTTTAGGTAATTTTGAAATATTCCGTGACGTTTTTGTAAACCAGCTAGTCCAGGATTAATATACCTAGTTACAGTTCTTGTATCAGTAAAGTTTTTAACATTAGGCTGGACTCTATTTTTCCAGAACCACACACTGGCTTTGGCAGCGATTTCTGGTTTTTCTAATAATTCGGGTTTGTTATCCAAAGGAAGACCTAGTGCTTGACCGGCTTGAGTATAATTCCATCGACCTGTTAATTGAATAAACCCGCGACCTTTAAATCTTTGTCCGTCTCCAGACATAGTATTACCTAACTCTTTGGCCTTATCAGGACTAAATTGTTTATCGTATTTTTTTAAAAATTCGTCAGATGTACCAAATTCTACAAGTGTTGCATAATTTGCTGTTTCGTGTGCGCACTGTGCTAAAAATTGTGCAAGCTCTTTGCCTTTGATGCCTGCCTTTAAAGCAAAATTTCTTAGCGTAGATTCTAAAGGATTGCCAGTTATTGGAGCAGGTTGAGCTGCCTGACCTGATATTTTTTTGTCTACAGAAGTAGGTTGTTTTTTCTTTTGTATATTAGAAATTAAATCACCAATTGGGTCGCCTTTAACATTACCATATGAATCTAATTTTTCTTTAATAGATTCAGCTTCTCCGCCACCATCTCCGCTGTATCCACTGTCGTATCCATAACCACCGTAAGGTCCAGGACCCCATGCTCCATAACCGCCATAAGTATTTCTACTAAAAAGTGAATTTTGTTTTCGTTGACGAGATTTTTTCTTTCTACGGCTTTCGCTTACTACAGCAACACTACCAGAAGATTTTACAAAATATGCATCAAAATCTACATTAGGGTATTCTTGTTCTAAACTTTTGAATACTTTTAAATTTGTCATCGAATCATCAATAAGATTCACTCTGTTATACTTGCCGGTATTTAGATACTTTCTTACCCATACGGCTTTTTTATAAGCCGGCGGTTCGTCACCAGGTAAATTGCCTGCACGATGAACATGTATACGACTCATATCAATACCATACTTTTCAAACGTACTTAAAAATTTATCTTTATCATCAAAGTCGGCACGAGCAGTTAACATAATTACTTTGGTATTAGCTGCCCGGTCTAGGATACGTTTTAATGTGTTGATCATTGGTTTAATTGGTTCGCTTTCTTTAGCAAACTTTTCAGCACTACGAAACTCGCCGAAGTCAAATTCTTCACCAGGTTGTAATTCGTAATTATTAAATTCTTGATTAGTTAAACTACGTACTACTTTACCGTCTTTGATTACTTTAATCTGAGCAGTAGTATGAAATAATGTATCATCAATGTCGAAGATTGTTAAGCCCATATTACCCTTAGGCATTTCTTGTCGTTCGGTAATAATATCTAATATTTTCATTTCACCAGTCCAGCTAATTGTTTTATTCTATGTAAATCTTTTACAGTCTCGGCTACTCGAGGTTTTATAGTAGGTGCCGCTGCTACCGGTGGTTTAGTTGTAGATGCCACGGGTGCCGGCACAGCAGCGGGTGCCTGTGCTACTGCCTGAGGTGCAGCAGGTGTGCCTTTAAATTTTGCCATTGCTATATCAACTTCTTGTTTTATAGTATTGGTAATATTACCTACCAAAGTATTAAGTCTTTGTTTAGTGCCTTGCGGATCAGCAACTAAATCTTGTTCTAAGGTTACTAGTTCTCCTTTAGGACCTGCAAATGCTTCTGCATATAGTTCTCGAGCCATGGCATACGCTGTGGCAGGAATAGTAGTAACAAACGAGCCAAATGTACTAGCTACATCTAATCCTGCTCCTACAATATCGCCACCAGTAATACTTTGCCCACTGTTCCATATGGCTTTTAATTTATCATAGGCACCTTTTAATGCAACTACAGTGCCTACAACTGGAATACTTTTAGCAACTATACTAGCTATTTTTGAACCTATTTTTTGTTTGACTATACCGGCTAGAGCTGTGCTTGCGAGTTTAGGCACTCGCTGTACAGCAGTATTTTCATGAATAATTTGGTAATCAGTCATTTTTCCTAATACCTGATCCAATAGGTTTTTCACCGGTAAGTTTGGGCAAGCTAAACCACAGTTGAAACCATTCAGGAGTTCCTGGTTTAATATTATGCTTCTTCATAAGACGACCTTTTTCGTCGCCAGTAATACTGATATTGCTCCCCTCCCAGACATGCCATCCTTTATATTCATTTATACCAGCAAGTTTTTTAATTTGATCTAATTCATCCATTTTTTAAACTTGCCCTTAACATCCACCCATGTTTACGATGTGCATCTATTCTGCCTGCTACAAAATCACTAAATCCATATTCTCCATTTTTTTCAGATTCTTGAAATACTAATTTGAGAACTTTAATAATTTTTTCGTTGTCTTCTAATAATTCTTGTAACATTGATTCGGGCGGAAGAATATTAGTTTCGTCGTCGATTTGTGTTAGCATACTAAATCGTTGAAAACTACCTGGAACATATGTGCCTTGACTACGAATTTGTTCTGCAAATACGTCTATACTACCATATACTTCTTCATAGATAGCACCAAAAAGATCATGTAATTCTTTAAAATGAATGCCTTCGACGTTCCAATGAAAGTTGTGTGCTTTTAAATAGAAACTAAAAGTACTGGCAAATGCTACTTTACTGGCTTTTTGTAATTCTTCCATTGTTGATCCTTAGACTAATTTAAATGCTTTTAAATTTTTTCTTGGTGTATTCTTGTTGACATCTACTGTGGTATTTTGTTTTGTAATTATACCCACTCCAGCGGCTTCTTCTTTTTTAACTTTGGCTTTTTTCTTTGCTTCCTTTTCTCTTTCTTTTTCTACTTGTGGAAACAAATAATGTGCAACTAAATCAAAATATGGTTGGCCAGCTATTTCTGTATTCGCATCAACACCAGCAGCTTTTGTAAAAGCATCTCGATCTCCTGCTACTACGGCATTTCTTAAATCTGTAGCACTGCTTAATCTTGGTGTGGCTTGGGGCTGTATGTTTGAAAATTTATAAAAACCATGAGGACCTTCTTTTCCGTTATACTGAACCAGTGTTTTAATTACCCACTCTTCATCTGTGTATACATTAAGAAGAATATCTCCATACTCTTTATAAACTTTGCTGGCTAGGGTAAGCCAACTTGTTTCTGCAACAATATTTCCTTTGATAGGAGGAAAGATTTTTTTCATTACTTCTACTTTTACTTTAAAAGGTAATGGATCCTTAGGACCTTCTGTACTTTGATTAGTACCCACAAACCAATAATTATTTTCAGAAGCCATTTTCCAAGCCGCTCTATGACCTTGGTGCGGAGGATTAAATCTTCCAAAAATAATACCTACGGATTCAGATTGGGCATTTTCAAACAATTCTCTTAGTAGCATTTTATTTCTCGTCGTATTGTTTTGTTTTAAAATTTTCCATCTCTGTTTCTAAAATTTTTGAACATATGTCATCTATAGCAGATTTTTCTAGATCTTTGTCTAAATTTTTAACAGGAAATTTTTCTTTATATGCACTATAAGCATGTTTAACTATAGGACTGAGACTAGAAGAGTCTAATTCTTGACCTCTGTCATGATGCAATTTCATTTTTATAATAGAAGGATAATAATGTCTTCTATAGAAATCTGGATCGTTGTTCATAAAAAAGATTAGATCATCTTGAAGATCATATTCTTCTACATTAAATTTTTCAGGATTAACTAATTCGTCTATTCTCATAATTTTACCATGCTCTGCAAGACCAGTACCGTGCTTTCCACCGTGGACCAGGATTAGCACAATTGTGTCTAGCTCTAAAACTTTTACGACGTTTTGGATTAGACTTTTTAATAGTCATTTTTTTGTCACCAAAATTCACTTTAACTACTTTGCCGTTAGGTTTTTTAACATATACTTTAGATTTTTTAACATCTCCAGCCATACGTTTGCCTAGAGGAACTTTACGTCCTTGATATTCTGCTTCTGTTAAATCATCATGGAATGTACAACCATGAGCTTCTAATAATTTAAGTGTAGTTGCATCTGCTTCGATCAATACTGATTCTGTCCATTCAGCTATGACCCAAGTTTCAATGCCTTCATCCTCTGCTAATTCGATATGAAAATAATCTCCAGAACTCAACGGTCCTTCATTTTCAATCGCTTCAATATGTTCTAAAAGACTTTTATTAGAAAGTCTTGATTCTTTAAATGAACTAGGACCTCCTGTTTGAGGATCAGGTAATTCTCTTTTGTATTGTAGTAGAGCAGCCATTTCTGGAGTATTAGGCTGTGCTTTAAATACCCAAGGGTTTAATTTGTGCATAAGTTTAAAGGCAACATCGCCATTTAACCACATAGCTTGACCTTGAGGAAGTGCTATGGCTTGGGCTATAGATTCCCAACCACTCATAGGACTATCATCCTTAGGTACTCCATCGCCTTTATAGGCTGCACCAGATTGTCCTCTTACATCGCTTACTAATTTAGCAAAAGGATGCGTCTGTGTATCCAAAGTTCCAATATTGTCAGGATCGTACCAACTTCCGCCTTGCTCGCCACTGGCTGCTTGTTTAAGAAAACCTTGCATTCTATCTAATTGTTTTTGATAAATCTGTGCAGCCTGTGTCTTACCTTGTTTGGTAAGGTTATCAATAGTAGCTTTATATTTTGCAATTCCTGCCTCATAAGATTTTATATCTTGTTGAACCTCTTCAGGGCTACTGCCTTGAGCACCTATACCTGAAGATACTTGACTTACATCCTTATATTCAGCTTTAAGCTGTGCGGCTGTGGGTAGCAAAAGTTTAAATTTGGTTTGAGCTGCTGGTGCTGCTGGTGCTGCTGGTGCTGCTGGTGCTGCTGGTGTCGGAGCAGCGTTAGGTCCTACTCCTGGAGTAGGACCTTCATTTAGTATATCTAAATATTTTCTTAATGACATTTTATTAGATTCCTTCATTAACACACCTAGCTCTTGTTGCGATGGTTTTCTACCAACGAAACTTTGTTTATCTGGTTCTTGTCTTTTATCTTCTGGATCGGGACCAGTTACGCTATAAATTTTGTTACCACCTTGTTCAACATCCTTGCCTGCACCGCCAAATCCTATACCTTGATCCATCGAAACAGTATTAGCACCAACAGAAGTACTAGCACTAGTAACTGTGCTCTGATCTGGACGCTGTTTAGTAGACATTTTAATGTCGCCTACCTGCACATCTGTATTAACAAGGCCGGTTTGAAGATCAATCTCTTTTCCAAATCCGCCTAGATTAGGAGTGGCATATTTTATTGCCTTGCCGGATTTATCATATGTAAATTTGCCAAATGCTCCAGCATATGATCTTGTACCATCGGGATTAGAATAGACTTTTGCGCCTTCATCTTCTCCGTCTGTTGGAGGAAGAGCAGGAATTGGAGGTACTTTGACTTGATTAGATTGTTGTTCGTTTAAAATATCTAGATAATTTCTAAGTATAGACCCTGAAGTCATAAAAAAGCCCCTTTATGATATTTATCGTATTGGGGTCTTTAATCTACAGATTTTAAGCTCTAACTACATTCTCTACTTTTGTAATTGTACGCCCTAAAAACATCTTAACCATAGTGAGATTTTTGTCATCTTTGACGTAAAAATACCCCCCGCCAGGGCTATAATCCTTACATAAATCCTTAGCAGCACGTTTTGGTAGTCTGATTTTGTTATTGTTTTTACACCATTCTACAAAGCTTATGTAATTTTGAGTAGTTGCTCCTAATGTAACTTTAAAAGCATAATCTAAGTTTTTAACCAGCACAGTGCCTTCTGTTAATTTGCTTTCGGTTTTAGGATCAGGTATTTCTACATATTTTATTTTATTCTTACAGTTTTTGACTACTATTTCTAGATCTGTTTCTGTATCAACATAGATAGTAACGAACGGAGTTTCTACTCTTGCTTGCCAGTTTTCAATTGATTCAAGAACTTTACTTAATTTGTTGGCATGATTTTTCTCTCCTGCTGTGGCTTGCCTTGAATAGTAATATTGATCGCTGTTTTCATACATATGTTGGATCTTAATTGCGTCAGATCCGCGAAACCAGCCAGCTACTCCAGAAGTAAACACTACTTTAAATTTGTATTTGTTCTGGAATAGCTTAGTACTATACTTTACATTATGCGATTTCAAGAATTTCATGTTCTAATACTGATTGTTTAGCTTTAGATTTAAATGTAAGTTGATCATTTTCTACAGCTATAGTGAGCACTCCACTGTTTTTTAAGTCTCCGAATAATAGCATTTTAGACAATGGTCGTTTAATTTCTTTATCAATAACACGTTGTAGAGGTCTTGCACCCATCTTCTTATCAAATCCTCGTTCGATTAACCAATTTATAGCATCTTTATTAATCTTAAGTTTAACACCTTTTTCTCTGACTTTTTCACGTACCTCATCGATAAATTTAGTTACAATTTTACCCATAACTTCTTTTGAAAGTTTGTTAAATGTAACGATCCCGTCTAATCTATTACGGAATTCTGGAGCAAAGAATTTTTTAAGTTCTTTATCTTCGTAAGTCTTTTCTTGACTGCCGAATCCAATAACATTTTTTTCTGCTTCTTGAGCTCCGGCATTAGTGGTAAGAATCAGCACTAAATTTCTACAATCTGCACGTTTACCATTACTACCTGTGACGAATCCATTGTCCATGATTTGTAATAAAATTGTACTTACATCTGGATGACTCTTTTCAATTTCATCCAATAATAAAACACAATTAGGATTTTCTTGAATCTGAGTAATTAGCAATCCAGCATTTTCTTCAAATCCAACATAGCCTGGAGGACTGCCGATAAGTTTACTAATACTGTGTTTTTCTTGATATTCACTCATATCAAATCGAACAAGTTTTACACCTAAGTGTTTAGATAATGCTTTGGCTGTTTCAGTTTTTCCACAACCAGTCGGCCCCATAAACACAAAGCTACCTATTGGCTTGTCATCGGATTTCAGTCCAGCTCGGCTTACAAGAATTTTATCTACAATATCTGTAATAGCAGTATCTTGTCCGTATACATCTTCTTTAATTTTACTTTCTAAGTTAGCAAGATTATTAGTTTCGCTTTCTGCAATTGTTTCTGTAGGTATGTTAATCATCTTGCTAAGTTCAAACTCGATCTCAGTAGCAGTAATAGTTCTACTATCAGCTAATTTTAAATTAAACCGACTAGCCGCACAATCAATAAGATCGATAGCTTTATCAGGCAATTTTTTATCTGCTTGATATTTTACACTTAGTTTGATTGCTGCTTGTATGGCGTCGTCTTTAATTTTAACATTATGATGTTGTTCATAATATTTTTTAATACCTTTAAGTATCTGTACAGTCATTTCTGATGTAGGTTCATCTACACTAATTCTTTGGAATCTACGCATCAATGCACGATCTTTTTCAAAATACTTACGATATTCTTCCCATGTTGTACTGGCCACTACCTTTATATTGCCTTTACTCAATGCCGGCTTCATCATGTTACTCAAATCGTTAGCATTGTTATTTGCAGATCCTGCACCACTTACCATGTGTGCTTCGTCAATAAACAGAATAGTTTTGCCTTTCTTTTCTAAACTTTTCAGTACTGCCTTGAACCTTTCTTCAAAATCGCCTCGGTATTTACTGCCTGCTAACATAGCACTAATATCGAGATTGTATACAGTATATTTTTTTAGAAATTCTGGTACAGCACCTTTTACTATATTATAGGCAAGGCCTTCTGCTATAGCAGTTTTGCCTACTCCAGGATCTCCTACCAATAATACATTACTTTTTGTTCTGCGACCCAAACAAAGTGCTACATTTTCAAGTTCTTCTATTCTACCAATTACTGGATCTATTTTATTCTTTTTAACTTCGTCGTTTAAATTAACAGTAAATGCTCTAAGAGCACGATCATTGTGATGTGACTCCACACCGGCTTCCTCTTCAATTTCAACTACTTCATTATTCAAATAATCACTAAATTTATCTTTATCAATACCTGCTTGCTGTATATAATAAAAGGCATAACTTCTTTTTTCAGACATCATGGCTAAAAACACATCTGCAGATTCAATTTTTTGTCTGCCGTTAAACAACACCTGTGTGAAAGATTTATTTAGAATACGTTCAACTGCTTGTGTTTTTCTAGGTTTTACATCCTGCTGCTCGGATACTATGTTTTGACATTTATTTTTTAAATAGTGCTCGAGATTTTTCTTTAGAAATTCAGGATCTGCTCCGTAGCCAGTTAAACAATTTGAAAAATTTTCCTCGCATAGCATAGCGAATAGCAAATGCTCTATGGTCAAATAATCGTGTTTTAATTGTGTAGCTACTTTGATTGATTTTTCAAATACTAGTTGAAGTTCGTTGCTTGGTTCTACCATTATATTTCCTTTGTTTTTTTAAAGCTAAATCTAATTTTAACCTACTAATGCGATCAATAAAGCAAATACCATCTAAATGATCTAATTCGTGCATGAAGCATCTAGCGTCAATGCCTGTTAGTTCTATTATATGCTGATTATTATCTCTGTCAAGAAACTCGACTAGAATAATTTTAGGTCGAGAAACTTTAAAAAATAATCCAGGAAAACTTAAACATCCTTCCTCTTCCAATTCAACTTCTTGGCTGACTTTTATTATTTTAGGATTAAAAACAGCAAAAGGCGTGTTCACATCTTTTATATTATGAGGATACATTACAAATACTCTGGCATTTACACCTACCTGATTAGCACTTAACCCTATGCCATTTTCTTCAGCCATAAGTGTAACCATAGATTCTTCTAGTATTAAGGGATCTATAATAGGATTAGAAAAATCAAAATCGTCTAATCTTTTATCTAAAATTTCATTAGGATAGTGAATTAAGTTGAGCATTTATATTTTCAATTTGTTTCAAGATTGTTTGATCATTTATTGTAGGAGTTATTACTTCTACAACTACAATTAAATTGCCTGACCTGCCAGAAGAAAGATTAGTGAAGCCTCTTCCTTTACTGCTAAATTCAGTTCCAGAATTTACACCAGCTCGTATTTTTATTGGCATAACAGTTCCATCCAAACATTTGATTTCTTTAGTACATCCTAAAATTGCTTCGAATGAGTTTATTTGTATAATTTTACACAAGTCATCATTCCGACGCATCCATTCTGGATCATTTTCTACCATGATCTGTACATTTAGATCGCCAGGAGGAAAATTACTGTAACTATCGTCACCCAGGCTAGGATGTCTGATAGTTTGTCCGGATTGTATACCAGCAGGTATATCTATAGTAACTTCTTTATTTTTTCCTGAAGGAGTTCTGTATTTTGCTATCATTTGAGCTCCTAGATAACTTTGTTTGAATGTAACATTCATTCTTATAGTTAGATCTCTATTTCTAGGAGCTCGTTGTTGAGCAAAGCCGTGTCCGAAATGAAATCCAAAAATATCTTCGAAGTTTGGAAAACCAGACCCTGATCTAATGTTTATAAAAGGATTCGTACCGTTTAATTCGGCATCATATTGTGATCGTTTATTAGGATCACTAAGTGTATCATATGCTTGAGATATTTCTTGGAATTTTTTATTATCGCCACCACGGTCAGGATGATGTTTCATGGCCAATTTTTTATAGGCCTTTTTTATATCATCCTGACTGGCTTTTTCATTTACTCCGAGTATTTCATAATAGTTCATACTACTAATTATACAAGGACTTAAATCCTATGTCAATCTAATGGAGGAAAATCTTCGTCCAATGGCGGTCTGCTTGGTTGTGGTTTAGACATAGTTGGCATATCGCTGGCCATTGCTACAGGTGCTGCTGCCATCGGTGCCGCTGCCATGGTCATTGGAGCAGGACTAAATGGCTTCGGTGCCGACATAGGCGTTGGTGCAGGACTTACTGGCGGGGGTTTATTAGCAGCATCTAATGCTTTGGCTCTTAATTCTTTATCGTCACCTGCTAACATGATTCCGCTTAAGGTTCCTGTTAAGAAAGTGGCGATCGGAATAATAAGTTCAAAAAACTTTTGATCCATTGGACTAATAGCGTTCATTGGTTGTGTAACAAAAATCAATGAATATAATACAACAAATACGATTCCAACTAATGTTAATGCTAAACAAATTCCAATAAAAAATTTTAGTCTAGCCATTAACTCTTGTTCTGTGTAAATTGACATTTCTGTACCTTTATCGTCTACGTACTTTTCCATTATTTGCATCCTTTATCAATTGGTTTGGATTGAGTGATCTGAGCCGGCGGATTTTCCGAACCTTTAAAAATGTGCTCAGGACATGTTCCTGTGACTTCACAATAAGGTTTTTGACACTGTTTCTCACCCCAATTTTCGGGATCTTGACACGGATATCTAAACCTATCCCCGCCACAGACTGCTAATATAATGGGCAATATTAAAAGCAGTCCTAACCATCTAAACATTTTTCTATCGTGGTTCATAACGCTCCTTTACTACTGTAATATGCTATTATTTATTTATTTTGGTTATTTTAACTGATCTGCTATACTTTTTTGTTCTTTATACCATTCTTGCCATGCTTCGTATTTAATTTTAAGTTCGTAATACAGTTTCGAATTAGCATTAGTAGTTTGAATAATATCGCTCATTTCTATTTTTTTATCTGCGGGCAATTTGTTAAGATCCGCAGCAGGAGTCATCAAACTTGGCGGTGCATCGGGGAATTTCATCACAATAGGAACCGCAGTGCTAGAGCATCCTGATAAGAATATACATAATAATAAAATTAATCTCATTTTGTTTCTCCTGCAGGAGTTTGAAGTAATTCTGGGTTAGTCACTGATTTGTTAAACATTTCGATAGCATCAGGACTTACATCGCAGTTAGCATTTATGAGTTTTTCTTTTTCTATTATTTCTTGTTTTATAACTTCTTTAACAACTTCTACAGTTTTAATTTTAGTTATAACTTTTGTTTCTATAACTTTTACAACTTCAGCCTGCCGTCCTTCTAATTCTTTAACTTTAGCCTGCACTTCTTGTACACGTTCTCTCCACATACGTTCTACGCCATACCCGCCTGCATAAAAAGCTCCGACACCATATAATATTACACCAACTAATTCCATTGGTAATTTGTAACCTTTAATAAAGGGTATCCAAGCTACAACTTTACTTAATATATAAAGTGTAATACCTGTAGCCAATATAGCGTATGTAGCTAATTCAATCCAGCTATCTGGTATTAAACTATACATGAATTGTAAATACCACATTATACTCTCTCTAGTGTTAGTGCATAGTTTTCATTTTCAAATACAAAATAATCACTTATTTTATTAATATTATAATTACCTATATATTTTGTAAAAAATAAAACTTCTGCTATATCTTTTGATTCTATCATTAACTTTCCAGTTAAATTTTTATATACAGATTCTTTTAATCCAAAATCTTTAATTCTCATACGCAAAGGTTCTGCATATTTCTTTTGAAAAAGTAGTGTATCGTTATCAACATCTATACTTTCTAAATAACTTTTATTAAAAAAATTAGAAAAGTTGTTTAATTTATTTTCTTGAATTTTTAATTGATATTCGTCTTTATTTGTAGGAACAGTTTCTTGTAAACTATCTTCTGTTACTTCTACACTATGGAAACTTTTATAATATCTGAATTTAAAATCATTGATATCGCAAAGTTTTCCAACTCCGTATAAAATTTCCATAATTTGTTCAGGAACACGTTGAGTTCTTTCCATTTCTACAAAAACTTTATATTTTCCGTTCTGTAGTTCGCCAGGAGTCGAATCTGCATCTAGTACAAATTCATAACCTCTTTCGATAAAATTGACAAGATCTTGTGCTGGTTCTTTTTGTTCTACAGTGAAAGATATTACTACTATGTCTTCGTCAGATCCCATCTTGCTGGCATAACTATCGATTTCAAAGATATTATCTACCAGCATACGCAAGTCGCCTGCTAGCAATTCTTCATTAAGCTGCTGGTGCATTAGGAGCTCCTATAGGTGCCGCTGCCGGAGCTGCTGCCGGAGCTGATGCTGATTGTAATGCGGCTTGATCTGCTGCTTGTGCTGGTGCTGCTTCCGCTTTACTAGTTTTGCCTATACCCATACTTTCTCTCATTTTAGTCATATAACCGTTAGTTGTGTCTTCTACTAGTTTTTTAGGCATAGTAAGTTTTACAACCCAAACTGGTTTTCTGTCCAATTTACCTTTTTTAGTACCAGGTCTAAAATCATCAGGGTCCTTGACTTTTCTGGGAGACAGTAAATGTGTTTCTTCGTACACTACTTTACATCCATAATCTAGTAGTCGTTTAGCTGCCATAGGATCGGGCATTTTGGATTTCGGCCACATAAAACTGGCAGTTACCCAGTGACGCTCGACCACAGGGCCTTCTACTAATTCTCCGTCAATCCAATTTTTATACACATACATATCCATCTCATCTAGTACACGTTCGATGTCTTTTAAGGTGCTTAGGCTTGAATTACTGTTGTAAATTGTTTGAATATTTTCAATGACGTCTAGGATATCTCTCATAACAGGTTCCAATAAATGCTATACTTATTTAGTTGGTTTAGATGTTTAAGTTACAACTTTACTTTTTGGAATAATGTATAAGTACTTTTGTAGGACCTCTGTAGTTACTGGGCGGTCGCTACAAGTCCTGCTTTTTTACAAGTGGGAGAACTTAATGAGTAAAAGAGTGAAAAAACGCTTTACTTCAGACGTAAATGTAATTGATTTTCAACCATACCTTCCTAACAAGAAGCAGCGAGTGCTGATTCATCCTCGAAATAAACACCAAGAAACATATCTAGCCAAGCTTAATGATGATAGTAAAAACATAGTATTTGCTATCGGTCCTGCTGGAACAGGCAAGACTTTATTGGCTGTACAAATTGGTATAAGACTATTTCAAGAAGGTAAGGTCGATAAGATTATAGTTACTAGACCCGCCGTTAGTGTAGACGAAGACCTAGGATTTTTGCCAGGAACATTAAATGAAAAAATGGCTCCGTGGACTCGTCCAATTTTTGATGTATTAGGAGAATATTATAATCAAAAAGACATTGAAACTATGTTGTATGAAAATGTTATAGAAATAAGTCCTTTAGCATATATGCGTGGCAGAACATTTAAACATGCTTACATTATAGCAGATGAAATGCAAAATGCTACACAGAATCAAATGAAAATGCTGTTAACTAGATTAGGGGAAGCCAGTAAAATGGTAGTCACTGGAGATCTAGCACAAGCAGATAGATTGAAGGACAACGGATTAATAAATTTTATAGAAAGGATAGAACAACATAAAAAATTAGAATTTATAGATGTTGTAAGATTCGACAGTAATGATATAGAACGTCATGACGCTGTAAAAGAAGTTTTAACGATCTACGGAGACTAAGATGATAGGGGAGGAAACTCCCCTATTTGTTCTACTGGTATCCCTGACCGAAGTAGGAAATCAATTCCTGAGCTATCGCGGTAGTCTTGAGAATAAAACACCCTACTAATGCCAGACTGATAAATGAGTTTGGCGCATTCAAGACAAGGGCTGTGTGTGATAAAAATATCAGCACCGGAGCCACTGTTAGGGCTACGAGCCAGTTTGCTGATTGCGTTTGATTCTGCATGAAGTACCTCCGGTTTAGTTTTTAAATTATAAGGCTTACTTTCGTTATCTATATATTGCCATTCGTTACTGTCAATAGTCCATTCGTTTGCATATACACGATCTTCACATTCATTGTTCCATCCTGCTGGCATGCCATTATACCCATAACTAATTACAGTGTCATCTTTTACAATCACTGCTCCTACCTGTAATCGCCTAGCGTGGCTTAATTGTGAAAGGCGTTTAGCCCAATCCATGTACAAATGAACAAATTTTTGTTTCATGCTATAGGATTTCCTTTTTCATCTACTTCTAACCAAGTATAATCTCCTAACCATTTCACTCTAGCAATATATTTGTATTTGTCAGGTGATCCAGTAGTCCAGTCGTTCGGGCCCATAGGGCTTAGTCTAGTTTTATTATCTTTACTGTCAAATATTAACCAATATATTTGATTATGGTATACTTGGAATTGATATTCTGATGCATGAACTGCATCTGTAATTTCTATTCTACGTTTTATTTGATCTGCTTGACGTTGCATTACTCTTACTACTTCCATAATGCGTTCATATTCTTGCTGAGCATGTAGTCTTGCTACATTAAGCATTATGTCTTTTTGTTTAGTAACAGGCACTAAATCGAACTTAGGTGCCCCTACCTCCATTGGATAGGTTAAACTATTACGTCTTTCAGGATCCTTAGGATCTAATTCCATTAGATATGCGACAGTCTTATTAGTGTTGCTGCAAGATTAATCTCTGGATCACTGACTAGAGTATGATCTACTAAGCCTTGTTTGATAAACAAAATTGCTTTTTCTTGACGCTCATCGTCACCAAAGATTGCAACATTGTCGTACAACCATCTGAAAATTTCTTCCATCTCTTCAGGTCTAGCTTGACTACAAACAAGTTTACGTGCGTCCGATATTTTACCTTTTTTGAATAGTTCTACCATTTCAATTTTGTAATCTTGTTCTCCAGTATCTCCCTTTTCGGGAGTATGTAATGTACCAGATAAACTATTCATTTGTACAGTATTAATACATTTACGCAAATCTGGATAAGTTGCTTTCACGAACGTATCAAGTGTATCCAACTCAAAATCAATCGCTTCGCTAACAAGAATAGTAGCAACACGAGCGGTAAACTCAGTAATATCCGTTCGCTCAACGTGAAATCCTTGACATCGTGAATGTATAGCAGGGATAATGCGATTAGGGTAGTTACAGGTGAGGATAAAACGAGAAGTCGTATGATACTCTTCCATGACACCCCTGAGAGCAGCCTGCGCATTAGGACTAAGATAATCAGCTTCATCTAATAATACCACCTTAAAATTTCCAAAAGGAATCATTTGGACAAAATTTACAATTTTGTCTCTAACATCTTCTACACTGTTTGTACGGCTTGCATTAATTTCTAAAACATCTAAATCATTGATTTCTAATTCATTTAATAAAATTTTAGCTAATGTAGTTTTTCCAATACCTGCATTTCCGCTAAAAAGTAAATGGGGAATGCTTTCTTGTTTAACCCAACTTTCTATTTGTTCTTTTTGATGTGAATCTCGAAATACATATCCATCGAGTGTTTTAGGGCGATATTTTTCTACCCATAGCTCTTTCATTAATACACCTCTTTAGTTAATTCATGCAATCTATCCGCACATTTTCTAATATCTTCACTTAGAAGTCCTATACCAATTTTTTGTTCAATAAATCTTGCTATGTTGTGCAAGTCTATTACAGATTGCTCAAGTTTATCTTTTTCAGTCATATTTGATCCTTTCTAATATTATAGAGAAAATAATAGGGCCAGTCAAGGCCCTTTGATTAGATGTAAGGTTTTAGATTTGGTGGAGACCAGCCTTCTGGTTTAAGAACTTTGCCGTCTTCGCGTTTTCGAACTTTACCAGTTTCGGAATCAATTTTGGCAAAGTTGGTGCGCATGACTTCGTTCCATGCTCCTTCGCCATCTGCTCCCATCGAATGAATAGCACCAATAGTAACAACTAGAATATCAATTAATGCATCTAATGTTTCTACTTGATCATGATTACTAATTGCTGTAGAAAGTTCTTTGGTTTCTTCTTCAATCAATCCTAAGTACATATTGAATTGATTCTGGTTAAAATCATCTACATCTTGATCGCAAGCTCGCATGAATCTTTCTTGATCCTTAAACAAATTAGTCATCAGGATCCTTCCCCTACTTGTATGTCTGCAGGTTTTTCATCAGAAACAATTAGAATTTCATCATTATCAATTTTTCTAATAACGATTTCACCTGCTGTTTCATCCATAACTTTGATACCTCTAGTCCACCTACCGTGAGCAACACATACCCAATCACCAATTTTAAGATCTGTAACTTCAGGCCCTATAGCCCATACACGGCCCCATCGAGGTTTAATTCCTTCTAATTTACCATCTAATTTTTGTATAATAATTCCTGAACTAGTTCTTTCTTCACCGAACTCCATGTCAGTTATTAATATATTTTTTTTGAGTGGTTTTATTTTTCCTTGAACTACGTTCATGCTTCACCTTTATTCTTAGGCATGATAATATTTTTAGAATCAGTATGATATTCTGTCATAATATCTTCTCTTTTCTTAATAATTTTTCCACCAGGACCTAGTTCATCTCCTCGGGCATTTACTCTAACATTTCCGACAGCTAATGTCATTTCATTCTTCATTCTAAGTTTGTCTAAATCAAGTTCTTTACCCTGCATTGTTTTATAAACTTTACGTGGTTGTTCTTTCATTCCCATAATAAACTCCTATAATATACTTACTTATCTTAAAAATTCTTGCCAATTTAATTTATATTTGATACTATCAATTTTATGCACATCTAACAAAAATAGCACATAACTAGCCACACTAGATCCTCGTCCTACTCCCCAGACTATATTATTTTTTCTACAAGTATCGACAAAATATTTGAGCCAACGTAGCAAATCTATCATATTTCTGGCCCTGTATTCTTGAAGTTCTTCTATTAGACGTTGATAGTGTTCTTTTGGACATATATGAACAAGATATCCTTCTATATCCAAATTTTTATACTCATCAGGGACGAACCAATTTTTTTGTAATTGATCATCTAAATTTTCTGAGTTATTTTTTTGTATTTTTAAATTTGAAAATATTTCTAAACGTTCTATATCGTAGCTGGATTCAGATATGATATTTTCTAAAATATCTAACTCGTTGGTATAAAGAAGTTCAAATATATCTTTGTCGTCAAAAATAGACTGACCAGTAGGACTAATTTTCATAAAGTTATTTTAATTAACTTTTATTAATTTGTCAAGATCTTGATTTCGATTTTCTAATTGTTGTTGTAAAAGTTTTGATCTACGATTTCGAAGTTCGTCATTATATACATCTAATAACATTCTAATTTGATGTTGAACATTCGAGTTTCTTGTTTGCCAATATTTTTTACTAAGATCCAGAATTTTATTTTCTAATTCTGGATCTTTCAAATCGGCAAGATCGTCTACTAATGGATGCATTAAGAGAAGGTTCCTACATGTTTTACAAAAATATTGTCGCCGCCGTCTAGGGTACTAACTTCAAAAATATGTGTAACGTCTACAACTAGACCTGTACTGAAAGGAAGAGTTAAAGACGATTCTTTTCTAGTTAATCCTCCAGGCGATGACGAAGTGAAATTTACTGTAAAATCAACTTCTGTGCTGGTTGTATTAATATGCAAAAATATTTTTCGATATAAATTATCGGCTGGCCATTGACTTAAAATAAAATTAGCATTGCCAGTACAACTAAGTTTAAACAAATCTGCATCTCGAGTATCTAACGTAACATCACCTGATACTCCAGGTTGATTATCTACAGAATGATATAATCTTCTAATTTCAGCATTTCCAATAATTACTCCATTGAAATCGTTGTCATCGTTGGTTTTTGCTGTGTTTAATTCTAAATTTCCAATTTCAGTTCTAGCAGTAGATAATGCATTTTTTATGATGTTAAAATTGTCTCTAAATCCTTGACTATTATTATCTTTTCCTGCTATTGGAAATTCTTCGTCGATGGTACTAAAAACTATTGAGCTCATGATATTGTGGTCCTGTCGTTTCTGAAAGCAATATATTTATCTTTACTATATCCGGTAACTGCATCTATGATATATCTATCAATAGTATAATCAATTTGGCTAAAATCAAATCCGCTATTTTTAATTCTTAATAATATATCAGTGGATTTTCCAGGTTTACAATAGCAAATAGGAATAGCAGTAATATACCCGAGGGGTTGTACTTGCCCAAGTTGAATACTGCGCATCCATAGTGGCAAATAATTACTGTCTATTAATCCTAATTCTCTAATTCTTTTACGCCAAATTGAAATACTGCTGGCAAATTTTAATGAAGATTCGGGATCGCTGGCGAAAACATCTGATCGATCCACAGTGGCTAGAAATGGATTAGCTCTGGAAAAACTAGGTGTATTTTGATCAAATGGTCCTGCGTAAAATTGATTGTTTTGATCTACAGTAATTAATCTAGATTGTTTTGAAGTTACTACCGGAGTAGGCAAATATTTTTTTCCTATTTCTAGTGGATCGAACACTTCTAGATAAACTACTTCATAAACAACGGTATCTGTATACGGCACTGTAGCTATGGCAGTTTTTATTGATCCTAATTTGAATCTTTTAGGTTTATGATTTCTTCCAGTCATGCCTACAACTTCTGCCGCTGTTTTAGTTTCGATACCAGCATACACTAACATTTTTAAATCTTTTTGTATACCAAAGTTTGGATCACTAGGTCTATAAATTGAATTATTTTCAAAAATATCTGGATCATTAATGAAAGATTTCCAAACATTTCTTTGATCTGTTTTTAAAAACGGTTTTACGATTAAGTTACTGAATAATCTGTCATTAGGAGTGTCTATGTTGATAGTGAATGTTCGTCTAACTGCACTGTATCCTAACACATCTCTTGCCTCGACTTCGAACGAATAAGATCTATCGATAGTAGTTTCACCGTCGTCAAAAGTTAATGCTCCTCCGTCGAACAGTATTAATCCGGGAGTATTATCAATTTCAAATTGATTTACTTTACCTACTATTTCTCCGTCAAAATTTAATGTTAATCCAGGTGGTAGTTGCCCGCTGATTAAGAAATATAATACAGGAGATTGTGTAAAAGTAGTAGTAGCACTGATGCTTAACGTACTAACATAATTTGCACCAATTGATCCTAAATTGCTGTCAGTGTTCCAAACGATAGTTGAATCAATTTCTCCAATTATTCTAGCAGTGAATATTCTCTTACTGCTAGCAGTTTCCCCTTTTTCTGTGAATCGAGTAGCCTTAACGGTAAACTTATAATCTTTAGTAATAGCAGTTTGATAAGGTAAAACACCAAATACTTCGCTGGTTGTTGGATCAAATAACATACCAGGAGGTAATATACTATCTGTACCTAAATACAAATTGGTAAAATTTGGAATAGTACTAGTAAAATTACCAACAATAGTTAACAAATAATCTGTCTCTGATATTTTTACAACATTGGAAATTGTATAAACTGTGGCGCTGGCATTTTCAACGTATTCTGAAAGTTGTATCTTATGTCCTACTAAGGGGATCCCCTTTACATTTTTTAATCTTAATTTATTTGTGCCAATTTTATTTTCGGTCATGCTAGTAGTGTAAGATACACCAAAAATTTCTGGATTTACACTTTCTAAAGAATACACAATAGGACCTACAACAAGAGCTTCGTAGGTATCTAATTTAAATGTCTTATAATTGTTTGCTCTAAATGTTCCTAAGAAATTAGGAGTAGTCCAAATAGGTGCTCTTGCGTAAGTAATATCTGCGGTAAAAGTATTGTTTCCTGCTGTAGTTACAGTGTTGTCTGCTCTAAAAAAATCATCTCCGACTACAAAGATTCTAAATTTTCTTGCAGATTGACTGTCTCCATCGGTTACTATGACATTGAATTCAAAGTTTCTATTTAATTTTCTTGGAGGTAAACTTTCAGTTCCAAAATCAAACGTCAACAAATCAAAAATAAAACTGTCATAGCCATTAGTTGGTCTTAATCCGTAATCATAAGCATACTCATCAAACAGTTGTTTATCAAATCTGCCATTACCCTTAGCTAAAGGAGGAGCTAAAACCGGTTGTACCCAACCTACAATTCTTCCACTGTCCGTTAAAATTAATCCTGGAGGTAGCTCGCCGCCACCGCTAGGAATAAAATATTTTAACTCTTGTCCAGCAGCAGTATCTGTATCTGTAACGGACAGTTGAAAATCTATATACGAACTGTCTAAAATATAATATGCATCATTAGGACCTACTGGAAGTGCACCTGCTGCAATATTCCATTCTGGTATATCAGCACCAGTGACATTGATAAAAAAAGTTCTATCTGAGAAATCTGTACCTAATCTAGCTCTAACGACAAATTTAAATTCTGTATCTCTCGGAACTTCAAAAGCTGTTCCTACTATGGATGAATTTTCTAATCTCAGACCTGGCGGTAGCTGACCAGAAATAACAGTGTATTCAATTCCTGGCCCTAATGGGCTTATTAGAGGTAATGAAATATTAACAGCGGTTCTTTCTGGGATAGTGCCAAAATTATATCCTGATCGTTCAGTCCAAATATCTAACATTAGATAATCCTATTATTACATATTTATAGGATTATCCTTTCTTAGTATAAGACGTTCCAAGCAGTACCGTCGCAATAGATTTCTTTAACAGCTAAAGCGTTTACTGTTGTAATTGTTGTTAAACCGTACTTAGCAGTTATTACCCAAGTAGCATCTTTATTGATAATACAAATACGTAATCCTGAGATAGTACTAGAAGGACTAGGCAAAGTTAAATCTCTGTTTGTACTCATACCTGTCGAATACATATAATTGGACGCGATGTCATCGAAAGCTAGTGTAATATTACCACTAGAAAAATCTAATTCTTGAGGAGGAACAGTAATCGGTCCACCAAATGTAGCATATTTTTTACTAGTTAATATAATTATAGGTTGGGGAGTTCCTACATTATCATTAGTTCCTAGGACCAATGAACCATTTACATATCCTGAACTTACTGCTTCTACTTGCGTAGTTATAAATGTAGATCCTCGTTGAACAGTGCCGTCATTACCTGACATTATAATTGTGCCTAGATAATCTCCAATTTGCACTGCTGTTTCTGTGGCTAACGTTCCTCTAGATCTGGCAAAAATTGCAGCGTTAACAAATTGAGTATCGTATACATTTTTAAAAACAGTATGTGTAAGATTAGGATCAAAATCTACATTTTGTACTAATAGTTTTGTACTATATTCAGTTGAATCAATTGTGCCACCGAGAGTAACGAACGGATTAGACACACTTCTATTAACGATAGGTAAGATGGCACTATCGGTATAGATAAGATTAGTTTCTAGTCTAGTAGAGAATAATTTACCGGTAGGCTCATCGAAACTTAATGAACCAGTATCTGTACCTTCTACGTTGCTTGCGTTATTACGATAAAATGCAATTGAGCCAGCAGTTCCTACTTGTACACGCTCGTCGTTGGTAATAAGTATTTGATCTCCACCAGTCACGCTTACAGTTATTGATCCGCCGCCTAGGAAATTTATTGTCTCACCATCTGTGATTGATCTAGTAGTAGTGCTGTCATCGCCAGTAATGCTGAAAGACGTCATTGATCCGCCGCCACCAGTTTCAGCAGCATTAATCCAATTAGTTCCGTTATATTTTAAAATTTGACCAGTAGTAGCACTAGTAATAACTACGTCAGTTAGACCGTCTAAATTTGTTGAACCTGCACCAGTATTGTCAGTGCCATTTATCCAATTCGTACCATCAAATTTTAATACTTGTCCATTAGTGGCACTGTTAATAACAACATCGGATAAGCTATTGATAGTAACTGGTATAGCACCGCTGATACTATTGCCTCCTGCTGTAGATCCATCGCCTACATAGAGTTGTTTAGTGTCAGTAGTATAAATTAATTCTCCGCTGGCAGGAGTTATGCTTAGTCTGTCGCTAGCTAACCCTTGTCTTAATTTCAATGCCATTTGTTTCTCCTAAACCTTAAAATGTTCCTAAATCTAAATTTAATTCTGTATCAAACGATGTTATAATAAATGGACCAAAATCTAAATCAGTTTGCCCTAATAAAAATTGTATAGGGTTAGTAAACGATCCATCTAAGTCCGGAAAACTAAAGTCTATGCCCGATTCAGAGGAGCTACCAGGACCCCATGTAGCTCCTTGCCATACTAATGCTTGACCTACGGTTGGAGTAACTGCTGATACGTTACCAAGATCTTGTAAATTATGATTGGAAATATCGCTTACTTGACCAGTAAAAGTCGCTGTTGATGCAATAGTAATACTAGAGCCATCGTAGGCAATTTGTATATTTGCACCACTACTTAAACTTCTAAAAGTAAGATTATCACCTACTTCTAAACTACCAACTTTTCCTGCAAATACCGGAGCGCCTGCACCTAAATTAGTAGCATTAGAAATAGTAACATTGTCTAAAGCAGTAAAATTACCATTTACCTTTTCAAAAGCCGTGCGTAGATCGTCACCTGTTCCGTCGTTTGCAAAATTTCCTAAATCTACTAGTGTAATAGGCATGTCATTCTCTTTAATTTATTTATCTGGTTTTGGTTTTTGCTAATCTGAGCATTTGTAAAATTCGTATATAAAACCAGCCGATGTCAAATTCCCAACATTTTCTACTTAATTTAGGGCTGGCTGGATCTAAATGATGATTGTTGTGTAGCTCTTCACCGCCAATTAATATACCCCAAGGACTGACATTGCGACTGTGATCCTTAGTTTCGCCGTTGCGATAGCCCCACCAGTGTCCAATGCCATTGATAAATCCAGCGGCCCAGAATGGAATCCAGATCATTTGTACACCCCACACTAGAAAACCCCACGGCCCAAATAATAACAAGTCTATGACTAACATTACAAGAATACCGTGGCGGTGATATCTAGTGTAGAATTTTTCAATACGATCTTTAGGAGTGCCCATGCCGTACTTTATGACCATGTTAGGATCTTTAGTTGCTTCGTGGTACAAACTCCATCCGCCTAGTAGTAATCGTTTAATACCAAATACGTGTGGACTGTGTGGATCGCCTTCAACATCTGTGGTTTGATGATGTTTTCTATGTACTGCTACCCATGCTTTAGTAGTCATTCCAGTTGTAAGCCATAGCCAAAATCGCATAAAATGATTGACCGCAGGATGAAATTCTACACTTCTGTGCGCTTGACAACGATGTAGATACAAGGTAACACACATGATTGTGATGTGTGTTAGTAGTAATGTGATTAAAATTATTGTCATTTGTTATTGATTACCAGGTGTCGCCACATTGCCGATATTAATTGTTTGTATAGTCATGTTACACTCTCTTTAGTATATTTACTGTGAAGTTCTCGATATTTTCTAGGGCTAATGTATGTTGGATTGCTTAATGAATTACTACCTTTTACAGCCAAACTAAGATCATTAGTGGTACTATATAATTGCCACTGATCTTGATTCTGTTCTGTATAATAGCTGTCTAGTCTAACCACTGTGGCAGTGACAGATACTATATCAACTATCTTTAGCCCTAAATGTGCTTCTGTACAGACCACACCTCTTTGTTGTGCGTGATCAATAAGTTTCTGTGCTGCCTGTGGTTTTATGATGTAGCCATAAGCCCCAACATAGTAGCCACCACTGCTGTGATACTCATAGTCCGCTGGTCTGCGATAGTAGTCTATGGGCTGATCTAAACTGGCCTTGACCTTCTCATCGTAGTCCTTGACAAAGGCCTGGAAGCAGTCTAATCTCAACACTTCATCAAAATGATCTAACACATCTTCCGGTAAATCTCGGATAAAGATGCCATCGTGTTCTAAGATAATGACAGGTTCGTCTAATTTCACACACTTCTGCCACAGTTCAAAGTGGCTCAAGAAACAACCTTGATGTCCGGGCTTGTCTATTATGGTATAGTTTAAAAACTTATCTATACCGTATTTTTCAAATAATGGTCGGCTATTGTAGCCCAGTACAGCATCATATATTTCTAAGGCAACACCGTGTAATGCAGCGGCAGCTACAGCTTTGGCACTGATTGTCTGTGCTAATTCACTTTCTTTCAGTACTATAGCAAATGCTCGCATATTACCAAACGCCACCTGTTAGCTCCACACGCTTCCAAATGTCAGTGGTGCCATCATAGGACGCTGTGCAGTAATAGATATGGGTTGACGAAAAGGCAATCTGCCCTGTAACATCTCCAGATTGCCCTTTGCTACTTGTTGGCACATCCGCTGACATTCTTATTCGATCACTTGCAATCCTAACAGTAGTAGTATATCCCGTAGTAGCAGTTCCAATGTAAATGTTGGCAGGTGGATCCCCTTGATAACCAATTTCAATAGTACCACCAACTCCCGCTTCAATACTTGTGGTGTATCCAGCAGCGGCTCTAAGAGTAAGGTCAGCTGTTCCTAATATTAGTTCAGGAACTGTTAAATCACCGTTGGCAGCAAATGTTAAAGTGTTTGTTACAGGTCCAGGAGGACTACTCAATCCTAGATAGGATGTAGAAATTGTAAAATCTTCTTCGTACTCTACTACAATTCCTCCTGGAACATTTAAAACACCATCCTCACCAAACTGCCATCTACGCAGAGTTGAGTCACTCAAGTTGATATCAATATTGATGTTGCCTTCACTATGTATATGGCCTGGTACAGTTAACGAACCATCTGTGCCAAATGTCCAAAGTTTGGTCCCATCGTCTGTAAAAACTTTTATACCTTTATTTTCACCAGCGGCAAAGACCACATGATCTAAATTGTCTCCACCTATTGCTCCATTGAATGCTCCATACTCGTCATAGAACCTAATAACTCTTTGGTTAGGGGCGTTTAGGAATCCATTGGAGTCAAAAGTCCACTTGCCGTTACCATCACCGCTTGGATATAGGAATGTGTTTATTTCAATACCGCCATCAGTGGTAGTACGCACATTGTGATTGTCAGTGCCTAAGAAGATACTGGTTTCTTCCAAGTCGCCTGTGGTCAAGTGTAGGTGATGCTCAACATTAAAAGTAGGTGCGTCAGCGTTGATCAAGCCTGTTTCAACACCTACACTCGAAGGGTCATAGTTATTCTCTTCAGGTGACACACGAATAGTAAACTCATTGTCATCACTGTCTAGTTCAAAACTAATAGTGCCGTTACTGCCAGTCAATACTACTGTGCCTGATCCTGGATCTGATATGTTAGCACCCTCTGGATAGATCCACCAGTAGAGCGTTTGGTCAGCGTAAGTAGGTGAATATATGTAGAAAGTAAGAGTATCACCAACTAGAGCGGTGTTATTATAATAGTTTATGTTTATACCATTGTCAGTATAGGTATAATTAAAGCCTCCGCCGCCTTTGATCACCAACTTCTGACTGGCCACATCTGGGCTTGCTGGAGTAAGTTGAATTGTAGGATTGCTGGTAACATATCCTTCAGTGATAGTACCACCTGCTGGCAATGTCACTGTGCCAGTATCGCCTAAAACAACGGAATACACACCGTTAACTAAACTGTTGTCGCCGCCAGGTGCTGTGTATAAAGTACCTATGAGGAAGGCGAGGACTTGTGTTTCAAGAGTAACTGAGTCAGCACTGACAGTTAACGCATTGTCTGAGTCAGTTAGATCGGCGTTGACTACTCCAATGTCACTGGCTGTGCCGTTGAGTGTGCCGCTGAGGTTTGCGACTGTAACGCTCCAAGGGCCCGCTGCGAACACATTGCCCGTGTCTGAAACTTGTAGCACAGCGGCATAAGCCTGCTGGTCAAAACTACCAAATCCGCCTGCCAGTGCCACATAACCCTGTCTAACTGCTATGTTGCTGCCGCCACTTTCTGGGCCAAAAAGCCCACCAGCAAATGTCCAACTATCAGTGTTTTCAATAAATCGTTGCCATTCTACAAGACCATCAAGACTGTATTTGGCCACTACCCAAGTAAACGTCTCCGCAATCTCGTCGCCATTAACGCCTGATATATAAAGTTTGTCATCAGGTCCAACTACTATACTGGTAGCGGTTGAAATACAGTCGCCTGTTACACGACGGCTCCACTGTTTAACACCTGTGCTGTCAAATTTAACCAAGGCTATACCAGTACCAGGAAAAGGGCCGCCGGTAATGTCAAATTGTCCGCAAATGTAGATATTGCCATTGCTGTCAATGTCAGCATCTGCTCCTGAGCAGTCATAGTCCGCGTCAAACTGTATGGCCTTTTGCCAAGCAATAGTTCCGTCACTGGCATATTTGACCACTACCATACGGTCGGACATGTCTTCGCCAGTAGTTGTTCCTACTCTAATTTCCATGTTAGTGGATCCAGATCCTAACTGACTAGCATTAAAAGTACCAATCAAGTCGCCCTCGTAGCGATTGCCATCTGTATCAACAATATTGCTAAATGTAGGAACGCCGTCAGTGAAGGTAACATCATAAGTTAAACCGCCAACAGTTGCTCCTAGTATATCAGTAGTCCAGTCTGGATCGCTAGCGGGAGTAGCAGTTAGAGTAACAATCGTGCGATATGGTTCTGGATAGTTAAGATTATCCACAGTACCAACAGCCACTATCTCACCAGTAGGACCCACTGCCATACCATAGGCCTGTTCGTTAGTCTGCCCGTCTAATTTTCTTGTCCATGTAACGTTACCGTTGGTTTTGTCAATCTTAGTAACTGTTAGATAACTATCAGTTCCGTTGTTAGCCCAGCCAACCATAACAGGATTGCCATCACTGTCCACATCAACTACAGGACTTGAACTGGCAAAACCAAAGTCATAAATTTTACTCCACACCACGCTACCGTCACTACTATCAATTTTAGTCAAGGTAGATAAGTCATAGGTGTAAACGTCTCCGCCAGTTTGTCCTGCGACATAAATCCAACCATCAGCATTGTCAACGGCCAAGCCCCAACCGTCTGTTTCAAGATCGTCGGCAAATCTTGCTGTCCATAATTTAGTACCAGTGTCAGTGTATTTGCCCACTGAGAAATATCTGCCGCCAGACTCACCAATATCAGGCAGGCTATGACTGAACAGAGCAATGACATTGCCGTCACTGTCATATTCTACACTGGTTGCGATTTGTGGGAAATCTGTTTCGGGAGTACTGGACACAAATGTCTGTACCCAAATATTATTGTTGGCCATACCACTTAACACTGAGTTGCCTTCGCTGTCTACAATGTCTCCACTTGTAGGCAAGTGTAGTACACCGTTGGCATCAAACTTCCACTCTTTGTTGCTACCTGTTTCTTTTTCTGTAATGATCTTGAGAAAACCTTCTGTGGGGTCTCCATCGGTTGCGTCATTGCCCACATCCAATGTTACTAATTCTGTAGGGTCATTGCCTGAGGAGTGACGACCTTCTGCGTTCCAGAATCTTAATGCTGATGTACTATTGCCATCAAATTCGCCGATGCCAGTAAATCTTACGCTGTTGCCACCTGTGATGTAAACATCGCCGTCGTTGAACAGACCCGCAATACCTGCATTGAGATTGTTTAAAACAATGCCGTCAGTACCGTTGAATATTGCTGTGCTTGGCAATACAGTTTTACCTGTGTCGTCAAATGTCCAAGTTTTGCTTAGACGTGTCGTAATCAATAACACTTCCAGCCCTCGGTTAAAGGTGACTGTTTGCGGTCCAGCATTAAATTCCGCAGTAATATCTTGATCAAAGTGCAGAGCCCAAGTGTCTGCACCAGTGTCTTGTACAATATTGGTAATGGTAGCAGTTATGGGGGTTCCCCAAGATGTAGTTACGGTGTCGCCTACTTGAACAGTTGTACCTAAATTAGGATAATCTGCGTCAAGAAAAAACATACGCCAAACGCCGCCTGGGCCTAGTTCATCTACTACATCCACCGCAACATTTTCTATTTCTGCATTAAGTCCGGTTCTAATCACTACATCATCTGAGGTATCACTGACACGCACAAATGTTTTTTCGCCACCAATGTACAAATCAGCAGTTGATGCATCCTGTGTACCACCAGCACGGATACGAATTCCGCCTGTGGGATCGATAATGAGATATTGATCGTTGCCAGTATAATCGCTTAGACTGGCATCCGGGATTAACTTGATAGTGTCGCGGCTATTGCCGTCACCGGAATCAGCATCCGACCCATACAAACGACCGGGAGCCAATACCATACTCTTAAGGTGTGTTCTTGTACCATCAAACATCATTAGGGTAAGTTTGTCTGGATTTGGCTCAGTGTTTAAGTATACCGCAATTTCACCAAAAGGGCGAATTTCGTTTGTGTCAGTGGAATCAGCACTGTTGCCGTCTACTTTACTTGTTACAATTTTTCTAATAGTTGTCATTGTTGTTCGTCCTTGTTAATCGTATAGTTCCGAACCGTAGAATACCTTAGCGGTCCAATGTATTTTCAGTGTTTTGCTTTCACCGTCTATGCGACGATACTTTATTTGGCCTTCTGTGGTCACTAACCAGAGATCATCGTTCTCACCGTCTGTGCTACCACTTTGTACTTCTTGATGACTGATATGTTCTTCACCATCATCGTCTACGATGTGTATAGTGCCGATGATAGTTGATTCGCCGGTATAGGCGTGATAGTCAATGACAGCACCACGGAAGTTACCTGCACCTCCAGGCAAGTCTGCCTTGTCCCACCACACAACTGATCCCCCTCCTGTCTTGTATCTAAAGTAAACTGTGTCACCTTGTAGATAAGTTAAAGGTTGTGTTACACTATACCCCGTGCTATTGCCACTGTTACCAATTCCGCCTGTCCATGTGTACCAAACAGTATTGTTTAAGGAAAATTCAAACTCATAGGCATCGCCATAATTCGCAGGAGTGTTTATGATATCGTCTATAGTAGTTGCGGTACTGTCAATCCAGATATAATAACCGCCTGTTTCTGCTCTTGAAGCCACAGTGGTTAGATTAGTAGTTACCCGTTGAGTAACTGTGACTTGATTGTAACCTGTGGTTTCTTCTATTCTACGATTACCGGAGGCTGTTGATTTTACACGACCAATGCCTTGTGCGGATTTTAATATTGTACCGTCTGGGAATTTAATGCCTTCGTTGACCTTGGTTAAATCTATCTCTTTACGTGTGTAACTAAACCCACCACCCATATCGCCTTGTGTCCAACTTAGGAATTGAATAGCGTAATATTTTTCTATGCTAGGTACATACATTACACATTCTGTACCTACTATCTTGTTTCCTAAACCACCTTCACCAAATGCTGCGTATAGATTATCGTATGTTCTTGTTTCAATGTTGGACAGATCGGCCCAACCATCTATGTTCCATACTGTGCCCTGTGGACTGACATCTTCATCCCATCCTTCTTCAATGAATGGATTGTAGATACCGTTATTATTTCCGCGAGTAATACCAATCTGTAATGTGGAGTCGTCTTCAATAACGTCTACGTTGTTGGCAGTGGCGTAGTCATCTTTCTTAAAATAATTAGGATCAGTTACTTCTGTCCTAGTGTAACTGTAGCCACCGTTGTTGCCACCCCAAGCAGCAAAATCAAACTTATAATACTTGTCGTTGGCTATGTCGTGCATGACTAGTTCGCTGGCAACGATGTAGTTACCCACTTGATTGTTTAAGGCCTGACGCCAGGGTGTGTATGACCTAGCGCCTATTCCTGTTAAATCCCCCCATCCATCCGCATTCCATTCTGTGCCTAAAGGACTGAGATAAGTGCTATTATCGTATTCTAGTTCCACTGCACTGTTGTAGATACCTTGATTTAGATCTCGTGTCAGAATCAATCCTGGTCCAATCTCATCAAATATTTGTACTGGTTGATAATCAATGCCAACATTGCCGTAACCTGCTGGATTGTTTGTTGCAACACCAGTAAAGGCAGCATTGGCGACAGTTAATATGCCGCCTGACCCGTTTACTGTGTCTATGGTAAATGTTATACTATCAGTAGCATCGTTGGAGCCGCCAATTTGATAACCGTAGATTTTATAAGTCGTACCTGGTACATAACCTGTACCTGGAGCAACTACTATGACATCGCTTAATATTGGGTATCCAGGGCCTCCTATAATATTAACTTGAACTTGAGCATTGATACCTGTTACAGGTACTGTAACAGTAACTGGTGTGCCTAATATCACGGGTCGTGTAATAAAAGGTTCATTGGTTAGTTCTAAGTATGGTTGTACTGATCCGAAAGGATCACCGTTTAATTCTACAGTACCATCATCTAAAAGTACAAAAGTATTAACACCGTTTGTTAATCTATCTGTGGTCACCCTGCTTGGTCCAGGAACCGGTGATTCATTGGCCTGTCCAGGATTAGTAACCTGTTGAACAATTAACTGGCCGTTATCGTTACTCAGTTTAATATCACCGATGTATACAGAGCCGTTGCTGACGAATATATCTCGCCACTGTTTTGTTGGACTACCTAATGATGAATTTAAATTAATAGTAGGTTCTAAATTCCCTGCAACTTTTAAATCACTTTTTATTTCAACTGCTTGATCTATAATAACATTACTACTGTCATTAGTTGTTATCACATTACCAGTAAAATCAAATGCACCAATAGATGCAGTTTCTTTATCATCCCAGTAGGCAAGACTGTTCCAGGCAGTAGTACCAGTACCTATTTTAATTTTATTATTGGTCAAGTCAATACCAATCTCACCTTGAGCCAAGGTAGGATTAGTGCTTAACCAATTTGCTGCTGTATCTCTTCTTAATTGTATTCTACGTGCCATGTTATGCTCCGCCTCCATCTAAAAGTGTTTCGTCATCATATATTGTGGAGGCCGCTCCTCCGTCGTAGTCTTGTGCAACAATAATATTTAATTTATTGTTTACATCGTCATACTCTACAGTAGCACCTTCGTGATTACCGTTGACTAACATTTGTGCTGCATAATCTTGAGCTAGTTCTGTTAAGCTAGCCACACCTACTAAGGTATACAGTTCAGTAAAATTTTCATTTACTTTATTAAATGCAGTACGTAACGGATCGCCATTACCTTTATCAGCCGTACCTAAGTTTATTGTTTGTTTTGCCATTATACACGCCCCACAGCGACTTCGATAACACCAGCTTCTAGTGTATCCTTATTTTCTAATGCTTTACCTATAATTGTACCGACTTGAGGATTAATAGCTTTAGCAGCATATCCTGCTACACCAGCTGTGGTAAGCATTTCTCCTTTTTTAATTTTACCAACTACCTTACATGGAACTCGCCCTTGTAGTGCGATACATGCTCGTGTTCCCTGTAATGATCCATTCATTTTGAATCCTGGATCTGTCGAAACAACACCTGCCACACGACTATCACCAAATGTTGTAGTAGTAGTCACTTCAGCATCTCCACCGAATATCAACACAGTTCCAGGTTCGTATTCTATATCTGCACTATACCATTCTGCCAAGTCAGCGAATGTAGCTTCTAACGTAGCACTAGCTCCTAGTTGCCATTGACCTTTTACTTCCACAGGAGTTGTTGCAGCATTATTGCCTGCATATGTTAGTATAGGAACACCACCTTGAGTTTTTAACTGAGTAGTAACAGATGGATCGAATGCAGTAAAAATAGTCAATAAGCCTGAAAAATCTGCAGGCTGGTCAATTATGGTGCTCGATGATAGTTTATAAGCAGTGGCATCAATTTCTCCAGTACTCGAAGTTTTCACAATACTGTTATTAGCTCCTGATGTACTTACTATTGTCATAGCAAATGTGCTAGCGGCTTCGGTCGCACCAGGAGTGAATGTGTAAGCATAATTTGTTCCTGAAGTTGTGCTACCATTAAACGAATCCCATGTGCCTCTCTTAAACAAGTTAGTCGGAGTTATAGCACCAGGTGTAGCCGCACTTGTTCCTAAATTTCCTATAACTGAATTAGCAGTCAACGTGGCCATTTCGCCGAGAGATACACCGTTGGCTTTAATACCAATCCATCCATTGTTAGATACTTCAAAGTTTGCGGTATCAAATAATGCAGAACCTCTTTGTAAGGTAATATTACCACCACTAACATAACTGTTAGTTAGACTACATGTTATCGAAGTTATAGTAGTTGATGAATCAACCACTACCCATTCTTGGTTATATATGTTAGGAGTAACATTAGTTAATACTATTCTTTGGCCTATGCTATATGGGATACTACCAACTGCGCCGTATGTTATTCTTACTTGACCAGGAGTCGCTCCGATAGCACCAGTAGAACCTGTACTTGGGAATAGTCCTGTTATAGGAATACTAATTGCACCATCACTTGATGATACTTGACCGTTGGCTAAAGTAAGTTTAGATTGTTGTATACCCGATGCATAATCAATTTCTGTATTACCAATAGCATTAGCAGTAATTACAGCAGCTACAGTATTTGCAGAGCTGTCAAATTGTAGTTGAACATCACCAGTTACAGTGGCATTTTGCCATAAATTTAGTGTGCTGCTATCTCCAGTACCTACATAAATTAATAAATCTCCTGCTTCAGGATAATTTACTTCTACGTCTTTTAATTTAAATAAACTATCTACGCTGGCAACTTGTGTGTCTACATAAACTTTATTAGCAGCATCGTCATCTAATGTAGGTGCTTGTAAATTATTAATCTGAAAACCGCCGAGATCCATATTAGCCGTAGCAGCAATAGCTCCGTTTCTTGGCATATATCCAGGGCCAATAAATTTAGTAGAAATACCTCCGTCCCTGTTCAGATGTAAAACATAACTGATATAGTTTACAATAGCCTGTTCAGTTGGCACAGTGTCCGGAGCAGCATCAGTCATTTCGTCATCTGAACTGAATTCGTTTACTGTTACTCCTCGTTTAAAACCAATACCAGTTAAGTTTGTAAGTGCAATACCTGCATTAAAACTTACATCTCCAGTGCCTTGGTCAACTCTGAAATACCTTCCTACTCTAAAAATACCATCCTGGTCGGTTGTGACATAGAATACCCGTCCAGTTGTTTGTTCAAAAACTTCTTTAGATGAATCTTTCTCCGAAACAGGATCTCCAAAAATATTATTAGGATAGTTGGAACTATTGTATCCTCCTGTGCCAACATTTAATAAATCGTGTCCTGTAGCTCGCATAGTGCTAATACGCACATAGATGTTAGCAGGAACTCCTCCTTGAAATCCTGCTCTAAGAGCGTAATCTTGAATAGCACTGAAAGGAACTTGTATTCCGTCTGCTACAGGTGATGTGTTAATATTCACATCAGGGATTAAATTAGCTATCTCGACATAAGCAGGAATTACACCAGAGCTTTCTACATACTGAACAATTCTGTGTGTCTTGCCTCTCCATGCAAAAATTTTATCTCCCTCATTAAGAGCAGCAATAGTTATAGGATCAGTTATGTCTAATACCGCTAACCTAGTATCACCAGCCGTGGCACCCATAGTTTTTGGAGCGCCGTCGACTGGGTCAGTTGTTGTAGTATTAAGAGCTTCTACTTGAGGTAACCAGTAGCTAAAACTAGTATCGGTAGTGATCACGGCATGGTTATCTGGGAGATCGCCTAACGCACTAGGTGCATTTATACTAAAGGCAATAGATCTATATACTACATTGTCTTGATCGTCAAAAATGATAGCAGTACTAGGTCTAGTTACAGGAATTTCATCTAAGTTTGAAAACTGTTGTTGTTGTAGTACACGAATATCTAAAATTTCTTTGTTTACAACCTGTTCTTGTAAGCCGCCGGCACTACCACCTGTTGTACCAGCAGTGCTTAACTGAGCTCTCATGATTTCACTACCGCCGTAAGCTACACCTCCACTAGTGTATGCGCTATATGCAATAGTATTTGTATTTAGAGAAGTTACTAGTTGTTGATCAGTATATAAAGAAAACTGTGTTGAACTTATATTTTTAATGTAATAAACACTTCCGCTTACATTATTATTAATTGCGGTCATACCTGCTACATTTTTAATTCGTAGCATATTACCGTCTATAAGATTATGTCCAGGTGCTGCTACTGTGACTACAGCTGGATTAGCTTTACTAATATTTGTTATAGTAAATGCTTCCCATGCACGACCATTGCCTGATCCAACACCAGATGCAGTAAATTGTGTATCTACAGCAGGTTGTCCAGTTATAGTAGTTGAGCTAACATTCTGGGTATTGTTAACCACATAAGTACCCATTCCGCCTGTACCAGTTCCAAACTGCTCAATGAATGTTCCAGGTGTAATACCAGTTCCTGTGATATATGTTCCTAGAGCTAATGTACCAGATGTAACAAAAGTCACATTTAAAATTGTACCTGATCCGCCGAATCCATCACCGATAGTACCAGTGACTACTGCCGAAGCAGTGGCTCCAATACTGACAAAATTAGTAGTTCCTACAAATTGTATAATATAGTTTCTTGTAGCAACAAATTCTCCTGCTGCTATACCAGCTGCTACACTAGTTTTTTGTAAGCTGGTTATTTCGTATCTAGTCAACCCTTCTACAGGATGACTAAACTCTGCTTCGCTAACATTAAAAGGAGGATATGCATAATCGTAGATGTAAAATACAGTGCTTCCATCATCTAATGTCGGATAAGGGTTTCTGTCGGTTACAAAAACTTTAGCTGATTGTACTTGCTTGAAAACTAAGTTTACATCATCAGGAATTTCAGTAGGATCCTGCCCTCTTGCTCTTAATCCATACACTCCGTAACAACTTGATCCATTAGTGGCACGTATTTGTGCTCCATTACTTGCCATGTACGAAGTGTGACAGTAGTATGTAAATGTACTAACTTGTTCAGTTAATCCATTATTTGTCGCTAAAATTCCGTAGCCTAGATCATTAACCTGTGTAAAATCATTAGCCAGCATTGATCTATAACCAGCTGTCTCGATATCGATGTCCGGAGTTCTTGGATAAGTCCACGGCACAGGCTGTTGTGTAATTTTAGTTTCAATTGGTACTAATTGGGGAGCACCGCTGACTGTGTAGGATCCGATTCCGCCTGTGGTTCCAGATGTCTGTGCTACAATGGTAGTTGATGCTGCAACACCTGTGCCAGTAATTGTTGCACCTGGTAATAAAGTTCCTCTAATTATATCTGAAACGATTAGAATATTTCCAGGTGCTCCGGAACCGTTTTGTATCTCCGCTTCGAATATAGCTTCGGTTCCTGGATCATTCGCTGGCCAGGGTGTGCTAGGATTTAATAAAACAGCAGTGTTTCCAGAACTAGGGTCATAAGAAGATACACTGTCGATTTGTAATCTAACATCGTTAATATAAAAACTAGTAGGTGTTTGTAGTTGTCTTCTTTGTAAGTCTGCACCTGTTAAGTTTAAAACCTGAACTCCACTGGTAACATAGAAACTATTAATAGTAGCTCTAGTTCTTCCAGTAAATCCGTCAATAAATTGACCTCCAGCAAATCGTTGTCTATTAGTACTGCCACTTATGCTCGAACAAGTCTGTGCATATGGTGATCTACTAAGTATCTGACCACTTGGATCTAGTACCATCATAAATCCGCCGTGACCTTGGCAAGTAATGTTTCTTAAAATAGTTGCATCATTACATAAGAATACATCCATTAATCTATTATTTTTAGGAGGATTATATGCTGGATCAAACGCAAAAGACACAGTAGAAACTAAATTGTTTACTACAACTTTTGCAGCAGTACTTTCACTAGGAATTATAAATGTGTTGATATATGTAGAAATGTAATTTATGCCAGCAATACGACTAACAGTAAATGTTACATCTGAAAATTTTCCCTGTTGTTCTAGACTATATTCTCTACCGCCTAATCTTAAATCTTTGACAATTGAATCTACAACAAATCCAATATCCCGTTCGCTTTCTTCGATTTCACTCGGAGAAAGTGTTGGCCCCAAGCCTGAAGTATAAATTGTTACAGCATTTGCTATAATAAGTTTGCTACTTTCAATTGTGTCAGCAGCTGAATTGTATTCCCCAGGATTCGCAAAACTAGGTCCTACATTAATATCACGATCTGGGTCACGTAAATAATGATATCCAAATTCTGTTGTTTCGTAGATATACCATTCGGTGGCAGGAATACCGACTTTACTAATTAGGTCGTCATGAAGCTCCACTGTCATGTTTCCAAGATTAATGGCTTTGATGACGCCCTCGCCTCCATTACCTCCCCAGATTTGACCAATCCATGAAGTGCTTGCTACACCTGTACCTAATGCTACATTGATTGTTCCAGTTGTAGCTGAAGGTCTAAATGCAGTGCCTGTTCCAGATCCAACACCTGTTGTAGTAAATTCTGTTCCTATAGCATAGCCTACTGGAGCACCAATGGCCGTCCAGTTAGTAGTTCCAATACTGTCGATGATATATGTCGCGCCAATAACAAAACTACCAGCAATGACCGGGCCTTGGCCTGGATAAGATTTTACTCCTGGAGGTGCATTGTTTGTAGGGTTAGGAGATCCGATGAAATCAGTAACTCGAAGTCCATCAAACACTGAGTCTCTTCTAAAGAAAGTATTTGCCCAAGGACTTTGACTTACTCGATTAGCAGGACGAATTAGAACACGTCTAAATTCGTCGCCTTTAATAGAAATATTCTCGGATAATCTAATAGGATAGTCTTCAAAATATACTCCGCTTTCAACATGGATAGTAATATTGAGATCTTTAATAGACTCGCCATATTCTATCTCCTCTCCTTCTATGAAATTAATAGGTCTTAGTAGTTGGAGACTTAGTCTATCTTTACCAGCAGACGGGTTTCTTTCATATCTAAATATTTTACCTACAGCACCACTAGATTTTCCTCTAACTAATTTTCCTGCAATAATATCAGTGTTTGCAGGATTTCCTTGATCTACATATCCGGTAGCACCATTGCTAAATTCAAATCTGTAGATTCCATTGCCAAATGTTGGTGCTGCGATTCCTTCATAACCATTTTTAATAATGTTGATCAATGTTACATAGCGTGTTAATACTATGTCATCTGTTATATTAAATTCAGCTGGAGTAGAACCATAAGGAGTAAAAATTACAATGTTATTGTAATACGTCGCTGGAGCAGAATTGTCTAATGCTAATTGTAATAATTGTTGAAAATAATCTAACGCAACTAGTGTCTGGCCTAACTGTCTACCTCTTGCTAACAAAGCACTAGCGTTTCTGTAGTAAGATTTGCCTGCCCATATTGTTTGATACGTTCCGCCGGTTAAAAGATCAATGCACAGTCCTTCAATGATCAATCCAAGATCACGTTTGCACAGTTCTTTGTTATAAACAAAATCTTCAAAGTTAACATCACCGTACCCCGATAGTGTAATTGTTAGATCATTTTCTACCAAGTAATCAATGTAAGCAATAACTTCTTCTTGTATAAAGAATTTATTTTCTAGTATATGAGCTACTGTATCATTATATCCTGTAGAGTTTACAATCTCATAAGAACTAGATGAAATAGTAGTATTATATTGTGTGTTTCCAATAGTGTAAGAAATAGTTTGAGTATAATTACCTAATTCTTGATTAGCTATTTCTAATAATTGTTGTGCTCTTAAACAAGCAGCTCCAACAGTTGCATAAGCATAAGAGTAACTGCGTCCTTCACTGCCAGAAGGTGTTTTACGTTGTAAGTCGTCTCCAATAGTAGAAACGAATAAATTTGTTGGACTTCTGTGACTAGAATTATCTACATAATATTTGGTAGCTGCCTGTAAGTCATCACCTGCATTAGGTGTTCCGAATCCTTGTAATTGTCCAGGGTGATCATTAAGTGTTAATGCACCAGTCATAGTATCGCCTTGACGACGAACTACAGAATTTCTTGGTAATATTTCGTCGGTTAACCAATTGCCTTCCAACAATTCATTGTAAGTTATGTCAGTAAAAGTTTGTGTACCGGTTCCTGATCCATCGGGAATTATAATTTTATTTGTGTTAGCTCTTGCTTCTAGTTCAGTTGGATGTAAACTTAAGTGATCTCCGTCAACATATCTAATGTAATAAAAACTGTCATTAGCTAGTCCAGTAGCCGGAGTTCCAGTAGTGTTATATCTAATCTTTAAACCATCGCTGCCTGCATTAAATCCATGACCGACAATTTTTGCAAGGCCTGGACCAAATGCACTAATAGTTTCCCATCCGACTAATGTATATGTCGATTCTGGAGTTAACGGTTCTGACCTTGCACGTTGAGGTTTTCCTACTCCGTTAAGAGATTTTTGCTGATATCTTCTATCATTATATCCTTTATCTGTAACAAAGTCGTCTTCTAGAATCGCAGTGCTGCCTTCTAGATTATGCACAGTATTGAATTGATTTATAACTGCTGTGCTAGGATCGGCAACTTTAGCAATTGCAAAATTATTGCCAAATAATGAAGCACCGAGACTTGGACTAATGTCTGAGTTTAATTCTGAAGAAGTGCTTTCAACGGTTACAGTTGTATCGGTTTGAGTGATTCCGATGCCATCGCCTGCTACTAGAGTTTTTGCCAGTACATTATCGCCTGCATTATTAACAACGAATATCTGTTGTGCTTCATATGTAGCAGGAAAATCGTCTAAATCTGTACTTTTTATAAAATCGCCTTGACCGAATACCGCGTATAAATCTCTAAAGTTTTCATTAACCTTTCTAAAAGATTCGCGAATACTGTCACCAGTTCCGTCATTACCTACAACACCAATGTCAATTATTCTTCTAGCCATTTATTAACCTCTTTTAATATTCTGATGGAGCAAAACTTGATCCGCAACCACAAGTAGTTTCTGCATTTGGGTTGTTAATAACGAAGGAAGATCCGTGTATATCTTCCTTGTAATCAACTTCTGCTCCTTGAATGTATTGAAAACTCATGGAGTCGACTAATACTTTAACACCATGAGATTCTATAGAAAAATCGTCTTCATTTTCTATTTCATCTAATGTAAATCCATATTGAAAACCAGAACATCCTCCACCTTGAACAAACATTCTAAGTTTTAGATCTGGATTTCCTTCTTCTTCGCACACTTCTTTAATTTTGTTAGCAGCAGATTCTGAAATTATCAGCATACAATCCTCTTTGATACAATATTTATCAAAGGATTTTATAATCCGAATGTAAATAAATTATGTTCATTCGCGAAGAAAAATTAGAGGAAGTTTACTATCGCATTAGTAAATCGGGCATTCAACACAAATATACACGTACAAGAACCAATGTTGTGTTTACTTGTGATAATTGCGGTTGTAATTTTTCTAGGCCAAAAGGTGATGTTAGTCCAAAGAGATTAAGTAACAATTATTTTCATTGCTGCAACAATTGTGACAGTAAAAGATTTGCTCAAAAAAAGGGTGTTGAGCGTAGATTTATTTGGGACTTACCTGCTAGTAGTACATTGCCTATAAACAGATTTTAATTTATACGTGTTTTAATTCACTAAATAACTCACAAGGAGATTTCTATGGAAATTATTATTGCTATCGCACTTATCGCTGCAATGGTTTATGTTGGATACCGAGTCTTGAACAAAGAAGATTCGGATGGAAAACATCCATTAGATGCTGCTACAAAAGCACCTTATAAAGTTGAACCACCACATACAACAACTAAAGTAGATGGAATTGGTCATGAGAGTATTCCAGTGATGCCAACATTAACTAATGTTTTAGATGTTAATGGTGATGGAAAAGTAAATTTAGAAGATGCTAAAGAAGCAGTGAAAAAGACCAAGAAAAAGGTCAAAGAAGTAACAGAAGAAGTAGTGGAAAAAGTTAAAAAACCACGCGGCAGAAAACCAAAAGCAGAATAAAAAAGGGCTCTTCGGAGCCCTTTTATTTTAATAAACTTTGTTCGTATAATGCAAAACTAGCTAAATTTTTAGCTTTTGATTCGCACATAATATCAAATTGATCATTAAAACTCAATGCCCATTGATTAACTGCGGTGTTCCAATAGAAATCACTATGTGCTCTAAGTTTTTGTTTTTTGTGTCCTACTAATAGTAATTGTGTATGATCCGGCAGCGTGTCTACACAATGCTTAATAAGTATGTCCTCGCGGCTAACACTATAATGACAGACAGGACGCACCCCGCGCCAGCTATCAATAACACGTTTAACCCTATCGTCATTAGGTTGGATATACTCTCCTTCACGGATCCAGTGGTGATGTATATCCATAACAATAGGCACAAGGTCGCCAATAAGTAAGCAGTCGTTAAGTCCATAACTTATTTCTTCATTTTCAATTGTGAGTGTGTTACGTGCTTCAGGGCTAAGACGTTGATAGGCAGCACGAACACCATCAGGTCCTTGCCTACCAGATATATGTACATTAATTTTAAAATCTTGGAAAGTTCGACCATAGCCCATCCAGCGAGCCATGTCTACATGGTATTCAAACTCGTCGATGCTACGGGAGACAATATCTGGATCACTGCTTGCCAGAACGCAAAATTGGCCTGGATGAAAAGATAGACGCACGTCACGGCTACGAGCCAACTCACCCACTTGGCTAAACTGTGATTCACAGTAAGCCCTAACGTCACTGCGACGCCAAAAATAACTCCAAGTCCGCTCAGTGTATACTGGTAAAATGTCAGAACTGATACGAACCATTCTAAGTCGTTCATTTAAATCCCCCACTCGTTCAACGAGTAATCTAGTTGCTTCAATATTTTGGACCATGAGGTCCCATAGTTTTTGTTCTGC